TAAGATATGTCCTTGTTAATCAAATTTTTCTTCCCTAGTTCCTTAAACTTGGAAAAATAATCCTTGATAGTATCAGTATTTGCTTCAGATGAAAACTTGTCTAACGCAATCTTGTAATTCTCATTTAAAATATTAAATAGTTCATTATAAGTGAAACCATCAATCTCTTTTAATATCTTTAATATATTCATATATCTTACGGGAAAACTCTGTCAATATTATTTATCCCAATAACCATTCTGGTTTTACTACCTACTATGCTTTTCAATCAAGTTCTTTAATAACCATTTCAAATTCTTCAATTAGTTCATGAATACTAACCATCTCCTCGTCTATCTCAACTTCACCAAGATTCCAATCACTAGCAATACGAGCTAATTGAATCGCCTTCTGAAGAGCGCTTATAGTCTTCAAGTCTTTAGTTTCCATACATCCTCCAATGCTTATGAAATCACTTAACTAATGTATCAATTACCAAATCTCTGAATTTATGATCTTTATTAAATACTATCCCAGCAATAATACTGGAAATATCATCACCATGATCAATTCCGTATTTTTCCCTGCTCCACAATACAATCGGATTGTCCGAATTCCATAAATGAAATTCATCCCTTAAAAAACGACCATAAGAATGATGAAGTTGTGACAAAAATGCATTAAATTTTTCAATATCAGTTCCGATACCATCCGATATAGCACGACTTTCTTCATCTAAAAATAAATATAACTCTTTACATATTCTATCAAAATCATTATCCGAAAAACCATCTCCAATTATAGGTAACTATTGTCTATCTTATCCATCAATTTCTTCCAGCAAATCTCAAATGAGTATATCACAATAAGTACCAAATTACAATCATTATCATTTAAGAAGCTTGACAATCCCCTTCAACAATTGCTGTAATACTAATCGTAAATTATATAACTAATAATTTTTAAAATAAAGAAAAATATAATAAACACTACCTCTCTTAAAAACTGTGTGCTAAACGCTAAAATAAAAAATATTCGTGTTACACATCACGCATACAATAGATTCTTGGAACGCTTAGTAGTAAAGCATCTTCCAAATATATGTGGAATTCAATCATTTCAGAAAAGTTAAAGAAGGAAGAATTTGTGACAAATGGGAACAATCACCGTTCTGTGTGAATAGAAACTTTACACGTTACGGTAAATTCGTTGTAGCGAATAATGGACCATGTTTCTTTATCTGTAAAGTAAAAAATAATTCAAAAATTATAGTAGCTACAGTAGTAGCAAAGTGGTATAACGAAAAATGTGTCTGGTGAAACTTAATTCCACAGACTATTGAAATGCTCTTTTAAATATGTAGTTGCTGCAGATATGTGCTCAGATGTTATACCTTTTTTCGTAGGGCATTATTTAAACGCAATCCTTCTATATAAGCTTCAAGCATATTCGCTGTTCTCAGATTTTCCGACCCCTCTTGATGATAGTCCCTCTATTGCATCTCAGTTTCTTCCATCCTCTAGCTCAGACCAATCTACCATATCATATAAATTAACTGAAAACGTATTGTTTTTAAGTGTAGTACTAATACGATCTATCAAATTGGAAGACTCCTTCTTAGGATCATTATCAGAAGCTTTCTTAGAATCACTGTTAGAAGATTTAGCAGATAACTTATTATCTAAACCACTAATATCCTCGGCTGGTTTATCACATCAAATAAAACTTTCATATAATAATTATACAAATTTATAGACTGATTTTTAACATCTTTCAATATTTTTATAGTATAAGTCATACCAGATAAAAACTCTGAGAAAAAAATTTCGATAATATGTAAACCCTTATATAAAAGACCCCCCCCCTTTCATATATACAAAACCGAAACTTGTATTCTGTGTAGCAGAATCAATGCCAAAACATTGTATTGTGTTTATACAATAAAATTGTGTCTATCAATATTCATGAAAAACAGCCACAACTTATGAAAAACGATCACAAATTATTATAAATCGTGAAAAATCCTACCAAATGATAAAAAATAATAATAAAAAATAAAAAAGGGTCTAATATTCTCCTGTAGGACTAATCAAAATTTTCGAGACACTTTCTATATAAAAAAGTGGTCAATATTTGCTCAATTGCTTAGCACGGCCCGTACGCCCCTGTCAACTGTATGAATATACAGAAGAAAAAAAATCCCAAACTTGTTTTCAGTTTTTCTATATGGTGTTTATGGTACTGTATATATCTCCACTGTATAGTTATACATCACATCTTATTGAAGTGCATTCGATAATCTTTCAACCATTGATACTCTAACGGTGAGAGTTCTTTCATGGTATCATGATGAGTAACTCTCTCTTCAAGATCATTCCATTCCATTTGTTGATGTTGCAATGAATCATTCATCTTCATACCTGTTTAGTTTGCTTAGGCTGTAGTCTATATTATACAGACACTTTTCGGATTGTCAATTACTTTCCAAGTGATCTATAGCGCCATAACATAGCAGATCGAACCACTTTGTCGCATTGGTCATTGTAATGAATATGATATGCTAGTTTGGTTTGCGTTGCAGTTTTGAAGCGAACGTGGTATCGCTGATAAGAGAGTCTACCAAATCGGTTTCGCTCTGAATGATATCGGAATTGTATTTGATTTCTAATGTTTCAGTGAATGCGAGTATATAGTACCATGCACCATAGCGTTTAGTCAAGCGGATATAGAATAAAGTTGTAATTGAAAATTCTTGACAAATGGTTGATGATGAGTTAAAGGGTCTAAAGTAGGATAAAAAAAGAGGATGCGAATGATTCGCATCCTCAATGGTACCTAATGATTAATCAAGCGGCTTGCGCTTGATACTGTTCGGTTTCACCTGCTTCGCCTTCGATCAGGTAATCCGCTACCTTGCTTGCCTTGCTGGCGATATGCATCAGGCATTCAGGCTGTTCACGAAGCGCTGTGAGCCAGCTCTTCACATACTTTGCATGGTCCATGCGGGTAGTGACATCAATGCCCATACGAACGCCCACAATGGCTGCTGTAAGTTCTGCTAGCAGTTCTTCCAAAGCATATGCATTGCTTCCGAACCGGGTTGAAAGATTGCGGTCCAGTCGTGAAGCATGACCCGTCCAATGCGCCAGTTCATGGAATGCGGTCTGATAGTATGAATCCGCATCATGGAAGGCGTTGAATTCAGGAAGCAGGATGCGGTCATGGCTTGGAATGTAACAGGCCATATTGCCGCCATGCTGGATTTCAGCGCCTGTTGCTGCGATCATTGCGTCGCATTCAGCGTGAATTTCATTTGTTGAAAGGGTAGGACGATCTTCCAGTGTCGGAGCGGTCCAGCCGTCAACTTGATCGGCATTGAATACGTTCGAGAATCGCAGGAAGGGAACCTTTTCAGGATTGCCGTTAGCGTCGAATCGAGTCTTGGAATCGATGATTTTCCAGAAAACAACCAATGAACCTTTTGATCCTTTCTTGACCGTGGCATCAATCGACTTCCATTGCTTAAAGGTAGCCCAATACGGAGATGAGAATCCAGCGCTCCACAATGAGAAGATATTGAAACCACGGTATGTCTTTTTTGTCACTGCATTGGTCGGAAAGTCTGTGGCAAACTTCGCCCATGGAGCAGTCCATTTACCATCCGCCATGCCTGCTTCGATTTGGTCTATAAAAGCTTGCGCTACAATCTTGTGAATCTTTTGATTTCCGTTCATCGTGTTACCCTTATCAGTGAATGTAATTAAGGATTATACAGATATTTTCAGGATCGTCAACCGATTTCTGAAAATAATTGTAAATTTTTTTATGTAATGCAGTTCCGTCGAAAGTTCTTGACAAATGGTTGATGATGAGTTAAAGGCCCTAGGATAAAAAAGAGGATGCGAATGATTCGCATCCTCCTGATGATACGATTGAACCTATCAGATAGGTTCACCGTTAAGTTCAAAGATGCTTTCCAATGGAATGCAGCGATACCCTTCGGCTTGAAGATCGTAAACGGTGACAAGATTGTGAGCCTTATCATCGTATGCCTTGTTACCGCCCTTGAGGTGTTTCGTGACTCCAAGACGGCAGTTCATGAAACGTTCCGCACCATTGGACCGCTTGATGAAGCGAACAGAAAAAAACCGACCGTTGTTTCCGGCTTCCATGATCTTGTCGAATCGTTCCTGCATCTTGTTTTCTCCTATCAGTGAATGTAATTAAGGATTATACAGATATTTTCAGGATCGTCAACCGATTTCTGAAAATAATTGTAAATCCGATTTGTGCATGAATTCTGATTGATTGATAGATGTTGATTATATTTTTGCTTAGGGTATTGACAAATGGATGACGATGAGTTAAAGGCATTAGAATAGGATAAAAAAAGCCCCGCTTGACAGCGGGGCAAAGTGAGCTAAGGGCCGGAACCCTATTCATTCATTCACAATTTGCTTAATTTGAGCTTGAGTTTATGAATTTCGTGTTCAAGTTCCAGAACTCCGGGTCTTACGTTTTTAATAATAAGGCCGTCCAGTGCTGGTATAAGGCCGTCCAGTGCCTTCACGTTATGGTTGATGGTTGAATCAGGTAACGCATCATACATTCCGAGTAAATGCGTGTTAATGTCTTCCATGGCACGATACATATCTTCGATGCTCGCTTCGATTGCCTTGACGGCTTCGTTTCCAATCTCGATCAAGTTATCTTGGTCATACATAAGTAATCTCCTATCAGTGAATGTAATTAAGGATTATACAGATATTTTCAGGATCGTCAACCGATTTCTGAAAATAATTGTAAATCCGATTTGTGCATGAATTCTGATTGATTGATAGATGTTGATTATATTGATGAGTTAAAGGCATTAGAATAGGATAAAATTCAGGGGGGCATAGGATGCCCCCTGAATAGTTTTTGATCTTAAGCTAGGTTAGGCTCAATTCTCTCATTGCCTTGCTGTAGTAGGCTTGAGCGGTGCCTGTCTTGGCTCCAAGTTCATTAACGATGCGTTCGATCATTTCAGCACGATAAGCGGCCGGGTTAGTTTCAATCAATGCCTTGATCTTGTCATAGATACCTGAATTCTTACGGCCACGCCTACCGATCTTCGGGAGGTTGAGTTCATTGCGTGCCTTGCTGTAGTACACTTTAGCAGTGGACTCGTTAACGTCGGGCTTTGATTTTTTCACCATATCGAGAATTTCGTTAGGTGTTGCCTTCATGTTGCTTTCGACAAGTGAAAGAATCAATGGATACAAGCTAGCATCACGTTTTCGAGTTTTGGCGACCTTGGTGGTATTTTCTGTATCATCAATATCATCGTTTTCGACTACTGTATCAGCGCGAGTAGATGAACCTGTAGAAAGAGATTCAGCGAGTTTTGCAGCGTCTTGACGGGCAGCGTCAATATCTTCTTGAGTGATACTGGTACGGTCCTGCTCAAACGCCCTTACCAGTGCATATTGCAGCGTGTAATGATGCATCCTTTCATTGCAGCCATCAAGGCCGATTGGCTTGTTGTTAGTAAACTCTTCAAGTATGGGCCATAGTGATGCAGGGTTTTCTTCTTTGAGCACCCTGACCAGTTTCGTACTCTTGTCGTTGGCAGTGATGTTCACGCCATGATTCCGGAAAATTTCAACGATTTCTTGACTTGGCATAATATCTACTATCCTTTGTTTAGTGAATGTTAGAATCTATTATAATTATTTTTCGAGAGATTGCAAGGGGTTTAGTAATTATTGGTAAAATTTTTTGTGACATAGTTCCGTCGAACGTTGTTGCCCCATGGGATAGGATATGATAAAGGCTTTAGAGTAGGATTAAAAAAGGGCACGGAAAACCGTGCCCACCTAGACCATTCACTGACTAGGATTGAGTTGGATTGACCAGAAGGGTGCAGACTGGTATGGTGACGAAGCCCCTAGGGATTTCACGATGCGGGCGGGCAATCACCCCCAGCGTCTATTAAAGCATCTAATATGCCAGAGTTTTCGCTATAGTTCTTGATATCAGCCTCATCCTCAGCCATCGGTTCATCGGGAAGGTTGACTGTTGCCGTAGCAATTGGCTGGCCATCGTTTGCATCACAAAGCTGAATAGCGGTGCGCCCATTCGAATACGTGGCAAATTCAACGGTGGACTCAAAACCAGCAAAATTTACATTTTCCATAACTATTTCCCTTATTGAAATGATGTAAACAATTATACTGATATTTTCAGAAGAGTCAATACTTATTTAAAATAAATTATTTCATTTATGGGTTGCAATTGTTTTGATTGTATGATAAAGGCTCTAGAGTAGGATAAAAGAAAAGGGGCCGAAGCCCCGATTCTTTATTCACTATAGTTATAATCACTAGCAGGGTGGTCTGTATCCTGATAGTATTCCCATCCCTTGCCACGGTCACGACGAAACAATGATGGAGTGGCAAAGCCGCCAAGGTCATACCATTGTTTCTTGGTTAGTTTGCGATAATTGTTTTTCATGCTGCATCCTGTATGTTATTTGCAATTCTCTTGAGTTCCGATTTAGGATCAAACCCAAGAGCACGAAGGCGAGAAAAGGTTGTAACAGTAGGCCATTTTACAAGCGTACTGGCAACGATATAAGCCGTATTATTATAATAAGAATAGGTAGCAATACAGTTACCGAAAAGATAAACTTTTGCCATTTCAATACGTGCCCGCGTAACTGTTTCAATTTCTGGTAAGTATTCGACCGAAGTATTGCCAGACTTCCAATTGCGCTTGTTTTGAATGGCTTCAATCATTTGTTGTTCAATCTTTCGCATAACGAGTTACCTTTATCAGTGAATGTGCAAATATTATCGCTTAGATATAAAGCGTTGTCAATAGAAATTTAAAAATTAATTTTTTAAAAATTACTTGACAACGGTATCAGGATATGATAAAGGCCCTAGGATAGGATGAAAAAAGTCTTGCATTTACAGGATGTTACATGTTACTATCTAGGGTTGAATCGAGATAAGGTTAAATGAGAATGGTTCTTATTGTCAAATGAGAATGGTTCTTATTGTCAAATGAGAATGGTTCTCATTTAAGTAAAACCGCATGGTGACGATATCCATGTAAATGATCGGCACAACAATCACAAGGACTTTTGGAAAATTCAATATCATCATCAGAATTTCTCATAACAATATGATTTCCCTGATTGATTTGATGTTGAACACTATTACGGATAGCGATTTCACGCTGTTCCGCTTCATCAGGAAGAAAATGGTAATCAAGTCTGCTAAGATCATCATTAGCGATGAACATAGCGCAATCAACACAAACCATGAAACGTCCGTTGACAACTTCGGCAGACATTTAAGTTTCTCTGATTAGTGAATGTGAGTATATTGTATCATGGCTAGCCAAACAATGCAATAAAAATTTGAAAATATAATAATATATCTCATTCTGTACATTAAACGGGATACTGTTAAGAATGAGATACATTAAACCCCTAACGATACGTTAGGGGGTTTGAGGGGGTATAAGGGCGCTTAACTAATAATATAATGCCAGTATCACACCAGTTTCCAGAAAGTCCTCATGTATGATGATATATTTATATCAGGTATCGAAAAGTTTGTTGACCGCTAATGATATAAATTCAATTTCATACGCAATCGAATAATTTCAAGAGCTAATCTGTCTCTACCATAGAAACAATTGTCGCACGCACAATTGATTCTAGGGTCAGGCATGGTATCATATGGACCCTTCAATGCATCATACATCGGATTTCTGGAATCCCTAATGCACAAATTTTCGTAAACTTCATTAATGTTCATGGTTAATGTTCATTCGGGATTTTCAAAGCAAATTCCTGCGCAAACTGAATATAGCTATCTTTACGCTCTTGAAATGAACAAGCCCATTCACCAGTTGTGTAGTTAATAAGATCATCATGGAGCCTATTTTGCGCTTCCTGCCATGCTTCAATACCCTCTATGACTGAATTAACATTAAACTGTTGTATGAGATCCTTGAATTCCTTTTTCTGTTCCGTAAATAACTCTTGAATGCTACCATCCCAATATTTAAGATCATCAGTCAATAGACCGATTGCACATTTATTTGTGCCATTATTATACACTGGTTTGTATTTACCATCGCTCCATACCCCTAACGAGACCGATGGAGGATTTTGATTTTCGATAAAATGGTGCCATGCAGCATTGAAGCAATCTTGAAGTGTAAACATTTAATATCTCCATTAGATAGATTTTTAATAGTATGCCACATACGATTGAATTAGTCAATATGATGAAAAACATATTCTGCATCAGGTGACATTATGGTTCCTTTATAAAAATGATGAAACAATTATACAATAGATTTCAGATTTGTCAAGGGGTATTTGTTAAATTATTCTCTTACAAATACTCCCACACCATTCGACATAAATCCATGTAAATTAAATGAAGTTCCATGTTGACCAATAATTTTTCTCCATGTATGTTCAATTTGACGCATCCAACCGAAGCACAAATTTTCTTGACGAAGTGTTTCATACCGATATGGTGCAACGGTAGAATAATCAACAGGAACAAAACTAATAGCAGCCATGCCGCAATATTCATTAACCGTTACGGTTCCGAAATCGTTTTCAAGAATTGCATGTGATTCACGATCCAACCACTTATCAGTTACACGAAAAGAAGAGAATTTATCTATCAAACTAATACGAATACTTTCAATAAAATCATCCCATTCAAATTCATCTTCAACCTCATTTTGTCAGATTTGTCAAACATTGTTCAAATACACTTCACCTGCTTCGGTGTGTAGTGCTCTGATTGCATCATTTAAATTACATGCCAACATGGTATGATCGATGTTGACACTAACAGTACCGGAACGATCCCGAGTAAGGCGACCTCGCACAAATCTGTTATTCATACGACGTCTGGAAAGGGAAGTTCTAACAAACCTTCTTCCGTAACAGGTTCCCATGAAAGAATATCACTAACTCTCCGATATTCCTGTTCGATTTGTTCTAGAGTTCTCATTTTTATATCCCGTATCTATGTTGAATCCAGTTTATTAGTCTGCCTATTACAGTCTTGTTACGTTTTCGCTCTCGGTCTGCCTGCAACCGCTCCTGATATTCAATAACTTCGATGCCTTCTGCAAAGTTGATGGGAATACCTTTTCGAACCTTTTCGCTTAATGCTTCGAGTCGTTTAGACATTACATAGCTCCGATGTTTAAAAATGTTTTAAGAGTGACTCTAACTTGATCTTCGTGATTTCAGGATTGGGTTATTGACCCGCACCATTCATCAATTCATCCAATATCCCCCGAGGAAAGTGTGACCGGCAACAATCTAAAATGTGAGCGAAAGCTAAAATGAAAGGCCAGTGTTAAAGTCACTCTTAAAACACCCTCGATAGTTATAATAGTATCAACTATCGAGGGTTTTGTCAAGTCTTATTTCATTTTTATAATCTGTCCAGTGAAGTCAGTAGGATGTATTCTGCCAGCACTACGCATATTGTAAGCCCTTCCCTGTTGGATTCTACGATGCACAGTAAGACCAACATGAACAGTCTTGCCATTGATCTCATAGAGTGCCTTACGAGTCACCCGAGCACGTTTGAGCGGCATATTATGAGTACGATCACCACGACCACCCAACATTCTGCATACTCTACGCCAGCCTTGGTCATGATTCTTACCAAGAGTAGGATTAAAGTAGCATACAATATGCGCTACCTCATGGGGAATCGTTTCATCAATCAATTCTCCCCAATGTTCGTTTTCGAGCAATTGATGATTGAATTTCAAAGCATATCCATTAGGCGAGTTATGTGCCATTCCAGCAATACGACCACGTTTGTCAAAAGAAATGTCAACATCCGCGTTGAAACCAAAGAGTTCCTTTGCACGTTCAAGACACTTTTCAACTTCTTGCCGTGCTTCATAAATGGTATGCATCAAATACTCTCCTATCAATGAATGTGAAATCTATTATATAGAAAAATTCAAATAATGCAACCACTATTTAAATTATTATTGATTGGATGCCATGTATATGACAACTGTAAACTCTATAATTACTATCATATAAAGAATTGCGAGAGTCCATTTTTCCTTTTTAGACAAGTAGTTACCTATCATTCTTGAGACAATTTCTCAATAATAATGTTACCTTCAACTATTAGCGCTTCTTCAATTAATTCAGGGTCAACACCCTTCAGGTCTTCTAGCGGAAAAATAATGACCGCGCATCCACTGTCACGTAACTCTCTAATCATTTCATTCTGTTGCTTAGTAATCATGCGGTATATTCCTATGTTTTGAAATTAAGAACATTCTCCATACTGAGAAGTTTCAAAGTAGCTTGACAAGTGTTATTTCACTTTAAGCATTGGCTTTTTTACGACTAACAATGGTCCTTGAAATCCATCGCGTTCTCCCATATCCTGTTTGATTTTTTGTGGACTCACATCGTAGTTAAATTGTAGAACGTGAATCAGTTTTCCGTTTTGGTAAACATCAAAACTTGTCTGCATTGTGTTAGAACCTTTATGGAATGAAAACATTAGTATATCATGCCTTGGATGATGATGCAACCCAAAAGAGAGATTCTTTAACAGATTCCAACGACAAATCTGTGATAGCCTTGATACGCTGGCGACCCGGAGTAGGATTATAGATGAACAGTTTCTTGAATTCCGAATCGAATTTGACTGTCAGCCCAAAATCTTCTGCCAATTTATTTATATGTGTGATTTTTTCGTGGAGATTCATATACTTACAACCTTTAATTGATTAGTGTGGGGAAGGAAGTTCCTTCCCCACAATTTTGAGTTGATGTTTACTGACAGGCAGGAAACTGATGAACCACCTGTTCACCATTCAGGCGAATACGGCAACGGTCATACATGCTCCACACTCGCTTGAGACATTGTGAAATCTTGCGAGAAGCATGAACGGTACGATAGCGCTTGTTGCGATAGACTTCCAGAGTGTATTCCCGAGTACGATTACTCACTTTATGTTCTCCTGATTGAAGGGTTAATGTCTGGTCCCGATGACCATGTGAACCATTATACAGAAAAATTCATGTCTGTCAAGTGCTATTACGAAGAAATTTGTTTATTTTTTCAAGGCAATCTTCTACTTGAATGTTTGAATCGAACATATATGCATTCTGTCTTGCAGAAGTCCATACAATATGTTTGCCGCATGATTTAACAAAAAAAGTATCATTGTAAAGAATGTATTTTCCCTTGGACACTTCAATCTTTCGCATTTCGTTCATGAGAGATTCCTTAAAAGAGTTCCAGCAGTTTAATGTCATTAAGCTACGCTGTCAAGCCGTAAGTTCTTGGACACATCAAGATAATTAAAAGTGTGCCCGTTGAGTTTTTTAGTTCTTACCAAATCATCATCAATAAAACATTGCATCCATTTTGCAGCACGATAATGCAATTGTTCAGCAAGACCCGTACCACGATACTCATCAAAAACATGTATATAATCAGTTTTAGGCTTATCAACATGATAATCTATATCATGTTGTCATTATCTTTTCATTTTCTTTTCGATCATTGGAATGATATGTTGGAGGATATAATCCGCACCATCCTTGATCGAAAACCCCTTAATTAATTTCAATGTGTTATTCTGTTCTTCATAAGACATATTCCCCGCAATACATATAATATTCCATGCACTACCTACAAGAACGCTATCTTCAACGGTAGGCAGAAATTGCTCCCATTAGGATAATTATACCCAACCAGAGCTTGAAAGTCAAATATTGCGCAATGGGTCAAGTTCCTTCCATAATGCTATTAAGTATGATTCCATTAAACTCTTTTTTCTAGTAGAGCTTTTTCATACTTAGCCTGTTCAAGACGTTGCGCTTCCTTGTTCCCCGTGATGCCCTTACTTTCACGTTCATCAGGGTTAGCAGCCTTTCCGCCACGCTTGATGCGTGCATTTACTTGTTCAAGAGCCTGACGGCGACGAGCTTTTTTACGTTCCGGAAAATTCTTTCTCATTTAATTATCCTTTTGGTTTTATGCGTTTTGTTTCAACTGCTTTTTAGCCTTGGAATAATACGTAGATGCTGTACCTTCCTTGACGCCAATTTCTGATACAATTTTTTCAACCATTTCAGATTTGGGAACATCAAGGTTGCCATCCAGTATGGCCTTAATGCGGTCCATAGTATCGGACGGCTTACGACCACATTTTCCAACAGCTTTCAATCCTAGTTCCTTTCGGGCGTTATAGTAATACTGTTTGGCGGTTGTTGTATTCATATCAGGATCAGCTTCCGCTGCCATGTCCACAATTTCATCCGCTAATGCATCAGGGTTTTCTTCTACCAAACTTTTGACAAGAGTCTTTCGATTAGTCTTGACCCCAACTTGGGTTTCGTTGGGTTCAGTTTCAGCTTCATCTTCTTTTTCGGGCATATTATCTGTTAGCTTATTAGTAGATTCTGTAGCCTTCTGTATCGCAGCATCAATTTCAGCCTGACTGATTTGATCAAGATCATTTTCAAAGGCATCAACTAGAGCATAACTTAGTGCCAAACTTTGCACTTGTTCATTATCATCAATTCTGATGGCTTCATCACCGCTAAGTTCTTCTACAATAGTCCACAGATCACCTACATCCATACTACCCAACTGAGAAACCAAATCCTCGGAATCCAGTTCATTTTCGTTGATAGTTAAACCATGATTTTTTAGTGTTTCTAGTGTTTGTGTTTGCATTTTCATCACTCCTATGTTGTATTATGTGATTTTTTAACTATACCTTTAAATTTGAGTTTTGTCAAGTAGTTATTAAAATATTCTTGACTACCATGCCTTACAATCTTCATCCCAATCATAATCACAAGGTACATCAAGACTATCAATGGTAGCAAATTCAACATCTTGGCGAGCATTCTTGATACTCTTTACAGTACCATTTGCAATTTGTTCGTTTTTGCATGACACTGTTCCTCTAATTTTTTCACCTGTATTTGTATACAGTGTATATCCATATTCTTTCATAAGCTTTTCCGTTATTTAAAAGTTTTCAGCCATTCTATTATAGGTGAGGAAAAATAATATTGTTTTGTATTATCCTCACTGCAAATTTTACCCTCTTTGATAGCATCATTTAACGAGATTTCGTGCTCATAATCATATATGTTATGTTTAACATTCACGATATTGTTAATTCTAACATGCACTGTAACAATATTACCATAAAAAGTTCTTTCGTCAAACATCTATCTATCCTCGGTTATAATTATCAAGTATTACATGTTTTTGAGGAATTTTAAACATTAAATCAAATTCAATAAGAATTGTTCCAATATGTTTATTAGTAAGTTTTTTCGCTTTTATAAATTGTGCCCTGCTTGCATAATTTCGTGTACGATTAAATGTATTTCCACTTTCAATAAGGTCATCAATAAAAAAATAGCAGCTTTATTATATCTTTGGCTATTCTCGCTCCATTCAACTATTGAGTCGTTATGATTGTTATCATTTTCTTTACGTACATAGATCATATGCGCAACAATATCATAATCGCAATATAAATAATGAGCTAATGCTGTTGCTGTAGCTATCCCGGACATTCCAGAATAAATGAAAACAATATCACACTTATTTTCTTTTTGATATGTATTTAATTTATACGCTGCTTCTTTACATAGCGCTTGCATTTTATTTAAATCAAATGCTAGTGAATAGTGTGTTCCAGCACTCATTTACTTTCCTGTTTGTATATTGTAAAACCAAATCATATCAAATTAAAACTAAATTGTCAAGAGTTGTATCATGAATAACTACCAATTTACCAGCTTGATTAGTTCCCGGTAATGGTACCATGGCGTTGTTGTTAAATTTACATTCCCCGCCAAGCCCTTTGAGTTCTTTATGAATGTTTCCTATCAGTTTATGCAATGGAATATTCATCGGTTTCGTGTTAAGATCGCTCCGTTTCACTAAAAGATGAACACCACCCTGAGTCTTGATTCTTACATTATTGATAGAATGCATGAATAAAGGATTAGCTATCGATGCAGAATATCGCAATGCGGTTTCTTCATCAAGTGCATCAATATCAATATCTATATCCACCCATTCCTTTCTTGAAGAGGATTTTTGTATATGATTCATCAACTTAGTACGCATTCCTAAGAATGGATGGTAATGTGGATTCGAGCCCTTCATCAATGATTTAACGATTTCATCGTAATGTGCGTTCATTTGATCTTTGAATGAAGTATACGCTCTGGTCATTGAAGAAGGATGAATATTAAAGTATACTACCAATGCTTTCTCTGGAATACGATGACCACTACGAGTAGTCTTTACTTCTAGTTCGGCTTCCATCTTCTTGATAGCGTATTCGATGCCTTCCTTATCATGTGCAATATGGCGGGAAAACATTTCAGTTCTGCTGAGAGAATAGGCTTCACGTTCATCTTCGGTCAGATACTTATTACGTGCTGACAATGAAAGAAAATATACTTCGTCACGCTCCAACTCTGGAAGGAATTTAACGAAAGTATCGTACATTTCTCGGTTTTTGATTAGTGTCATCATGGTTTCAATATACCATCATTTTCGTAAATGTCAAGAAAAACTTACATTATGTCGAAAAAGAAACAGGGGGCTAGCCCCCTGTTTCATTATTATATTGACTACCGTTCAATTGATCTAGCGGTTAACCGTCACATTAACATTCGATTCACCAGCTTGAGTAACCCTGTTGGTCTCATAATCAACATTAACTGGATAATACGGATATGCAGTAACCTTGGTTTCAACGTATACTGGATTTAACGATCCCGCGCTACCCACACAGAATACCCACGTAGCTGCCGTATTCTTACTGGCGAAGATACCATTAGGTTCAGCTTGTTCAATTGTGGCTAGAGATTCAGAAGGTATCGTTTGTCAGCCGCTTGAGCCGTAGCTCGCTGTGGATTGGTCAAAGAAGTATCATACAGAATGCCATATCCAATAGACGGACAATCACCTTCAACCATTCCATGATTACTGCGCCATACACTATGAGTAGCGTAGATTGCTTCTTTCACGTTCTGAAAGATTGTTGTTTCGAAGTTGGGAATTAATTTCAGTCAACTGTGCTTCATATGTAGCGATGGCGGTCTTTCGTGCTTCATTATATTGAAAACTATTTTCAAATACTTCTCTCTCCACCACCTTTTCACCGATCAATCCGGCAGATGATAGATGCCATTGCGGTAAAAATCCAACGTGTTGCGCTCCATTCTTCAATTGATTTCATATTCCACCACCCTCTTAAAATACAGTATCATTGAAATTGAAATAGCAGTCTCCACGCGGGCCGCGCTTCACAGACTGCTACAAGCGCCCTTGCTATGTGCCCTGAATTTGATTTTTCGGAGTTTCTCGTCTCCTAGCCTAACTCGTCTAGAACAAGGTTTGCACGTTATCTACAAAAACCGGTCACACTACGCTGCCTTGTCGCCAAGGGCATTGGGTCGCTCTCCCAACCTGCCAGTTATCGTTTTCCAGTTAATCTCGCGCTCACTGTGTTTTATAAAGTCTCTGCGAGACTGAGACTATATGTTGACTGCTAAGACGGCAGCCTCGCCCTGTAGATACGTGATGATATTACCCTACAGCCAGCAATATCTCGTTCAATCTCAAGTACAAAGCCCGATTGAATTACGGCTTGTTGAAGATAAGACTATAAGATTTCATCACTACTTACAGTCAAAAACTTTGGTCGGTGTAACGAATTATAAGGTGTTCTTGATGAACCAACCAAATATTAAAAAATTCCCGCCTCGGAGGTAGCTTAGGCTCTACCGCACACTCTAGGTGTGTTGCCTTTTCAGCTTTGGGCCTCTTTATGTTTCATATCCGATATTTAGATCGGGCTGGAAACATGAAGTAATCGTTAAACAGGTGCCGATTAACTATTCGGTTAGGGTGTCGAACCTTCACTCTGAAACGACCACTTGCAACCTATTATACATATCTCATTCCATTTGTCAAGCGTTAATTCGGTTTAATTGCATCCACCGCTTTTACATTATATACATGAAGTTCATCACCCCCTTCTCGGTTGTCCATTTTTTCCTCCAATGAACTTTCTATGTATTAAAATTGGTGGGTCTGGTGAGACTCGAACTCACAACCAATGGATTAAAAGTCCACTGCGCTAACCAATTGCGCCACAGACCCAGAGATTAAAATTGAACAAACTAGGCTAGGGATTGACAATTACCTAGCGGGGCAACGTGATAGGCGCTATCCTATCATTCTAACCGGCATTACCTCCGGACCCTGTATCGTTGCAGAGTTTCTAATTCTGCGTCTAATTTGTTCTTCATGAGTTTTATTTTAAGTCTTCCAAATTTGGCCTATAGGGTTTTCCCCACGATGATCTCATACACCGTTTTCCCTCTGACGCTCAGGAACTACTTTATTTATACTTAGTATTATATCTGAAAAAACATATATGTCAAGCGGTTTTTAGAGATTTACATCCATCACTTCTCGTTCAATCTTCTTCTTAGCGTTCTGCTGCTCACGACGCTTAATCATACGATCATGCTTCTTCCGATGCTTAGGGGCAGGACCACAGCAAGTACAGTTACGACCACCCGGACCATAAAGAGAAATCTTCTTGTACGTGTTCATTTGATTTCCATTCTTATTCGATTTAGTGCATTCTACCGAACTTCTATTTAGAAATCAAGAAAAATTTTATAATTAATTTTCTTGACAATAGGTTCAATCTATGGTAAAGGCTCTAGAGTAGGAAAAATAAAAGTCCCGAATAACCGGACCTTTTCTCCTATAGGTGAAAAGAAAAAAGGGTTAATATATCATTTAAGGGGCTGTCCATCCCCAGCTTTTTATAGGTGCTGATATACCGCCCATTTTTTCTTCTTTATATGTTTAAAAAACAAGACTGGTGGCAAATCAATTAACGACCTTTGCTCTTACTCATCGGGACGGTCATGCGAGGACCAGTCTTGTAGTCTATTAACGAGAATTTTTTTGGGCCGGTCGCTTGGCGTCCGACTCACAATATCTTTGTCACCATCACCGGATCAGCATGGCCGATACTGTAGGGTTGCCCCACGATGTACTCTTGTCCACCGTTTTTGTCATCGGTATTTGCAAACGTGATTTATCATCACAACTACAGTCTAAACTATTTATCAAGGATTGTCAAGACTTTTTTAGACAATATTTCTAATCATTTGTTCCTTACGTCTTTCTATTCTCTCAATACGAGAATCATAATCTTCATTAGCGATAGACGGTGTTGCATTAATTGCTTCCTGTTCAATTGTCAGTGCCAAGAATTCAAGTGTATCTATCATTGTGTTATTCCTCCTCATCCCATTGTTCTAAGAAAGTTTGAATGTTTTGACTTTCCCGCTGCCAGCGATTTACATAATACTGCAACCTTTCTAATGATTCCTTATCAAGGAACGTATCACTAGAAAATACAGCAGAATCGAGTTCATCCAATAATTGTTCTGTATGTTTGTCCATAAATGATATTGTGCGCTATTATGTTCTGCGAAACAAGAGTATATTCAAAAATTCTCTCTTGAACCTTGTACCGAAACTTTCAGGTTCAGGTTCGGGTTCGGGGTCGGGTTCGGGTTCGGGTTCCACATAATCATTTGTATCACGTTCAATTATTGGCTCCGGTTCAGGTTCAGACTTTGCATATTTTTCCTGTAATGAATCATTATTAACGATAGTCATCCTTTCGTCATCAGTGATAGAACCGATACGGCATTGTGGCGGTGAAATAATTGTACGCTGGACTGGTTGCGGAATACCCTTGTCATCCAACATCGATGTTAATGCTTCACCTACACCCAAACGAGTAATAATATCACTAACATTGATATTAGGATTATCCACAAACGTCTCAGCAGCCGCTCTAACGGCTTTTTGATCTCTTGGAGTGAATGCCCTTAGTGCATGTTGAACACGGTTGCCAAGCTGTCCTAAGACAGTCTCAGGTATATCGTCAGGGTTCTGCGAACAAAAGTATACGCCTACACCCTTGGAACGGATCAATCTTACTACCTGTTCAACTCTGCGAAGCAATGCACCCGAGCAATCATCGAACAACAAGTGAGCTTCATCAAAAAAGAATACCAACCTAGGCTTGTCAACATCACCAATTTCTGGCATCTTATCGAATAACTCTGACAATAACCAAAGCAAAAAGGTGGAATACATTCTAGGCCGAAGTATAAGACTTTCAGCAGAAAGAATATTGATAACACCCTTGCCATTTTGTTCACGCATGAAATCAGACAACTCTAATGCAGGAGTACCAAAGAAATTATCAATGCCATCATTTTCCAGTGTGAGTAATCGACGCTGGATGACTCCGATACTATTGGCGCTTATTAGTCCATATTCGGTACTGATAGACTCACGATTCTGCGCCATATGACTCAACAGTTTACGAAAATCTGTGAGAGTCTCAAAGGGCATACCACGTTCTCTTGCATAATGATATACAACATCAAGTACACCCTCTTGAGCATCACTAACATCAAGCATTCTTGCCATCAATGTCGCACCGATGCTTTCTACGCTTGTTCGGATAGGATTACCAATCTTATCCCATAAATCCCAAAAGGATACCGGATTACTTGAAAAGTCAAAAGCATCAAGACCAATTTTTTCAGCACGGCCACGAATCTTTTGATTATCCTCACCTTGCATTGCCAAACCTGCCATATCACCCTTAACGTCAGCCATGAATACCGGTACTCCCATACGGGAAAAACCTTCGGCCAACATCATCAGGGTTACCGTCTTGCCAGTACCTGTAGCGCCAGCAACTAGACCATGACGATTAGCATACTTGCCAAGCAAATGTACTTGGGATTCGTCGCCTTTTCCTATTAGGATAGTATCATTCATAGTGGTAGTATCGCATATGAGAAAACAATTGTCAACTGTTTTTTATGGGTCCACACATTCAACGGTAACAAAACTAAACGTTTTATGTACGTACATGACTTTGCCTTGTTTTATACAGCTACACACAACGGCATCGTATGCTTCTGGACCGGAATCTTCAACGCATCCGGCAATAAGTAGAACACACACTAGTACAAAAATCTTTTTCATCATTGATTTCTTTATTAAAACTCTTGACATATTACCATAGGATACTCAACAAACCAATTAAAAAAACTCTTGACATTATTTAAAATACATGATAAAGGCTCTACGGTAGGGATAAGAATTATCTTATCCCTTTTTTCGAGAGAATATTAGAGTTTCTTTATTTTTTCGCGATGAATACTGGAAGTTTCTCCACAAGACCATTGAACTATTGGAATTGTATGAATTTTTTCTTGCATACAGAAAGCTCTACGCCTCTTGCATTATTCGTGATTCCAACAACCATACCTACTCCACCATAATCACTTTCAACCAAAATACCGTATTGACATTGATTCAATTTTATTTATTTCTCCCTTACTTTGAGTATGAGTTTAGCACCTGCAATCATCCCTGTAACAAAGATTACTGCAATTGCCGAGAGTACGTTTAAGAGTTCTAGTATCATAGTTTTTCCAGCCCATGCATCAAAGAGTATGTATTTCGCTCATTCATTTGTTAATCCTCATGTTCTATAATTAAAGAAAGCTATTTACCAATGCATTGATAAGATTTACAACGTCCTATACAAAGTTTTTGGAGTGCCGTCAGTCTAAGTGTTCAGAAATGAGTCAGCCGATTAACGACTGACTCTTAGAGTATCCCGGCAGACTTTTACCGAATGAACAAGTCTGCCGGGATACTTTCAACCTGTTCAGGCAGGAACTCCGTCTTGTCCAGTACAAGCCTGTCGAAGTTATCTTCTTTCAGTGAAAGGGTTTTGAGACCAACTGACCGAAGATTCATAGTAGACTTGATCGCATTAGAAATAAGCACTGGAGCGCCAGAATTGACCGTCTTGTACTCGCCCGGTTCGATTACCTTACGCCTGATTTCGAGAATCGTCAGCATGATAGATTCTACAACAGGCAAACCGTTAATCATAATCGGCTGGCGAATGCCATCATCATCCTTTTCGGTGCGATAATGAACCTTCACACCTTGACCGATGTTGCAGTAGCAACGATCATGTGCTTGTCGATGTGCGTCACTACGGTCACCATCAAGAGACTTCTGATAACTGGCAATTTCCTTTTGACGGCGAGTGTTGAACAATTCCCTGCGCTCATCTTCTGTCAGTTTCGTCAGCTTCGGATTGTCTGGAAGATTATCAGCAATATCGTCATAGCTGATAGATTCCAATGCCGCAATCCGACGCCTATAAAGACGTTCAGTAGAGAATGCAGTAAGAAACTGAATATCAGCCGTTTCAGGCTTTACACGGCCCGATTTCATTGTGTAACCATGAACGGTGCCAATACCACCTTTAACAATGGTTTCCAGCTTTCTCAATGTCTCCTGTTGTGCTTCAGTGCAACGAAACTTACAACCAGACTCAGATTCATATACGACAAATTTCATGCTTAGCTCCTATTTTACGGTTTATGATAAATAGTATAATCTACGAAATTCGTTATGTCAATGAATTATTAAAAATATGCTTCCGAATTTTTTTGAAACAACTCTATGCCCTACGGGATTTCATACCACTTAGGGTATGTTTCCTTGGTTAGCCGGGACACATAGTGTAGCATAAAGGTTAATGAAATGTAAAAGTTTTTAATCCCTATCCTAGGACCTTTATCATATATTCAAATCAATGTCAACCCCCTTGCATAAATTTTTTTTCCTGTTACACTATAGGGTGAAATGTACGATTGAGTTAATGCGAATTAGTCGTATTCGTAAATTAAATTTTAGTTTTTAACAAATGCGAGTGATTATCATTTTAGAAACGGAAAATACATGGTTAGCAGAGAACAATGCCAGTACAGTAAAGCGCTGGATAAATTAAAAACAAAAGAATGCGCCAAATGTAATGGTGCAGGCTACATTGATGACATAGACCCCAAAGATATGTTTTACAATGTGTGGGAATGCTCCGAATGTATCGGAACAGGATATGGCATAATTCTCCCAAGACCCGATGCAGATAAAGCATTGAAGGAAATGATCAAAACTCTTACACCAGCGTTTATGAAAGATAAAGCATTAAACGAGGTTGAAAAATTTTTTCTTGTAATACCAGCTAGTGAAGTTATTTTTAGAGATTATGAAAAAGGAATCCTAATTTTAAATTTGTTTAATGATATCGTAATATGTATCAAGCAAGATGGGTTTGCATGGATAGAATATGAAAACCCCTAACGCATACGTTAGGGAATTGACAGCCTCACCCCATGCTTGTACACTTAATCAATATTTAAGAGTAATATAAACCCTAAATATATAAATCGTAAAATAAAAGGATTTTAAATATGAAAAGAATTGTACGCAAGAGACAAAACACTACTAAAAAGTACACGTTTCATTCATATGGAACGCATTTTTCTTTTGATCCATGTAGAATTATTTCGGATGATCGAATTATTAATGAAGCCAAGATGTTTGAATCTGTTCAAATGTTAGATTTTTACAAACAAGAAGTAAAAATGGCGAATTCTCCTCATGTATACATTCTGGATTATATGGGAAATGAAATCTCGCCGTAGTATCTTTAATTAGGTTGTAGGCTCTAACTGTAGATGATAAATTATAATTAGAGCCTACAGCCAAAGGATACCCTAATGAAAAAATACATACCCGAATTTTGTTTAATTTTGACTACAGTTGCAATTTTTGGCGTATTATGGTATAGTTTATATAATATATTTTAATAAAAGGTGATATATGGACAATAAGGTTCAGAATCTAATAGAAATAATTAGAAAAAATCTTGACAATAATGAGAAAAGAGAAGCCGTTGCTAATGTTAAGACGCTGACCGAAGTTAAAACAAGTTTATGGTCACAGGTTACTGCTCAAACTGTTTTACATAAGAATCAATTTGATTTTATTTTCAAACATAAGATTATCTATAGAATGAAAGAAATATTTTATCTCGCAGGTGGTGGATATCTTATGTTTCTTGCAATTAATTCTACCAGTGATCTTATGCAAATTTTTCTTGTGGGGCTATCTGGTTTCTTATTTTTTCAACTCATTTCACTATTCAGAAAATATGAATACTCTAGTACAATAATGGATAAATTATATGATAGAATCATATTTGAGAAATCACTTCATGTAAATGCTTTAAACACTATTGATGAAATTATCTTGTTTCAAGAAGAAACTAATGATAGAATGAGAGAATTATATAAAGAAGAACAAGATCACTTTATCAATGATCTTGGTGTAAGAATGCGAAATGAACTTGAAGAAAAATATCCAGACCTCAAAAATATGGATAAAGATCAATAACTTTTGCGGGAGTACCCCAATAGGCAGAGGGAACGGACTTAAAATCCGTAAAGTGTGGGTTCGAATCCCACCTCCCGTACCACTTGTAATTTATTTTAAAATATGATATTATACCCATACTCAACATAGAGAAGATTCAAAAATGTCTGATAATTTCAAAAATATCAAAGAGATTGGTAGTTTTTTTGATGGGATTGTTGGAAGTGCAATGAGCGGATTAGGATGCCTTACAGCGATTTTCTTTCTATTACTTCCTATTGCAATCACGGTGGTGTTTGTGACCTTCCTTGTTTGTGAAGGTGGGTCTACGCATCATGTATGCCATTAAGAGGTAAATATGATTAATAAAAATAGAAAATATACAGAAGACGAGGTGCCTATAATCGAATCAAGATATCCTGAGCATCCTAAGAAAGCGCCAGATGAAGCGGTAGCTGTTTATGGGCAGTGTGACTAAGAATATATAAAATAATACACTATTCTTGTCCCCAACCTAAATGTCCTGTATTCCTACAGGCGAGTTGCATAAAAAAGAGAAAACCTAAAAATAAAAAACCTACCCTAGATATAATTGAATGGTATGAGAGTAATGTATATGGGCATATTGATTATGGTAGGAAATGGATTGTAGGTATCGTAAAATGGATGAGAGGATACACTAATGAAAATTGAAGATCAAAAGAAAATGCATGAACTCTATGCACATTACTGGATGGCTATGGCCACTACTGTTCGTGAAAGTACTTCTAATGATGAACCTTTGACAGAAGATATGCTAAACGCTGCATTAGAGTATATTCATATGTTTAAAGAATGTGCAGAAAATCAACAAATAGAAGAAGAACCAGATTTCAGTGTAAAAGCGCCGCCAATAGAGTACTATAAAGGAGAGGACCAGTCTTGTTTTATGGGGTGAATGATGGGACTCGAACCCATAATACGTGTCTGTTTTGGAGTCACGCGCGTCTACCAGTTCCGCCACACCCACCCTTGAAACTTTGGAGAGAAGAAGTAAAAAGTCCGTTTCTTAATGTATCACAGTATTCTATGGATGACCCCCCTTCTATGGAGACAGTTATTGACACACTTAATACCCCATTTTATTCTTTAAATAATAGATTGAATTCTCCAGAATATATTAATATTATTAAACCGTATATTAATAACTATAAAATAAATTCATTATTTGAGTCTCCTGATAAAACTCATTTTTTATGTGATACAAATGTTAAAAATAAATTAATTTTGCCATTACTACAATTTTTTAAAAACATAGATCGATATACACACGAAAAAGAGTTTGCATCAAATAAGAATATTATACAGTTACAGCACACTATAATAAATTCTTTAGAAAATAAAATAGGGTTATTACAATCTGAGAGAGATAAAAAGATCAGGGCACTGAAATGTATTAAACGAGAGGTATCAAAATGACAGAGGTGTATTATGATTCAAAAGAAGAGACGATTAAAGAATACCCCCACAGGAGCATGAATGATGAAAATGATGAAAATGAAAGTAATGATCGAGAGAGAAAAAATAAATTACTAAAAGATGCCCTAATAGCAATTAAAGAACAACTATATTAAAAAATAAAAAAATCATTTACTTTGGAGAGATGACATAGATGACCCGACCATACGAAAAAAACTATCATCAATGACTACGATTATTATTCTATTATGAATAAGTATGAAAGCTGTATAGATGAAAAGTTATCACGAATTTTAGGGAAATCAACAGGCAGCATCAATAACTTCACCTCTAGTACTGCTAGTACTGATAGAATATTGAATTTGGAAAATGAAAATAAAACATTAAAAGAACAAAATAAAATATTAAAACGACGTATGCTTGAGATTAGAGCTAAGCTAAGCTAGACTATAATTACCACAATATCGGAGACCTATTATGGATTACAACGAACTTGAGCAAAAATATAATGATCTAAAAAATGATTATGAATGCCTAGAACAAGAAAACGAAGCATTAAAAAATGAAATAAAGGAACAAAAAAGAATATTATTTTATATCGGAAGTATCATCGAAGAACTTGAAGAGTTAGAAGGTATTCGACTGGATGATGAGAGTGAAGATCTAGATGAAGCTCAAAGTAATCAATAAAAACCCTATATGGGTTCTAGGTGGAGACGACAATTTTGTAAGAGTTAACCCTTCAGGAGGCTATTCTTCTGGTAAGGATTTTTTTGACTGTAGTAAATGGCATGAGAAAGAACATGCACTAGAGTTCGCAAGAAAGTTTCCCGAATTGACTTTATATAAAATTCTAGAAACTGAAAACGGGTCGAACAGGTCAATAATTCAATTTGTACGAGAATCATAAAATATAAAAAAATGCTTGATTATCTTCTAAAATCATGATATAGTTTACATTCTATGAATAATATCACACAAAACTTATATAACAACTTGATGGAATTGTCTTCTGACGAGGAATCTCCGTTCTACCACGTTGATCAATTATGCCCACATGACGGGAAAACCTATCGTGTGTTCTCTTATCGTTTGGGTTCATATACCGATTTTTTACGAGAAAATGCGTTAGAATGTCGAGGGCATATGTTCCTTTTGGGTAAGGAACCCGAATTGGTTTCACTTCCTTTTCCCAAATTTTTCAATCTTGGCGAAAACCCATTTACCATGGATCTAGATTTTTCAAATGATAACGTTGATTACATTGCTACTAAGGAAGATGGTTCTTTGATATCTTCTTATCTAGATTATGGAATGAATGTTAGATATAAATCTAAAACCTCATTGACTTCAATGATGGCCGAAGAAGCATATCGTTTGGCCAGTGAAATGAAAAATCCCGATACTGGAAAAACTTTACATGAACATATTAATATCCTGGAAAACAAAAATTATACTGTGAACATGGAATATTGTTCTGCAAAAAATCGTATAGTTTTACCATATACAAATTGTTCTTTAGTTGTTCTAGGTGTTAGATCCAGAGAAGATTTTTCTTTTATGACTTTTGATGAGATGAAAGAATATGGGTTGAGCCCCTTTTTAGTAAAAAATCATTTAGATGAAGTGTTAAATTTTTCTACCGTAGAAAATTTTGTAAATTCAATTCCCGATATGAAAGGTATTGAAGGATATGTCATTCGTTTAAAAGATGGAACCATGGTTAAGATAAAAACTAATGAATATGTTTCGTTGCATCATGCCAAAGATTCTGTAACCAGTCCTAAGAGATTGATGGCAGTTGTATTAGAAGAAGCGTCTGATGATTTACGTCAAATGTTCGAAGATGACGAACAAGCTCTCCGTGAGATTGAAAACATGGAGATTTTTGTATCCCATATGATGAATCGGCTCTTGAAAGCATCTAATAGCTTTTACGAAGCTCACAAGAGCTTAGCGCGTAAAGATTATGCTATAAAAGGACAACAAAAACTGGAGCGGGATCAATTCAATATTGCTATGGGATTATATTCTGGTAAGGAAATAGATTACAAGAATTTTATCATGAAAAATGCTAAAAAGTATTTGGAAGAATATGAAACAACTTTAGATGTAGTTGAGGACATAGAGGTGTAGTACATCTGCGCCCTTAAAAATAAAGGATTAACATATTATGTACGCAAATGGAAAGCTAACAATAGATACAAATCAGTATAAAGATATACTTTCGTATCTTTTGGATCTCAATAGGAGTCCAGAGTTTTACGGTAGTGCATCAGTAACCGAAGAATCCGTAGAGTCCCTCGCGGAATTTCTAAGTTCTATGTCAGTGGTGCCCACTGTAGATGGCGGAGTACAACTAGAATTTCACTCTAACAATTTTGACATAGAAATAGAGTTTACTCCCAGCGGTGATATATGTGATATATCAATTACAAAATACAATTTTGTTGTTTCCGATGATGATGCTTTTAAAACTATGGTTAGTCATCGTAACAAGGGAGAAGAAATAAAAATTCTTTCTGATTCTGATGGAAATTTTGGAAGTTTTGATTTATGGATTAATAACCAAAAATGAAACAAATAGTTAAAGGTTTTACTTAGATATCCTAGGCGTTGGAGGGAGTAAGGTTGGCATATTCATTGGGATGGGTATGGTACGCCGTCCCGGATCAAGTTTAAATGATCCGAAGAAATGAATGTTAAACCACAACCAAATAAAGCATTCAACAATTGATAATCACAAGGAGAAATAAAAATGTCATATGTAAGTGTATGTAAAAAATCAAATAGCAACAGCACAAGGAGAACATTTTAATATAAGATGTTCTCCTATGACCATCGATAAGGTTTCGAGTGCAATAGATAATATTTTGACTACTGGAAAATTTAATCCCCATGATTACGTAGAAGACTGACTTTTATTCGAATTTGACTAGATCAAAGCTATGAGACTTCTCGTGTACGTATGAGGTACTTCCACCCGGAGTTATAAACCAGTACCAATTTTGAGGTACTTTGGGTAGCACAGTATTACCATATCCATCTGTAATCACAAATACTGCCTTCGGATATTCACCATCTTTCGTATGTTTCGATATATACTTTTCTATACAATCAAAGGTGGTGCCACCAAACCCATATAATTTACCTGATTCTGTAGTAGTCTCATATACCCTAGTATCAAAACAATGCATCTTAACGTCAAACTTATCTTCTGGCAAAGATTTGGCCGCATCAAAAAATCTTTGACGATAACCCGAACAAGACCGAGATGTATCCTGAAAAAACCACACCTCTATTCTCTTTTTTTCGGTTTCTATTTCTTCTACTTCCATTTCACTTGGAAGGAATAAGTCAGGGGATATCAATTGCATTCTACGGCTGGTTCTAGCCCACTGTAGATCATCCTTGTCCTTTTCAACTAGAAACTGGTTAGCCCATTTTTTTATAACACTTTCCCATTTTCTTTTCTTTTTTACTTTTCTAGTATCTACTTGATGGAAAATATTACCGGGAGAACTTCCAGCTTCTTTAGATCTCCCTTCTCCTTTCTTACTATCCAAAGCTTCATTCTCTTTAATAGCGTCTTTCAAAAATTCTTTTTCTTCATCGCCTAAACGTTCATTTAACTCTTTAAGTATATCTTCCATATTAGAAAAATGATTTTCCCCGTCTTCTGAGTCAGAGTCGCTATTTCCCATACAACTATGATCATCTACAGTTGAAGCAGAAGCCTCATCCGCTTTTTTATTTGTCATTCTATTGTAATAGTAGTCAGAACTCTTGTCCGGTTCGATATTATCTTCTTCCAAAAATACAGTATCCAACCAACAATATTTGTTTTCAGGGTCAATAATACTTCTATCCATGTTAAATTTGTTTACTAATGTATGATTGATAACCACATCAGTAGCCAGATTCATTTTGATAAAGTCTCTTTGGTTTTTCGCATTTTTAAATAGTCTATAGCCATGGTTAAGTGCAACGTGCATGCATTCATGGCATAGTATGAAAATCTTTTGTTCAAAATTTTGGCTATCCCAAAATTCTTTGTTAAGAAGAAACTCTAGGCATTCACCATCGCCATTTAATCCAACACCTGCGCTAGGAATTGAATCTGTAAATACAGGATTTCCCATATCCCACAAATGATAAAAAACACCATGCCGAGTATCTAGTTCACGAAGTATTTCGAAATATTCTGTAGAATTCATTTTTAACCCACCCTTTTCAAACCATGGAATTTCTAATTCGTTAAATCTCTTAAGCTGTCCATCACTATAATATTCGAGTCCATTAAAATCAATTACATTATTATTGGAATCAAATTCTTGTAAAAAATAAATAATTTTCTCTCAAAGCATCTGTAATAGCAATCACTATATATCCATCCTCAATTTTAAACATCTCGGGAGACGTAATAAGTAAATTACTTATACCATAATCATCTTTTAATTCCTTTTATTCCTGATTTCTACCCGTCAATATACTACAGAATGAGAATCGATGTCAAGTCAATTCCTAAATTATCTAATTTTAAAAAATGTGACAGTATATAACAAATAATTCGTTAAACAATATAAACTATAGCAAAAAACCGCCCATGAAAGGCGGTTTTTAAATATAATAAGTACCACTCTTAAAATAATTATTCAATTGATAATAATTGAACTTGTTCGGATGGATTTTCAATCCATTTAATAGCACGTCCATTAGTTTTAACTGCTGCCAATTGAACTTGTTCTGATGGTTCAATACCTTTATCAATAATATCCTTTAACGAAATTATATCCTGTTCAAGATTTTTAATTAAAATTCTATCTGGTGTGTTCTTATTAATAAGGAGTATTTTACGCTTGCCCTCTCCATACACCGCACCATGCCTATAATATAAACCCCCACCTTCACCCTTATTTAAATATTCAACAAATAATTGCTCAACAACACTTTTAAATTTTTTACTAACAGATCCGTATTCTTTGTCAACCATACCATGTGCTATTTGTTCTTCATCATTAATATAAGGTTTAATCAGAATCCTTCCCATGGGACGTTCCAAGTTTTTATCGTTAAGCCAAGAGAGGGAATCGAACCCCCGACTCGTGGGTTGCAACCACGCCCATTACCACTCTGGCATCCTGTCTTTGGCGGGCGGTGTTGGTAACGATCCAACCTATCGGAGTTAACAGCCCCGCGCTAATCCATCTCAGCTAACCACCCTTATACTTCTTACTCTTCTGCTTTTCAATCCATTTATAGATTTCTTTACGTGGAGTATTTCTTAACCATCGTAAAACTCTATTAGAATAGTTCGCTTTATATTGATACCTATTATCCATTATTATAGTAACATATATTCATTATTTATAAAATAATTGCGAATCGAACGCCCAAGTCCAAAGGACACTGATTTACAGTCAGCTTGGTTCACCCATACCAGCCTACCCATTTTAAAATTCTGGCACCCTTGGCAGGACTCGAACCCACAACCTAGAGAGTAGAAATCTCTTGCTCTTCCAGTTGAGCTACAAGGGTGTAAATTGGTCGGAATAGTAGGATTTGAACCTACGACCCCCTGCTCCCAAAGCAGATGCGCTACCAGACTGCGCCATATTCCGATGATTCTATTTATCTAATATTACATCTTTTGAAAACTTTTGTCAAGTATTTCTTCATTTGGTGGGTGAGGCTGGATTCGAACCAACATACACTAAGGCACCGGGGTTACAGCCCGGCAGGAGTACCAATTCTCCTATCTCACCCATATTCAATTACTAGTATACACTATTTAGCAGTTTTGTCAAGATTTAATATCAACCCTTTTCTAAGAGTTTTCCAATGAACCCTTTTGAATCACGGACGCCTTCAAAGAAAAATGCTCGGCCTTTATGCGAACCATGTCGAAGTTTTGTATAAATGTCAGAAAGTTTGTCCATGTTAATGTAATTAAAATAAATATCTTCCTTTCCTTGTGCATTATACACTCCGACTTTACCATCTACACCCTTGAATACAAAACCTTCTTGTTCATATTTTCTAGCACCGTCTTTTAAGGCATCAAATAATTTTTGATCTTCGCCTTTATCAGCAATTACCAGCATCGAAATTTCTTTCTCATGTGTTTCTTCGGGAGTATTTGTATTTTCTACCCAAGCACCATCAACCCATACGAACCCAAATCCAGCATTCTTTAACTCTGATGCTAATGCTCTATTGGCTCTAAGATTTTCTTCCGCAGTACGCTCACCCCGGAATGCAGTGATGATACCCACTGGTCGTTTACCAGTAAAATGATTGTATACTCGGGATAGTTTTACTTCATTCAACAATTCCAAGTCCGGTTCATCCGAGAACTTACCTTCATTTAATTTTCTCATATCAATATTCACACCTTCTTCTAAGACGCCCTTGAGTATACCATTAGCTTCAACTGCTTTCAAACGATCTGACTTAATTTCTAGGATTTTTATGTCAGCAAATTTTCCCATCATCTCACTCTCAACAAAAGTATTAACCCAACTCTCGATAATTTCACGAGTTTGGGGGGTCAGAGAGTATACCGTGACAGACCAATAATTACGATAATTACGAACTCTAATCCAACCACGTTGAAGGACCAGTTTAATTAATTCTTCACGAGCGTTACCTTCTTGTTGGAAATTCTCACCATGTTTATCATACAGGGTTTTAATAAATCGAATGTTACTCCAAACTTTTCAGGATTCTCGATGATATCGGCGGCATGGTGCGTTGTTGTCTTGATTATATTACCTTGCGGACTGATCCACAAACCTAAATTAATTGGATTCATTTTCAATTCAAATAATTTCATAAGAGCGCCTTTATTTAAATGATATTTATAGCAAAAGTCCCATATTAATTATGGTCCATCTACTAGGTCAAATTCATTGAAAAATTCCAGGTAAATATCAGAACAGACACCCACATAAACAGAGTTATCACTTGGAATATAATCTACAATAGAATCTATGTAATACTCACCTCTCTCGCCCAGTATTACTGATATACCATTTAAGAGTCTTACGCTTCTTCTGCAAGAAGCTCAATAACCTTGGTATAAGCTTCGTCCATGCACGTTTCAATTTTTCTATGAGTATTTTGAGTTAAAGTTAACATATTTAAATTCCATATATTAAGAAATGGTGGGCAGGGTGGGACTCGAACCCACAATGACACCGGATTTTAAGTCCAGCCGATATGCCAATTCTCTACCTGTCCGTTGATGTTGGTGCGGAGGGTGGGACTCGAACCCACAAAATTCAGATTTTGAATCTGACACGTATGCCAATTCCGTCACATCCGCAAAAATCTGGTACCCGGAGAGGGAGTCGAACCCCCAACATTTTGATTCTAAGTCAAACGCCTCTGCCAATTGGGCTATCCGGGTAATTAATAAAATAATGATACCACTATTTAGTAAAAGTGTCAATACTCTAACGTACAATTCACCAATGAAGCTCTTCCAGAATGCGATCTGGTGTATGATTAGTTAGTAACTTAATATATTTTTCTGGATCAATTTCAACCGTTTCACATGCTCTGCGCACGAATATTTGTTTACTTGAATTTCCTAAATCTTTCCAACTCTGACCTGCTGGTCATTCATTTTCAATACGGTTTTTATTAGCTAGTTCAAGTTCACATTTTGCCAACTTTATCACTAACTTTGGAATAGACTCGCTAGCCCATAAAAGTATTTAATAATATTCTGTGGCAATATTAACCATAAGAGGCTCTACCTCACGATCAGTTATTTCTAATTCCGTTGGTATGGTTCCAACTATTTTCATTGTGCTTTCTCCTGTATATTAATCTTTAAGAAAGTATCCTGTCAATTGTCAAGAAACTTTTCCACAATAGAAAGAGGTATACTGCATGTTACGTGAGGATTATCCTTGTCTCCGATTGTCATCCCCGGATCGAAACTAATTACATTAAATCCTTTATTCTCTACAGCAGAGCAAAGCTCTTGCCAACTATCTAGATATTCATATATATCATCAGTTAACTTACCATTAGGTAACATACGCATTTTTTTCTTTTCAGATTTCATTTCTGTACTCCAATTCATTTTCCATCACAGTACGAATTTTATCAGACATACTAGGAACATTCTCCAAACATGCGTTGATATGATCCGTTGACATGTCTTTAATCGTCACAAATTTTAATGGTTGATCTCCATTAGGACCATATGTTCCCCATTTAACATGTTCACGAACTTTCCCATGAGGATCATCAATGGTTAACGACAATTCGTTATAATCAGGAGCATCAGGTGTCCATCCTCTACGAAGATAAGCTGTTCCACCATCCACCATATATTCATAACCATTTTGGTCAGTATATGCTACATAATCATGGCGATGACGAGACTCAAGAATGGTCCCATCAGGTGTTTGAATTGCATTGTATACAATATTTTTCAATATTCTCACCATTTATCTAAAATAAATATTTGAGTGTGCTATCACGCCAAAGGGATGGTAATGGTAGGGTATGACTTTTACCAATCCTACTCATGACATGCCTCGGTCAATTCCAAGGTTCTTACTGTCCCAACTCGGTACCTCCCCCACCCAACTCCCTACACAACATGAAGATGATCGGTCTTCAGAAGTTGTTTCGGTTTCAATGCGCTATTGATGGTACCGTTTACGCATTTACATTACGTCAGCAAGGGGCATCGGTCCCACTCTTTAAAGGATGGCTGCTTCTAAGCCCACCTTCTCAAAATATTCTCAATTACATTATACAATGTTTCTCTGACTTGTCAAGACAATTTCCAGATTAAAATAATATATCAAAAATTTATGAGATTGTCAACGAATTTCATACGAATTCCATAATAAATTAAAGCATTACGCCATTGTTGATTGATGAATTCTCTTCCATGCAACCACTCTGATACTGCCACAAGAACATCCATCAAAGAATATAATTCAAAAACTTTATTATATCTTCCAAGCCCTTCCCAATGATTAGATGAAAAGTAATATTTGATATGCAGGTATGATTTTGCTTCGGTATTCAAATCATATAGAATTGCATTATCCTCGTGATCCCATTGACATGTCACTGGTATACCGAAAGCATACATAATTTCATTAATAAAGGCAGTTATGTCATTTTCCATAGATTCAAGGGTTATTTGATGTAACTCTTTTTCGTTATATGGAAATTTGAAAATACGACTTACCATTTTTTTACTCATTTTTTTACTCATTTTTAATAAGTGTTAAATATAGTTTATTCTTCTATGAAAACTTTGTACCCAAGAACAGGCCATCCGTAACACATATCTACCATGTGAAAGAGTATATCCTATATCGGAAAAAGTGTCAAGCCCTTTCTTTATTAATATTTTCTAAAAATATTTTTATACTATCATTGTGTTTCTGTACGGCAGCAACACCAATTCCAATAGAAATTATCCACCCCCAAGATCATCGGGGTTTTCCAAAATTGTAAAACATTCATGCTCCATTAAAAAAAGTTTAAGGTAAAGTAAGCGGAATTGCCTACATGTTTATATTAACAAATACTTCAAGGTCTGTCACCTTAATATACATTGAGTATTATCAAATTGAACAAGTGTCTTTAATTGGTGGGTCCGGTTGGATTTGAACCAACAGTCTCGATCCTTATGAGGGATGTGTTTTGACCTGATTAAACTACGGACCCCAAATTGGTGACCTAGTGTTTATAAGATTTCGTTTAATACTCAGACAACCAAATCCTTTCTTGTAAACTAGTACCGTGGTCCTAGACCGCTATCCATTTTCACGTATTTTTACGCTAGGTACATTTTTCGTTTAATTTCAGTTTGTAGCAGACATTGGCGTTCCTTCTTTACAAACCTCTATTGAACTTATAATCATTCTACACCATTTAGAAACTTTGTCAAGATATTATTCTCGATTTTCATAATTACATTTTCTTAACATATATTAATTACTATCATACCAATACTTTTCTACTTTTCCCGAATTTTATTGAAGCATTTTTCTAATGGTTCTCGATTCATTACAGGAGAACCTTTGTTTCTGATAAAACCATCTATGCTACTTCATTCTCTTCGTTTGAAAAAGAATCAATAAAATTCTTGAACTCTTCTATTGAACCAGAGAAAAACAAATCTTCATATTCCCCATCAACTGTAATGATAGGATCACCATACCCCATACCTTTAATAGGATAATTAATGGTATAATTAAATTCCTGACTATCCTCTGGGCCAGTTATATACAATCCACCAGCACCATACTTATTATCTGCAATGAACTGTGCAGCTAGACATCCAACACCATTAGCATATCGTACTCCATCATTACCATTACAGGGAATACCATTTACCATAGTAATGCTATTCAAAAAATTAAAAATTTCTTTACCAACAACTTCCGGGTATCCATCATACTGCCTGTATATTGCTACTAGGGTTTCACCATCTTTTTGAAATTTTGTCAAGCTTCGTGTGCCCATCTAATCTCATCAGGCGCAGTAAGCCTGAGATCAGCAAGATTTACAACCGTCTGATCCAATTCTCTCCATTCTCTAGAATCGGACGGCTGAGGCATGGCAATCGTAGCCTCAAACATACGATGCTCGTTAGAGCCTTTAATGCCAGTATTGAGACGAGTTCTGAGAATACTATTGGCGACTTTCTTGTTAAAATTATCTTGATTCGAACAGATTGCGCGGGCCACACGAACATGGAGATTGCGGCCGGTTTCGTCAGGGTCTACTACATATCCATAACTGACACAATCACTACGATCATGAATAATATGAATTCGCTTTCCGTCGCGAGTTAGACGTCTAGGATTTTCAATCTTGTTCATTTGTTCACTCCTTTGTATGTTCAATAGATATTATCAAAATTAGTTACTGATGTCAAACTTTTTCAAACCATTGCAGTTCTAACCCATCCAATTTCTTAAGCTGGCCATCATTATAATATTCAATTTCATTATTGTCAATTAAGAATTTTCAGGTAATTCGGTCATTTGATCGTTCCTTTTGTGTGTTCAGCAGATATTATCAAAATTAGTTACTGATGTCAATTACTATCCACCACTTCTCTTATGTTAAATAACATACGGTAAAACATGATAGCTGTAATAAATCCGGTTGCAGTTAGTTTTACATATTCTTCTCCTAGATAAAAATTAACACCCAAACCGATGCCTATCAGAAACAATACATAGAAATATATTACTAAAGCCCCGCTGGATGCGGTTTTTTCAAATGCCGCCGATACAACATACAACAAGAACCCTAGCACCGACATTCCTATTATTGCTATAATGCTATGCTGTCCGATGAATTCTATCATAACGATCCTTTACCATTCTGTATATCATTTTATGAATACCCGGATTCACTTTCAATACCTCCGGGACGATGCTGTGTCGTATTTGATTACGCATATAATTACAATCATTATTCGATGGATCATTAATATATTCTACCTCATGTGTATTAGCATAGTCAACGATTGCTTGCTTTTTAGTTAACAAAAATGGCCGAATCACATTTGCTCGGTTATATTGAATTGTTTTAGGCTTTCCGTTAAATGTAGAAAATAACCATGTTTCCAAACAATCATCTAAATGATGAGCAGTAACAATCGGAATATTGAAGCTTTCCAAAAATGTATAACGTAAATTTCTCCATGTCTCTTCTTTATTATTCGATACATGAAAATCATATTTACCATCTACATTTGTACAAAACTCTAATCCTCTATACATAGATTGTTCTTTTACGAATTCTAATGCATAGGGAGAATGTTCAGTACCATGATTCACATGCACCACAATAATATCTCTTTTTCCCTTGAGCAAGAAATCTAGAGCAACCATAGAATCGATTCCACCTGATACAGCCACTCCAATTTTCTGAGGAACTTTCCCAAGTAAGTTAATCATCCGAAAATTTTAAACATAATTTCCATAAACGAAAACATAATAATGATTGCATTCATGAGCCCTACGATAATTGCAAGGGAAATAAATATAAATGATACTATCATATATGATGGCAATAATATTAATGTAAATATACCAGTATAATCCATAATCAACTCTGGTATCGTACTAATCGCTATTTTCAATATCGAAGGTATTACAAAAATTAACCCAAATACCAATACGAAGGGTGAATACGGATTATTTGCTATATCGTATATTAGTTGTACCATAATCGTATAATATCATTGTCAATTATTTCTAATAGAATGTTCGGCGATCCACTCTACAAGAGTTTCAAGTTCCACCAAATCATTGGATGTACCAAACAACATGTTACCGGATGCAGACGTAATTTCATGAATATTACCGTTCTGGCCAATAAAAGTCAACGCCTGAGATAATTCAGAAACACCATCGTTATATTTGATAATGCTAGTAGTTAGCATACCCAGTTTACCTATCTGAGTTGTCTTCTTCTCAATGCTATAATCCATTTTTTTTGCTTTCATAGTGTGAACTCCTTTGTGGTGATGTATTATATCAGAGATTATGCTTTTTTAAAATATTCTCTGAATTCAATAATATGATCTTGAGGCACTTGTTTAATTTTATACAGTCCCATGGGACCAGTGATATCTTTTTTTAAAATCTTCATAATATTATATGCGTATACCCCGGTCCACAATGGCCCATGTCCGGGATCCTTTATTTTATTTCCATTATAATGGAACTGCTTAGCACATTCTACTATACCATGTGAAATCTCATGAATGATAGTCGAAGGGTAAATATGCTTGGCCGAAACATTTATTGCAGCACATTTATGGCTTATTGACCAAGCTTCACCTAGATTATCCCATTCATATTCTGGAAATATAGGTGTAATATATATACCCCAATGTTGTTCGAGACATCTTATTATACATAACGCCTCAGAAACATTGATGGTTTTCTCTTTATTAAACCAGCCTCCTTCGAAATTATTGACTTTAGCTACTTGCCAATCTTTGTTTGCTTTCAAATGTTTTAATGGAGCATTAAATGCTGCAACCAAATTTTTATGCATATTCTATCATATGTATTCTAACTTGTACAATACTATGATAATACCAATTTGTCAAGTTTTTACATTTGCACTTCTTCTTCAAAAAGAATCTGGTTGCATCTCTGGCAAGACACCCTGCAAATATCTCCATCATACGTTGCAATTAATTGACTATAAACATTGTTGCTATGGCCAAACAATTTACAAATTATCTTGGAAAACATTCAAAATATCCTCATTAGGCTCCTCTGCTTTGGTACTATTAATTTTTTGTTTAATTTCTTTATCAGTCAAATTAAATATATGTCTAATCAATTGGTTCCGAACATCGCCGGGTGTAATATTTTCATTTGTGTCTATATTAAACATGAAATCCACGTTAGACATATTAATTCCTTTAGGATTTTTTTTTCAATTGGACTTCTGAGATCTGAGATCTGAGATTCTGTTATTACGCTGAATAAACATTTCCTCAAAAGTTCTCGTGTCAGAAAAAATAGTTCTCCAGAGTGCATTATATTCAGGACCTAGGCGTTTAACCATTCTTTGGAGAATGTCCATGTAATTGTATATATTATAATTCAATTCAGCATCTGTGAAAGATACTTGTTTAAGATATTTCATTTTAAAATCTCGTCTATTCATTATGGGGTAATCATACCACAACTCTTTAATGATGTCAAATGATGAAATGGTGTCTCCTGACGGTTACGATCCGCCTACTACAACTTGTAAGGATGCCATGATTCCATTTCACCAAGGAGACCGTTACAAGCGAATTTCTAATCTGGTGCCGATGGAGAGATTCGAACTCCCGCGCTTTCGCTTACAAGGCGACTGCTCTGGCCAAACTGAGCTACATCGGCATATCCCTTATTTATTAACTCTGTATATCTTTGTCTTCTAGACGGTTTATGACCATAGCACGAGTATGTTCGCATATACCGTGTTTGATACTCGACCAACTAACAACATTAACCACTCTAGGTAGCATATTTGTTAAGTGTGTATAAAGAATACTACAGTTTTACCGATTTGTCAATCATCCCAATCTGTTTCATAACGTCGATTATACTCTTCTTCAATTTCATATTCTAACTCTTCAATCTTATCTTCTAATTCTTCAATAGATTCTTCGTCGTTATCTCTACGTGCATTAGCTAACTGCTTAGTTAATTCGACAAGACGTTGTTCAAGTTTGTTCATAATGCTATTTAATAATTCCTTATTGTTAAATATGTCAAAAAATGGACAGTATGGTATAAGCCAAAAGAAGGCATACACTACATACTGTCCACTGTTTTGGTTACCTTACTTAACCCAAGCCCATGTATCACCGTTGCGAATCTTACGAATTGTAGCTTCATCTACATTATACACATCTGCAATTCGTACAATCGGCCATATACCCTCTGCCAGCAACTGTCTAATCCCCCTAACCTTATGTTCGTTCAGTTTACTTCGAGTTACACGAGAGTTTGGGGTTTCAACGTTGGGCTTTGGTTCACCCTCTGCGCCCTCCAAGTCTGTAAATTGATCGTCATCATCCAAATCACCATCAACATCACCATATTCGTCAGTATAAAACGAAGGTGTCAGCGTTTCATCGTTATAGAACTGATCTGAAATATCATCTACAACTTCATAAGCGCAAACACGCATCTTGGCATTATTATAATCTTTGGGAACCGCTACTACATCCTTTGGATGAACCTTGACAAGGAGAACTTTGTTCCCCGGTCCACTACCGAAACAAGGAAGATAACTACGGGAACATACATGCAATCCATAGGAACAGGTACGTTCAGAATCTTCGTCTACCTTGTTACGTGGAATTTCAACCTTAGTTCCTACTACATTACTAATAGTACCGCTATGAATATCGGTAAAGTCATTACGAACTTTCTTGTATGCAAGGAAATGTCCATCGTTAGTAAAAGGCAAATCACATGCTTCCAAAAATTGCCTATACAATTCATTAACAACACGATAACTGTTGTCCATTAGATTATCCATGACCCGAAGCAACGGCTTGTAGGGATACCCATTAGCCCACAGAAAATGCAATCTATTAACAATTACATTATAGATTTCATCACCATTGAAATACAGATTGTAACCATCAAAAGTAATACGTCCAGCGGATTCACTTTCAATGTTTGCCTTTGCATTCAGCAAACGGTCAAGACTATATTCATCACCATTAGTGATCGCATCCATCACTGCATCAAACTGATCGGTTGAACGCGGAATTGTGTGAGCCTTACCATTCAAAACTACACACAAATTTTGTTCCGTCAAATTCCAAGCTAACATTTTATAAATCTCCTATTTATTTAACGAGTATATAGTATAACCTATAATTTAAGGAATTGTCAAGCAATTTCATCAATAATTTCCTTTGCAATCCTGACCGGATCAATCAGAATAGTATCAGAATTGAAACAATCAATAATTTTGCAATGATTCCCAATTCTACCTTCAACAAACAGATTTAGAAAAGTCTTTCTATTAGCTGGATTCTTGAGCATTTTTACAATTATCTTATGATTCTCCACCATAGAAAGAATAGGGATATTCAAACCCTTTAATTCCTTTTCAAGCTGTTCCATTGAAGTGGCAGAATTTAGGATGTTTTGAACATTCTGTTGAAGATTCAAAACATCATGCGTACCCAAATATGCCATTACATTCTTAAACCTTTCCGGGTGCATCGAGCCTAGAAAATTTGACTTTTCTTTACCTGAATTATTTTTTTCATATTCAGCTTTCGATACAAAAACATCATCCAACCCAACCAGTGTAATGTCCCGTTCAATCTTGATACTTTCAAGAATGTTAAACATCATTCTGTTCATGTTGAAGTGCATATGTATTCTATTTTCATACGCTTCAACAATAGCATCATTAATACTGCTTCGGGCGGTCTTAATGATTTCATCCTTGTGAGTTTCAAAGTAATCCTTAACAGATACAAAATTGTTTGGATTCTTTTTCAATGCACGTTTCATATCTTTTTCTGAAATACCGATACATGCATAATCATCAGACTTTTTAATTGCAACATAATTAAATATCAAATGTAGAATTTCAAATGGCAATCCAGTATCACCAATCTTATTGTTGTACGTATTGAAACATACAAGAGTCTTACCATTATAATCTTCGACGGTTTCTTCAAATTCTTGATCGCAACCGTAACTATACAATGTATTACTACTATTATTAAAAATTTGACTGTTCAGCCAGAACCAAGAACGCCTCTTACCACCAGTAATACTATGACCAGTAGACTTGGTATTACGTGACGGCATAGGAAGGCTAGATATTTTTGTAATATCTCCCGCAGCACCATCTAGAAACTTAATGAAGCTATTATACTTATCCTTCGGCAAATCAATAATTACAAATTTTCTACCAGACTCGACATCATTGAACGTTCTTGTAACATACGCATAATTTTCATCCTTGTAATAAACAGGATTATTCCCGAGAATGCGATTCAACACATTAAACGCAAATGGGGAATTTTCATAGTCAGGAGTGCCATTGGCCCTATTTGAATTAGACCATGAATAGTGTGATTCTTTCTTAGGCTTACCATTGATACAAGAATAATCAGATACTTCCAATTCCTTAAATTTTCTAGGAAGTTTCAAATTTAACAAATTGTTCCTATTAATATAAAACGGATTGTACTTTTGATTGAATCGTTCCCTCGGCAGAAGCGATACCATGAACTCCGGCAAATCATTATACAAATTGTAAAACTCACCTTTTGAAGTAGCAAAAGCATCATCGAGTTTATGCTTGATAGAACCAAACATTTTATTCCTAACATTATCTAGTGCAACGCAAATATTATGCATCGTTTCTTGAGTGTACGAGATACCTTCACGACTGGCCGTAACTTCTACGGTACCAATAGGCATATCCATATATGCACCATAAATATTAAACCTACCGCATGTTCTACGGTTGAACGATTCAAGAAACTGAATGAAACGCTCGCCCTCATGTTGTGGGTTTCGAGCATAATATGGCAGATTCTTAGAACTTCCGGTTTTACTAATATGAGTAGTGTAATAGTCACGTATTAAATCAAAGTCTACTGGATATGCTACCGGACCCTGCTTGATAAAGAATCCATGCATAACATCATCATTTGATTGAAAGTACACGAACTCATCAATCTTAGCAATTTCCTTTTCAATCGTCGGCCATTCTACGTTAGCTTCCGGCTTTACCGGAAAGAAACGAAGCTGCTTTACCAAAGAATTTTTAAATTCATGGAAATCCTTTGGATCAATAGTTACTGTTACTTCAAGACCGTTAGGTTCATCAGTTTCTTCACCTTCATTGAACATGCTAATCTGTGGTAATCCCTCTTCAAGATAAGCATTATATACACGCTTCACACCCTTATGAATAGAAGTCACCATGAATGAATCAGTGTATGAAAACGGAGTCTTAGAACCGAGACCGAATGCGCCTACAGCATCATTGGCCTGATCCTTAGTAGAACCAAAGTACGTGGTATAGATACCTTCAACATCCTCATGGCTTAACCCCGGACCAAAATCACGAACCGAAAAGGTAGGATCAAAAGCATCCGGAAGCTTAACCTTAAAAGGCTTTTCAGGACACCCGGCTTCAACGTGAGCATCAAAAGCATTGCAGCTAATCTCACGAATGATAGAACCAATCTTATCCTTATAAAGAGTATCAGACAAGACACGAGCCACCTTAGCGTTCATATCCATCTTGAATTTTGCAACTTCTTTAAATCCTACGCCTGTAGCCTTATGGGTACTGATATTGAGCTTCACTTGTTAAATCTCCTATGTTTGTTAAGTGAACAGTCTACCAAAAAATTTAGTGATTTGCAATAGAAATTTTTAATTCATTTCCTTATTCACGAACCGCCATCGTACCATGGAACCCCATTCTAGTCAAGAGTCAACCCATGCCAATACTTAACACTAAGATTACGGGTACTTTTTATTTTGTTATTCTTATCTACATACACATTTTTATAGTTTATTTCATCTAATTGTGCCTTTAATTTATTCAATGATTTTCCTGAAACAATATTGATATATGGATTAACGATATCGACAGACACATAAAAATTTTCTTTTGTGTCATAGCGTGCATATTCCAAACTCGCACAATCTCCATTTGATGACCGTGGATGGTATAACAAAACCATTCCGCTATCCTCATCTTCAATAAGCATAATGGCCTCTATTATTTCACCGATGTCACGTACTCCGAATTCACTAGTGACCTTATATTTAACAATATTCATTGTTCAACACCTACTTCCATTGTTTCCAAAATGACATCCCCGAAACTTGGAGACACTGTTATTTCTTCATAGTAGCTATCAAAACGATTCAATGTGTAACCACCAGTAGAAAACATATCGAGATCCTCTTTAACCATATATTTGATATTACTCAAAATATCATGTTTAAGCTACCTTTACATTCATAGAAATATTAAACCCTGTATTAGGGTCACGAACAAATCCTGACGTATCTTGTATAGCGTCAGCCTTTGCGGACAACGCTACAATGTGCCCACCATCAGGATCAAGAAACCGTGCGTCAAATTCATCACCGTCAATGACAGGATACCCACCCCATGTTTTAGGCTTCGGATCATTACGCTTTAGTCGCATGACTACAGCAAGATTGTAACCTTGCTTCAAGGCTTCGATAGCTTGAGCATCATTATCTTCGGCCAAGCTATACGTTAAATGATAATTAGGCATAGCCAATGCCATCTTTCTATTCAGAATTTTTGTATAATCATAAAACTGGATTCCCGGAAATGCCCGCATGATATTACGATAATTAACACCCTGACGAACAACACGGATTTTTTCAAACGGAATATCACTGGTGCCGTTGAGACGAATTGCCGGTATCATTTTTCACGGTGGGCTTTACGCTCCAATGATTCAGCGTTCTGTACCAATTGTACCATGAAGCTGTCACGCTCTTCAAAAAACCACTTGGTCTTACGAATACGTGCCTTTTGTACATCATTAAAGCGACCATGCCCGGAAGTATACAAACATGCTTTCTTACAACCTTCCGTAGCATTTGCGCATGTATTATAACCACTAATGTCATTCGGGGCGAGATACAAGATACCAGTCAATATACCCTTTTTAAGACTTTTGATCGTTTTGGCATCTGCACCTACGCTCAACAGGTTTTTCGACTTGTAACCAGTATGCAATTAAATTCTCCTAATTTGTTGGAAATAAAGTATATCTGATGTTTGCTTAACTGTCAATAGATTCTTTAATTTTACTTTAGACGCGGCAAAATTCTTTTTTCGATATGATCTGCGATTTCTGAAAATGACATTCCACCGTCATTCATCTTTATCAGCGTAATTTTTGTATTTTCGGATAGTACATCATAACTAAGAATCTCTTGTTGTTCACCCCACTCAGGTTTATATTGAGGCTTATCCTGTGTATCTTTCAAAACACCCAAACAACAAAAATATGCACAAGGATCTGTTCATAAACATCATTATTATACACAAAAACTCTATCAAATCTCCTCAAAATAAACATACAATCCATTTCGGTTAATAGATAATACAATAAAACAATGCTCTTTTGTCAAATGAATAGAAAGATCATAGATTTCTACTTCGGTATCTACTTCCCATCCATTTTCACATAATACATTGAATAAGATATCCAATCTTTTAATTAAATTCTTAATGGTTCGATTGTTGGAAAGATAAGTGTCTGACTCTATAAATGAAAATCCATCACCGGGATAGGATTTTTCATTATTGCTTGTATAATTTGAAACAAATCTTTCATCCATACCTGTGATATTTGTAATGAATGTTTTAACTTCGTTTGCAAGTTCGGTTTTTCGTTTACTGTGTGTATTATTCATGATAGTAAGAATACCATAGATTGAGGTTAAAGTAAATAACAGCATGAGATTATTGCTACAAATTGATCGCCTTTCGTCGCCGTACCCATAATTTTCCTATTATGGTTAACTCCTTATCCAGATAAACCAAGTGCAAAACACTTGCGAATACCTATCGATCAAGCAGTGCCATCTTGTAAAGTTGGAAGCTTTCACCTTCTGGAGCAAATGACTGATTCGATTACTCACTATCCAACTTGGAAACCATCCTAACGCTTTATTTATTCTTTGTCAACACTCTTTTCAATTTTTTCTCTCAATACATACTATTCTTGTATTTCATCATCTAAATGTAAAGCCCATACAATATCAACAAATTGTTCTTCTGTCAAATCAGTCGGATCACCATAATATTCTTCTAACTTTACATGCATCAAATTACCCTGACCAACACGCCCTGTAAAAATACGACCAATGTCGACAATTCGGTAAACCGTATTAGTCAAGCTATCATAGGCATAATCATCAACACTAGGCAAGCCATTACCACGTTCTTCAATTACGCCACTTATAATATCAGTCATGTTTAATTTCTCCATTAAATACAGCTACAGCACAGTGAAAACCATCAGGGCCAAACCATTCTGTTGGCTCATTTTCTTCATGTTGTTTCTCTGGAGCATACAAACCACCACAATGTCCAGCAGTCCTAGCAGTCTCATATAAACTTTCTTCAAGACCGACCTTACCGCTGTTAACTAAATCATACGCTTCACTCAAATTAGACACGACACCAAGAAATGATTCGCAGCATCCATCTGGCGCTTCATATACATTATATCCTACAATATCCATGTCATAAAATCCTTAGTTATAAGTGTTGATAATTCCCTATGGGAAACGTCTATTATATATAATTAAAAAAAATATGTTAAACACTAAGTATCATCAACTTCACGATAAGAATAACGATCATCCTTGCTTATTTTAACATAACTCCATACAGTAACTGCAATCAATAACAACGCAATAAATCCAAATATGTAAATCATTTCTTCTTCCTCTTTGTCGGATATTTTCTGAAAGACCAATCATCAAATCCCTTGGCCTTAGACATGTCTTTATCAGATATATCTACCATATCAGGCTCAGACGGCGCAAACACCGATCCCATGTACATAGACAATTCCTGATAAGCAGTATATGGATCAAATATAGCAGCAAATCCAAAATCTTGCAAGACCGGATTCCTCGTGATTCTTACCCGATTACTATACCTGATTGGCCTCAAATGAAAAATAGGACAATTAAGATGCAAAAAAATATCATTGGCATTTCCCCTTATTAAATCCTTTACCTCACCTACCACAATACGATCCTGCTCTTTCTTATCCATTTTTTTAAACAAACTATTTTTCTTATCAATTACCCGAAATACTTCACTTCTATAATCCATAAAATAACTAATCGAATACATTACAAAAAATCTACCACAAAATCCGATTACATCAACTTCACTAGAAATGACATTAACGTTCCTCTTGGAATATTGTTCAAAAATATTTTTTAAAATACGTCCGTTATTATGTAAATTTCTGGCATTTTTATTACGAGGCCTATAACCATATCCGAAATATTCAGGATTCAATTTTTTTTCAAAAAATAAAGACTCTCCATCCCGTTCTACTGTAATATACGAATTACCAAAATCTACAGTAGATACAATAGATTTATCAAAAGCACCTTCACGTTTGAAAATCAACGTGGGATCATAACCTGACCCCATCGCCGAATCATAATAATCTGAATATTTTGAAATTATTTTCATCTCTATTCCCTATTTTGAACGCGCTCGCGAATCATCAATATGCTTCTTGAGCTTACCCTTGATTCCTAATGCGAACCGGGACAATTTAGTCAATCCGATGACTACCAATATTCCAATTGTAGCATACAACGGCACAAAATACAAAACCATATCTTAAGACCTTTATCATATTTTTATGATGTTGTCAACCCTTGATCTAACACTTTTTGTATGCTATGCTATGGTAGCAAATACCATATCCCATACGCTAAATGAGAATCATTATCATTTGCAATAGCGTTCGTATATGATAAAAATGTTTGACAATTTTTTGAAACTATGATACGATGAAAGTAATATGCAAAAAATCTGAATGCGAACGATTATCATTTCCAACCCTACTTGAGAATGGTTCGTATTCTCACAAGCGTGATGAGAATGATTCTCGTTTGTACCCTCATTACCATCCTCAATACCCTTTCCTACACTTGAAAAATATAAAATACTCTATCCATCATCCAAAAACATAGGGGGCCAAGCTATAAAATTGATTAGTCCCCTAGGGCAAAATCAATACCCTTCAAAAAAAGTGTAATAAAAACAATTAGTTATGGTAACAAGGGTCTCAGTGAATTTTTTTAAATTTTTTGACGATAGGGGCCATGCCAAAAAGAGTTTTACAAGGATCTCCTAATATAGATAAAAAATAGAGTAAAAACAACACTTTAATGCAGGGTTTTTAAAAATTAATAATATAGTGTTTATAGGTTTTTCAGAATGATATTATAATGATATCACGATAATATTTATATAATATGATTTTTACAGTTCACATAATAGTATATGTTATTGAAATATATTGAAAACCCCTAACGCACGCGTTAGGGGTTATGATATATATGCTGATAGTGTTACGCTTAACGAAATATTTAATGGTTTGAAGGTATCTAATAAATATAAAATACTGTATACATAATTAATGAGAATTCAAACCATTCTTTCATTATATGAAGCCCTCAAACCTTCTCAATACAGAGATATTGTAAAAAATTGGGATAAGACATATTTGGAAAAGGTATTTAAAAATTCTCCGCATAAGAAGGATAGGAATGCTTATAGGTTATACATTCCTATTTCGGCTACTGATAATATTGTTATAGAGCCCAATCCTAGGATTAAAGATTATTTGGATAGTAATGATTTTGAAATAGGAGATTATGTTAAGGGTTATGTTAAAAAGAAATCAGATGGTAGAACCATGAAAATCGGAAAAGTGTTGCCTGATGAACTAAAACAAGTATTTGTTAATGATCCTAAAAGGCGAGCATCCAAACATGAAACTATGGTGGTAATATCCCGGCATCCGTATGATATAGCTGGAATGAGTACTGACCGGGGGGTGGACTAGTTCCCAAAATTTAGTTAATGGATCGTACTGTAGATTTGTTCCTAACGATATTAAAGCGGGGACTATTATTACATATGAGACAAATAATTTTAAAATATACATTTTTATTTTACCTATATATTAAAAATAAAAGTATACTAAGAATTAAAAAATATGATAGCAAAAACACATAAATTAAAATGATGAATAAAAGAATACCAGTCCTAACGCCAGATATTTCTGAGTTATCTAGATCTACGGAGAATTTTATAATATTTTTAATCATTTATATACACTTCAATTTATTTTGACTATTATAACACAAGTCTAATGAAGTTTCTACGTTTATTCATTTCTCGAATGATACGATTCAAATAGGTATTCGATTTTTTTTCAAGGATTCTTACTTTTCGTGAATCGTCTTTATACATTATTTGATATACGGTTAGAAATATTTGGATCTTTTAAATCATACGAAATGTTTAGCGTATAGTTTTTTGGCATTTACGGGAACAATATGTCCATCATCGTCATAAACAATAAAACTTTCATTGTTAAAATTAATCGTTTTCATAAATTAAACCTCCAACAACCCTAGAAATGTTTTCATAGGTAGGTTTAATATCATGATAAACATCATTTCTGATGATAAAACATCCATTCTTTATACGATTAGATAGATTCATCCAATTTTCACCGATTGAATGTAACATTTCGTGAATATCATCAGTATTTTTATTATGTAATTCTTTGTGTAAAAAGAACTTCCTAGCAAACATTTGTAGACTGTTTCTTTTCCAATCCCTAGCTCTCCATAGAAAAGCATTACAAACGTCTTCACGAGGAACTGAGAAAGCCCTAGAGTCAAATACAGCCATCTATATCTCTTTCTTTAAGAATTTGATTGAAATATGCTGTCATGTATGCTGCACTTAGTGAAACCTGTTTTGAATGATTGTAATTAAACCACCCCTGTGTTTCATGCGTTTCATAATCAGTAAGTAAAAATGTGACTTCATCCGACTGAATAAATGCGGCCTTGAAACCTTGCATTTGTTTTGAAACCATAAGAGCACTCGTGTCCATTGCATCCATGAGTCTTCGCAAATGGATATTTACCCGAATAAACGTCTCCCGTAAGTGTAGTATCAACCATCTGTAATAATTCTCCGTTAAATAATAATAACATAAATCATTAAACAATTCAAGCCATTAACAGTTAAATAATTCGTTAAAATAATAAATCAATAGAAATCCGACTTTTGCATTCTTAGAATCAAAGATTAATATAGTTTCCTTGAATATGAATTATTTTAATTATATTCCGTTGCATTTTTTCTGTTCAAATAATCATCAGAAATAGATTTTAAAATCAATCGACCAATAGTAGTATCAGGAATTTCATATTCAAGAGGTTTAATTACAGCACCTTCCCGAATGTGAGTTCCTGTGATCGAATCCTTTCCATCAGTATATTGCCCTATTGTGCCATAAAAAATTGGCCCACGATAAAGCTCTGGAACAGTTTCAATTCCAAATCCTTCCATAACTTTAAGCATGTTTTTGTATGGAAGATATTTACCCTTTCCGGGTTCGCCTATATAAACATCAAATACTCTGAAATTGGTTTCATTCAACCCATAATCTAAATCTTGAACAGCTTTTCCATATATTTCGCCAATGATATATATCGGCTTATTTACTGACGCATCTTCTTTGAGACTTTCCGCTACTTCATAAATATCAAACCGCTCATGAAATTTCTTGAAGGCTTTCATATACAAATTGTTTGTATTAGCTTCATTATCCTTGAAAGCTAACCCCTTTGAAGAAAGTCCCTTTGAAGTTACAATACAATTAGTATACGGAATTTCTTCGTGAACAGGGTGCTCTTGCACTCGCTCTCCATTAACATAATAATAATTAGGCCATACACCAAAACAACACCATGTGCCATGAAGCTTTTCTGTAATAACACATTGAATACCTAAAACCTCTAATGCTTGCTCATATTGAGGATGATTCTTGATATTTTCAATATCATACTTCAAAGTCTTACCAGAAAGATTACAAACCTCACCACTCATCTGTGTAGGAATTTCAGGTTCCCATTTTACAATATATAAAAATTGAGAAACATCTGTCCCAATATCTTCTTCACCTACAGACATGGCTTCTTCCATACCATATTCATTACACAAAATACCATCAACAATAGGATATAATAACCCTAAACTCGTCTCTCCACGAAGCTTAACAGCCTTTACACGATTACCTCTAGAACCAGCTAGTTTACCAATGCCCTTCTCTACATCCCATAAGTTCATGTCTTCTAAAATGTATCGAGGAACAAGAGTTTGCTCAGGAATGTATACAACAAGATCACCTTCATTAAATTGACCCTTTTTAACAATACATTGATATCCCAATACATCAGCAAACTCTAATGCATCTGCATTAGGATGTGGACGAATCCTTTCGATTTTTTCAATTGTCGCTTTTCTATCTGCCATATAGTTAACTCGCTTTTTCAAACCATGGTATTTCTAATTCGTTAAATCTCTTAAGCTGTCCGTCATCATAATATTCAATTTTATTTTTATATTCATATCCATCAGAATCTTTACGATGAATCAAATTATTATTCGAATCAAATTCTTTCCAATATTCATATCCATCAGAACTTTTACAATGAATCAAATTATTATTCGAATCATATTCTTTCCAATATTCAACTTCATCGGAACTTTTATAATGAATCAAATTATTATTCGAATCATATTCTTGCCAATATTGAAATCCATTAGAATTCTTATAATGAATTACATTATTATTGGAATCAAATTCTTGCCAATATTCATATCCATCAGAATTCTTATAATGAATCAAACTATTATTGGAATCATATTTTTTCCAATATTCAACTTCACCAGAATTCTTATAATGAATCAAATTATTATTCGAATCAAATTCTTGCCAATATTCATGCCCATCAGAGTGGTTATAATGAATTAAATTATTATTGGAATCATATTTTCTCCAAGATTCTATACCATCAGAATTCTTAAAATGAATTAAATTATTATTGGAATCATATTTTCTCCAAGATTCTATACCATCAGAATTCTTAAAATGAATTACATTATTATTCGAATCAAATTCTTGCCAATATTGAAATCCATCAGAATCTTTATGATGAGTCAAATTATTATTCGAATCAAATTCTTGCCAATATTCATGCCCATCAGAATCTTTACGATGAATCAAATTATTATTCGAATCAAATTCTTTCCAATATTCATATCCATCAGAACTTTTACAATGAATCAAATTATTATTCGAATCATATTCTTTCCAATATTGAAATCCATTAGAATTCTTATAATGAATCAAATTATTATTGGAATCATATTTTTTCCAAGATTCTATACCATCAGAATTCTGATAATAAATCAAATTATTATTCGAATCAAATTCAATGCTATCTTTATTATTCTTTAACCACCTGACATAATCTTTATGATCACCGTTAACTTGATCTAATAACTCAAGCGGAAATCCAATAAGATTATTATTTTTTACAAATTCAACAGCACTAGTACATGCATCGCGTTCATTTAAAAATTTTTCAGTTAATGTATTCATTTGTTTACTCCATGGGGTTTCAATCAGTGAATTTTAAAGTAGGGCAAATACCACTCTTAACAGCTTTCATCTTTTCAATAATTATGTTATCAGAATCACTAATAATACCAGAAAGTCTATATTTTCTGAACAAAAATATACCATATCCAGTCGCTATGGCTATCCATAACAAATATCCGATGACTAAAGATGTCAAAATACCTCCAGACCAAGAAAAGTGTTCCCATGTAATAATATAGAAATGGTGACATCAACGAAAATATACCCAGTCCTATCATGGATATTATCCATGATACGAAAAAAATTATGAATACCACCGACCATATAAATTACCAGAAAAATGTACATACATTTTTAGCAGGATTTTTAAAAATAAGATTAGTTATTCTATATGTCTTGCTCTTTTTACTTATACTTAATTCTTTCACCAGTTTTTCTCCTAAGTTTTAACCAGTATTACATATATCATACATTAAGTCAAGAAGCTTCTAAACTTCTTCTATAAAATTAATATAAAAACCTAACATAATCCTTCTTCTTCCTTTCCTTCTTCTTCTTTGATAATATTAGATATAAATATCTGTACTAAATAATTACCCGCATCAATATGAGTCTTGAATCCCTTTACACGACCATAACCCCCATAAATCGATAACGCATCCCATCCACTATCATATTCAAAAATAGACCCCAAAAGTATATCTCCATAATAAAACATATATCCATCATCTGAATAATATACGAAATTATAGTCCGATTCCTCAGTTTTCATAATAAATCCTCTTTATATGAATAATCTTCTCTTAAAGCATCTGTAATAGAAATCACTATACATCCGTGTTCAATTTTAAACATCATGGAAGACGTAATAAGTAATCTACTTATACCATAATCATCATCATGAAGCAAAACCTCTACATCGCCGTGTTCGGCTTTTAGCCTTTCTAAATTTTTAATTAATTCACTTATAATCATATTTTAATTTCCTTTCAATTTTTGCCATTCTTTTATTCCTGATTTCTATTCGTCAATATACTACAGAATGGAATCAATGTCAATTCAATCCTTAAAAACATAAATGATCCTAAATTATATAATAAAAAATGTACCAGAATATAACATTAAATAATTCGTTAAGCTCATCATAACCTACATATATACCAAAACCCCTAACGCACGCGTTAGAGGTTTTTAATATATTTCAATAACATACATTATTATGTGAACTGTAAAAATTATATTATATAAATATTATCGCAATATCATATTGATAACATTCCGAAAACCCTATAAACACTATATTTTCAATTTTAAAAAAATACTACATAAAGTATTGTTTTTAAACACTTTTTTATGATGATTGGGTGGAAAATGTAAAAATATATTTGGCATGGCCCGCAAAATATAAAAATATCAAAAAAATTCTCTCAGACCCTCTTTACCATAAGTAACTGTTTTTATTACATTTTTTTATAATGTTATTAAGTTTTTCCCTAGGGGACTAATCAATTTTTACCTTGGCCCCCTATGTAATATAGATGATTTTTATAAAACAGTTTAAAATAGTAAAAACAATTGTAAGTATTGTTGATACAGTTTGGGATGGTAATGAGGGTAAAAATGAGAATCATCCTCATCGGCGTATTGCAAATGATTATCATTCTCATCACGCTCATGAGAATAAGAATCATTCTCAAATAGCGTCATAAATGATAATCATTCTCATTTAAGATTTTAGATATATTACTTCCATCGTATCACATTTTTAAAAAGTTGTCAAGCATTTTCATCATATGCGAACGCTATTACAAATGATAACAATTCTCATTTAGCGTAGGACATAATGATATTCTCTACCATATTATATCACAAAAAAAGTTTAAATCAAGGGTTGACATTGTATATATTATATGGTAAAGGTACTAAAGTAGGAATTTGTATTTTTCCATGTTGATATTGTGTACAAGTATTTTTTATGTTATACTGAGGGTTCAAATTATATTGGAGAATATAAAAATGATTAACAAGATATATAATATTGTTAGTATGGAAATGGATAACTCTAGGGTACGTTTTAACTACACTTCTAAGGTTACTATTGCGATATGGTTGACTCTAACTGTAGAGGTGTTTATTCATGTTGCAAGTGCGTTTCTATTTTTAGAAGTAAATAATGATGGCCACATTTATAGTGATGTTACTTTTAATCAATTTGCATTTTTATTAAATATTTTCCCATACCTGTTACTTTGTTTATGCAGTTTGATTGTTTTAATTGATAAGATTATTGGCGTATTAACTTCATTTATTACTGAGGATGATTATGTAGAAGAGCATTTCCTTTCTAGCCGGATTATTGGTGTTCCTTCTTATGAAATTGAAAATATTTTATTTTTACAAACGATATATATGGTATTATATATTACCGTGATGCCAATATTGTTTTTAGTTGTATTTCCGTCATGGATTCCACTTGTTGTAATAGTAGGCGTTATTGTTGGTGTAATGTATCTGGCGAGATTTTCATATCGTTTGAGTAAGCGATTAAGGACACATATTAATGATCCTAATGCACATACAAAGGAGAATGCATAATGTTTAATAAGATACTTAAAATATTTAACGATGATATTTCGTTTTTACAATTTATAGCAGCAGTGACTGGTCCGGCTTCAGGTATAGCCATGGCCATGTTAATAGATCTTGATAAAAGTTCCAGTTCTGTAATTGTTACATCTGTTCCAATGTTTTGGTTTATGCTGCTAGCTCTAATTACAGCTATTGTTAAGATTGGAGCTATGTATGTAGAATATGCTACCAGAGGTGAGTATACTATTCCTTCTGACTGGATGTTATTTGATGATAAAGGTTTGTTGCATAGTTTGACTCTTTATTGGTATATACTCGTATTGACCACATATACTCTTATAGTCTTGTATTATACACCATTATCTATTACAATTGGAATATTGTTAATTATAGGATTGACTGCGTTATCGAGATTCGTGTTTGGAATCATGGGTAAACTCGATACTCATGTTAATGATGCTGATGCACATTTGAAGAAAAAATAAACAAGGATATTTAAGAATGTTTTATATAATTGAATATTTCTATTGTTGTATGGATGTTGCAATAAAGTCTTGTATTTTTAGTCATGTATTCAAAGGAATAAAGAATGAAATATTTTAGATTATCATATATAGTATTATTGTCATGTTTATTATTGTATAGTGAGGATGTTATTGTTAAAGAATTATCTGTTAATGACGTTAGCATCATTGAACTATCGAATATATCTGAAGATAATTTAAAAGATATTGAGATAACTGTTTTTGGTCGATCATTTACATTAGAACTCTCTAAAAACGTTGAATTGTTTTCCACATTGGTTTCTAATAATGGTGATGATTTATTTTTACGTGGAACGGTATCAGGTATTTCTAATTCTTGGGTTCGGTTGAATAGAATTGATGGAGATTTCAGTGGTGGATTCTTTGATGGTCAAGAACTCTATTTAATTGATCACAGTATGGGACTGACTAATAATTCACTTAATGATAATACTATTGTATACAGATTATCTGATTTAAATATTCCATTTCATATTGATGATGGTGGTATTGAAAATATTTCTGTTAATGATACAGAAAAAGATTATAAAACATTTATTGGACATTTACGTGAATTTGTTAAAATTCAAGAAACTGCTGTATTAGCATTACCTTTAACGATTGTCAGTGATGTTGAATTTAATGATATTCATGGTGATAATGCTACATCTATAATAGCAGGTAGAATTAATTTAATTGATGGTATTTACACTAATCAATTAGGAGTTGGGCTTATATTTTATCATCATGAAATATTATCAGATAATGGTCCATTGATATCGAATGATGCATTACAATTATTAAGAACGTTTAGGACTTTTATGGATACTGGTATTGGGCAAGATATCCCCTTTGAAGGTATAGCTCATTTAGTTACTGGTAAGAATTTTGATGGTAGCACTATTGGTACTGCATTCATGGATGTTCTTTGTAGCAGTTTTGCTGGATACGGTGTTAATCAAGATTTTTCTAATGATACTACCAGTGCATTGATATTGGCACATGAGATCGGTCATAATTTTAGTGCTCCACATGATGGACAACCGAATTCTGCATGTGAAGATGAAACATTTAGGGGAATCATGAGTGCTAGTATTAATGGATCGCAACAGTTTAGTGATTGTAGTCTTGATCGAATGGCGCAAGCAGTTTCTTCTGCAAATTGTTTAGTAGAACGTGGAGAAGTTATTTTTTCTGATGGTTTTGAATAATTGACATTTATAAAAAGCTATGATAGAGTAAATGAATGAGAATAATTTCAAAATATTCAGATTATTATGATTCGGTGATGGGATCAGGTTATGACCCTTCATTGATTTTCAAACGTAAAGGCGCTTTTGATGATCCTATTGATTCATATGTGAATTTTGATGATTCATTTGGATATAGAGCCACGGTAGATCATACTGATCAGGCTCGCTATCTTGGAACAAAGTTGAATCCTGAATATTTTGGATATGTTTATCTAGGTAATCGAAGTAAAAAACTTCATAATAATAGAATCATTTTAGAGAAGGCTTTCAGAGCACATTCCAAGAGAAATGTTACTATTATTGATAGTGTTTTTTACGTAATAGGTTTCTGTGGTAAGACATATGTGATTTATGAAATTGATTATAGCATAGACAATAATCGATCATGTTTTCGAATAGTGAATAAAAAGAATAAATTATTTCAAAAAGTGGATAAGAAAAAACGGGACATGATTGTAGTAGGTGAAATTCCTGATTTGATACGGGGAAATGTTCATGACATTTTTCTTTATCTTAATTGCCCTATTTTTCTTTTAGAGATGGTTAAATATAATAACAGAGTTAAAATAATTCGTAACCCGATCTTGAAAGATTTAGGATTTGCTGCTATACTTGATCCATATACTGCTTATCAGGAATTGTCTATGTACATGGGATCGGTGTTTGCACCATCTGAGCCTGATATGGTAGATATATCTGATAAAGACTTATCTGAGTCCAAGGGATTCAATGATTGGTCTTTTAAAAAGTATCCAACAAAAAGGAAGAGTAAATGATTTATATATTTGGATTTGTTTCATTGTTATTGGTTGCAGTCACCGTATGGTGTTTTGCCAAAGTATGCAAAACTGATCGATATTCATATCGTGAAGTTGATGACAATTAGCGCTTAACATTGGTTCTAATGGTTTTCACTGTGCTGTAGCTGTATTTAATGGAAGAATGGAACATGACTGATATTATAAGTGGCGTAATCGAAGAACGTGGTAATGGTTTGCCTAGTGTTGATGATTATGCCTATCACAGCTTGACTAACACGGTCTACCGAATTGTTAACACTGGTTGTATTGTTACAGGACGTGTTGGGCAGGGTAATTTAATGCATGTAAAACTAGAAGAATATGGTGATCCGTTTGATTTGACAGATGAACAATTTGATGATATTGTATGGGCTTTACATTTAGAAGAATAGTAAGTATTGACAGAAAAAAGTTGAAAAAAGTGTTGACAAAGAATAAATAAAGCGTTAGAATGGTTTCCAAGTTGGAGACAGAGAGTAACTGAACCATATGATCCATAGTCATTTTCTCCGGTTGCTCTAGCGTAAATGTCTCCAACTTTTAATTAAGAAAAAAGAAGTACAGTTTTGGGCATGACCGTGATAGCTCATTGAAAGATGGGTAACGGGAAAGGTGCTACCCACCTTCCCGCCTAGAGAAATTTAGGTTGAGTCATGCAAGCCGAGACTCTGGAAAATTCGTCCATAATAATTCAGGCGGATTTCAGACGAAACGGGATGGTAGGTTAGACCGAGGCCAACTGGTAAGGTCGTTCTAAGGTGACGCTTAGTACCTACATGTCAACATCTTGAGCGTTGGAGAGTCAAAGGGTAGTTATTTGGTGTGAGTCTTAGCGGATAAATGCTGAATAGCAATGTTAACGGTGAGCTAAACCTTATCGTGAAACATGGTCGAAAGTAATCTTAGCGGATGAAACGGCAAACGGTGTTGTCATATTTCGTACCTCAAAAGGGTATGAAGTGATGGAGACGGCACATCGTTAGGTAGTTTGCAGTCTTTGTAGCTCAATAGGTAGAGCTACCGCCTTATAAGCGGTTTGTTGTAGGTTCAAGTCCTACCAAAGACCCATAATAGATAACTGGGTTTAAAATGCAAAAGTCCGTCTCGGTAAAAGGTGAGCAAGGTAGTTAAGTCTACACTGCGAAAGCAGAATGTAGAATCTTTGAGGGCCGCAAGCTTGATAAGATTTGGTTAGAAGCGCACGTCGAGGGCCGTACAACCTTCGGGGGAAGCTGAAAGCCGAGTAGCCTTTTATGACAGCGCAAACGCTAGCGCTTTACAAGACAGCACTACTTGATCGATAGATATTCGCAAGTGTTTTGCGCTTGGTTTATCTGGATAAGAAGTTAACTTTAGGTTTGCAGCCTGAAGGTACGGCGACGAAAGGCGATCAATTTGTAGCAATAATCTCATGCTGCTATTTACTTTAACCTCAACATATGGTACTCTTAGTCATGGATAATTTACTCGATAGACAAAAGAATGATCTTGCAAACGAAATTACAACATTCATTACAAATATTACAGGAGTAGCTGTAGAACCTAATCCGAATGAAGGATTTGAATTTGTAGAGTACAGGAATTTTATTCCTAACAAACGATCAATTAATAATTCAATTAAAGAATTCAATATTCTATTTAATGTGCTATGTGAAAACGGATGGGAAGTAGATACTGAAATAGAAGATTTTGATCTCGCTATCCATTTAACTAAAGCTCATTGTTTTGTTACTTTATCTATTTGTCGAAATGGATTACATGTTTTTTTTGAAGAGATTTGATCATGAGTAATCAGGTAATTATTGATATTCGTCATTTCAGTGATGATATTATTATCTTGGCTGAAGATAATTATGGTAAAACGTTTCTTTCATTTACACCAGACACCTACAAAAAATTTTCTAATGTAGAAGAACTTTTGTATGAAGTTGCGACCACACCCGAAATGGATGGATCGTTTTATATAGACCTTGAGGATTTTTCGGTCGTATGTGAATTATGTAACAGTGTAGAAGTGCATGGGTTTTATCCGCCGTCAGATGAACGTCACGATGAAGTTTTCGTGTATAATAATGACGATGACTAATAGGTCTATTTAGAAGAAATCTAAAGGATAGTATGATGAACAACTTAAAACTTACTAAAGATGAATGTAAGCAATGGATTGAGGATTTGCGCTCTGGTGAATATAAACAGTGCAAGGGCAAATTGAAAACTGCAAATCAACATGGTGTATATTTTTGTTGTTTGGGTGTTTTGAAAGAGACACAGGATAAGCCTCGACATAAAGCTGTGGGGGGGGGTGAACAACAAGAGATTCTTAGTTATGATGTATTATCCAAAAACACACAACATACTCTGATAAAGATGAATGACGGTGGAATATCATTTTCAGAAATCTCAGATCATATCGAAAAAAGAATTTTGCCGCGTCGAAAATAAAATTAAAGAACCTATTGACAGTTAAGCAAACTTCGGATATACTTTATTTCCAACAAAATTAGGAGAATTTAATTGTATACTGGTTACAAGTCGAAAAATCTGTTGAGCGTAGGTGCAGATTCCAAAACGATCAAGAGTCTTAAGAAGGGTATCTTGACTGGTATTTTGTATCTCGCCCCGAATGACATTAGTGGTCATAATACATGTTCTAACGCCACAACGGGATGTAAGAAAGCATGTTTGTATACTTCCGGGCATGGTCGCTTTAATAATGTACAAAAGGCACGTATTCGTAAGACTAAATGGTTTTTTGAAGAACGTGAAACCTTCATGGCACAATTAGTAAAGAATGCTGAATCATTGGAGCGCAAGGCTTACCGTGAAAAGATGATACCGGCTATTCGTCTTAATGGTACAAGTGATATTCCGTTTGAAAAAATCCGTGTTGTTCGTCAGGGTGTTAATTATCGTAATATCATGCGAGCGTTTCCGGGTATTAGGTTTTACGACTATAGTAAAATCCTAGGACGTAAGATGGCTTTGGCAATGCCTAATTATCATTTAACGTTCAGTCTAGCTGAGGATAATGATACTCAAGCTGTTAAAGCATTGGGACAGGGTTATAATGTTGCTACTGTCATGCGTTTAAAGCGTAATGATCCAAAGCCTAAAACATGGGGTGGTTATCCTGTTATTGACGGTGATGAATTTGATGCACGTTTTCTTGATCCTGATGGTGGTCATATTGTAGCCCTATTTGCAAAGGCTGATGCTATACATGATACGTCAGGATTTGTTCGTGATCCTAATACAGGGTTTAATATTCCTATGAATGTAAAGGTGGCTTAAATGCAAACATCTAAAAGAGTACAAGTGCAGTATGACCAACTTAAATTGATTAATGCTGCAAAATATCTGGCCAAGTACAATAATATTGGCACTAAGAATCAAAACCGATCAGTAGATGATTGGTATCAAGATATTTTGAATAATATCAAACGTGCTGCTAAAGAAAAATTTGATATATTTTCTACAGGTGGTTACACATTGAATCTTGAAATTGATTCTTTTGATAGCTACCATGTAGATATAACAGTTTCTCCAAGTTTCGGAGATATTATTTTGAAAAGTACTGAGGTGTATATTCAATAATGAATATTGTTAAATATAAGGTTACTGGTGAATTCGGGACATATAACATTGGTGAAGTTGTAGAATCAATTAAACTTATAGAAACAGATAGTGGATTGGCTTTGTTATATCATCCAAGGGGTTCAAATGGAGATTGTGCAAGTTTGGAATATGCACAATATGATACCAAAGAAAATCTTTATGTATCTGTTGATATCGTTGCTCAATACATCAATATTAATTCAGGAAAATTTTTGAATGAATTAAAAGCAAAATTAGATGAAATAAATTATCGGGACGTGTATTTAGATAAGAATAATAAAATACAAAAAGCAAATCAAAGTAAAGACAGCCTAAATGAATAATGTAAACATGCATTATGTGAATATTATCATGCAGTATCTATATGATCGTGCTGCCACAGAAATGAAGTCGGTAACTCCCCGAGTAGTTTGGGGAGTGAATACTTTAGAAGAAAATGTAGATATCATTATAAAAGAATATGGATTAGACTATCGTGAGGCATTTGACTTTGACGAATTTATGGACTCTGCTAGTTTTGTTGATCATAGCTTCGAAGATTTATTTGATTTAAAATATATTGAAAATTAGGTTAATTTAATTTTTCCTATTTTAGAGCCTTTATCATAGATCCTACTCTCGTGTCAACCCATTTTTGTAAATAATAAATTAATTGCAAAAATGGGTTGACTATAACGGGATGCCATGGTATGATAGCGGCTCGTGAATAGGGAAATGAATTAGAAATTTCTCTTGTAAATCGCTAAAAATTTTGGTAGACTATTCACTCAACAAATATAGGAGATTTAACCAGTGAAGCTCAATACCAGTAACTATAAGGCTACAGGCGCAGGATTTAAAGAAGTCGCAAAATTCAAGATGGACATGAACGCTAAGGCGGCTCGTGTTTTGTCTGATACTCTTTACAAGGATAAAATTGGTTCTATCATCCGTGAGATTAGCTGCAATGCTTTTGATGCTCACATTGAAGCTGGGTGCCCTGAAAAGCCTTTTAAGGTTAAGCTGCCGGATGCTTTTGATCCTACCTTTTCGGTTCGTGATTTTGGACCGGGTTTGAGCCATGAGGACGTTGAAGGTATCTATACCACGTACTTTGGTTCTACTAAGGATCAGGCTAATGATGCTGTAGGCGCATTCGGGCTTGGTTCTAAGACTCCGTTTTCATACACTGATTCATTCATGGTAACTTCCATTCATAAGGGTGTGAAGCGTGTATATAATGCTTATCTTGAAGAAGGGTTGCCACAGATTAGTATGTTCGGCGAAGGTGTAGAAACTGATGAGCCTAATGGTCTTGAAGTAACAGTAACTATTGATCCAAAGGATTTTCATGAATTTAAAAATTCATTGGTAAAGCAGCTTCGTTTCTTTCCAGTAAAGCCGGAAGCTAGTGTAGAATGGCCGACGATTGAAAAGGTAATTGCTAAGATTGATGGATTCATGTACTTTCAGTCAAGTAATGATATTATGCGTGGGTTCTTTATCAAGCAGGGTCCGGTAGCATATCCAGTAGATTTTGATTTGATTCGTGATTATTACACTACCCATATTAGTAAAACCGGAAGTTCTAAGAATCTGCCATATTATACTCGAAACCCGAAAAATGAAGGTGAACGTTTTATTCAGTTTCTTGAATCGTTCAATCGTCATTCATACGGTAGGTCTAATAATCATGGTGCATATATGGATATGCCCATTGGTACAGTAGAAGTTACTGCCAGCCGTGAAGGTATCTCTTACACTCAAGAAACGATGCATAACATTTGTGTTGCATTAGATAACGTTCGGAATAAAATGTTTGATTCTATCAAGCATGAGCTTGATGATGCTTTTGCTACTTCAAAAGGTGAGTTTTATAATTTGTATAAGGATTTGCCGGAGTTCATGGTATCGTTTCTGCCGAAGGAACGGTTCAATCAAAAGTATAGCCCGTTTTATATTGATAAGAATAATACTTTTACTTTGAAACTTCCTAGAAAGTTTAAGGAGTTGGAAGTATCTACTTACAATACCATTAATAGTACGCCTAAGAAAGAAGCGCATTATTCATGGTCTAATTCAAACAATCCTAATGGCAATGCTGACTATGAAAACTCTCCATTTGCGCTTAATGTATTGACGCACGTTCTTGGCGGTACTTCGGTTGGAGGTACTTCGGTTTACTACAAGGATGAAAGTTATGCATTTGCTACAAGAGCGTATAATGATGCCGATACTAGAAAAATTGTAATCATTGAATTGCCAGAGGATAAGTACGATAGCTTTATTAAGTTTTTAGATGGTGCTGTGAAAAATATTACAAAGATATCTAGCCTTCCTATGCCGTCACGTAATACTAACTCTAGTAGTCATAGTATTACTGGTGGTCAGAAACGTTCTTGGTTCTGGTTGAACAGCCAAATTTTTAATAGTAGCAGTTTAACTAACACTTTGTATAGTTATGGTTGCGATCAAGAATTTGAAGAAACCATCGAAGATTATAATGGTAAGACTCTTGTATGTTTCAATACATTCAATAATAAGATTAGAGACACTGAGTTGCCATTTGAGATTCTACATTTGATATTTAATTATGTTACACTTAAAAAGTCTGATGATTATGCATGTATCGGCATTGCAGAAAAAGATATGAAACGTGCATTGAAAAATAATCCAAACAATTTTGTATCTGTCAAGGATTACTTTGAAACTCATAAGAGTGAAATCATTAAGGCAGTCCGAGACGGTATTAATGAAACTATTGTTGAAGAGTATGAAAACAGAATGCGTAGGCATTTCGACGTAAACAGAATATTTAATACTCTTATGAATATCAAGATTGATCGAAGTATTACATTGGTTGGTCTGGATGATATTTTCTTATCGAAAGATGAGTATGAAGATAAGTCAGGTAGAGCGAAGCCAAGTCTCTTAGGTTCGATGCGCCCGAATAGTTTTAGGGACGCAATGACATATTTGGGTACGCATGATGTTTTAGACCGTCAACGGGATGCGCAAAAAATCCTAAATACTCTTGCCTCAATGGAACAAGTTGAAAAGGAATTAAAGGGTTTGAATGTTCCTATTGTTTCTATGGTCGATAACCATAAGAAAATCGTAAAAATGTTTAAGAATCCAGTTAATAGAAAGAATTTTCTAAATCTGGTTATTGAAGGTAATATTGGAAATAGTTGCAGAATCTCTGACTATTGTTTTGATCCGAATACTATTCTGGTTGATCCGGTCAAGATTGCAAAAGAAATTATTGACGAAATTGCTTGACAATTGATTAAACGATAGGTTATACTATATACTCGTTAAACAAATAGGAGATTTATAAAATGTTAGCTTGGAATTTGACGGAACAAAATTTGTGTGTGGTTTTGAATGGTAAGGCACATACAATTCCACGCTCATCAGATCAGTTTGGTGCAGTGATGGATGCGATCGCAGATGAAGATGAAAATTCTGTTGATCGTTTGCTGAATGCGAAGATGAACATCGAAACCGAATCTGCTGGACGGATTACTTTTGATGGATATAATCTGTACTTCAACGGCGAAGAAATTAATAATGCAGTTGTTAACAGATTGCATTTTCTGTGGGCTAATAATTATCCATACAAGCCAATACTTCGATTTATGGATAACTTGATGGATAACCCTAGTTATCGTGCTGTTAATGAATTGTATGGTTTTCTAAACGCATGTGATCTGCCCATCACTAATGATGGATATTTCCTTGCATATAAGAAAGTTCGTGATGATTTCACTGATATTCATAGCGGCACTTTTAGTAATGCAGTAGGTACTAAGGTGGAAATCCCACGTAATAAGGTAGATGAAGATTCTGAACGTACCTGTTCCTATGGGTTGCATGTATGTTCTCGTGAATATCTTCCTTGTTTCGGTAATGGACCGGGGAACAAGGTTGTTCTAGTCAAGGTTCATCCAAAGGATGTAGTAGCTGTACCAAGGGATTATAACAATTCAAAGATGCGTGTTTGCGCTTATGAAGTTGTAGATGATATTTCCGATCAGTTCTATAACAATGAAACTTTGACACCTTCGTTTTATACATCGGATTATAGTGATTCATTTGATGAGTTGGACGACCCTTTTGAAGATTTGGATGATTATGATGATTATGATGATTATGATCCATTTGATGTTCATGGAGATTTGAATGATGACGATCTATTTGCAGACTTGGATGATGATGATGATGATGATGATGATGATGATGATGATGATGATGAAGGTGTAGAGGGTGAACCAGAGTCTAACGTCGAAGCTCCAACGCCTCGTGTAACTCGTGGCAAGCTAAATGAACATCAGGTTAGAGAAATTAAACGATTGTTGACAGAAGGTACATGGCCGATTGTACGAATCGCAAATATGTATGATGTAGATGAAGCTACCATTCGTAAGATTCGCAACGGTAATACATGGGCTTGGGTGAATTAACCAAGTCTAGCAAAAAATGGTGGTCAGTATGTAGTGTATGCTTTTTCTATTCCTTCTGGCGTATACCATACTGACCGCTTTTAAATTGACATATTTAACAATAGGAATTATTAGATACCATTATGAACAAACTTGAACAGCGTCTTATTGAATTAACTAAACAGTTATCTAATGCACGTAGAGATAATGATGAAGAATCTATTGAAGAATTAGAAGATGAGATTGATGAATTAGAATATGAAATTGAAGAAGAATATAATCGACGTTATGAAACAGATTGGGATGATTGATAATTTTGTAATGGAGAAATAAACTAAACTGGAAACTGGGCTAGTTAAAAAGCCCCTGATATGGCTCATCAATATTAAGGTAAATTAGAAATGTGATCGGTATATTTTAGTTCGCAAATCTATAAATAGAGCTATGTGCTGGTAGAGGTTGGAAAAGACATAAATGAAAAACTTACGCCGGTATAGTTAAATGGTATAACGAGGGATTTGTAACCCCTAATTTGCAGTTCGATTCTGTGTACCGGCACCAGATTACAAAGTCTCCTTGGTGAAATGGAATCACGGCATCCTTACAAGTTGCAGTAGGCGGATCGTAACCGTCAGGAGACACCAGCTATCATTTGACACTCTCTTAAAATTGTGATATAATTAATTCATAATGAATAGGAAAAAGTTAAAAATGAAAAACCCCAAAACTATGCAAGAATATTTTAAACAGTCGTCCTTTACTGATGCCGAATTAAATTATATATACAATTTCATGGATACTCTTCAGAGAATGGTCAAAAGTCTAGGTATCGAATACAATGCAGTCTGGAGAACCATTTTTTCTGATATGCGACTGTTTGAAGAAATGATGTTTAAGCGTTTCAATATGATTTCGAATTATAGTAATTCAATTGAAGATAGCCCTGAAGGGGTTGATAGTTTTTCAGTACCTTTTATTTTCAATGTAAATGTAAACGATAATACTATGCCTGATCACGTTCGTAATGAACTGTTCAGATACATATGGAATTTGACTGATGAAGAAATAGCTACAAAAATTTCTATTCCTGAAACAGAAGAAGATGAACCGGATGAAGATATTTTGAATGTTTTCCAAGACAATTTATAAATTATGTGGTCATGATAGCATGGCTATGATCAGAACATACATATTGGAACATGGATAAAAAATTAATTTCATCTCTTAATATGCCTTCTAAACATCTTAAGGCACTTCGAGATTGGCAAGCTACGAAAGTTAATACTTTTGAAGGTAAATGGTTCACAAAAGAACGTAAGATAAAAATTCCAACTGCCCTAGATATTATTAACAGATTAGAAAACCATTGGAATATATATGTTTCACCAATATTTCCAGAATATAAATGGCATAATTTTGGAGAAGCATGGCCGGTGAGTTACAGATGTGTTGCAATAAATGTATCAGCAAAAGAATTATTCGCGTCGACCGTTATTCATGAAGTAAGTCATGGAATTGTGGAATGTGCAAAAACTTTTCATAAAAATGGAAGAAAATTAAAAGATCCCGGCCATGGTGCTATATGGTGTGGGGTATATGCATATAATACAATGTTAATTACAAATAAAGATATCACAGGTCCTTTGGCCCTACATAATATTAAGCAGGTTAATCAAGATGACATATTAAAATTTCGAGACTATTTCAAAAATACCTGAAGTATGATACACTACCTAAACACACAAAGGGATATTAGATATGAAACAAAATACAGATTATTCACCGACCACCAGAGTAACCCAGTTAGGAAAATTGGGTACTCTTACAACTACTATTAGAAATTATAATGATGGAACATCTGAACTCCATCAGACACTTACCTTTCTAGATCAAAATCAAAATGTGCACGAAGTTGTATCTTCGACAGGCGACTTGATTTTTGGAAGTTTGAAAGATCTAAAAGAAGTAGAGGAGTTAACCGGGTGGATCTCTGGAAATTCAATTAGAGATGCTTGACATTTATAATTTTATTTGATATTATTAATGAAACATAAATCATAAGGATGTAAGAATTCATGGATATTTATGGCATTATCCTAAGTATGGACCCGATGGAAAGATATATGTATGGGGTATCTGGGTTAGTATTTTTGATTCCGGGTGTAATTCCTTTTTTGCTTGCCAAGGTTCCTGATTTTGTATTTGATCGTTTGTTCTTCTTGTCACCGTTTTTAATCATATATGTTCCAGTGTGTGTGTTTGTTATTGCCATTGGAGTTATATGTGGTATTATTTCTGGGATTGCTTTTACTTTTACTGGCATGAATATTATTCTTAACCTTAGCGGATGATTACTCTACTTGGAAAAATTCCCGAAAAGATTGGAATTGCAGTATCTGGCGGAATTGATTCTATGGTTGCTTTGGACTTCATTCAAAGAAGTTATCGAGATATCACGGTTGTTCATATTAACCATGGTACAGATCATGCTCCCGATGCTCTAGAGTTCGTTAAAGAGCAATCTGAACGTAGAAAACTGAAGTTTTGGACAAATAAGGAAGATCAATATAAATTCAGCGTGGCTAATAATAAAGAAGAAGCATGGAGAAATTTAAGGTATTCTCACTTTGAAAAATTTGATATTCCTATTGTTACTGCCCATCATTTGGACGATTGTCTTGAGACATGGTTATTTTCTACATTCAATGGAAAACCCAAAACAATTCCATATAAACGGGGAAATGTAATTCGACCATTTTTGTTAACTAAAAGACAATCAATTGTTAACTATGCTAGCAAACATGGTGTAGAATACATTAATGATCCATCGAATAATGATTGTAATTATATGCGTAATCAGATTCGACATAAAATTGTTCCAGAAGTATTGAAAGTTAACCCGGGTATTCATAAAATTGTGCATCGTATAATAAAGGATAGATATGACAGAACTATATAATATCTTTCAAATTGTTATTGTATTAGTGGTTGGATATGTTATTGTATCTGCAGCGATAGCCTTTGAAAAAACAGTTTCTGATCGTATACTAGCATTAATATATTTTTTATCAATGTTGGCAGGAATAGGACTTGCTCTAAAATTTTATTTAGAAAACAATCCTATGTTTTATTTGGCATTTTTTTTGATATTAATAATGTTTTATAATTTATATAAACTTATAATTGAAGCTATTGTTAAAAACTTTAGTGACAATTAAGCTTGACTTCAGCATAGTTTTTTGATAGTATAATTAATACATTAAACAGGAGTGAAACAAATGAATGACAAAACAAACCCGAATCTAGTAACTCGTAATGGTCAACGAATCCATGTGATTCATGATCGTGATAACCGTGCTAGTTATGGATATGTTCTACAACCGTCTGAAGATGGTCAAAATGTTCATGTTCGAGTAGCACGGTCTGTTTGTTCTAAGCAAGATAGCTTCAACAAGAAAGTTGCTATTCGTGTAGTAAAGAACCGTCTTGATTCTGGTCCTAAAGGTTCCAATCAGCATCGTATGTTTGATTCTACGATTGCGGTTCCAGTACCATCTAATTCTAATGAATGGCGTGAGCTAGACCAGACTATTGTTAGCCTTGCTAATTTGAAGCTTACTGAACCTGAAAAGATTCGCCGTTGGCATTCCAGTGAATGAAGAAATAAAACCATGTCCATTCTGCGGTAAATCCGTAGATATGGACGACGGCGACACATTATATCCAATTGGAGTATATTGGAGAGAAAGTGAATATGTTCCGGATGAAAGACATTATGTAGGGCACAAAGAACACAACCCTGAAACGGATCATCCATGTTACGGCATGCATTGTCCAGAGTCATCAGGGGGATGTGGAGCCCAAATTACTGGAGACTCATTAGAAGAAACTATTGACAATTGGAACACCAGAGTATATACTTTAAACATGTCTCAAAACAATGAAAATTCTACAAAGGTAACACTTCAAAATAAGTATGGCACGTATACTGTTGAAGTTCCTAATAGTGACTTGACTATTAATGAAATGATGTCGCAGGTTATAGCTCCAGTATTAAAGGCTGCAACATATCCATCACAACTCGTAAACCAATACATAAACCCAGATATTAAATAGGAGATAATCTCATGGGTACACGAAGCGTAACAAAATTTCAAGAAGATGGTGAAACCCTAGTAGCAATATACAGGCAGTATGATGGATACCCGGAAGTTGTTGGTAAAGAAATTTTTAATTTTTTGAATAGTATTACTATGGTAAATGGTATTCCTTGTACTGGTAAAGATGGAGTACGATATGCTAATGGTGTTGGATGTCTAGCTGCACAATTCATCGCAGATAATAAGTATGATGTTGGCGGATTGTATATAACTACTCCAGATAATACACAAAAATTTAATTACACCATTAATTATCCTATTAAAGGTATGGGATATGATGATCCTATTATTACAGTTGATGGGGAATATGGAGATTTGTTTTTCTCTGGTTCATTAGAAGAGTTTAAGGAATTTATTGAAAATTTCCAAGATTAAAAGTTTTTTATGAATATATTCGACTTTAATGTTGGAGATTATGTAGTACTCGATTGTCCGAGTTATGACGGATTTGATCCTACAGATTTATATATGGTAAAAAATGTTGAAAAATCTAGAATCATGATAGATAATTTAATTCGTGGGTTTCAATGGATAGGAGAAAATGGCCCGAAAGAATTGTCTCGCTGGCCTGAAGGTACACAATTCAGAAAAGCATATAATCTAGAAATTGTGTTAGGGTTGATATACCATAGTAACGAACGTATATGTTTTTTTGATCATAAAATACCAGAACCTACGGCGAGTGATAAAGCAGTAGGTTTACTACTAGGTAAGTATATCGATGATGTGAAGAATTTTCCTTTGGATGATTATTTTCACAAAGCTTTTAGACAAATTGATGTGATAAGAGAAAGTAGAATGGATGATATTGTTCATACTCTTTTGAATGATGCACCGTTGTTTTGGTATTATTTTGATAAATTCAAAGATGAATAAAATGAATGATTTAATTGAAGCATCAATTTACGTAGGAGAAATTTAAAATAAATACAATTTTGAAATCATTTGATAGTTACTATATTCAGGCGTTTGAAGATGGGTCATGGAATGAAGTTTATGACCCGCATGTAGCAACTGTTTTCATATCAGAAAAAGCGGCAGAGGATTTTGCAAACAACAAAACCGATTTTAGTGAATATATTACACTAATTAGTGGTTCTGATAATATTTTTGCAGAATACAATATTTTTGATGAATGGGTAGCTAATGGAATGATTCGTCGTCATTTTGAAGCTATGAATCCTACATATAATGTCATGTATGATCCTGAAAAGCATGATTGCATGGATGTTCTGAAATGGAATTATCAGTTTGCTATCAAGGGCGATGATATGATGATTCATCAAGAAGTTTATAATTCATGGTGTAGTAGAATATGGGACCATTTCAATTTTATAAATGACTTCAACTCATATTGTTCAGGAGATTATACAGAAAAATTTGTGAGCTTCGAAATCAAGGTTGATAGGAACGCAAAACTCGAAGACTTCAAAAAAGAATTAGATTTGGTTCTTGACAATTTTGAATTCAATTATGTAGATAAAGATGGTGGGTTGATTATCAGTATCTTTGAACATGATCTTTGTGAAACTCGTTCTATGGTTCTCATTATGAATGATCGTGAAAACGATGAATGGAGTATTGAAAACGAAAGATGTGGCTCTGCTTCACCTGTAATAAATCGAGAATCATTAGAAAAATGTTTCAAAAAAATTCGGAAAAAATATTGGTATTATAGTTATTCATAGTAGATTGGAGAAATATAATCATGAAAACATTTAACAGTATATCATTTCCTGCTTTTATTTTTTTTGCAGTTATGTGTGTTATTCCATGGGGATTTATGGTACACTCTTATGGAGTACTATATCAACTCGGTGGGGTAATTGTTCAACTAGTAGGATTGATTGGGTTGATTGGGTTAATTAAAATGTTTAACAAAAAGGATTGAAAAAGTATACCACTATTAATTAAAATAAAAATCAAGAATAATATCTTGACAAAGTTTCTAAATAGTGTATAATGTTTTATGTTGAATAACAAACGAGACCTGACATGATCTTTCAGGCTCTGGACACTTTCGGGAAGGGAGTTGTTGTTCAACAATTTTAAAGTGCATAAGCAAGGTGTTACGAACACGATTTTTAAGGGTCCATAACTCAATTGGTTAGAGTAAACCACTCATAATGGTTAAGTTGCAGGTTCGAGTCCTGCTGGACCCACCAATTAAAGGCACTAGTTCAATTTAATAATACTCAATGTATATAAGGTGACAGACCTTAAAGTATTTATTAATATAAACATGTAGGCAATTTCTCTTACTTTATCTTAAACTTTTTTAATAACATAAGGAGTTATTGAAATGAATTTCGCAAATTTTAAAGATGCAAAGCATCCTAGTGCCAAAATGCGTAATGACGCGGTGGTGCATAAAGTGAAGGATTATGGATTTTCCGAAATCGGGGAAGAAAGAAGTTTTGGGATGTCATGTGCCATGGAAGTATTTCGTCTGTCGGAAAATTTCCTTCATCGTCAATATTATCATCGTGATTGTGCTATCGAAGCATTGGAATCTGGTGATACTAATACTGCTCTAGAGCATTTGAAGAGTATTGGCGATAGTGGCCATGGAATAACAATTTAGGAGTAAAAATGCTAAGTCATATTTTCAAATTCCCATATAACGAAAAAGAGTTACGTCAAATAACCCTTGAATCTATGGAAAATGACATAACATCCTTTATTAATGATATTATGTATGCTTTGTTATTAAATTAATTATTGACATTTACAATTCTCTGTGATATATTAGAAACTACACGCTAATTAGGATTTCTCTATGAGATTTCTAAAGAATAAGAAACGTACCATCGAAGTATGGTTTTGGCATGGTGCGGTAAAGTTAAATAGGGCGCTAGTGCTCGAAATTCTTGCCTCTGAATTACATAAATTGGAGTTGATGTATGAAGGGCCAGAACGTGACCAGAATGTACTAGGTATTCGATATTATGGGACAGTAGATGATTTTATAAATGCTCTTCCTAATCGTCCTGTAATGAAACTAAGCGATCCGGATATCATTTATACAACTCAATTTAGAAATTTCTCTCAAAGGTGAATAATGGAATTTAAATTTATGCCAAACATACATAATATAGTTTATAACGCAATCCGTACCCCTGACGGGACCGTTCTTGAGTCTCGTCACCGTCATGATTATGTAGAATATACTGACGAAAATGGTTATGAGTATATGGTGGACGGTGGTTTAGAGTATCTTCGTAGGGGATGGACACCTGATGCCCCTGATTATAAAGAATTGTCATTAGGTATTGATGATCCTCATGGGAAAGTTCGTGAACATGCTAAATGGGGAACATATGGACCTAATGGAGATCAACCATTAAAATTTGTGACTATTAAAGAAATGTCAACAGATCATATTAACGCATGTTTGGAAAATGTTCCTAGTATGTCTGATAAGATTCGTACTGTCATGGAAAATGAATTGACCATGAGAGAGCTTCCGCCAGTACCTAAAGGTATGATATACTTGGGTATGTCTGGTGATTTCAATCCTGTCCACGTCGATATTCGTGCATGTTTTTTGAAAGGTGATGAAGATTGGATGACATGGGAAAAAGATGTATTAGATGGTGATGGTTTTTCTTTACATTATGCCGGATATATTTCGAATTAATTTAATTAAAAAGAAAACGAATAGAGTATAGAAAATGATATAAGAAACAGCACTAGATACCGTTTACGTTGTAAGGAAAAATGCGGATATGACCGAAGGCAGAGGCCCTATGGTTATTGTTTGTATATTCTCTGATCGAAAGGATGCAGAAAACTATATTGATAATAAACTGGGAGTAATGGGACGGAAAGCAGAGTGATCAACGGTGAAATATGGTGATTGGGATGTAAAAGAATATCCTCTCTATCATAGTTTAGAATTATTGGAAAAAAATGAGAAAGATGAGATGGCAGCAGAAGCTCACACAAGTGCTCTCAAAAAACTCACCGACAGAGAAATTGAAGCCCTTAAAAAAATAGGAATATAACCCATGACATGTGAAAATAACACACGTAAAATGCCTAACGGTGAACTAACTGATAATGTATATGAATATCTAGATAGTTGGCAAGAAATTTGCTCTGCTGTAGAAAAGAAAGGATTAACCGTAATCGGGTTTGATCCGGGGATAACAGTTCAAGACAAGGATCACCCTCACATAACATGTGGTATGCCTCTTACTATTGTGAAAAAATTTCTTGACAATGGACATTAAAAATGGTATAGTATCAAAATGAAAGTAAAAATTAGACATATAGATAAAACGGTTTCAACATTTTTCACTGAATGTAAATTTACAGAATTTTATTTGATGATAAATTTTATCAATGAAGTTGGTGGAATTTATTATACTGAAACTGCGGAGTATGAACCAATCGTAACATGGTATCTTTGTGTTGATAATAATGAGTGTTATGCTGAAATTATCGTAGGAGAACATGAATGATTAACAATGAATACGAAACAGGACCAGGACCTCTTATGGTGCATATTACCTCAGAATATTATCAAACTCTTCTATGGGCTAGTGAGTCTATTCCAAAGCTGGTGGTAAATCTAGCAAAACGTGAACTTGAACTAGCTAATAAAAACCGTATTGATGAAAATGAATGGCCAGCGGGTCAAAGTTGGAAAGATTTAGGAAATTCAAGTAAACAAATATTCGTGCGTAGAGCATGTGAATCGGTTGAAATTGATCCAGAAAAATATATTAAGTTGATACGTGATCATACACCAGATCGTATTTTGAAAGAGATTGATTGATGAATCATACATTAGAGTGTTGACACTTTTACTAAATAGTGGTATCATTATTTTATTAACTGCCCGAATAGCCCAATTGGCAGAGGCGTTTGACTTAGAATCAAAATGTTGGGGGTTCGACTCCCTCTTCGGGCACCAAATTTTTGCGGATGTGACGGAATTGGCATACGTGTCAGATTCAAAATCTGAATTTTGTGGGTTCGAGTCCCACCTTCCGCACCAACATAAACGGGCAGGTAGAGAATTGGAATATCGGCTGGACTTAAAATCCGGTGTCATTGTGGGTTCGAGTCCCACCCTGCCCACCATTTCATAATATATGGAATTTAAATATATTAACTTTAACTCAAAATACTCATAGAAAAATTGAAACGTGCATGGACGAAGCTTATACCAAGGTTATTGAGCTTCTTGCAGAAGAACTATGTGGAAAGCATGTAAGACTCTCAAATGGTGTTGCTATATTGGATGCGAATGGAGAGTATTACATAGATTCTATTTCAGACTACAGCCCAAATGAAGAATCTGTTTATGTGGGTGTCCTTTCCAATGTTGATCCACAATTTTTTGATGAATTTGCATTAGTAGATGAAATATAATTAATATGGATTTAGTTATGTATCGTAATAATATAGATCCTATACCTAAAAGAGAAGAGGAAGAAGACTATGATTAGACGTATTATTTTAACATTTTTACCTTGGTGTATACTTGTAACTATTGCATGTGTTATCGCAATCCAGATTAATGCAAGTTTATCTATTGCGATATTATTAGGCGGAATTTCAAGTACAATTGGCGTAGTTAGTGGAGTTTTAATATATGATAACATTGAGAAATGATTAATATAGAAGAAACTCTTGACAAAACTGCTAAATAGTGTTAATATTAATTGAATATGGGTGAGATGGGAGAATCGGTACTCCTGCCGGGCTGTAACCCCGGTGCCTTAGTGCATGTTGGTTCGAATCCAACCTCACCCACCAGATGAAGAAATACTTGATTAAAGTTTTCAAAAGATGTAATATTAGATAAATAGAAACATCGGAATATGGCGCAGTCTGGTAGCGCATCTGCTTTGGGAGCAGAGGGTCGTAGGTTCAAATCCTACTATTCCGACCAATTTACACCCTTGTAGCTCAACTGGAAGAGCAAGAGATTTCTACTCTCTAGGTTGCGGGTTCGAGTCCTGCCGAGGGTGCCAGAATTTAAAAATGGGTAAGTCTGGTACGGGTGAACCAAGCTGACTGTACATCAGTGTCCTCTGGACTTGGACGTTCGAGTCTCTCCCTACCCACCAATTGTTTTTATAAATAATGTTGCTTATATATTGAATATATGTTATCATAAATATAATAATGAATAATAGGTATCAATATAAAGCTAACTATTCTAATAGAGTTTTACGATGGTTAAGAAATACTCCACGTAAAGAAATCTATGAATGGATTGAAGAGCAGAAGCGTAAGAAATATAAGGGTGTGTAGCTCAGCGGTTTAGAGCGTCCGACTGTGGAAGTTGTGGGATACGTAGATCAGGTTCAACTCCTGAAACTTCAAAGGTAATCGGATGGTCGTAGGTTCAAATCCTACCACGCCCTCCAATTTTTGACCCCCCTTCATGTTTTAGTTTGCCATACCTATAAAATCGAGAATAGTAATGTTAGTAAACAAACCTTAAAATCTAGATATTTGAAACACAGGGAAACTCTTGACATTACTTTCGAATGTGATATAATAGACTGTAAAATATCAAAATGGTATGGTAAAAAATTGAATCTTCAATTAGATCATATCAATGGTATAAATAATGATAACAGGTTGAAAAATTTAAGATTACTTTGTCCTAATTGCCATAGTCTAACGGAGACATTTGCAGGGCGAAAGAAATTACAATAGGTACGAGCATAGATTGCCGACCAGATTTGGAATCTGGGAGAGAGATTTCGATTATCTTCGCACCCGCCAAATTAAAAATGTAATAGACAGGATGCCAGAGTGGTAATGGGCGTGGTTGCAACCCACGAGTCGAGGGTTCGATTCCCTCTCTTGTCTCCAAAGTTTCAATGGTGAGTGTGGCGGAACTGGTAGACGCACCTGACTGTGAATCAGGCACTTGTGGGTTCGAGTCCCATCATTCACCCCAATTTAAACAAGACTGGTCCTCGCATGACTGTCCCGATAGTAAGAGCAAAGGTCGTTAATTGATTTGCCACCAGTCTTGTATTTTCTTTAAACATAAAAATCATCCCGTTCGGGATGATTTTCTATTATTATCTGTTATTTTAATTGAATCATCCCGAACGGGTTGATTTCATGTTTATAATTTAATTACGCATTTCCTAGATAGTACTCTACTGGCGGCGCTTCTACACTAAAATCTGGTTCTTGCATTTTTTGCTGATTTTCTGCGCACTCATTAAACATTTTAATATGTTTTAATGCGCTGTCTAACGCATCTTTAGTTTTTTTCTTCATCAGTTAAAGGTTCACCATTAGAAGTACCTTTTCTAATATCAAGACTTTTGGACGCACCAGTAGTAGCCATAGCCATCCAATAATGTGCATAGAGTTCATGCATTTTCTTTTGATCTTCAATTTTCATTAGTGTATCCTCTCATCCATTCTACGATACCTATAGCCCATTTCTTACCATAATCAATATGGCCATATGCATTACTTTCATATCGTTCAATTATATTTAGGGTAGGTTCTTTTAGATTGTCTCTTTTAGCTATTTCACAAGCTTTTCTATAAACAGCAATCCGTTCACGTTTAATCCACTCATTAGAATGATATTCTCTATGTTTTGCTACATCTTGAAAAGTATCATACAGTTCTGTAGTAATAGAATCATGTGTCGGTCTGAAAAAATCGTGTTTCATTATTTATCTCGCTGTTGAGCTGGCATAATTGCATCACATACTGCATGAGATGCCCCATTTTCGCATGTGGAAATTGTGACTAAAACAATAATAACCATGATAGGAACTATAATTATGAATATCATTGGAAGATATCCAAGACCAGTCATAATATTTCCTACAGTATTGTCCAGAAAACTTCCTAACTGCTTGATATTTTTAAAATTATCACCCATTTCATTTGTTTCCTGTATTTAATGATTAATTATAATAACATATATATTTGTGGATGTCAATTGGAGGAAGGTGGAGGAAGGTGGAGGAATCGAACCCCTATCGGCTCTTCACCGATACCCCGGATTTCAAGTCCGGTTGCCAGCCACTTAGCGGCACCTTCCAGTATATTGCGTTATTTATAATGATGGTACGGGTGGTGGGATTCGAACCCACACTGTGCGGATTTTAAGTCCGATCTCTCTGCCAATTGGAGTACACCCGCTTAAAAAATCAATTCGTATCGTCTTTTTTACCTTTTAATTCTGGATATTTCTTATACATTTTAGAAACAAAATCATTTATTTCTCTATCTTCCTCTTCATTATAAAGCGGGGCTATTTTATCATTAGTTTTTTGTTGAAATTCTGTAATAGTATCAATGATATTTAATGCATTAACATGAATATGTTTTTCGACCAGTATTCTATCATATAATTGATTAATTGTGGTATCTAAATATTTACTTTTGTTAAACATGGATATAAGTTTAATAAGCCCATATGCAGACACTAAAACTAATACCAATTGCAATAATGTATTATCGCTACCATTGGTAAACATAAGAAATATAAAACTAGAAACAATAATATAAAATATTTCTTTTGTATGATAAAGAATTTTATGTTTGAAAATAAAATCAAATTGATTTTTATGTAACATTGTTTGAGAATGAACCTGAGACCATAAATTATTTTTAATTAACGTGAGTTCTCTATCATTCTTGAGTGCTTCGGAGTTTTCGTTATTCTTTAAATTATTTTCAATTGTATTAATTAGTTTCTTAACTCTTTTATTCATTTCAAAACTCTTGTTAAAATAGTGTGTATAAATTGTACCATAAAAATACGAAAAAGCTAATAGTGCATAACACTAAACAGCATTCTGGTAAATATTTTTTCATATTAATCCTATTATAAACATTCTAATTATAATTTATAAATTACAATTAGAGCATCCAACCTAATCAGTTATTTATTTCTACGGCGAAATTTTGTTTCCCATATTATCTAAGATATAAACATGAGGAACATTTGCCATTCTAACTTCATGTTTATAAAAATCCAACATTTGTATAGATTCAAACATATTTGCCTCATTAACAATTCGATCATCTGAAATAATACGTGATGGATCAAACGAAACATGTGTGCCATATGAATGAAATGTATAAGTAGAACGATTTTGTGATCTCTTACGTACAACTCTTTTCATGTGTATAGTTCCCTTCTTTTTATAATTTAAGTTAATAATTAAAGTACGTAGTTAAGTATGTAATTAACTACTCGTTAAGTATATATGAATACGGGCATGTATGTCAAACCATTAACGTATGCGTTAGCAGTTTTTAGTGTTTGATCCATGCAAAGCCATTATGTGTAATACATATTACGATATGCTTGAACAACCGTAAAATTAAAACTCCTTCATCACAATCTTCAACAATAATTTCACTACTTGGTATTATAAGGAATTTTTCTTTGATTGTTTTCAATTGTACATTTTCCATAAAATCTGGTGTAAGAATCTTGATCATTTTCTTCAACGCTTTATCAGCATCTGGTCTTGGAAGAATTGTATCATATCCTGTTCCTACACATTCAGGACATTCCCATTCATCATAAGAGATATCTCCTATATCAGCATTGTCTATATATCCTAGACCCATACATTCAAGACACTTTTTAGAGTTCAATTTATTTTTTTCTTTATTGTATAGACTAGTGTCTTTTTTCATAAAACACTCCATTTGTAAATCCATTGCAAATGATTATCATTCTCTAAAAATTAATATTTAATTTACGAATACGAATCATTCGCATTAACTTGATTTCATATTTCACCCTTTAGTATAACAGAAAAAAAAATTAAATCAAGGGTTGACATTGTATGTATTATATGGTAAAGGTATTAAAATAGGAATTAAAAAAAGACTTGCATTCTTTTGGTGGATATGATATATTACACATTCGCATTCAAAATATTGGAGTTTAATACATGGAACATCGTTAATGGAGAAATATTCTGAAATGGTGTTTACCGAACCCAAGTAAAATAATTGTATATTGGTATTGACAACCGTATAATGCTGGTGTATACTGAGCACTCTCAACAATTAAACAGGAGTTAACACATGAAATTTGTCGTATATGAATCGGAGTCTGGTTGCAAGTTTCGTTGTACTGAGGCACAGCAAGAGACTCTGAGAAAGCTGGAAACAATCGTTAAAGGCGGTATTGGTACCGTTCATGGTTATACGATGAAATCTGGCCGTGTGAAACCCGAAAAGGCCGATATCCAGTTTCTTACTGCATTCTCTACTGAGCGTCTTTATAAGCGTCGAATTGCAGCACTCGAATCTATCAGTTATGATGACATTGCTGATAATCTTCCAGACAATCCGAAGTTGACGAAACTGACAGAAGATGAGCGCAGAGAAGTGTTCAATACTCGCCGCCAAAAGGAAATCGAGAGTTATCAGAAGTCTCTTGATGGTGACCGTAGTGATTCGCATCGTCAAGCGCATGATCGGTGTTATTGTAAGATTGGACAAGGTGTTAAGGTTCACTATCGTACCGAAAAAGATGCTGATGGTATTCGCCAGCCGATTATGGTTAACGGTTTGCCTGTTGTAGAATCTATCATGCTGACGATTCTTGAAATCAAGCGTAAGGTAATCGAACCGGGCGAGTATAAGAAGGTCAATTCTGGCGCTCCGGTGCTTATCTCTAATACGATTAAGTCTACCATGAATCTTCGATCAGTCGGTCTTAAGACTCTTTCACTGAAAGAAGATAACTTCGACAGGCTTGTACTGGACAAGACGGAGTTTTTGCCTGAACAGGTTGAAACCATTCCGGCTGACTTGTTTATCCGATAAAAGTTTGATATACTCCAAGGGTCAGTCGTTAATCGGCTGACCCATTTCTCAACACTTAGGAGAGCAAATGAATAAACTTCAATTTAATACTGGTGGTGATGCATATGGTACGAGTTTGAGAGGATACGTCACGACTGTATTTGATCAACTCGTGGAAATTTTCGGGGAGCCTGAGCTTGGACCCAATGCCGGTGATGATGACGACAAGGTTACGTGTGAATGGGTAATTACATTTGCCGATGGGGCAGTAGCTACTGTTTATGACTGGAAAACTGACGGCACTCCAAAAACCTTGTATAATTGGCATATTGGTGGGATGAAAAACACTGACGTTGTAAATCGTATCAATGCATTGGTAAATAATTGTCTTTAATTATAGAACATGAGAATTGACAAATGACAGAACGAAAAACATACATTTGTAATCATTGTGGTAGTGATGAAATACTCTTTGATGCATGGGTTGCATGGGATGTTGAAAATCAATGTATGAGCATCACTACAACAATGGATAAAGGGCATGTATGCGAGAATTGCAATGGTATATCTACTGATCCTATTGAAGTAAATTTAAAGGAACTATGATACTGGAACTCTTAAATGTACTCTCGGCAATTGCAGTAATCTTTGTTACAGGGATGATTGCAGGTGCTAAACTCATACTCAAATTGATGAAGAAATAAATGGAATTGAATCAATGTCAATATGGTGTTTTGGTTGAAAGCGAACATGGTGAAATTGGTATGATTGTTGGGATCACGAATAATGCAAAAAGCGCAGAGCTTTCTGTACGCAAGAAAAAAATTCATGCAATTCCAATAGTTCAATGGTCTTATGGAGAAACCAGCAGTATTCATTACGAAAACATCAAGAAACTCTAATATTCTATTGAAAGGGGATAAGATAATTTTTATTCCTAACATAGAGCCTTTATCATATATTTTAAATAATGTCAAGAGTTTTTTTAGTTGACTTTTTGAGTATTCTATGATAATATTTTAAGAGTTTAAATAATGGAAACAATGAGGCAAAGTCATGTGTGTACATAAAGTCACGGTAAATTTAAATGTATTGAACCGTAAAAAAAGTTGACAATTGTTTCCCCATATGCGATACTACAGTTATGAATGATAATATCCTAGTAGGAAAAGGCGAAGAGTCGCAAGTACATTTACTTGGACAATATGCAAATCGTCATGGACTTGTTGCCGGTGCTACTGGTACTGGTAAAACTGTGACCCTGATGATGTTGGCCGAAGGGTTTTCCCGTATGGGTGTACCTGTATTCATGGCTGACGTTAAGGGTGATATGGCAGGTTTGGCAATGCAAGGTAACGACAATCCAAAAATTCTCGAACGTGCTGAAAATATCGGTATTGATAATTTTTCGTTTAATGGAAATCCTGTATCTTTCTGGGATTTATGGAACAATTCAGGCAATCCAATTAGAACGAGTGTCGAAAGTATCGGTGCCACCTTGATGGCTAGAATGCTCGATGTTAGCGATGCTCAAGAAGGTGTATTAGATGTTGCATATCATTATGCAAGAGAACGTAATATTGCACTTAATACACTCAAAGATTTTAGAGCTTTGCTGACGTACATGGCACAAAATAGAGAATTTATCAGCACCGAATATGGATTGATAAATTCAAATAGCATTGGAGCTATTCAGCGTCGATTGCTCACACTGGAAAACGATGGAATCGATAATTTTTTTGGCACACCTGCATTAGAATTATCGGATTTTATGCGAAATCAAAATGGTAAGGGTATAATTAACATTCTTTCTGCCGAGAGTTTAATCTTGCGTCCTAGAATGTATTCTACCTTTTTGCTTTGGCTGCTATCAGAGTTGTTTGATAAGATGCCAGAGCTAGGTGATGTTGACAAACCTGAATTAGTATTTTTCTTTGACGAAGCCCACCTATTATTTGATGATTGTTCAGGTGCATTGCTTCGTAGAGTTGAACAAGTGGTGAGATTGATTCGTTCCAAGGGTGTAGGTGTATACTTTTGTTCGCAGAACCCTGATGATATTCCTGAGACTGTCCTAGGGCAGCTTGGAAATCGTGTTCAGCATGCTTTAAGGGCGTTCACGCCTAGAGACCAAAAGGCTGTTAGAGCGGCTGCTGAGACGTTTGTAGAGAATCCTAATTTTGATGTTGGTGATGTTATAACCCGTCTAGGCGTTGGTGAAGCATTAACTTCAATGTTAGATGACAAAGGGATTCCGCAACCAGTTCAACGCACAATGATTTCTCCACCGCAATGTCGGCTTGGTACAATCAGCCATGAAGAGAGAATGCAAATTGTCGATAATGATTCATTGAAAAGAAAATATAGTAACGACAATAATGTAGACACTACTAATAAATATGATCCACGGGATGACTTTGATGATACGATTGATTATTGGAACATTGAGCCATCAAAAAATATCAATCCTGAACCAGAGTCACCTGATAATTTTGTAACACGGTTTATGAATGAATTTAGAAAAGCATTAATGTTTAAAAATTAATTAAAAACAAATGATCAGAAATATTGTCGAAAAAGTCTTGACAATCTTTGATAAATAGATTAGACTGTAGTTGTGATGATAAATCACACATGTAAACAATACGATGAAAAAGCGGTGGACAAGAGTACATCGCGGGGCAACCCTACAGTATCGGCCATGCTGATCCGGTGATGGTGACAAAGATACTGTGAGTCGGACGCCAAGCGACCGGCCCAAAAAAATTCTCGTTAATAGAAAACAAGACTGGTCCTCGCATGACCGTCCCGATAGTAAGAGCAAAGGTCGTTAATTGATTGCCACCAGTCTTGTATTTTAAAAATGTCCTTTCTTGGGCGGTATATCAGCAACTATAAAAAGCGCGGGGATGGACAGCCCCTTAATAAATGATATATTAACCCTTTTTCTTTTCACCTATAGGAGAAAAGGCCCGATTCATTTGGGCCTTTTATTTTTCCTACACTAGGACCTTTACCATAAAACTGAATGTATTGTCAAGGAAAATAATAATAAATATCCCTTGACCTTTGAACGAATATTCGGTATAGTGTTATACATAATTTAAGAAAGGAGTTGCAATGAACACGTACAAGAAGATTTCTCGTTATGGTCCGGGTGGCCGTAATTGCAATTGTTGTGGTCCTGCTCCTCGGCATCGTAAGACACATGATCGTATGGTTAAGCGTCGTGAGCGTCAGTATACTAAGAAAGAAGTAGAACAGGAAATGATGAACGTAAATCTCTAAAACCCCCTTGACATATATGTTTTTTAAGATACAATAGTAAGTATAAATAAAGTAGTTCCGAAGAAACCCTTAATATAAGTCGATTTGAAAGGCTTAAAACAAAAACTCATGAAGAACAAACTAGACGCAGAATTAGAAACTCTGCAACGAAACAGGGTCCGGAGGGAATGCCGGTAGAATGGTAGGATAGCGCCTATCACGTTGCCCCGCTAGGTAATTGCCAATCCCTAGCCTAGTTTGTTCATTTTTAATCTTTGGGTCTGTGGCGCAATTGGCTAGCGCAGTGGACTTTTAATCCATTGGTTGTGAGTTCGAGTCTCACCAGACCCACCAATTTTATTACATAGAAAGCCCATTGGAGAAAAAATGGACAGCCGAAAAGAAGGAATTACAGTAAAACAACACAGCGATGGGCAGAACAGGGTTTTGACATCGTGGGATATCATGGATATACTATGGGAAGTATATTTTTACTAATTAATGTATGGTATCTTCTTAGAAAGGTCCCGGATAATGGAATTATGTATAGTGCATACCTTATGCGATGGGGTGATGATAATGTAGAAGCGATAGATGCAATTAAACCGAATTAACGCTTGACAGATGAAATGAGATATGTATAATAGGTTGCAAGTGGTCGTTTCAGAGTAAAAGCCGTAATTCAATCGGGCTTTGTACTTTAGATTGAACTAGATATTGCTGGCTGTAGGGTAATATCATCACGTATCTACAGGGCGAGGCTACCGTCTTAGCAGTCAACATATAGTCTCAGTCTCGCAGAGACTTTATAAAACCCAGTGAGCGCGAGATTAACTGGAAAACAATAACTGGCAGGTTGGGAGAGCGACCCAATGCCCTTGGCGACAAGGTAGCGTAGTGTGACCAGATTATGTAGAGAACGTGCAAACCTTATTCTAGATAAGTTAGGCTAGGAGACGAGAAACTTCGAAGAATCAAATTCAGGGCACATTGTAGCAGTCTGTGAAGCGTGGCCCGCGTGGAGACTGCTATTTCAATTTCAACGGTAAATGCTCTCACCGGAGAAAATATCCACCATCGAGGGTGGTGGGAGATGTAGGTACCAAATCCTACCGGTGCCCACCATCTTTAAAAAATTCTTGACATTAAGATGACTTTGCATTATGATGTAAAATCATATCAATAAAGGATCATATAAATGAAATCAATTGAAGAATGGAGCGCAACACGTTGGATTTTTACCGCAATGGCATCTATCATTGCAATATCAGTATTTTTCTTTGTACTGGCATCTGCCGGATTGATCGGTGAAAAGGTGGTGGAGAGAGAAGTATTTGAAAATAGTTTTCAATATAGTGAAGCACGAAAAACTGCCATCGCTACATATGAAGCACAGTTGGCTGAAATTGATTCCCAACTTCGAAGCACCAATCTTTCAGAACGTGAAAGAAGTAATCTACGCTCCCAAGCCGCCCGTCTAAGGGTTCTACTACAAACCGAAAGGAGAAAACAGTAATGAAAAATATTTTTAATGTGCTAGCCGCAGTAGTCGTCGTCTTTGTCATGGAATGGAGCGCAACACGTTGGATTTTTACCGCAATGGCATTTATCATTGCAATATCAGTATTTTTCTTTGTATTATCATCTGCCGGATTGATCGGTGAACCCGTCTAAGGGTTCTACTACAAACCGAAAGGAGAAAACAGTAATGAAAAATATTTTTAATGTACTAGCCGCAGTATTCGTCGTCTTTGTCATGGCAGGCTGTCAAGATACGTCTACAACTGCCGAAAGTGAATCTGTCATGAAACAACAGAAGCAGATGCTTACTAGCCAGCCTATTCCATCATTCAACTGGTCATTGGAACGTGACCTTCTGATTCAGTTGTATAATATTCGTAATGAACGTGTCAGCACCCATAGTGTATGGCGCAGTAATCATGGAATGGTTGAAGGTGATTGTCCGTCTATTGGATATGGCATTCCCTATGATACTTCTTTGACCAACCCACAGCGAGCTACGGCCCAAGCTGCTGACAAACGATACACTTCTGAATCTCTAGCCACAATTGAACAAGCTGAACCTAATGGTATCTTCGCCAGTAAGAATACGGCAGCTACATGGGTATTCTGCGTGGGTAGTGCGGGGGCGTTGAATCCAGTATACGTCGAAACCAAGGTTACTGCATATCCGTATCCAGTTGAGGTTGATTATGAGACCAACAGGGTTACTCAAGCTGGTGAATCAAGTGTTAATGTGACAGTTAACCGCTAGATTAATTGAAAAGTAGTCAATATAATAATGAAACAGGGGGCTCCCCTGTTTCTTTTTCAACAGAATGTAAGTTTCCCTTGACATTTACAAAAATAATGGTATATTGAAACCATGACGACATTAATCAAAAACCGAGAAATGTACGATACTTTCATTGAATTGCTTCCAGAGTTGGAGCGTGATGAAGTTTATTTTCTTTCATTGTCAGCACGTAACAAATACCTAACCGAAAATGAACGTGAAGCCTATTCTCTTGGTAAAACTGAAATGTTTTCACGACACATTGCACATGATAAGGAAGGCATTGAATATGCTATCAAGAAAATGGAAGCCGAACTGGAAGTAAAGACTACTCGTGGTGGGCATAGAATTCCAGAGAAAGCATTGGTAGTATACTTTAATATTCATCCTTCTTCAATGATCAAAGCGTATACTTCATTCAAACAACAAATGAACTCGCATTACGATGAAATTATTAAATCATTGATGAAGGGAACTAATCCACATTGCCATCCATTCTTAGGAATGTGTACTAAGTTGATGAGTCATATACAAAAATGCTCTTCAAGAAAGGAATGGGTGGATATAGATATTGATGCACCTGCTGAAGAAACCGCATTGCGATACTCTGCGGCTATAGCTAATGCTTTATTCATGCATTCTATCAATAATGTGAAAATCAAGACTCAGGGTGGCATTCATCTTTTGGTGAATCGGAACGATCTTAACACAAAGCCAATGGACGTTCCGTTACATAAACTTATTGAAAACATGCATAAAGAACTCAAAGAGTTAAATGGTGAATGCAAATTTAACGATAACGCTATGGTGCCGTTACCGGGAACTAATCAAGCTGGTAAATTGGTAGAACTCTTGACAATTTAGTTATGATTTGATATGATCTAATTTTACAAACAGGCATGGAAAAGTAAATGAATCCCGGTACACATTATTCGATGGCATTTGATTTAAATCGTATGCAAACACTGTGTAATGAAGCTGCTTTTAAATTAAATGAATATCAAAAGGAAAATAAGTGTGACATTGTTTTCGTTTATTCTGGGATGTCTGGAATAGCTACAGCAACAGCATTGGCGCATTATCTATATTGTGGCTATGATATTGCTGCGCATATGATCTATGTACGTAAGGAAAATGATATTAATCATAATGGATCAAATGTTGAATGGAGCGACAATGACCTAAAATATCATAAAGCTGTGGTCTTTTTTGTCGATGATCTTATTGAAAGTGGAGATACGTTTAATCATACACGAGATTATGCAAGTAAAGCAACGTTTATAAAAACAGAAAAACTTACTAATAAACATATAGGCGAAATTCTTATTGGATTTGATTTGAATTTTAATGTTCCTCAAAAACATACAATGATTGTTTAATTATGGCTGAGGATAGATAGATGTTTGATAAAAGAACTTTTTATGGTAATATTGTTACAGTACATGTTAGATCTAACAATATTGTTCATGTTAAACATAACATATATGATTACGAACATGAAATACCATTAAATGATGCCATCAATAATGGTAAAATTATCAGTGAGGATAGAACCAAACAATATCATTTCTCTCTGCCCATAATAGAATGGTTGAAAAATTTTAAATAAAGGAAAAATTCATGAAAGAATATGGATATACACTGTATACAAATACAGGTAAAAAAATTAGAGGAACTGTCACGAGTAAGAATGAATCAATTGCAAATTCAACTGTGAAGGAAATTGAAAACTCTAGGCAAGATGTTGAGTTTGCTACAATTGATAGTCTTGATATGCCTTGTGATTATGATTGGGACGAAGAATGTAAGGCATGGCAGTCAAAAATGTTTTAATATGCTCTTGACAATATTTTAAAATAAAGGTATAGTTATATAATCACATAATACAACATAGGAGTGATACATATGGAAACACAAACAATAGAAGTACTTAAAAATCATGGTCTTGAAATTAACGAAGAAGTTGATTCTGAAAATTTGGCATCTCAGCTAGGTGAAATGGATGTATGTGATCTGTGGCCTATTGTCGAAGACTTTACTGGTGATGAAACTATCGGAATTGATGGAAACGAACAGATACAAGGGCTGACTCTTAGTTATGCTTTGGTTGATGCCTTTGAAAATAATCTTGATCATATTGGACAGGCAGAAATCGACGGTGCTCTCAAAAAGGCAACTGAAACTGTTAATAAGATGACAGAAGAAGAAACTGTCACCGATGAGAGTGCTGAGAGTGCTACGCCCAAGATTAATAAAAAAGATATCGTAAGTGGTCTTGTTCAAGAAAATCCTACTGCATTAGCTGATGAAATTGTCGCAATGGCTGTCGAAGCTGATTCTACCATCAATGAATCGACTGCTAAACAATATTATTATAATGTTCGAAAAGAGTTGAATATGGCACCTGTAGGGAAACGAGGCCGTAAACCATCCGACACACTTGATCGTATTAAGAGTATGCTAGAAGGAAACCTCGATACGCCCAAGGCAGAAATGGTTGAATCTATTGTAGATAAACTTGGTCTTACCGAGGGCACTGCAGCAACATATTACTCAAAAGTCAAGAAACAACTGAAATCGTAAACAATTAACAAATAAAGGTGGGACCACGACAGTCCCACCTTTTAAATAATTAAAGGATATCATATATGAGAAAGAAGAATTTTCCAGAACGTAAGAAAGCTCGACGCCGTCAGGCTCTTGAACAAGTAAATGCACGTATTAAGCGTGGTGGTAAAGCTGCTAACTCTGATGAACGTGAAAGCAAGGGTATCACAGGAAATAAGGAAGCTCAACGTCTTGAACAGGCTAAGTATGAAAAAGCTCTACTAGAAAAAAGAGTTTGATGGAATCGTACTTAATAGAGTTGTGGAAGGAACTTGACCCATTGCGCAATATTTGGCTTTGGGTCGTTCTTGCTGGAATTCTTATATTTTTTTATTTGACGTTCAAGCTCTGGTTAGGTATAATTATCCTAATGGGAGCAATTACTGCTTATCGTAGATTTAACAAAAATCAACATAATCATTGATCTCGATGTGTCCAAGAACTTATGGCTTGACAGCGTAGCTTAATGACATTAAACTGCTGGAACTCTTTTAAGGAATCTCTCATGAACGAAATGCGAAAGATTGAAGTGTCCAAGGGAAAATACATTCTTTACAATGGTACTTTTTTTGTCAAATCATGCGGCGAACATATTGTATGGACTTCTGCAAGACAGGATGCATATGTGTTCGATTCAAACATTCAAGTAGAAGATTGCCTTGAAAAAATAAATAAATTTCTTCGTAATAGTACTTGACAGACATGAATTTTTCTGTATAATGGTTCACATGGTCATCGGGACCAGACATTAACATTAACCCTTCAATCAGGAGAATATAAAATGAGCAATCGTACTCGGGAATACACTCTAGAAGTCTATCGCAACAAGCGCTATCGTACCGTTCATGCTTCTCGCAAGATTTCACAATGTCTCAAGCGGGTGGAAAGCATGTATAATCGTTGCCGTATTCGCCTGAACGGGGAATCTGTAGTGCACCAGTTTGCTGCCCGTCAGTAATCCTCAACTCAAACGTGTGGGGAAGGAAATTCCTTCCTCATACTACCCAGTTTATAACATCTAATACGTGATATATTAATGTTTTCATTTCATAAAGGATCAAATTCCATGCAGACAAACTTTGATGTGTACCAAAATGGAAAACTAATTCACATTCTTCAATTTAACTATGAAGTAAGTCCACAAAAAATTCGTGAAGATATGCAAAATAGAGATGGATTTGAAGGTCCGCTTGTGATAGTTAAAAAACCTATGATTAAAACTAAATAAATAAGTTATTTAAAAGGAAGACAAGTGAATAATATATTGAGAGATATAATATTAACCAGTATGTATATATTTTTATGTCTATGGATGTGTGTTCATGTATTCATGGAAATTACCGGAAACTATTATTCTCGGGAAGTTCCTTTAGAAATTGAGCTTAACCCGGAATCACTTTATGATGGAGAACATATTGATATCGCATCCCCTGAAATTCTGTGCCTAGCTAAAAACATATACCATGAAGCTCGCGGTGAAGGAATTAAAGGAATGAGTGCAGTAGCTGCCGTAACATTGAATAGGGTAAATTCATATTATTATCCTGATAATATATGTGATGTAGTATATCAACCATTTCAATTTTCATGGGTTTATGAAAACATGAAAATTGATTATACTAACCCCATTAATTTAACATCGTGGGAAACTTCAAAAAAAGTAGCATTGATGATATTGAATAATGGAATCCCTTCTGATATGATAGATGTTTTACATTACCATGCTGACCATATTAAACCTGATTGGTCTGATAGTAAAATTGAACATAAAAGAATAGCGAATCACATTTTCTATACGAATGCAGGAACTTAATTATGGTCGATCTCAACACTAGAATAATTTTCTTTGATATAGATTAGGAGTATAATACATGTTAACTGAACATCAACGTAATATGATTAATGAGCTTCGTGATTGTGGATGTGCTGTTACTGTCTTCCAACCAGAAGAGATGAAAGGTGTTGACCCTGAATTGATTGAAGAAGGGCTAATAGTTGAGGGTAACACTATTATTGAAAAGCTGTCTCAAGAATAATGGGTAACTTCTTGTCTAAAAAGGAAAAATGGACACTTGTAATTCTTTATGTGATAGTAATCATAGAATTTGCGGCTGTTATATATGCAGTTTTCAATCAATGAAGAGAAATTAATTGTAAATGGGGGTTGCAATATCTGAATTTTTCTGTATAATAGATTTCACATTCATTGATAGGAGAGTATTTGATGCATACCATTCGTGAAGCACGTTAAGAAGTTGAAAAGTGCCTTGAGCGTGCAAAGGAACTCTTTGGTTTTAACGCGGACATAGACATTTCTTTTGACAAGCGTGGTCGTATTGCTGGAACAGCACATAACTTGCCTAATGGATATGCCTTGAAATTCAATCATCAATTGCTCGAAAACGAACATTGGAGAGAATTGATTGATGAAACGATTCCCCATGAGGTCGCACATATTGTCTGCTACTTTAATCCTACTCTTGGTAAGAATCATAACCAAGGCTGGCGTAGAGTATGCAGAATGTTGGGTGGTCGTGGTGATCGTACTCATAATATGCCGCTCAAACGTGCTAGGGTAACTCGCAAGGCAATCTATGATATCAATGGTAAGACTACCCATATCGGTCTTACTGTACATCGTAGAATCCAACAGGGAAGGTCTTATACCATGCGTGGTGCTGGCAAGATTCACCCTACTCACTTCACTGGAGAGATTGTAGAAGTAAAATAAGACTTGACAAAACCCTCGATGGTTGATACTATTACAACCATCGAGGATGTTTTAAGAGTGACTTTAACACTGGCCTTACATTTTAAGACGCTGCCAGTCACCCTTTCCTCAGGAATATTGGATGAGTTGATGAATGGTGCGGATTCAATAGCAATCCAATCTTGGAATCACGAGGATCATTCAGTAAGTTAGAGTCACTCTTAAAGCATTATAAGACTGTAATAAGCAGACTAATAAACTGGATTCAACATAGATACGGGACATAAAAATGAGAACTCTAGAACAAATCGAACAAGAATATCGGAGAGTTAGTGATATTCTTTCATGGGAAGCTGTTACGGAAGAAAGTTTGTTAGAACTTCCCTTCCCAGACGATGTAAACTTCGTGCAGTTTACAGGCCGTATGAATAACAGATTCGTGCGAGGTCGTCTTACTCGGGATCGTTCCGGTACTGTTAGTGTTAACATCGATCATACCATGTTGGCATGTAATTTACATGATGCAATCAGAGCACTACACACCGAAGCAGGTGAAGTGTATTTGGCAAACAATTCTTGACAAATCTGGAATCTATTGTATAATTGTTTCATCATTTAAATAAAGGAACCATAATGTCAAAAGTATATCGATTCTATAGTGATCCCGGTCATGGATGGCTAGCAGTAAAAATTACTGATCTTGTGCGATTGGGCATTGTAGAAAAAATTACCAGTTTTTCATATATTCGTGGCAAGACTGCGTATCTTGAAGAGGATGCAGACTTATCCACCTTTGTTAAAGCATTAAAGGCCAATGGTGAAGAATTCTTAAATAAAGAGGGTTCATATAATGACTCTCGCAGTCATATTCGATCATATGATCAATATACACTACAAAAAGCATTGAATGCTATCAAATAAAGGAATCTCCAATGAATACACATGATAATAATCAAGCTATCTATGAAGAGCTTAAGAAACGATTTCCTGAACTCTGGACTGATGAACCTCTTCCCGGTGCAGATGCTGTAGATCGTCTAGTTTGGTGGAAAAAACAGCTTGACAACATTGACGAAGAATGATAATATACAATTAAATCAAACGTAAGGAAACCCATGGAAGATTTTACTCGTATTGTCTGTCCCGGTGAAGCTTTTGTGAATGATACCATTTTTAAAAAGGTAATTTGCAGAATTTCATATGCTAATGGAAAATTGACGATTACTGGTGTACATGGCCCGAAACGTAATGGCGATGCGTTTGGATCATGTGGTCAGATTAACCTTGAAAAACTCGATTTTGATTCATTCGAGGATGGATGGACGCAAGAGCGTCTTAACATGTTTATCAGTATTTGGAAAAGATTTCACCTGAATGATGTAAATGCTGGTTCACCTGCTCAACAGTTTTATTTGCAGAATAATCCTATTGAGGGTGGCCAGTTGAACCATTACGAAAGGGCATGTGAAGCATTGGAGTTAGCAAGGTTGAACCCTGACCCTTATTATATTCATAATGGTAAGCCTTACTTATATGGCTCTGCATGGATTTCAATGGATGTACCTGAATGGGCATTGAAATGGCTCCACGATCTCCCGGAGACTAACAGAAATTACGCTTGGGTTTAAGATTCCCTGTCAGTGAATGGTCAGTGGAATGTAAGGGCACAAAACATCGTGCCCCTTTTTTAATCGTATTCTAGGGCCTTTACTCCATCATAATCCATTTGTCAAAAACTTTCGACGGAACTACATCACATAAAAAATTTACAATTATTTTCGGAAATCGGTTGACAGATTAATCATGATGCTGTATAATTGTACTCACACTCACTGATAGAAAAAACAACATGCGAACAGTAAATCTTACATGTACACAATACTTCAATAATGCCGGTCAACTGTTCCTTACGGAATACAGGCTGAATGATCAACTTCATCGAGAAGATGGTCCGGCATATCAAGAATGGAATTATGCCGGTCAACTGATCCGTAAGGAATATTGGCTGAATGATCAACTTCATCGAGAAGATGGTCCAGCAATCCAAAACTGGAATGATGCTGGTCAACTGATCCGTAAGGAATATTGGCTGAATGATCAACTTCATCGAGAAGATGGTCCAGCATATCAACAATGGAACGATGATGGTCAACTGTTCTTTGAAGCATACTGGTTGAATGATCAACTTCATCGAAAAGAGGGTCCAGCAATCAAAGGATGGAATGATGCTGATCAACTGATCCGTGAGGAATACTGGCTGAATGGAAAAATTGTTGACTCTTTGCCGGATTCATACGATAATAAAATCGTAGAGATTGATGGCAAGAAGTTTCGGCTTCAAAAGATTTAATCCTAGTCAGTGAATGGTCAGTGGAATGTAAGGGCACAGAGCATCGTGCCCTTTTTTATTTTCTATTCTACAACCTTTACCATATTATTCCCATACTGTCAAGTAAAAAATTAAAAAATAATTTCAAAAAACTATTGCATTTCTTAAATTGTTTAGTATAATTTCACTGCACTTTCCAAAAACAGTTAAGGATATTCATAATGGAACTGCTAGAATATTTTAAGGATTGCATGTCTGAGATTCACGAGAGAGTATCTAAGAGTATTGAACTAATTAACCATGGTGGTTGTGCTATCTTTGCTGTTGAACTTGTTAAGAGAATGCACAAATTGGGAATGAATCCAAGTATCAGAGTTTATGGAGAAGAAGAGGTAGACGTATCTTTAGCAGAACAGCACATTCTGGAATATGAAGAACCCATGGATGTTGAATCATGGAATGATAATGGTGTTGAATTTGTTCATATTGTGGTAGAATGGGCTGGATATCTATGGGACGCTGAGACTATAGAATCGATAGAAGATGCTTATGAATATGGTTGGCATGATTATCCTCTGCTCGCCGGTGAGATATCTTTTAATTCATTAAAAGAGATTGCATTGCAAAGAGACGGTTGGAATAGTACCTATAACAGATCACAAAACCCCATTCTGTATAACATTCTTGATGATGTATTTGAACGTCTCGAAAATAATTTGGGGCAGGAACGGCAGGAACTGATTGCTGCTTGACAAACATGAAAATATCTGTATAATAGTTCATATTGTTGACAGTTAAGGAATATCAATGAACACTCGTGAACTTATGGTTAATCTCGAACTCATTCATAACCTTCTTATAGAAGGTAACCATAAAGAAGCAGAGCACAAGCTTCGCAATCTTCGTGCTCAGTTCGCGGAAACTGAAACTGTGTTGAATGGTCATGATTGTCGGGACATTATTACAAAATACGATGCTGGTAAAATTTCATTTGTATGTTTTGTTCGTGCTGTCCGAAACCGTACTGACGTGAGTATTGCTGAACTCAAACAATTTTGTGAAAAGTTTCGTTAAACAGCCGTTGAAGCCTTGACAAGCATGAAAACATCTGTGTAATAGGTTACAAGATTTAAGGTTTCAACAAGGTTTGTAGTCGAAGCCCTTAGAGCCGTGAAACCGGAGCTAGATTGAAAACTGGTCAAAACAAACCTTGTTGCTTTTTTATTTAATTAAAAGGATATTAGTCATGAACACAGTGTACCTGCTTGAAAGGGATATTCCCTATGAAGGAAACACTATTAAATCTGTCCATAGCACTCTTTCAAAGGCTGTAGAAGCTCTTGCAGATATTGCAATGAGTGAAGGGCCAATGGGTTTTGCTTACACTGTGAATTACCATATTTATTCTATGGAAACTGATGGTGAAGAAGAGAGCCATAATCATTTTTTTAGTGTTGGTGATAGTAACTTTTTTGTTCGAGGAGCAGATTCTGATGTAAAAAACTTCACCAATCTTACTCATAATGATATTGTCCATGCTATCAATACCAACATGGAACACCGTAAAGAATATCCACATACTACATTGAGCCTCTGCAACATTCTGTATTACATGGAGCAGTTCAATATAGATTATGATACTGCCTATCGGTGGTACGCTCAAGCTGATGAAAAATGGTGGAAAGAAAATTATTAAATCTGCTTGACAAACATGAAAACATTTGTATAATGGATTTCAATGTCCCCCAAACAGGAACAAAAACATGAAAGCATTTTTGATTGATCCCCGAAATGAAACCGTTACCGAAACAACGTATAACGGTAACATCGAAGATATCTACAATCAAATTGATGTACGAAATTTTGAAGTTGCAACAATCAACGATGAAGGGGATGGTGTATATGTCGATGGTGAGGGACTATTCTCAGATGAGCGTTTTGTGTTCACTGTAAGAGGGTATTCGGGACCACTTGTGAACCCGGCAATGGTTATCGGTTGCAATCCTGAAACGGGTGAAAATCGTGAAGCGTCAGTGACACTAGAATGGCTTGAACGCAATGTAAATTTTATGGGCCGAGTGTAATAACTTACTCGGATATTCTAAAGGAGACCTTAAAAATGCTTAGACGAAATAAAGATCCGCCCGCGAGGGTATAATTAGATGATTATTTTAAGATAATAAGAAAGATGAAAGAACCCGGTTCGTAGATGGCCGGGTTCTTTCTTTTTTATCCTATTCTAAAACCTTTATCATATGTTCAACATTATGTCAAGATATTTCTTGTTTAATTTTCCATTGCATTTTCTTTGGTTTTCAGGTAGACTATAATTATTAAATTACATGTTAGGAGTCTAAAAAATGTCTGAGAAACCTCGTCATACATGCATGAAGAGAATTCATGTTCGTCAGGCTATCGAAGAAACAATCATGGAATCCGATTTCCATACTCATGTTGTACTGACAACATCGTGGACTTGGACTGAAGTAATCGATGGTGTCGTCAAATATTTCAGAGAACGTCCTAGTATGCAAGAAGAATATTTTTATGACGTGATCGAAATTGCTACTGAAATTGTAGGTGAAGATAGATTAACAGAACGTGCTGCGCCCTATGGTGACGCTGATACAGGTCAGGCCATTAGCTTTCCTGCTTTCATCGAAACTATTGCGGGAGATGTGTTTGACATTTGAGATATAGTATACTATTGTTTTACACTTAACAGGATGATTATTATGGCTTCTGCAATTCATTTCCATGGCACCGATTTTTTTCTTGATCCGTCAGAACTGGATGGTAACATTCTGCAAGATTTGAAGGATTGTGGCGGTCAAGGTGACGCTTCCAGTGCAGTTGACTATGTAATGGACAATTATCAAATTACTGGAAATGAGCAGGATTGTCAAAACTATCTCAAGGGATATGGTGCATGGGAAGATCATGAACTTCAAGATCATCATGAAAATCTGCGTCGTCTTGTATGGCTTGCAGGATGCGACTTAGATGAACAAAACGAAATATATTTTTCAACCTATTAAAATTCAATGGAGATATTAGATGTTTACACTTCAAGATTGCTTCAATGCTGCATGGCACCATTTTATCGAAAATCAAAATCCTCCATCCGTAGTATCAAGGACATGGGATGATAATAGCTATATGCCAGCATACAATAATGGCACAAATAAATGTGCAATTGGTCTATTGACTGATGATCTTAAAGATTGGGATGGTAGCATTGAAGAATTATTTACTCCGGGTCCTGAAAACGAAAAATTTAAAAGTCTTGTAGAACAATTTGATGTTGATCTTTCATCCGAAGAGAGTATTGAATCATGGCAAGAAGCGCAAAATAAACTCCATGATTTTCATATTGACTTCGAGTCTGGAGAATGGGTTTGTTCATTTGAAGAGCTTAAAGATAACTATATTCGATTTGCTCATGAACATGCTTTGGATATCCCAAATGAACATTAATAAGATTTATGAAAATCTGTGCATTCGTGATTCCAGAAATCCGATGTATGATGAATTGAAGGATTCTTATGAACCATATGATATCATGCCTGAACCTAGAGCCGATTGTGCTTGTGACAATTGTTTCTATGGTAGAGACAGATTAGCACTTGAAATTATTCGACTGCGTATTAAATTGGGGTTGTATCATTAGATTATTTTTTGTAGAATATACGTATGTCATTGTGGGCGAACGAACACGGATGGATCAACCCGATTAACCATGTTTTAGTATTTACAAAAACAGAACGGGATACGTTGAATCTACCCATGGGTGAACACTGGCACCGTATTGTTGGTTAAGTGTCCATATACCCTCTATATACCCCCTAATATATAACGCATGCGTTAGTAGTTAATGTATCATATTCTTTACACTATCTTACTTAATGTATAAAATGAGATACATTACCATCTAAAATCATTTTTAAATTTCTCTTGCATTGTTTGATTGATCATGCTATTATATATCCACGTTCACTAATCGGAGAAACTTACATGTCTGTCGAAATTGTTAACGAACGTTTCATGGTTTGTGTTGATTGCGCTATGTTTATTGCCAACGATGATCTTAGTGGGCTCGATTACCATTTTCTCTCCGATGAATCTGAACAGCGTGAAATCGCTATCCGCAACGGTGTTCAATATCAAAACGATCAAGATAATCATATTGTTATGGGAAACTCTGATGATGATATTGAATTTTCCAAAAGCCCTTGCAATTGTTGTGGCGATCATTTACATGGATATCGTTATCATGCAGTTTTACTTAAATAAGAAACATTCCTACATATAAATGAAAATCATTTTCATTTGGCAATGAGAATCATTTTCAATATCAAAAATGATAGCCATTCTCATTTGACAATAAAAACCATTCTCATTTGACAATAAAAACCATTCTCATTTGACAATAAAAACCATTCTCATTTGACCTTATCTCGATTCAACCCTAGATGGTATCATATAACACCTGTAAATACAAAGATTTTTTTTTATCCTATTTTGGTACCTTTATCATATGCTGATACCTTTGTCAATACCCTAAAGAAAATATAATCAAAATCTATCAATCCATCAGAGTTCATGCACAAATCGGATTTACAATTATTTTCAAAAATCGGTTGACGGATTGAGCATGTTGCTGTATGATCGGACTCACATTCACTGATAAAGGTAAATTGTTATGCTAAAGATTGAACAGGAAATGATTAACGCCATTCAAAACAAGCGCAATTGGAGGTTCGGTAATACTTCGGTCGAATACTTGCCCGAGATTGTTACACCTATGCGGGCACGTATTGAAATGGCAAAAGTTTATCTTTACAGTAACTGTATTGCCACTTATTCTTATCATGATAATACAGCTACTATCGTTCCCAGCACGCTTGTAGAATGGCCTACTGTTACAACCTTTTCTCGCCTTCGTGCTCTTGGACTTGATCCTAAATCGGAACTTAAGAGAATTGCAAATAACATACAAGATGCAGCATGAAAAACAATTACCGCAAGTTAACCAAGAAACAATGGTATGACCTTGGCGGCTTCGCCAATCCATCATTGTTTCGTCGTGACCGTAGCAGGGGCTGGCAATACTATCAAGATATGGACCACCCTGCAAGTAATCATAACTATAGTGAATAAAGAATCGGGGCTTCGGCCCCCTTTCTTTTATCCTATTCTAGAACCTTTACCATACAATCAAAACAGTGTCAACCGATAAACGAAATAATTTATTTTTAAATAAGTATTGACTCCTCCAAAAATACCAGTATAATTGTTTACATCATTTCAACAAGGGAAATAGCTATGGAAAATGTAAAGTTTGCTGGCTTTGATTGTACCGTTGAATTTGCCACGTACTCGAATGGACGTACCGCTATTCAGCTTCGTGATGCAAACGATGGCCAGCCAATTGCCACCGCAACAGTCAACCTTCCCGATGAACCGATGGCTGAGGATGAGGTTGCTATCAAGAACTATAGCGAAAACTCTGGCATGTTAGATATTTTAATAGACACTGGAGTGATTGCCAGCCCGCATCGTGAAATCCCTAGCGGCTTCGTCACCATACCAGTCTGCGCCCTTCTGGTCAATCCAAATCAATCCTAGTCAGTGAATGGTCTAGGTGGGCACGGGAAACCGTGCCCTTTTTTATCCTATTCTAAAACCTTTATCATATCTTCATTCTAATGTCAAGAAAAATAATTTAAAATTTATTCTTGACACTCTCAAAAATATCTGTATAATAGAATGTACATTCACTGATAGGAATAACATACATGAACACTCTCAAGAACATTTCATTAGATCGAGATACTATTTTAATGGAACACGGATATGATCCGAATGATCCTACCTTGCAGGTGCATGTTAGTGTATCTGAAATTGAACCTAACCCTGATGGCAATGAAGATTATCTCATCGATGGTTCTAGTGTCACTACATCATCAGAACTTATCGACGGCCGTCAAAATGATGTTGATCTGAATATCGAAATTTTCCGAGAACCGCATTAAGTATCGGCTCCAATCAGTTTAATCCTAGTCAATAAATGGTCTAGGTGGGCACGGGAAACCGTGCCCTTTTTTATCCTATTCTAAAACCTTTATCATATCTTCATTCTAATGTCAACCCTTCAACCCAAAAAATTTCTTACAAATAATTATTAAAAACCCTTGCACTTTCCCGAAAAATCTTTATAATAGATTCTAACATCAACTGAAAAAGGATAGTAGGTATGCCAAGTCAAGAAATCGTCGAAATTTTCCGCAATCATGGCGTGAACATCACCGCTGATGATTCCAGTATGAAACTGGTCAAAGCGTTGAAAGAAGAAAATCCCGCAACACTATGGCCCATGCTTGAAGAGTTTACTAACAACAAGCCTATCGGCCTCGATGGCTGTAACGAAACAATGCATCACTATACATTGCAATATGCCCTCGTAAGAGCATTTGAACAAAATCGTGATAGCATCACTCAAGACGATTTAGATGCTGCTCGTGAAGATGCTGCCAAATTAGCAGAATCCCTTTCTCATGGTTCGTCTACTCGTGATGATGAAATCGTTCAAAATGATTCCGAAAATGAAGATAATCAGAGTAACGTTGCTAAGCCTAAGAAAACCAGAAAACGAAATCGTAATCTGTATCCCATGATCCTTTCGTTAGTCGAAGATAATATGAAAGCAACGCCTAACGAAATTCTCGAAATGGTCAAAGAACGTGATCCCGCTGCAAACGATTCAACCGTCAAGGTATACTACAGCAAGGCACGTAATGAACTCAACTTGCCGAAAATCGGAAAACGTGGCCGCAAGGGTTCAGGTATCTATGATAAGATCAAAGCATTGATTGAAGCTAACCCGAACGTTGAACGTGCTGAAATGATCGAACGCATCGTTAACGAACTTGGAGCCAAAGTCGGTACCGCTCAAGCCTACTACAGCAAGGCAATGAAAGAATTGAGCTAACCCCTAGCTTAACATCAAAAACTATTCAGGGACCATAGAACGGTCCCTGAATATTATCCTATCCTAATGCCTTTAACTCATCATCATCATCCATTTGTCAATACCCTAAGCAAAATATAATCAAAACATATCAATCTATCCAAATCTATAGACAAATCGGATTTACAATTATTTTCAGAAATCGGTTGACGAATTGACCATGTTGCTGTATGATCGTACTTACATTCACTGATAGGAGAAACACAAATGGAAGATATTCTCAGGGAAGAGCGATTCAACAAAATTATGGAAGCAGGAAACAATGGCCATTTCTTTTCTGTTCGCTTCATCAAGCGGTCTAACGGTGCCGAACGCTTCATGACCTGTCGCCTCGGAGTTACAAAACATCTCAAGGGTGGTAACAAAGCATACGACGACAAAGTTCACAAACTTGTCACCGTCTACGATGTTCAAGCCAAAGGATACCGTTGCATTCCACTGGAAAGCATCTTTGAACTCAACGGCGAACCTATCTGATAGGTTCAATCGTATCATCAAGAGGATGCGACTTGTTCGCATCCTTTTTTATCCTATCCTAATGCCTTTAACTCATCATCATTTATTTGTCAATACCCTAAAGAAAATATAATCAAAACCTATCAATCAATAAGAATCTATAGACAAATCGGATTTACAATTATTTTCAGATATCAGTTGACAATCCTGAAAATATCTGTATAATCCTTAATTACATTCACTGATAAGGGTAACACGATGAACGGAAATCAAAAGATTCACAAGATTGTAGCGCAAGCTTTCATCGACCAGATCGAAGCAGGTATGGCGGATGGTAAATGGACCGCTCCATGGGCGAAGCTTGCCACAGACTTTCCGACCAATGCCGTGACAAAGAAGGCATACCGTGGTATCAATATCTTTTCATTGTGGGGCGCTGGATTCTCATCCCCGTACTGGGCTACCTTTAAGCAATGGAAGTCAGTCGATGCCACGATCAAGAAAGGATCAAAAGGATCATTGATCGTTTTCTGGAAAATTATCGATTCCAAGAATCAATTCGATAGTGACGGCAAGCCAAAAAAGTTTCCCTTCCTACAGAAATCGAAAGTTTTCAATGCCGATCAAGTTGATGGCTGGACCGCTCCAACACTGGAAGATCGTCCTAAGCTTTCGACAAATGAAATCCATGCCGAATGCGATGCAATGATCGCAGCGACGGGTGCTGAAATCCAGCATGGCGGAAATATGGCCTGTTATGTTCCAAGTCATGACCGTATACTTCTTCCTGAATTCAACGCCTTTCGGGATGCCGATTCATACTATCAGACCGCATTCCATGAACTGGCACATTGGACAGGTCATGCTTCACGACTGGACCGCAACCTTTCCACCCGCTTCGGAAGCAATGCATATGCATTGGAAGAACTGTTAGCAGAACTTACAGCAGCCATTGTGGGCGTCCGTATGGGCATCGATGCTACTACCCGCATGGACCATGCAAAGTATGTAAAGAGTTGGCTTACGGCGCTTCGTGAACAGCCAGAGTGCCTCATGCATATCGCCAGCAAGGCGAGCAAGGTAGCGGATTACCTGATCGAGGGCGAAGCAGGTGAAACCAAACAAGATCAAGCGGAAGCCGCTTGATCTATCATTGATAGACTAGACGAGGATGCGAATCATTCGCATCCTCTTTTTTATCCTACTCTAGAGCCTTTACCATATAACATATCGCTTGTCAATACCCTAATCCAAAAAACTGAAAACAAGTTTGGGAAATTTTGATTACCATATTTTTGAGATCTTGTCAAGGGGGTACGGGCTGTGCTAAGCAATTGAACAAAAATTAACCACTTTTTTATATAGAAAGTTTTTGAGAATTTTTGATTAGTTCTACAGGGGAATATTAGACCCTTTTTTATTTTTTGCTATCATTTTTTATCATTTGCTATTATTTTTCACGATTTATAATAATTTGTGATTGTTTTTCATAAGTTGTGACTGTTTTTCATGAATATTGATAAACACAATTTGATTGTATAAACACAATACAATACTTTGGCATTGATTCTGCTAAACAGAATACAAGTTTCGGTTTTGTATATATGGAAGAGGGGGGTCTTTTATATAAGGGTTTATATTATTGAAAAAATTTTCTCAGAATTTTTTTTATTACTCAGAGATTTTATATTCTGTTAGAGTTTATAAACTTTAATAAAATATTGTTTTTTAAAAAAGTATGATTTAAAACATCCGATGAATTGAAAGTTAAGTGAAATCTATGATAATGACCACAAGAATCAAGAACTGATTCAAATGAACTAAATATTTGAAAGATCATTTCAATAGTCGTTGGAATTAACATTTATTTTTTCCAGACACATTTTTCGTTATACCACTTTGCTACTACGGTAGTTACTATAATTTTTGAATTATTTTTTACTTTACAGATAAAGAAACATGGTCCATTATTCACTACAACGAATTTACCGTAGCGTGTAAAGTTTCTATTCAGCCAGAACGGTGATTGTTCCCATTTGTCACAAATTCTTCCTTCTTTAACTTTTTCTGCAATGATTGAATTCCACATATATTTGGAAGATACTTTACTACTGTAGAAATATAATCTAAAGCGTTCCAAGAATCTATTATGTGCGTGATGTGTAACACGAATATCTTTTATATTAGCGTTTCGCACACAGTTTTTAAGAGAGGTGGTGTTTATATGTGTCATTGTTATTTTTCGTTATTTTAAAAATTATTAGTTATATAATTTACGATTGGTATTATACCAATTGTTGAAGGGATTGTCAAGCTTAAATGTTATTGATTGTAATTTGGTACTTATTGTGATATACTTATTTTAGAAATTTGTTAGGAAAAGATTAATGTATAAGATGGATAACAATTTACCTATAATTGGAGATAATTTTTCGGATAATGATTTTGGTAGAATATGTAAAGAATTATATTTATTTTTAGATGAAGAAAGTCGTGCTGTAGCGGATGATATCGGAACTGATATTGAAAAATTTAATGTATTTTTGGCACAAATTCATCATTCTTATGGTCGTTTTTTGAGGAATGAATTTCATTTATGGAATTCGGACAATCCGATTGTATTGTGGAGTAGGGAAAAATACGGAATTGATCATGCTGATGATATTTCCAGTATTATTATTGCTGGGATAATATTTAATAAAGATCATGAATTCAGAGATTTGGTAATTGATACATTAGTTAAGCGGTTTCATAAGCATTGGAGGATGTATGGAAACTAAAGACTTGAAGACTATAGGCGCTCTTCAGAAGGCGGTTCAATTAGCTCGTATTGCTAGTGATTGGAATTTTGATGAAGTTGAGATAGACGAAGAGATGGTTAGTATTCATGAACTAATTGAAGAATTTGAAATGGTTATTAAAGAATTTGATTGAAAAGCGGTAGTGAAATCAAAATAGTTATTGGAATAAATAATATTGTCAGAGTGTTCCCGTAAGATATATGAATATATTAAAGATATTAAAAGAGATTGATGGTTTCACTTATAATGAACTATTTAATATTTTAAATGAGAATTACAAGATTGCGTTAGACAAATTTTCATCTGAAGCAAATACTGATACTATCAAGGATTATTTTTCTAAGTTTAAGGAACTGGGGAAGAAAAATTTGATTAACAAGGACATATCTTATTGGATTCCCAAGGGTTGGGAAAAATTTAAAGCGGCGGTAGATGATGCAGAAGGATATGGTAAGTCTAGGACTGAGCATAAGCGTAGTAAAAATGCGGGTAAATCTATTACTATACATGAAGATAATAGATGGTTGATTGTTATTCCGTTAGATAAAGATGCAAGTTGTTTTCATGGTCGAAATACTGATTGGTGTACTGCCAAGCCCACTGAATTGCATTTTATCAAATATTTTAATGAAAACAATATAATACTAATTTATTTCATAGAAAAATCTTCTAATGAAAAATACGCAATCTCATTTAATGAAGATAATAATCAGGTAGAATTGTTTGATAAGAATGACAAGAGCATTAGTAGAGAAGATTTTAAATCAGGCACTGGACGGGATCCTTTAGATATTGTTAATTTGGTTGAGGATGAGTATTTAGAAAAAATAAAATCTTGGAAACAGAATCAGAAACAAGAGCAAAAAGAAGCTAAAGCGGATATTATTAAATACCGAGATGGTGATTATTTTAAAAAGGATGCTCCCAAGAATAAAATTGAACACTATTTGAGAAATTCTCGTGATGTTGATAACTTGTCCGCTTATATACGAACTTTTGGTTCAGATAATCCAGAAGAAGACATATTGATGATGGATTCTGGACTATCTACACAAATACTTGGTGATAAGGCACCTGAAAAGGTAAAAAGGGCGGCTATTAATTTATCTCCCCTGAATATTATGTATTTGGATAATCCATCTGAAGAGCTTCAATTGATGGGTATAAAAAGTTTATCAGGTATTCGTTCTGTTTTTAGTGATCCCAAAAAAGAAATTTCTGATAAAGTGGCGTTGGCTGCGATAGATAGATTGCGAGGAGCGTATAATGGAGAATATCTCAAAGATATATTTACTCCTTATCGAAATTATTCTGAGGATGTTCAGATTGCAGCAGCGAAGAAATATCCAGAAAAAGCATTAAAGTATATCATAAATCCTACGGATAAAGTTAAAAGGATGCTACAACATAAAACACAATAAAAATATTATCTTTTTAAACTAAATAAACATTTTTTAATACAGAAAAAGGTTGATAGGTAACAGATGTCCTGATTTATGGTATTGTGACGACTATAGCTTTTTTGATTGTCGACCACGATATATAAATAAGTTTAACATATGTAAGGCATTTTATTAACGATGAAAGTTGGTATTATATTAGAAAGAGTTAACGCTGAACTAGGCATATTAACCGAAATGCCTGAAAAGGATTTAAAGGTTGTTATAAATGCTCTTGAAAAAGAATTCAAGAAATATGGGTTACGTATACATTTAACAAAGCATTTTATTAATTATGCATTACATTCGGCTGCTGAAGAGCGTAAAACGGTATCTGCTGCTGATTTATATAGAACCATAATGGAATTTTTGAATAAGCATGGCACAAGGTTTGATGAATTTAGAAAGAGCAGAAAAAACTTCAAGATTGCTATAACCAACAAGAGAACTAATTTGACGATAAACTTAGTTATTGATTATAATAAGCCGCCTAGGGATTCGAATGTTCCATATGATGCGGCGTTACAGTCTATTATAAAGAAAGATGATTATCGTGCAGATAACAATCCGGTAGATTTTTGGTCTAAAGTAAATGTTTAAGCGGGATTAATTAATGAAGATATTATTAGAATTACAACAAATAATAAATGAATCTAAAGTTCCATCTATAACATTACAACAAGCTAAAGACAATAATTTATTTGGTCCGGTATATCATGGGACTGATGAAAGTGGTCGAGATAAAATAGCCAAGGATGGGTTTAGGGTTATAATGAATCGTAAAGATGCGAGGCATGGGTATCCAGATCAGCCTTATTATGGTAGGTTACCCCCGCCCATTCATCATTTGGGATATGGTGTATATTTTACTACTGTTAAAGCCATTGGTAAAAAATTTAATGACAATTCTACAAAGGGATTGGAACAATATTATTTAGATATTCCTAATTTAGAGGTCATTAATTTTGCTGCACCTAGGACGATGATGAAATGGTGGCAAGAAAACGGATATGATTTTGATCCTTCTGTAAAGGATCGTGAAGCTGAGAGAATTCGCGCTACTAAAAAAATGACAGATAATTTAGCATCGAAATATGATGCTGTATTATTTAAAGGAAAGACAATTCACAAGGTTTTGGATGGTAATCAAATATGTGTATTTGATCCTTCAAATAAAATATACAGGATAGATAATTCATCTATTCAAGACATAGAGGTTGGTGCTAAAGTAAGATTCTCTATGGATTTGGATGAGGCCAAAAAGTTAATTTTGAAAAATATAAATACTATCCGTCAAAAAGTTAATCCTTCGGGAATGTTATCCATGGATGATATCACGGTAAGAGAAGAGAAAGATTTCTGGAATATAAGTAACATATTACATGTTCCCAAGGATCCCAAGAATTGGGGAACTATTATAGATTCTAGAAGTAGTCCGAAAGGATTATATAATATATCATTTGATATTAAATGGAAGAAGGGCGGTACCAAGTTTGGTTATCTCAAGCCGATGTTAGAATTACATAAATGATATATAAGCCATGGATATTAAAAAACTAATTGAAATAATTGAACCCAGAGTTAGTGATAAAAACATATCTAAAGATTTTACATCTGACGATGATAAAAAGATACAACAATCATTACAAAAGAGAGAATTAGGTTCTGGAAATTATTCTTCGGTTGCGCCTGATCGTGGTGATTCACATATGGTAAAGAAAACCTCTTATGGTTATTTAGACTCTGACAGAGAGGATCCATATTGGTTATATGTTAATCATATTATTAAAAATAAATTATGGGAGAATCCATATTTTCCTAGAATATATAAGCAGCGTAACGTGAAAGACTCTTCTGGTCATGTTGTCAAGCGTGCTCAAATGGAAAAGCTGGAACCGGTATCCGTATTATCTGATGAAGAATTGAAAGCCTTATTTCATAAAGTTTTAGGGATTTCTGACTATGATAAATGGGCAAAAAGAACTGATAATATTGATAAGAATGTTAAAGATGTTGTAATAAATACAATATTGGATATAACGGAAGATGTCATAAAAACGGGTTCATATAAAACATTTGCAACGTTTGCTATTGATGAATCTGATATTGATGACAATTTTAAAAGGGCATTAAATATATTATATAACTTATCTAAAACGGATAATATATTTATGGGGCTTGATCTTTACGAGGATAATGTTATGGTTCGACGTGGTAAATATGGTTCACAATTAGTATTCACAGATATATTTGCATGAAAATACAAAATATTTTTTTAACAGAAGCCATTTCTCCGATAGTGTTTCATCACACAAATTTGAGAAATTTATATGATATATTAACCAATAACAGAATAGAACTATCCCCCGGCGGTTTCACAAAAGATGTAGAAGTTCAGAAAGGTAAGGGAGGATATTTTTTATCTACTTCCAGAACTAGAACTGGAGGGTTCCATGTTACAAAACTCACCGGTGCATTAATAAAGTTAGATGGTAAAAAGCTATCGAATAATCTTGCTGGTAAAGCCATGGACTATTATCCTGATCATATGCGCCAATATAATCCTAGAGGTTTTGAACAAGAGGATCGTATATTTTCTCATAAACCTGTAATAGAAAACATTCAAAAATATATATTAAGGATTGACATTCTTATTTCCGATAATGTTGGGAGTGATATGTTTAAAAAGTATATCAATCAATTAGCATATATGGCGTATTCATTTGGAAAGAAGAATAACATTGATGTAAACATTTATGATAATAAAAAGAGTTTTATCAGTGGGTCAAATAATACGTTATCTTTTGAAGATATAAAGAAATTAAATACTAAAGACAAGACTGCCACGGAGGATAACAGGCGAAGTATTAGTAAAAATGAATTAGATGAATTACGATTCATATATAAAGCACTTGCTTTCGATGATTTTAATAGATTATCTTCTAAAGAACAGGATACTATGAAAAAATATTTAAGATATTTTGAATCTGAAAAAAACAATCCGGGTGGTTTGATTACCACGCTTCATAACGTCACAAATACTCCCAAGGCTAAAAACATATTACATAAAATATATGAAAAGATGAGGGGTTATGGTATAAAAAATATTAATCCTCAAAAAATTACTAAAGCCATTTATATAAAATGGAAACATATATTAGGTCCAGTTTAATTTTTTAACTTGACAATTTTTAGAATAGATACTATTATGTTACTTAATAATTGTAAAGAGGTATATTATTATGGATAGTAAACAATTTAATAGAATAAGGTCTAATGCATTAGATGAAGCATCTATGGAACACAGAAACCAAACGTTAAAAATAAATAAAATCACAAAAGAGTTAGATGAAGCGGGAGACATTATTAATTCATTGATTGATAATTATGCGTTAAGAGAGAATGGTGTTTTTTTGCCTTATTCGAAGCAGCCAACTGAAATTCAGTCTGCGATAGATTTTGTAACTGAGGTTACAAGTAATTAAGACAGGGTACAATAGTATTACGGCGAATGGAATTGGATAATATTAAAGGATATTTAATATGAAAAGAAAGCATCATGATGAAATAGTGGAAGAGAGTTATAGAGAAAAAGTTTTGGGGCCTCGGGCTAGAAATGTTGGAAAATCTAGGACTAAAAGTAAAAAGCACAAGAGGCCATCTTGCTCTATGTTACTTAAAAGTGCAATGAGAAAAGTTATGATAAAATAGTTATTCTTTTAGAGTTCAGATAAGTCTTTAACTGAATTTATTTTATTTTCAAACGCGACACATGCTTCACCACGATCTTTTAATAATTTTTCAAAATCTCTAAAGCGTATATACGCAATACCATGAAAGCCCCATGTAGAACCCCAAGAATTTTTAATTCTAAATAGTTCTTTATCCATATTTACGCCATTGAGAAGATATGCATGTCCTCCTGCGTTTCTTCCGGAAGGTCGTATTATATGCTGGGCACTGGTGGGATGATTCATTCCATCCGTCCATTTGGTACCAACAACCATAGGCCCCAGATATAACAAAGAATTAATAACATCATCTATAGTCTGAGCCCACCTATATTCTTTTACTATTCCCAATTTTTGAAACGTTTTGGCCCCTGCTCTAACTGTAGTTCCCTCATAATTAACGCCTTGTATATCATCATTTTGTTTAAATATTTCATATAGTTGTGTAGTATCATATATTGGTTTTTGTCGGCCTACAATAGTATCTTGAATGACTGGACCATCTTCAAACCAATGTGACCAGCTATATGCCACGCATTCAGAACTTGCGCCCTGATTTCCTGTCCATCCATCAGCCCACCAAAATTTTTCCTTAATACTGGGCATATCAACAGTTTGTATAACTTCATTTACCGGGAAATTTAAATCCCTACTATCTTCTTTGTAAATTCTACCAAACCATGGCATTTCCTGACTCATAATTCAAATTCCGTTAAGTTATTGTTTGTTGTATTTATCTCTTTTTATTTTGAGATGTTTTATATTTTGTTATGGCTTTATCATGGTTTATTTTTAATGTTTCCAACAAAGAAGCATAATCTTGTGGAAGTTCTAATGTTTGCATTTTGAAAGTGGTCACAACATTATCTTTTTCGGAGCCGAATAAATATCTTAGATATGATGGGGTAATTTTAGGTTCATACGCTACAAAAACTATACTACCATTTTCTAATTTATTTTGATAACTATGTGCAGCACTGAGGCGCGTGAGAACAACTTCTTTTAGATTACTTCCATTTCCGGTTCTAGCGTCATATGACTTTAATTTTGTTATCAAGGGATATATTTTTTTATATACTGGGGCTTTTTCAGATAATGGCTTCCAGTACGGTACGTCCATACAACGCATTAATAAAGATGTTAATTTAACTCGTGATGCTTCATGTATTCTATCTATTACAGAAGGTGATATGGTGGATAATTTATTGGCAGTAGTAACTACAATATCAACAGCATTAACTCGCCGTTTAATTTTTTTCCATTCATTATACATTTGATTTATTATATCAATGGAATATTTAATTTCTTTATTCGCAGTTTTTTCTGCTTCCATTAAGGAAAATTCTTTAAATAGCTTCATTCTATTATAAAATACATAAATATTTTTATCTAACAGGTATTTATAGTACTATGAGCACATTTAAAACACTTACGGAAGAGGAATCGAAAAAGGTTTCGGCAATTAAGCCAAAAATTTATGAAGCGGTGGCCGCTAAACAAATGAATGAAATGGTTCCTTGTGACAAAAACAACCCCGCAAACTATGGCGGGGTAAATTTCTTTTTTTATCATGACAGTAATGGATCTTACATAATGTGGGATAAGCATGTAAACGAATGGAATGAAAAAGCCATAATGCGTGATATATATGAGCAAGAACACTACATTGCAAAGTTAAAGGGATTAGTTGATTAAAGTTAAAATAATCCAATATAATCCCACTGGCCACATTATCCCTGATTGTAATGCTTCTTTAAGATCCTTAGTTTGATACAATACAATGCTAAAAGCTATAATAGTTCCAGCGGTCCATATCGCCAATAATATTAACAGTATTGTTATAATTAATTCTAAATTCATTTATATTACCTTATTTTTTATTAACTTACTAAATGTATTCCGCTAACCATTTCTCGATATTGTTTTTGTATATCTTTAGTAGGTCTAGCAGCGAACAATATATCCCTTTCATGTAAGTTGAGCATTGCATCTTTTGGGTCTCCTTCCATCATTAGACTCAGCGCATGCAAACCTGTAGCCAATTCTCCATTCTCATCTCTTTGCATTTGAATCAAGAATGGTGATGTAACCGTGAAACTATCAATATTTGATTTTTTTATTAGTTTATCTGCCACATCACCATCAACTTTGCATATAATTTCTGCAAAGCTAGCACTTAACTTTAATAATATTACTTCATCTTTCATTTTTTTCTCCTTTAGTTTCCTATTGTATTTGATTCGTTTATTGTATTATGCGTGTTATTTACTTTAATAAAAGTTGTACGTTTAGGTAGTTCTTTTATTTTATTTGCTCCCACATATGTACAGCAGCTACGTATACCACCCAATATATCTTTAATTACAGTTTCAGTTGGTCCAGTTAATGGTATTAAAGCAGTTCTACCCTCACTACTACGATAATCTTTTAACCCAGTTCCATATTTATCCTGTGCAGTTTTAGATGACATACCATAATATACTCCATAGGTTACTGTTTTTCCATTTTCTGAAACGGTAGTTTTTTTGCAATCAGCTTCATTAGTACCAGCAAAGAATGAGCCAGACATAATAATATCTGCACCGGCACCAAATGCTTTTGCAAAATCTCCAACGTGAACACACCCACCATCTGATATAATATGTCCCCCCAAACCATGGGCAGCGTCAGAACATGCATGTATTGCTGAAAGCTGGGGATACCCAACTCCAGCTTTCAGACGAGTGCTACATACGGAGCCATTTCCCACGCCTATTTTAACAACATCTGCTCCTGCGAAAATCAATGCTTCAGTCATATCAGGAGTAACTACATTTCCAGCGGTTATGACGGCATTCGGAAAATCATCACGTATGCGCTTAATATGATCAACAAACTTTTCAGAATACCCATTGGCAACATCAATCATTATATTGGGTACTTCAGCGCTTAATTCTTTTCGCAAAAATGCGTTAACATCGTGGAGGATATTATAGGAATCATTATCTATGCCTATAGGAAAAAACATATGATCTAAATAATCATTAATTTTATTTTCCATTGAACGCAATTTTTTTATCCATTTATCAGTATCATGAAATTTATGTATTGTATATAAACAATTATAATTTTGTAATACATCTGCAACTCCGAATGTACCACATGTACCCATATTAGAATTCATTATTGGAATAGCGGTTATAGTCTTATTACTATGTTTAAAAGTCAATGATCGTTTAAGTGATACATCCTTTCTAGATTCTAATGCACTTCTCTTGGGACGTATCAAGACATCTGAAAAATCCAGCTTTACATCTTCTTCTATTCTCATATATCTTGTTCCTTTGTTGGAATAGCAATATTAATATCTTAAGCCTTTATTGTCAACATTTATACACAAATCATATAAATAAAGTGTAAATGAACTACAAAGGTAAGTCGAAATGAGCGAACTTTATAATATCATAACTGAATTTGATGTTAGAATGACGGATAATGAAGAAGATGATACCGAGAACACTGGACTAGATTTTGAAAAAGAATTCGGCCCTGATCGTCATGGTAAGAGTATGACAGGTGATGATGTTAATGGACGAGATGACATCGAGGGTATGGGATCATCTGAAAATGGTGAAATGTCCTTCGACAGTGACGATGATTTTGGAATGAATTATGGTAGTAAAGACCCTGACGACAGTGAGGATTATGATAGTGAAGAAAATGATATGTTTGCTGGGGAAAAGAGAACTGATATAACTCACAAACTTAAGCAGATGCTTAAAAATCGTGGTATGTACAAAGATCTAGAAAGTGACAACGATGGGGAAGGTAGTGAAGAGCTTCCTGATTTAGATGATCTTGATCTAGATTTAAGTGCCGATAGCGATTATGAGGAAGATGATGAAGATCCAGATTTTGACTATAGTGCATTTTCCGATGAAAGAAAGTCAGATCCCGAATCTGATAAAGAAGATAACGAATTTAACTTCGGTCCGGGAAACAGATAAATAAACATACAAAAGAGCAAAAATACTATGAAAAATATTAATGTTTACAGTCTATTAGTTGAAGCTAAGGTTAATGATAATATCAATATAACTAAAAAGCAGTTCAACACTATACTCAAAGATATAAAGGAAGAAAAGGAGCTTTTTGAAACCCAATTCTCCGTTATAAATGAAGATCACAATATTGATACATCCGATATTAAAAAGGGATTCAGTAGGGCAGCAAAATCTTTGAAAGAAGCAAAAGCGCTAATTGAAGAGGCTGAAAAAAATAAGAGAAATAGTAATTTAAAGACTGCTAATGATCTTATAAAAAAAGCTCACAAGCACTTGAAATCTACTAAGAAGCTGTCTGAGAAAAATACAGAATCTTTTCATTCAGTTGTAACTATCGCTGAAAGTCTGGAGTCAGAAAGCAAAAATATATAATTTAACTATATAATTAATAAAAAGGGGGCGATGCCCCCTTTTTATTTCCCTTTTTTATCATGCATTAAAATAATTGTGAAGAGATTTCATCTGTACGTATTGATCGTCTAATTCCGTTACCAGAGCGAAGATTGTAATATTTGGTCTTATAACTTCCCTTTTTAGCTGTGGGTTTTAAAAATTTATTTCGGCTAATAGACCAAATTTTGTTATTGGGATACGCAATATAATTGGAATACCCCGGAATCGCCTTTGGCATAGGAACATCCGAATAACTATCTCCAGATGCTACTCTACGAACGGTGGACGGAGAGGATTTATATTTCTTGGCAACCGCTGTAGTGCCAGTATTTTCAATGTTTACGGCGTGACGTATGTTACATACCTGATTAGTATTAAATTTTCTCATATAGTTTAACTCCATTAATTTAATTATATAATTTAATTATAGATCACCTATTGATCTATTTGAACCATTTTATATGTTTGAATACAATATGTCAACCTTGTTTTAAGTAGATATTACAGTAATTCTATTTCCTACAAATCCACTAAATTTTTCTGCTGCTTGTATAGCAGTCCTAACTATATTCTCTCCATTTGAAACATCAATAGATTTAGTTGACATATGTTCAGATGCAACATGTAATGCACCAAGTGCGAATGACTGGCCACAACCAACACATGCAAAGGGCTCCTCAAATTCCATGACAGAGAAATCATGTGATATGGTAAAAATATTATTTTCAAATGCTACAATGAACTCCCCGCCCGAAATTTCAGAAGCATCAGACTTTTTTATATACAAGTGATCTTGACAACTCCCCTCGCTAAAGCAAGGGGATTCTTGTTTCACAGTCCTGTGCATTGCTCCATACAGGAGATTCAGTCTTATTTTGGACTCCACAAGCTAACTCCGTGTGCCCCACGGTTAAAATATTTTTAGCTGCATTAATATCTCGGTCATGTTCAACATGACACGATTCACAGCTAAATTTACGGACTGAAAGAGGCATTTTTGAATGCAAATGTCCACAACTGGAGCATGTTTTGGAACTAGGATACCATCGATTGACTTGATGGAATGTTCTGCCATACCATTCAGATTTATATTTCAGCATGTCTACGAATGTTGACCATGCTGCATCTGAAATGGCTTTGCTCAATTTGCGGTTTTGAATCATGTTTTTAACAGCTAAGTCTTCTAATATGATCACTTGGTTCTCGTTGACAATATTAGAAGACAGTTTATGCAGAAAATCTTTCCTGCAATCAGCTATTTTAGCATGGACTCGTGCCACTTTCAGTTTTTGTTTCTTGAAGTTTTCACTTCCTTTTTGTTTCTTGCTTAAACGTCTTTGTTCAATTTTTAATTTCTGTGCATATTTTCTGGTGTTTCTCAGATTAGCAATCTTGTTTCCATTTGAATCAATCAGAAAATGTGTCAACCCAAGATCAATTCCAATCTTGTTTTGATTGACAGGTTTCAATTTCATGTCCTTCTCACCCTGAATAGAGACGAAATATCTGTCAGCACTATCTTTTGAAACTGTGATTGAATTAATTTTTGACAAATCTAAGTCTCTTGACCATTTTATTTCTAATGGTTCTTTAGACTTTGCGATGTATAGCTTTCCGTCTTTAAAACGGAATCCACTATTGGTTAATCGAAATGATTGCTTTTTATGTCTATTTTTAAATTTTGGATATTTGGCTCTTCCCTTAAAGAAGTTAGAAAATGCAGTATCTAGATTGCGTAGTCCTTGTTGTAATGCCACATTACTTACATCATACAACCAGTCCAGTTCTTTTTTTAGCTCTGTGAGTTTTGCGCTCGTTTGATTATAATTAATTGAATTGTTATTTTGGTAATACTCATTGTGTCGGTATTCCAAAATATTGTTGTAGACAAATCGCACACAGCCAAATGTCCGAGCGAGAAGTGTTTTCTGCTCATTGGTCGGATACACTCTATATTTGTATGCGATTTGTTGATTCAATTAATTGTTGCATATTTTTGTATTATACATCTATTTAGTAAATTTGACAAGTAGTAAATACTTTTGTCATATTATATTCTTTTAGAGTTTAACCCCTCCCTTAAGGAAGGGGTCTGTTTGTTTGGTTGATCAAATAAATCATATAAAGCTGGAACAAATGATTTCACCATATATTCCATATTATTGGTTATTACCTCAGGATCTAATCTAGGGACATTAAAATGATATTCTAGAATCTGTCCCATTCTAAATGATGTGGTATATCCAATTAATAAGGGCCTAGGATTAGCGTCAGGGTTTTTAATTGAAGTCTTATTTTTTAATTCTTTGGTAAAAATCTTTGAATGCGCGTATGATCTTTTTGCATAACTCTCTGAATCAGAATACGCAGCGATATCGTCTCCACCCATATAAATTCTATCAATATCTTTATATGCTACTATACAAGTCATAAGTTTTCCATATTCTTTATAATAACTATATTATAATAGAATGTGAACTATATGTAAAGAACTAATCGACTTCTCGGTCTTTAACTTCATCTTCTTCAATTTTATTTTCTATGCCACCGAAATCAGAAGAATATTTTCCTGACATTTTTTTATTAAGAACCGAAGAATATTTTCTTGACATTTTTTTACCGAACCCTAATAAACTTTGTATTATATTCATTTTTTGAAGTACTTTGACATAGAGCTATGTAGGTTGTAAAATATACGAAATGCTCTAAAATGATGTATGAATAGAAGAATAGTAGTACTTAATTGTCCTCCTCAAAGTGGAAAGGATACTATTGCGGAAGAGTTCATTAACCGAAATGGATATACGATGATGTCTTTCAAATTTACCCTTATCAATATAGCATTAGTAATATCAAAAATACCTAAGGAAGAATGGGATGAAAGATATGTAGTGCATAAAGATTTGCCATGGGATAAATTGGGGGGATTGTCTCAACGAAACTATCTTATAAAGATAAGTGAAGAATGGGTTAAACCTGTTCACGGTAAAACTTACTTTGGTGAGTGTGTAAGAACAGATATAACAAGGCTCTCCAATAATGATAAGTTTATTTTACCGGATGGTGGATTTATAGAAGAAATAGAGCCATTATACGAGGAATTCGGACCAACATCTTTACTTATATTACAATGGGGTAGAAAAAATTGTAGTTTTGATAACGACAGTCGAGATTGGATTACCGCCTTTCCAGAAATAACAAGAAAAGTTGATCGAGATAATGACACTACAATCGAAGATCATTATATAGCCGTAAAAGAGGTAATAGATGAATATTTTAAGTGATAGAGAAATCATAGGAGTTGATGTAGATTTAACTACGTTAAGGTCTGATATAAATTGGTGGCACTGGCTTAAAAATATGTCAGAAGATAATGACTTGCCTTATAATATTCAGGATTATATCGATGCCGGAAACAAAGTTAGGTACAATCTTTCCAGCCATTTTCCGGCAATGAAAAACTCTAATGTACATCCCATGGATTTTTGGAGACAAGAAGGTGTTTATGATACTATACAACCTGTTGATAACGCTGTAGAGTCTATTAAAAAGTTAATGAATGTTTACAATATAGTTTTTGTAACACACAATAAAGGAAACGGAGGGAGATCAAAATTCAATAATTTAGTTAGGCTGTTTGGAAAGGGAAATTTTGGGTATGTTGTAACAAAAGAAAAATATTTAATAAAATTGGATTATCTTATAGACGATAGACACAGTTTTTTGAACAAATGTAATGAATTTGGAATATGCCCGATTAAAATATGTACACCGTTTATACAAGAAGAAGATCCTGAAGAACATATTGTAGAAATAGATGGATGGAAAAACATAACTAAATTATTAATAAATAAATAGAACAGCATAGAAAATTTAATAATATGGCACCTATCGGAAATTTTAGAACTATGGCATTATCTTTTAATCTTGGGAGATCAATGACTGATTCACAAAAGGAATGGTTGATTAATTGGGTGAAGTCAAATCTTTCCACGCCGAATGAATTTGAAAAGGCTGCAACCATTGCATGGCAGTATGAGTTGCCGGAAGACGTGATAGAAAAAATTAAAAATCTTAAACCCGAAGAATCATATGACCACGACGAATATTGACGGTTTTAACGTAAAGTAGTATAATACAGAAAAGTAATATTCTTATGGTTAGAAAAAAATTATTATTATTTACCGACGCGTATGAACCACAAGTTAATGGCGTTGTTACTACATTAAAGCAAACTAAAAAGCATTTGGAATGTATGGACTATGATGTTACGATAATATCACCAAATGACTTTAAATTTACTGTACCTCTACCATTTTATAATCAAATACGCTTAGCGTTTCCATCGAAAAGGAAAATATCAAAAATTGTAAAAAGTATAAACCCTGATTATATACATATAGCAACCGAAGGACCTATAGGATATCAAGCTTCTAGAGTTTGTCAAAAAAATAGTTTCTCTTACACAACATCATATCATACGAATTTCCCAGAGTATATAAATCAAAAATTTTCGTTTATCTCAGAGAAAATAATAAACAAATATCTTAGAATTATACACTATAATGCCAACTGCGTATTAGTGACTACAAACTCCATGAAGAAGAAACTACATGATAATGATATAAGCCATATTATAAGTGTATGGGGTAGAGGAGTTGATACATCTTCTTTTAAGTTCTCAAATAAGATAAAAGATAATAATAAAATAAGACTTCTGTATGTGGGAAGGGTATCTGACGAAAAGAATATAGAAAGTTTTTTAGATATTAATCAGAAATTTTTTGTTCCTAAACTGGAAAAGATTGTTGTAGGTGATGGACCGGCACTTAAAAAATTAAAAGAAAAATATGCTGATGATCAGTCGATACGATTTGTGGGATGTAAAAAAGATAGAGAGCTAGAAAAAGAATACCAAAACGCTGATATATTTGTATTTCCATCTAAGACCGATACGTTTGGTATTGTCATGTTAGAGTCTATGGCCTGTGGTACTCCTGTAGCTGGCTATAGAGTCATGGGACCGAAGGATATTATAATACCCGGAATAAATGGTCATATTGATGATGATCTAACTATCGCAGTTTTAAAATGTGTAGATATAGATAGGGGGACATGCTCTAATTCAATTTCATTTTTAACATGGGATGAAATAACAAAAAATTTTAAAAATATAATAGAGCATGTTACTGAAAATAAATATGACTTATCGTAATTTTGTATATAGATTAATACTCCGGGAATCCTATTTCATTTAAAATTTCGTTCATTTTAAACAGACTTTCTTCATACATTACGATTTTATCATCACTTTGATAATCTGGCAAATCTTTTTGTGTTATTGGGAATCCTGCAAGCCATATATATTCGCGGTCACCATTGTATACTATGAGTTCAGCTAAATTTCCTGTCATTTTGTCATATGCTTTTTTAACATAGTTCCCGTTGAGAAAACGATATGTTTCTAATGAAATCAAGGTATATAGATTATCGGACATTACTTTTAATTAATTCAAACTCTATTAATGCGTCTTCTTCGTCCATGGATTTCCAACGATTTCCTAGTATATTGATTATTTCTTTAATTTGAGCAATACTGATTTCTTCCTTACCCGCTTCAGCTTCTGCTATATAAACTGCTAATTCGTTTAAATTTAAGTTTTTCATATGCCACCTCTATGTTTAAGATTATTTATATCAGGAAAACGGGTTGTGTATTACTTTACTGTTGAACTGGCTTTCTAATTTATCTTTTATGTTTTTAATCCATTCATCCTCTATATGTCTAGCACGTATTTCAAATTTACCTCGAAGCACTAAATGAGTTTCAACCGGAACGTCTCCAAACTCGTCAAGTATAGAATACATTCTATTCCTGCCTTCGTGCCCTGAAACTTTTGCATGATCTGAGAAATCCTGTTCAAACCATCCATCTGGAATCTTTACGATAAGAAATGGAGAGCCAATTCCCTTACCAAATCTCAGTTTTTGACGTAGATACTCTACACTTTTTGTATCGGGTTTGAATACTCCAGTATCACTAGTTAATTTTAAAAATATAGAAGGTTTCATTTTCATGCGTTTTCCAAAATAATCTATATCTTGAGAGTATCCCGTAGCACCTATTCCGGTAGAAATGTTATTGTCTATTATAGGGGAATTTTGCTGTTCAAATAATATGTCAAAAATTTTCATAAAAAGGGATCCGTAAAAACAAGTTGTAAGCCATATGGTGTTCTTCTTACCATAATATTTTCTGAATGGATATCATATATCAATCCTCGTCCTCCTCTAATTGACTTCTTTCCGGCTTGTTTTTCTTTTTTTCTAATCATTTGTAATATTTTTATCGCTTTTTTAAAAGAGTCATCAACTATTTTCAGTTTTGTTATCCCCTTAGAAATTTGCTCTATATCTTTAGCGAATCTATCAATATATGCTTTCTTTAATTCACTACTATCCAATCCAGCAGTATTTTGCATCAACGTAGGCAGCCCGTCTTGTCCAAATATTCTTTCAAATAAATGTTCAATTTCTTTAAGATTCAACTCTTTTAATGGTTCTAATTTTTCGATTTCACCACGAAACATCAAGTCTCCTGTAGAATCTTTAATCTTTTTTATACTATATACTCTAGGAAAATGAGGATTTTCCCATAACTTATATTTTATTACATAATCTATAAATGTCCAATACCCGTCTATTGTATCCATTCCGGGAACTTTAGAAGATTTTTTTACAGTGTGTGGGTCTGAGCCGGGTTTAACTGTAGAAAATCTACCAACACTCCTTCCTTTTTCTCTTTCATTTTGATCGTCTTCTACCTCCCAATCATCAGATTTAAATTTTCCTGATACCGAACGCTCTTTAGTTGAAGTTGATATTATCTCTAATAAGTTATTGATTTTCATATATGTAAGATATAAATTTACACAATATATAAGATATTTATAAAATATTAATTATATAATGGAGGTAGAAATAAATAAAATATATTAAATAAAAAATTATAATGGAAGACGGTCCGGATATTTTAAATATTATAAATCTAATTACATTACTAAAAATATCGGGTTTTTTAGTAACAGCAATAGTTGGAATTCCACTGTTCATACTTTTAGCATTTCTAATAATTATTAAAGTTGGAATACAAACAATAATTGAAGATTTCTTATCTTAGCAAAAATTATATATTTAAATCAGTTACCTGTTATGTAGATAATACCATAATTTTTATCTCCTACGAAGAACAGACAGCGATGTCGTCTCCATCCATGTAAATTCTATCTGCTATTTATACAAATCATGATATTCTCTTATTCTCTTGCATAAATTCATCTTTTCCTATGTTTTCTTCTAAAAATATATATTTTTTGGCATATATATCTTTCCTCATGGAAATAATTATATTCTCATATGCATCCTTTATTTCATCGCCCCCATTGTCTATTTTAAACAAAAAATCATTTATGGCTCTGATGACTTTCGGTGGTGCATATAACCAACATGTATCATAATGTAATTTATTACGCGTCTTCGCATTCAAAAACAACGGAGCGGAGCTATTACTTTCTTTACACTCTTGCAAAACCGTTAGTATTTTAGCATAGTGATTTTCTTTATTGCGGTCTTGATCCCATAATCGTTGGCGTCGCGTATTAAACAACCACCCAGAAATTATGCCTACTGCAGACAATATAATATTGTAATCTTCCATATTAAATACTCCTTATATTTAATGATAAGGGGTATAGTATAATAGGATACAAATTATGTGTAAAGGTTTTTATGGAAGTTACTTTAAGCTAGGGTACCATTTCCGTGCCATCGCTTCTGATTCAAAAGAGTCAATATGTTCTTTCTTTTCAACCTTTCCGTCGACCTCGGTATTTTTATATACCCAAAATTCACCTACAGCTTTTTTAGGCTCCATGGTGTAATATTCTTTTTTGTTTTCCTTTTTAGGTCTGTTCTCTTCTTCAAATATTCCGGACCATTTCTTTAAAAATGATAAATCATTTTCATCTAAGTGTTTCATATAATGTAATCACTCCTTTTAGTTTAATTACATATATTTATATAAATATTCTTCAGTAAAAATTAAACATGTGATGGATATAGTTAATATATTAGAATCCTTTGATACTTCTCCTGTAAGCTGGAAGTGGATAAATAAAAAAGATAATAAGCATAATAGCCCATTAGCCCGAATAGCAGCATTTGTAATCGATGGCATAGAATATAAAGTCAATATAACTACAACCAATGACCCGAATGATAGAATATACGAAATAGCATTTTATATGGGAGACGACGATCAAGGCGACAATGATCGAATGACGAACACCGGAAACCAATATAAGGTTCTTTCTACTGTAATGGACATAATGGAATCGTTTATTGTAAAGCACAAAAAGGTGATTAAAGGTATTATATTCGCAGCAAATAAACGTATATCAAAGTATGACTACGAGGAGTCTGATTCCCGTGATAAAGTCTATAGGCGTCTAATATATAAAAATATTAAAAAACTCCCGGGTATTTGGTCAGTGACTGAAACGAACAATAAATCAGGAAACTTTATAGTTTTTCATTTACATAACCATAATTTTAATGAACAATAGGTAATTGACATTACTATATATTAATGGTATGATATTCTAATGAAAATAAAATTAAATAATAGTAAAATACAATATTGGGTGACATCAGATATGCACCTCGGGCATAAAAATGTTATAAGATATTCTAATAGACCATTTTCTTCCGTTGAAGATATGGATAATGCCCTCATTCATAATTGGAACAGTACAGTAGGAAAAGATGATATTGTTTTTAATTTAGGAGATTTTGCGTTTCTCAATCAAGATAAAATTATAGAAATTTTGGAATGCTTAAATGGGGCACAATATTTTGTATATGGCAATCATGATAGGCAAATGGCATCTGACGCCGTCCAAAATTTTTGTAAGAGAACTAAAAAAATTAAGTTATTCTGTGATGTTATAGAATGTAATTACAAAAAGATTCCAATATTTATGAGCCATTATGCCCATAGAGTCTGGAATAAGCATCATCATGGTGCTATACATTTGTATGGACATTCACATGGTTCATTGCCACAAATAGGACGATCAATGGATGTTGGTGTGGATAGTAATGATATGCCTACAAATTATTCCCCTCGATCATTAGATGATGTTGTAGAATTTTTAAACACTCAACCCATTAACAAAGCTGACCATCATTGATGATTCATGTATGAGTCATTTAGAGGGCTTTTGATTTATGTATGAGTCATTTAGAGAGCTTTTAATTTATAATAGATCCAAAAAATTATCATTAATGGCTTTAGCAAAGTTGCTAGGTGTATCCACTATAAGGCTTCTTTTAGGTTTATGCTCAGAGTCTATTAATTTCAACGCCTGTTCTGCTCTAAACAATTGATGTTTAAGTATGCGCGCCTGCGCCTTTTTCCGTTGTTCAAAGGATTCTAATGCTTTCTCAGGAGTGGGACAAGCGAACTTTTTTCTGGTATCAGCACGGACAAATTTTTTCTCTCCTGACTCTAATTTGATCCATGCTCCACAAGGTGTGTGTTTTATAACAGGATATTTTTTTAGCTTAATATCAAAACCTTGTACAGTCTTGAAATCTTCATATCTATACCAATATTTTCCGTCATCGAATAATCCCATTTTTTAACTCTCGTTATTATTTAAACGTTTTATAAACGTAACTATGGTGTAAAGGTCTTTCTCATTAAAATCTTTGTTAGGCTTAGGCCGAAATCTAAGTTCATTTTCAAATATGTTAATATACCCAACAGTATTTTCAAAATCGCCGTTTACAGATACAACCTCTCATCCGTAATCTCCACCCAATTCATAGAATCCAATATTGCTCATTTGTTATCCTGTTTTTGTCGTTCAATTCTATCAATTGAAGCAGCAATTAATGCCCCGGCCTTTTCTAGATTCCGAATTTTATTATCAGAGGGTTTCCACCATGAATCTGGCCATGGCCATGTGTGACCCTTTCCCGTTCCGTATATTGTGTGTCTTAAATATTCAAATGCAGCAGACTCTAATTCATTATGTTTATATTGGTTATCGTGTATACTATCAAAACCTTCTTCATTTATTTGACGGTTACGCTCTTGCTCAATTTTTTTAATTCCACTCATATTTTTTCTCTCCGGATTATGTTATATTATATTATAAATGATTTAAAATGTAATGTCAATATTTTAAAACTTTGTTTTTTGATCTATAAATATTATAATTAATAATAGTATATAAATGTATTTTTTAAATGAACTTAACAAAATTAATATATTAGAATCTTTCAATACTAATCCTGTGAATTGGACATGGACAGAGAAAAATGATTCTAAAGACGCTATGGGCACTATCACACCGGAAAAATACACTGCTGATTTTTCTATCGATGACCACAAATATAAAGTACGCATAGACACGGATATGCCAGTTAAGTATGTGCCTAGTCCGCATACATATGTAGTGGTTTTTGGTTTACTCACAGGACCCAATAAAATTAATATGGATATGACGCATGCTGGCAACCAATATAAAGTCTTAAGTACCGTTATAGATATACTTAAAAATTTTATTCAGAATAACCAAAAACATATTGGAGAAATACATTTTTCTGCAGAAAAAAAGGATTTTTTTAGTTCTGATCCAACTACTGATCCAAATAGTTTTAGTAAAAACAGAGCGAACGTATATGCTAGACTGATTAAAGAAAATTTAAAAAACCTGCCCGGAAATTGGAGCTTTATACAAAAAGATCATGAAGCAGAAGTTCAATTTAAACTTATACAAAAGTGAAAATTTTTAAGATTAGTCAAATACTTCATCTTCCATATTTAATTTTTCTGCTAATTTAGCTAACACATCTCCGTGACATGGTAACGGATGACAAAAACAACCCAATCGTTTCCCATATAACTGTTTTACATTTGTCCTAAAGTCTGGGTCATTATTAATTCGTTTTATTGCATATTTTTCAAAGTTATTGATTCGGCTAGTTCTAGTCCCAACAGTAAACGGGTTACCAAAATAGCCATCCATACCATGACCGGCGCGGCCAATATATACATCAAAGTCTTTATTGGTATTGATATTGACTACTGTTGTTTTTGGCATTTTATTATTATAGTATCTTAATTGTTTTTTGTCTACACATAGCATAAATAATAACGTCATCAATTTTTGTATAAATGAAAATTCAAAAACTCATGGAAGTCCCAGAAAAATATATTGATGCCTATAGATATTTTAAACGAATGTCGGCCACTCAAACAAATATGACAAGAGATGCTATTATTACTACCGTTGCTAGAATGTTTGCCATCCCAAATATTAAACATTTTCATAGCTATGTGTTACGTATGATTGAACGTGAAAAACAGGGTTTTATGACATATAGATGATATATTAATTAGTAATACTCAAGTTTTATATTTCCATGTTCATCTTCATACAAATACGAGCAAAATTCCACCCAGCATCCACAATTTAAATATCTTATATCATCAATTATTTTGTCTTCCGCATAATGTATGTGCCCACAAATAACGCCATCCGCATCATGTTCTGCAGCACAATTTACAACCAAATTTTCATAATTATTAATATATTGTACTGATCGTTTAACACTATTTTTCACCCATTGTGCCAAACTCCATTCCTTTAAATTAAACATTCGTCTAATTTTGTTTAGTAGTCTATTTAAGATTATAATAAGTTTATAGCTACAGTTTCCTAATGTATATATAATAGGATACATTCTAACTAATCCATCGAACTCGTCCCCGTGAAGAATAAAAAATCTGTCACCGTTTTTTGTAGTATAAACGTCATTATATTTTATTGTTATTCCATTAAAAGTTACACCTGCGGGAGACTCTTTTAAAAATTCTTCTGATAAAAAGTAATCATGATTCCCTCTTATATACGTTATTTGCACTCCCTTGTCTGCCATACGAAAGAACTTTTTAATTATTTTTCTATGTTTAGACCAAAAAACCCTATGATTAAATCCTGTCATATCTATAATGTCACCAACAAGGAAAATTTTATTAATAATATAACCTCCCTCATTGTTTTCTAAAGATTTGAGAAATTCATATAATTTTTCATGTTGGCAATTAGGATTTCCAAGGTGAATATCAGATAACCATATAGACTCAATATGTGTATTTTTATTTTTTTCGTTTTTCATTCGTGGGCGGTCACTTGTCAACTGCTGATTTATTTATCTTCTTGTTATAGAAGTTACTATATTACAAAACAGTTACAACAAATGGTGCGGATGGTGGGATTCGAACCCACAAGACCCAATCGGGCCATATGTCCCTCAAACATACGTGTCTGCCATTCCACCACATCCGCTTGACTTTCCCCTTCATTAATGAAGGGGATTTCTAATTCATCGAAACTTACATTGTTTTTGATAAATGGGAGGGGATGCCGTTGAAAGGATTCGAGCCTTTAACTTTTTCCTATCAAGGAACTGCTCTGCCAATTGAGCTACAACGGCAATTTATATTATTTATTATCCACCCCAATTGCGCAGACGATAATCTTCATACTCTGGTTCAAGTCTATGTACCACTACACTATACATGTAAACTTCTGGATTGTCATTCCACTTTTGACCTTCTTCATGATCTAAATCCCATTCATACGCAAATCTCCATATTTCAAGAGGTTTCTTTTTAAAGTCGTCCGGCATTTCATTATCAATTTTTTGTGGAATAGATTCATTAAATATTCCAGTGTTAATGGCTTCCTTCTTGCCAATATTCTTCAATTTTTTGGTATCTATTGCTACACATTCTAAAGCATATCGGGCATAAGACTTTTTCATTTTAGATGATTCAATCCATTTTGGGTCTTCTTTTTTATAGAAGTCTGTATAATATTGTATTGTTTTTGTTTTGTTATTCTGAACTATTCTATATTTTTCCGGAACCCAATAATATGCATCTTTTTCCAAAGAGGGTTTCTTTTTCTTTCCCACCGGTTCTAATATAATTCTAGGTGTATTTCCAAACCTATATCGAATAAATTTGAAGAACCTATATGGAATTTCTATAGGAAATTTTTTATTGGGGTCCATTAATATGCCTGTATTCTACCTTTTGGATTCTATGAGGTGGATACCACATACCAACAGTAGTTTCTACCTTTTCAAAAACTCCTATATTTTTGATTTCATTTAATCTAGTTTCTAAAGTCAATCTACCTTGAATAATTTGCTCTTCGATTATGGGTGCAGGTTTCCCTGTTATAAAAATTTTGAATCTTAAATATTCTCTGGTATCTTCCATAATATATCCTTTTTTAAATTGGCGGAGGGGGAGGGATTTGAACCCTCGTGGCGTTTCGCACGCCGCACTCCTTAGCAGGGAGGCTCAATTAACCAGACTCTGACACCCCTCCGATTATCTAATGATACATTATTATCGCATAGATGTCAAATTATTTATATTTTTTAAGCTTATTTTTATGCTTAATAACAAATCTACGGGCATGTGGTGCATTACTTTGTAATATTTTTATAATTTGATTTTTTTCTTGTTTATTTTCGAGTATTTTAAAAGTAGAATCTACTTCTGCAACTCTTATTTCTTTAATGTTTTCATTATATAACAAAGATCTTGTTTGAGATTTTAATTCACAGTCCCACATTTTTAGTGTATTTTTAATACATTTAGTGTTTGATAACATCGAACCTATTATCGGTATCAATAAACAATGCTTAACTTTCCATTTTATTTTAAATATCTCGGCGGCGATTATGGCTGCAGGGTACTTATTATTTGGATGTACTGTGATTTTAAATAAATTACCATGATATTTTTGCTTAATATCTTTTATTTCTATCTTCAACGGACAAAAGTTATATATTAATAAATATATAATAATTACAATACCTATTCCTATTGTTGTACTAGTTACAATTAGCATGTATTTCATATCCCCTTTTTTTATCTAAATATCTTACAGTTATTAATTAATAAGGATTTAATTCATTACATTTTAAAATGATTACTAAAAAAGAATTTAAACAACTATTAAATAATTTAAAAGCATCTGCTAAAAAACGTAACATCCCCTTTGAATTAACAACGGAAGACATAGATTATATAGGAATACCATTAACATGTCCAGTATTAAACATACCTATATATTTTAACAAGGGTCAACCGAAAGATAATTCGATATCATTTGACAGAATAGATTCAAGTAAAGGATATACTCGGGATAATGTGGTAATAGTATCACACAGAGTTAATAAACTTAAATCCAATGCGGCATTCGAAGAAATGCAGAAAATATTTGAATTTTATAAAGATCTATAAAAAAGCCCCCATCCGGGGGCTCTCGGTCGGTATAACAGAGCTAAAAACTAACTAGCTCCGCATGTCCCCTCACCACATGCTCCTTCTTCATCTTCTGATTCTTCACCACAAGATCCCTCACCGCATGATCCTTCTTCATCTGCAGATTCTTCACCACATGCCCCTTCACCACATGCCCCTTCAGAATCTTCACTATCGCCTTCTTCACCACAGGAGCCTTCACCACAAGAACCTTCCTTGTCATCTTCTGTAGCATTTAGTGGCATGCCAGTAGTCTCCGCCATGAATGGATTAACGCCATTTTCTAAACCTAGTTCCGAGGCCGATGCTACTCCTGCCATAGTGGTTAGTCCTGCTAGTGTTGCAATTGTTAATTTATTAGACTTCATATTATACTTCTCCTTTTTTGTGTTTTTAACTTATCGTTCTATTAGAATGTTCATATTACTATAAAGTTCAATTAATTACCATACGTAATTATACATATGATGATTAGTGAGCTAACTTATATGGCTTTATTATATTATACAATTCCACATCCTTTTCGGTTAAATGTGGGTATGTATACATATTCAAATCCATATTATTATTATATATGGACTCAGGTAGCACAATCCCAACGGAGGTTAATGCACCATTTAATGCGCCCTTTTCCTCTGTAAAATATGCAACAGGATAATCCGTGCCTTTATTTGTATTGATATTCAACATATTGATCAAATCTTGTAAGTTTTTCTGCGGGCCTCCGTTTAAAAGGATCATAGTTTTATCTTCTTCCATCCATCGATTAAATATTTTACTAGCCACATTACTCGTAACCTGATTATATTTGGTCGCCATCACTTGAATAACATGGGCTGCTTGTATTCCATGTTGTATGGAAGAAAGATACATGTTTCCGAAAAAATATCCTATGCAATTTTCATTATTCATATTCTAAACCTTTTATTTTAATTTCTCTATCAAGCGGTATGGTTTGACAATTAAATTCTTTTAAGACTGCACCTTCAGCGAAAGCTATAGCCCAACAATCTTCTACCGTAAGAACAGGTGAGTTTTTGCAATAGGAATATGCGACTCTTTTATCCAGTGTAGCTCTTATTAATGCTTGAATGATTGCTTGTTCCGGTGTTTTCTTTGATGGATCTATAAACGTTTGATATATAAGATAAATATAACCAGATTCTTCAGTATTTAAATTTTCTTTGGTCATTTTTTCTTACCCAATTTACGAATACCATTAGCTTATCATGAGATCTTAATTTTGTCAAGTTATTATATTCTTTAGCTAAATCCTTGTTCGATATAAATTTATGGATAGCCCCGTGACAATCATGGCAAATAAAAATTTTGTTATTCTTCATTTCTTCAAGAGTAAATGTTTTTTTACACCATTTTTTGTTGTGCATTTCCTTTGGTATAAGATGGTGTTCCGTAAGTTCTAAATTACGTTCACATAATTCACATTTTTCCATTGATGGCAACTATCCTTTCCTTTAAAATTAGTAACTATTGGACCGTGGTAGTCGGTCGATACACTATCCATGGGAAGAATTCATGGGCAGGCTGCATTAAACTATTAAAACTCGTTATCATACAATTTCTTCAACTTTGTGAAAAGCGGGGGAGGCAGGCCCCCGCTCAGTATTTTTATACAATATATTCACTACTAATTTCCGTTATATTCATCGGTGTAATATCACCTTCGAACAATCCAAATATAGTATCTGCCTTTTCTGGATGGACTAAAGTTCCATTACGAGCCTTAACATGCATCATGAAAAGATCATATAAGCTTACTTTATTATTGATAGAAAGCATTGCTTCAACCACATCACGTATTGATGCTGCGTTGCTATTAACATTGTTAGGTAGCTCGCCAAATGCATCTGCATGTGACATGTCTGTCCATATAATTTCTCTTGTTTTAATATCAAAAATTACCGGCATGGCGCTTGTACTATCAAAATTTAAATCAAGCTTGCATTCGACAGTTTTAGGATCGTAAACTTCATTACTGTCAGGTTTTGATCTGCTCATCCAACCAATGAAGCAAGTATCGTGTTCTGCAAAAGTATACCCGGAGAATACCATCACATTCATTGCAACATATCTTATACCAGAGCTACGAGCATTTTCGATATCGATATCAACAAATTCACTAGCACCATGTGGCGCTCTGGTTATATCACCTGAATGATACAGTCCAGACCTCGGCGATCTAATATTACCATACCAAATCTTGTCAACAACTTTAAAGTTTTTATCAAACAATGTTGCGCTCAAGTCAATATCTAGCCCTACCCAATACAAAAACAGGCGTATAGTGTTTGTTTCTTCATCCCCAAAAGGAAAACGAGTTCCTCTCGCTGCCGAATGTGTACCATCACTAGCGCTTCTTTGCTGAGAAGGGATGGGGCATCTTTCTAATGCTGGATCAACATATACATTACCCAAGTTTTCCAGACTAGAAAATCTGTTGATTAGTGTCTTGGATATTCCAGTTACAAGAGTATTAACTACTTTTTCGGGGAGAGCATCCTGTCCACTAATTAATTCAGCCCTTTGAATGTTCCCTTTAGGAAACACTACTCTCTTCGTGGTACTTTTGCTTCTAGTTGCAAAATGACCTTTCAACTGTAGAAGAACTTTGGTTGAAACACTATCAGCCACAGATATAAATTTGTTTGCAACAATTATCTGATTCCTTTCGGCACCAGCCATCCTCAATAGATGATCCAATCTACGCGCAAAGTCGCCGGGACGGGTTACTAATAGCTTAGTAGCCTTAACCGGATGACCAGACGCCAATTGCCGCTCAACTTTAGTGCTAAAAGTTTCCACACTTTCGTTTTCACGTAATGGTTTGATGGCATCATATACTTTCTTGGAGTAGTCTCCAACATGCAAAGAGTGCGCCAACTTAATCCACTTTCCACTATGTCTTACAAGATCTTCTCTATTGATGACAGATTCTAATCCTTTAACAAGGATTCGCCTTTCTGGTCTTTTGAAATTCTTGAATTTAGTGTTGTCTGCTAATGAAACATCACCACCGGACATATGTGTGGCAATACGCAACACATCGTTGGGGTTCTTAACCAGTTCATTGATTGGAATTCCATTTTCTACCATGTATGCACCAATAATACACAGATTTTCCTTGAACGGAATTGTTTCCGGAAATACGAGATTTCCGTAATGTTGCAAGAACCATTCAATGATTTCCTTATCTGTACTAGATACAGAATCGTTTGATGCCAATATCTTTGTAAATATTGATGCAAACTCGTCTTCTGTCGCAAGTCCCAGAGTTCTAAACTTCACATTTTCAAATGCGAATTCTCTAGGAAGTTTTTCATAATCAGGCTTCCAGTAACCGTAACTCCAATAATGCATGATAGCGTTCAAAAACAATTCCAAATCACTGGCTTCGATAACCTGACGAGGGAAATTCGGATACATTGGTTTATGAACTACATTATCGCCTTTCAACTCTTTCAATGTTTTAACTAATACTGCTGAAAGGTCTCCTAGCATATGATCTGGAAGCTCTGAGATCACTTTTAAGAGATCTTCATCCATCATATAACCTAGGCCCATGATATTGGCTTGAAGGGTCATGGCCTTTGCTGTAATCTGTCCCGTTGGACTCTCACTGCGCAGGTGCGCAGGTATAACTACTTTTTCTAGCTTTTTGATAGCTATTTCTGTCTTATTCATCTTCGTTCTCCTGAAGTAAAGTGGAAGAACCATTTTCTTCCGTAGCCTCAAAGCACCGGCCCATCCGGTCTTTTAGAGTAAAATTGTCGGTAAGTTAAAGAGCTACGTTTTTTCCGAGAGTAAAAATTAGAAGGATGCTCTTTTATAGCCGACTAGATGCGTATACTAACACCATTGGTGACTGATGTCAACTCTTTTTAGAGTTTTTGTTCCATAATAATTTTATCATTATATAAATCATACCATATGTTGTTTTTTAATACTAGGCATATTTCTTCAGGATGATATATAAATGTGGATTTCCATACATCATCCTTTTCTGTAAATTTATTAATTTCTTTAGCACATTGCGAGTTTTCTACTAATATTCTATCTTCATTATTTTTCGTAATAGTATTCTTAACGGGTATGTTTTTATTATCAGTATTATTGTTGCTGCCCGCACTCTCGGCTATTAGATATAAGAAAATTATGAAAGTTATTATTGTTATTATTAAACCGTCTTTTATATTCATAGTATTTGTTTTATTATTATTTTATAGTATATTTATTTTATGTCCATAATGCATGTCTTACTTTTACTAATCTTACTAACATTCTATCATCTTCTTCTTCCCATTGTGTTTCTAATCTAGTCATTTCATCACAATATTTTTCGAATTCTACATACTCTTGTGTGTTTTTCCATTCTTCTGAAAACATAGAAAAAAATGATTCCCGTTCTGGCATTTCAGGACACTCTGGTTCTATTCTATTAGGGCGTATTTTGGTATACCATAGATACAGTTTTAATATTTCTTCTGCATCTTTAGATTGTACTGGGCTTTCATCACCTAAGCTAATTTCCCAGCGAAGGTGCTCCAACCCAAATTCCTTATGCCTATTTTTATTAAAACGTAAAAAACGTGGTAGGAATCTTTTCCATTTTAAAAATTCTTTCTTTTTTTCTTTTGTGTCAAATACGCAATTCATATGTGCGCATTCTTTCTCTACATAATCTACTAATAATGAAAAACATCCATGAAACATTAATTCTGGGGCATCATGATACCTGCGGGGTAAACCTGTTTTAATTATATTAGGTGCAGAAAAAAAATATTTTATTGAATTTAAAACATCATTCTTGAACCATTTAATACGATTTATGGCGGCAATATGGGGGCCGTTTTCTACTAAAAAGTATCTTATGGGGGCATTTTCTTTGAATTCTTTACGAAACTTACCCCATCCCTCCATGGTTTCCGCTTCTGGAGGATAATAATTCATCCATCTATTAATTTTTTTAAGCATATTATTTATCTCGTGTGTTTTTTGGGATTATAACACAAAAAAAAGACACCGTCAAGGGTGCCTTTTTTATTGGTCGGACTGACAGGATTTGAACCTGCGACCACACGGCCCCCGACCGTGGGCTCTACCAAACTGAGCTACAGTCCGTTAACGATGTTCTGGGTTTTCAGCTTTTTTATTTCTTCCCTCAAACTCTTCTAAATTATTTCCTTTGTTGGGTATTCCACCGTTTTCTTTTAACATTCTGGCAAAGTGTATAAGATTCCATGCCATAAATTGAGAAGTCTTTTTAGTGTATTCATTATCCAATCCTGCACCGTCATCTCCGTATGATTTTCCGGGTCCAATTTCTCCTATCCATCCAGTGTCTACTTGTGGTGGAATTGTATATCCAATATGACCTAAAGAATATAGTATACTTTTGGCACAGTTTTTAACTCCATCTTCGTTCCCTGTTATAACACATCCAGCAACTTTGCCATAATAAATGTATTGACCCTTATCGTTAGTTTGACCACTCATAGAATACAATCTTTCCATGACTCTCCCCCATATAGAGCTAGGCTCTCCTAACCAAATAGGTGAACCTATAACTAATATATCTGCTTTATTCACTTTTCCCTCAAAGAATTTGGGCCAATCATCTTTCTTAGCTCCATGTTTTGTCATATCTGGGAAGGTTCCCGGAGCGAAATCATACTCTACGGCTCTAACTTTTTCAACTTCGATACCCTCGGATTTATATATTTTTTCTTGTTCGTTGAAAAGTCTTTCAGTATGTGATCTTTTATTATCCGATTTTAATGAACAGTTTATGAATAATACGTTCATCTTTTCTTTTGATTTGGCTTCAGTTAAATTCTTTATGCCTGTTACTTTAGATAGATCCATCACGGCGCATCCTTATTCTAATTTATTTATTTTAGCATGTTAAGTTTTTTACAATTTGATCAAGATATTCCCGGTTTTGCAGCTTTTTTTGTTGTTCCATTTCATATTTAAATTTTAGTATATAATTATGGAAGTAAACGAGATGGGGTAAATATTTTTCATCATATATTTCTAGGTCATATGTAGGATAATTGCCGCCATTATAATCCATATTTATTTTAAGTATTTCTATTTTATCCATAAAAATTTTAAAATTGTAATCATTTGGATACAATTCCACTTTATTAATAGTAAATAGGCTGAAACCAATGGACCAAACTTTTCTATGGTGGGCTAGCCTAAATTCATTAAAACCGTGTAAATATTCGAATAACGTAGAAATTAAAAATTTTGGATTTCTTCTATCAAAATAAGTCTGAACAAAAAAGGTAGCTAATGCTCCTTCCCTTCGTATTTTATCTAATTCTTCTTCTTTAAAACAAAAATCGTTAATCATGCGTGTTACGGTTGGGTCAGTTTTTGGTTCTTCTCTTTTCTTTTTTGTAAATATATTAAACATAATTAATTTTCTACGCTTCTTTTGCTCTATCTAGTGCCTTTTAACATTTGTTACAGGTATAATCGATATCAGCTTTATTATCGCAAAAGTCACACAGTGTAATGTTATTGTTATTAGCTCTGTTGAGTCTATCTGCGGCTTTATATAGACTTTTAGTCGTTACCGCTGTAAAAGGAAATGGGGTGCGTCCCCATACTATATGGTTAACTACTTCATCTGAAGGAGTTTTTTTCATTGCTTTTCCTACTATTTCTTTAGCGTTCATAATTTAAATACCTCTTTAATAAGTCTCCTGAAATCGTGTTACAAATGCAAGAGATTAATCTTGCTAACTCCACTGGTCGAAAGTGCTAAAACCCCAGTTTCATTGTCATTACATACCCTCGATTTCCCTGACGCACTTCATCTTCGGTTGGAGACTTGGGAAATTAAATATCTATTCTTCGCAATAACTCAAGTAAACTATTATTTATAGAATATATCTCATTTTGGATATATCTAAGTTTTAGAGAAACATTAGAGTCATTATGTGTTTCATCATTTTTTTGATCTTGTTTCTTTTGTTCTTTATTTATGTCAGGAATCAGTATATCATTCAGACTATTATATAATTCATCTCTAATATCAGCTAGGTGTTCCACTTGTTCTGTCAGATGTGTGATATTCACTGTGATAGAACACGCATCTTTATCTTCTGGAGTGTCTCCATAGGATATGGTTCCCTCAAACGCTTCGGCTTGTGTTGGTTTTTGTCTATAGGTTTTTTTTGTTAAATCATTTTCATTCATATTAAAATATCCTTAATTTATTTTTCTTGCGAATGTTCTTTCTTTTATGACCTGCACTAATTAATCTCGATATCGTTCAGAAAGCATATATGTAAAAATTTAGATAGGGTGCATATTAAAACTTTCTTACATTTTACTTTAAGCTTCTAGCTAGAAGCTCACCGTTTTCTTGGTCGCTAAATTTATCCCATCCTGAACCTGTTCTAATTTCCATAGATTCAACTAAATCTATAGATTGAACATGGTTAGCTAACTCTTCTCTATAATGCTGCTCAGTTTCATCTTCAAAGGGTTCACGGAATTCATGGACCCTTGCTGCAGATTTTAGTGCCTTCATATTTGGAAAATTCATTGGCATTTTTATTTCTCCTTTTATTAGCGTGTAAGGGTATAATATAGTAATCGTGGAGAGATGTCAAGGGGGTGGTGGCGATAGTAGGACTTAAACCTACGACCTCTTCCGTATGAAGGAATTGCTCTGTCAACTGAGCTATATCGCCATTTTAAAAGTTGGTGCGCAACCCAAGCCTCGAACTTGGAACCTTTCGATTATCGGTCGAATGCTCTGCCAATTGAGCTAGTTGCGCAGGTTTCGTGTATTTGTTTATTTATCAGACAAAGAGAAGACCTCTTCTTTAACGCAGCTAAAAATATATTAACCTTCGGGCAGACGGAGCTAGCTTGTGGAGTCCAAAATAAGACTGAATCTCCTGTATGGGGCAATGCACACGACTGTGAAACAAGAATCCCCTTGCTTTAGCGAGGGGAGTTGTCAATGCTACTAACAGGCGGGAATATATGCCATACTACACTCCGGGGGCAGCTTCTTTAAAAGCTTTTTCAAAGTTTTTTGATAGGGATTCTATAAGTTCTTCTTTTTCTTCTAAAAACTTTTTGTATTTTTCTTTCAGTTGATTATCCATAGTCCAGATTTCTTATTAAGTTGCAACATGATACAGTAAAATAAGTATATTGTCAAGGGGGAATTGGAGCGGCTAAGGGGAATCGAGCCCCTGACCTCAACTTTGGCAAAGTTGCGCTCTACCTACTGAGCTATAGCCGCATATATTAAACATATATCTTATCGTTCTTTTCTTCTTCTTTTAAAATATCATAAACAGAAAGCGGAGATCCTGAATTTTTTAGATTTTGCTCCATTACGCCAATAAAATCCGTTATATGATCATCCGGTATAGAATGGACAAATTTTCTAACTCTGTTCTCTGCTTCCATACGCTTTTTAGTGCTCGTATCTGCTATATGCATAATCGTAAATCCGTTGTTTTTGTATTTTTCATATAATATTTATACAATTATGTGATAGAGTATGAAAAAAATGGAAGGAATACGGGGAATTGAACTCTTATACTGATATCCCGGAGTTTGAATCCAGTTTCCAGCCATTTTGCGATAACTTCTTCGATAGAACCGCCATGCATTTCAGCATCACACCCCCCAGCTAAATCAAGACACCGTATAACCCAACAAGTCCCATCAGTATCTAATCGCTCTTTAGGGCCCACATATATTTTACCAATTTCTTTATGCGGACGCCAGTATGCTCCACTAGGGTGGATTGTATCCCCGTCTTTTACATCTGGAATCTTACCACAAAGGGGCATTATTTTAATTTAATATGTTGTTTATTCATTTAATTCACCTGTTGTTTATTTTCATATTCGAAAAATACGGTCCGCTGAATTTCTGGCCCTTCCGTAAATAATTGTGCGCTCTAACTGCTTTAACCGCTCGCCACACCCACGAGCTTCTGGTCTTGGCCACACCACTAGCCTCAAGGATTCAGGTTTAGCGCACACTACTACAATCCTTTGTTCGATAAACTGCAATGGTTACTATATCATCTTGTAACAACATTTGCAAGTAGTTTGTCAGGATTTGAACCTACGAATGCGGACTCCGAAGGCCCCGCTGCATTTAATTGCCCGAGGTACTAAATCTTTCCATTCACAATCAATCTGAACATAAATTCACTTACATTCACATGTATATTTACTTTTGGTTGCATTAAAGAAAAATCTAAAAGTTCACAAAATTCTTTAATAGATCTTTCTGCGTATTCTGTAAATGTTCCTTCCGTGCCGTCCATTTTTATATAAGTAGCTTCTATATCATCTAAATGTTTTAGACGTTCAATAGCCCTTTTTTTAAATTGTAAAATGCTTGATTGCGATGTTAATGTTATACTATTCATTTTGTATATCCTATTTTTAAGGATATTATAACATGAATATATTTTATTTGCAATGTTTTACTGTATTGTGCCGTTTATGCTAAATTCAAATCGTTTTCCACCAATCTATTGAATTATATTTTTTTGTTTGGGTTATATGATTGTTTTTATATTTTTTATACAGTGTTTCATTAAACGTTTTAATCGGCTTCAAGTAGCCTTTTTTATGTGCTACTACTATTCTTTTTTTGCCTTGTTCTGCGGCTTGAGCCGATACTAATATGTCGTCCATATAATAATAGCCAAATTTATTTATGTCTATTATTATATTGTTAGTGTTCCAGCAACTAACGCCGTTTCCTATAACTTCCACTTCTCTATCTTTACAGTTTTCTGCGTTAAAATGATAATATTCTTTATAATCTCTAAAATAATTTTCTATCTTTCTTTCCTTTGGAAATTTTCTTCCATGGTATGAAACAATTACGTTATCATTGTACTCGTTTAATTTTTTTATACTATAATTTACGTATCCTGCTGGATAAAGTATATCATCATCTATACAAAAATAATACTCATTTGGACTGGTTGCCCAAAAAACCTTTCCACTAGATTTTAGATCAGCGCCTTGATATGTGTATATTTTGTCTCTTTTGAATTCGTTTGGTATAGATTTGAAATTATTGAGATATAATCTAATATATGATACTTGATTATATATTGAGTTTAATACTTTGGTGGCACTATATAATCTTTCTGGAACAGTTGCCATATTAGCAGATATTTTCATGTTATTTGTATAACCCCTTTTTATGTCCAACACCTATTCCGGGTCTACCCGGATACCCCTTAATTCCTATGACACCGCCATTATAAGGATATATTTTTTTATTTCCTTTAAATTTTTGCCAAAGCTTATAATCTAGTGATGTAGTTTGGCACAATACTTTTTTAAAATCCTCTAAAGCCTTTCCTTTCATAGCGGTTGAGCACAGGCTTGCGTGTTTTTTATTTCCCATGCATTTTTCAGATCCATCGAGATGCCTGTATACACTTGGAGCTTCTCCTACGAGATCATTGATTTGTAACCACTGGTTGCATTGTTTTAACCACCATGAGGCATATTTATCATCATCTTCAACTATGATGACACGTGTTCCTTCGATATGCTTCAAACCTTCTTTCAGGTTTCTGGCTTGTGTATTTTTGCCGGGGCTCCATAATGGTTTTGGTCTTATATGTAGGATTTCCCAATCTTTTATGGTGGGGGTTTCCATCGATTCAGGACCATCATCTACGATAACCCATTTTACGGGACCTGTATATTCTTGAGCTTTCATATACTCTACACAATTAGAAAATGCTTCAGGTCTTGCTCCTGTGGGAGTTATAATATTTAATATTTGCATTATTTAAATTTCGATTAGTTTGTGTCACTGTTATTACTTGAAAATAGCTTAAATTCTGCGAAACTTGTTTCTTTGGGATTAGAGCCCTTTTCGAATGAAAATGGATTTTTCCAACTGCATATCAAATTAAATTCTTTTGCATTTTCTGAAATCCAATCAGTATATTTACGATGACGTACATGTACCGGTCCGTCTGATCTGTTATAATCAGATGAATATATTAATACTAAACGTTCCGACGCATCAAAAAGATTTCTCATGTATCTATGAAATGTATCATCTTCAACTAAATGAAATATTACATCTAAAGACAATACGAGTGGAGATTTTAGTGTTTTAATAATTGGATCAGAGTAATGAAAAAACCTCCAGTTTTTTTTACACTCAAACATTTTATTGCAATGAGATACTGCCTCTTGAGAAACATCGATTCCTATATATTTTTTAAATTTAAATTTTGCGCATTGATTTCCATCACCTGAACCAAATTCGATGGCGTCCGATATTTTATATTTAGATGATAATTTATTTATTGTTTTCGCTTTATATTCAGCGAGTCTACCATATGACCCGGCTCCAGAATTTCCGCCCGTTTTATATCTGTGTTCCCAGTATGATGCACTTACAAAATTTTTATTTTTATTGTTCATTTTATATTTCTATAAATTCTCTCGGTTTTATATTAACCTTTTGTGGTTTTTCGTAGTATCCATTTGTTTCTCTGTTTTTAATTTCAGTAGCATATTTAATTCGCATAGGTGACCGTGGGTTGGTTTCTTTGTTTTGCGTCAATGAATTTGAATGAATTCTTCTATAAAATAGGGGGGTGCTTATTTTACTTATCTTAAATATTTTTTCACTTCTAAAGCAAAAATCACTATCTGCTCCGCATCTCCATTCTTCAAACCCGCCCAATATATCATGGACTTCTTTTCTATGACAACCTACGCCATCGGCGACTTTGGGTTTAATAATCCCCTGATTGGGATATGTTCCATTGTTATAATTATAATATTTTACCTTACATATGTCATAGCCCTCTTTCATCTTACTATCGATAACTGACATCATATTTTCTTTCATGTGATCATCACTATCAAAAAATAAAATCAAAGGATAACTTGCCATTTGTAATAGAGTATTGCGTATTATATAAGGACCATAATTATTTTTAAAATAATATATTTTTAAGTTTTTATATGAATCTTTTATTTCAGTAGCTTTTTTTAACGTTAAATCACATGCATCAATTCCCAATAATATTTCATATTTAACGTTATTATTATTATTATTGAATAGTGTTTGATTCTTAATAGAACGTAAACATTCATCTAAAAAGTCTTGCGCCTTGTAGGCTGGAATTATTATTGTATAGTTGTTGTTTGTGTTACTTTCTAAAGAGGTATTTTTATTTGCTGATTTACGACTTTTTTGATTAATGTGCAGCTTTTTTTTAAGGTCTTTGGATAACATTGTTAAAGTAACTTATTATGATACTATTTATGATTTACTATTGAAAAATAACTAGAAAACGGTCTTTTTTCACGAGGGTATTTTTTATTTTTTTTACGTTCATATTCTATAACATTTATACCATTTTTTTGGGTATATTTCCACAAGGTATAGTTGAAAGATAGTTGATCTCTTTTACTTGGGAGTTTCATATAATCTTTATACCATTCAGAAAATAGATTATAACAATTTACGCTTTTTCTGGATATAACCAACACACCTGTTTCATTTAATCCAGCATTTCTGGGATAATTAATACTTTTAAGTATATTAATATGTTTATTTACAATCATCGGGGTTTCTTTTTTTAATTTTATTATTTCTCTTGCTTCATCATATATACAATTCCTATCAGGGTGTTGGCCAATCATTAGATCATGTTCTTTTGGATCAAAATTAAATTCTTTTATGAATTTATTTAAATCATCTGTAATTTCCATATTACCATCTATACATATACATATATCATAAGTTTCAGGTATATATTTTGAATACTGCATTACTATAGAGTTGGCCTTCCTTTTAGGACATTTTATAAATGTATCGTCCACATGAATTGGTTTAATGTTCCATGTAGCCGATTCAATATCGCTATCGGTAACACATATGTGATCCCAGCCGGGGCTTATTGTTTTTGGTTCAATTATGTGATCATAATTTCCAGTTATATAGGTTAATACGCATCTATTGTTCATTAAATTTTTTTTGTTTTTTATTTATTTCCTCTATTTCTTCTAAACATAGACCACAACATGTGGCTGCACCTGTTTGTATTATGACGCTTAAAATATCTCCATGGTGAAGGTGCTGTTTTATTTCATCCTCTGTTATTGCGTTGCAAACACATATATACATTTTAAGTATAATATCCTTTATACCATTTTATAAAATTATGTATTCCAGCTTCTATATCTACTTTTGGGCTATGGTTTATGATATTTTTTATTTTTGATAGATTCGCATGAGTTATGCGCATTTCCTCTATATTCTCTGGCAATATTTTTATATTAGCTCGCTTGTTTAGATTTTGTTCTATAAGTTTAATAACATCCATTAGATAAATTGGAGTTCCATTAGAAATATTATATATTTCATATGGTATGGAACCTTCTGGTATTTTGGTTAATATTTGACATATTATATTAACTGCATCATCAATGTATGTGAAATCTCTATATTGATTTCCATTATTATACACTTTTATTTGTTTATCAGATAGAATACTTTTAGTAAATTTATGCATTGCCAAATCCGGGCGCAACCATGGTCCATATATAGAAAATAGGCGTAACCCAGTAGTAGGGATATCATACATATTACTATAAACATGTGCCATCAATTCATTAGATTTTTTTGTCGCCCCATATATTGATATTTGTTTATCCGTGTTGTCTTCTTCATGGAATGGTGGAGTATTATTGTTGTATACCGCACTGGAAGAAGCATACACTAAATGTTTTACTTCATATTCTTTCATTACGTCTAATATGTTCATAAATCCTGAAATATTGTTGTCAATTACTTCTTCAGGATGCTTCGTAGAATATCTAACACCTGCTTGTGCCGCTAAATGTACGATATAGTCTATTGAATTTTTTTCAAATATTTTTTTGAGGTCTTGGGTATTTCTTATATCAATTTTTTTAAAAATAAAATTTGAATTTAAGCTAATTATATCTTTTACTCTATCGCGTTTAAGATTTTGGTCATAATAAGAATTTAAATTATCTATCCCTATTACGTTAATATTTTTACGTAGTAATGCCTTACATAATGAATGCCCGACGAATCCTGCAACACCTGTTATTAACGTATACATATATACCCATACACCTTTTTTAAAATTATAGCGTATCTACTATACGAGGTTAAAGATATTTATGTCAAGGAAAACATGATATCCTTTTATTATTTGTAACAAAAACATATGCGTCCTAACTGCTTTAACCGCTCTCCACACCAAAGAGCTTCGGGTCTTGGCCACACCACTAGCCTCAAGGGTTCAGGTTTGACGCATCCTACTACAACCCTTTGTTCGAAAAATCTTTTTTATTTATAATAACATCTTTAAAGGTGAAATGCGAACAATATATTATTATATGTCTGATTTATTGGAGATTTATATTTTCAATTTTTAATTTTTATAAATATATACGAAATACTTACACGGAGTAATAGTTATGAAAAAATATATATTTACAATATTGGCTGGATTATTAATATCATCATCTGTCGTTTCTCAAGATGTCTCAGATGCGGGAATATGGAGTTCATCTGATGATAGTTTTCAAGGATTTAATTTTGTTCCTGTAGGTGAAACCGTTTTCGCAAATGAATCTCTTATTGTGTTTTGGTACACATATGATGAAAGCGGTAATCAGGTTTGGTTTATAAGTGATAATGTTGAAGCAAATCCCTCGGGCAACTATCAACGAGTCGACATATTCAACCCTATTTGTTCATTTAGAGTTCTTTCTGATGAATGTTCAGCAGGGGATCCTGTCGGGGTTATTGATATTTCTAAAGAATTAACTGGTACATTTGATGTGCGTTTCGCAATAGATGAAAGCGTCGGTGATTTTAGTGCTGAATGTGACCCTAATGTCCTAGATCCTAGAGTAAGCCCAGCACCGCCTGAATTACCCGAAGAGTTTGAATGTCAGGGAGAACTTACTTTAGAACGCATAACACCGAAAGCTGTTTTAGATTAATTAAATAATTCTGCGGTTCTGTGCCACTGGGGTGCAGGACCGGAGTCGAAGCGGCATTTTCAGAGCCCGCAACCCCACGCTTTACCAATTAAGTTAAGTTAAGCTATCTAGACTATAGTTTATACGCCATACCGTATATTTTCATTTTATGCGCTATAACGTATATTTAAAAATGGCAGGTGTGCAAGGATTTGAACCCTGACCAAGAAATTTGGAGTTTCCTATGCTACCAGATTACACCACACACCTACAATTAATATTCTTGGAAAGTTGAAAAGCTGTTTAGTTGAGTAAAAGTCAAATGTATAGAAGGATGCTTTTCTATGGCCAAGAAATTTTAAAATGGTTGCGAGGGTGGGACTTGAACCCACACATAGAAGGTTATGAGCCTTCCAATCTACCAATTGATGTTACCTCGCGTCCGTATAACTATTTATCATTAAATTAAAAAACAGGTAATTTAAAAAGCTTTTTAAATACCGCTGCTCTACCAATTGAGCTACCAGCGAACCAAAAAATTCATTATACATAAACTCTTTGGTTCGCTGGGCAGGACTCGAACCTGCAACCCACGGTTCCCATATTATTAGAAGGATGCCTTTTTATGGCCTGTAATTTTTATTTATCATATCTTACTATGTTTCTTCCATGTTGTCAAATGACTTTTCGCTGAGAATAATCTGTTATTATATCTTGGTGCCATTATATTAATATGGTGCAATGAATCCCTAATGTATTTTGTCATAACTTCTGGGGCCTCACATGCACAAAACTCTAAAATCTCACATTGGATTTCATCGATGGCTTCATCGAAATTAAGCGGATTATCTTCTCCTCTGCTATCCAAATTTTCTACCTGATGATTATATTTTTTAACTTTCCGTAAATTCTTTGGCGGTTTTCATTTTATTAATCTTCTTATTTTGTGATATGTTTTACTGCCCACATGACTGCTTCTTCAATTTTGGTTTTAGCTAGTGACAATTCTCTAGAGTCGCCAACGGTATCAATAAGATTATGGAACTCTAAACCAGCATCTTTGATACCCTTCATGAGTTGTTTTTCTTTATCAGAAAGAACTCTATATTCATGGCGCATAACGTTATTGGTAGTCCATTCGTCTCGTGTATAATCAATTATTTCGTCATCTTTAAACATTATCTTATCCTCTTGGTTGTAAAAGTTGGCGGAAGGGGAGGGGGTCGAACCCACACCGCTATTTCTAACGGGACACCTTTCCAAGGTGCTTGATACACCAGTTTCCGCCCTTCCTTTATTAACTCATTCAATATCAGCATTTGTAATATTTTTTAATTTTGGTACAGCATATTCACATTCATCTTTTAATACTGCTATTGTTACATCATCAATATTTCCTTGGCATAGTCTACAGTGAATGGCAGCGATGCTTGCCTTTAATTTTTTATTTTCTTCAACAGAATCTGACATGTTTATTCCTATAAAGTGTTTATGCGCATAATAGTATAATATTTACGTTGGTTTGTCAAGTTATTTGGCGCTCCGAGTAGGACTCAAACCTACAAGGCGGGACTTAGGAGGTCCTGCTGCGCTTCTGTCGCCCGGAGCAAAAGCTTTTATTAAATGGCAAAATAGTTTAGTTGCAGTTCTTCTATAATGCATCGGCATTCGCCAGTTTTTACTTTTAAATTGGTGGGTCTGGAGAATTTCGAAATCTCGACCTATCCGTTAAGAGCGGATTACTCTGCCTCTGAGTTACAGACCCGTTGGTGGAAGTAGTGGGATTTGAACCCACGACCCTCTGCTTGCAAGGCAGATGCTCTCCCGGACTGAGCTATACCCCCGAAAATTTTGTAAACCAAAAAATTCATAGAGAATCCTTGATTTTTCTGATGGCTCCTATCATAGAAGTAATTTCATATTTCTTTATACTTCGAGATTCTGTAATAATGTCATCTAGAATTTGTTTATCTATATTTTCTTTTATGTTGTTTGCTATTATATATTCTATTTCATCTTCTATTTTTTTTATAGTCGTATTTATGGCCGTATTATCTTTATTCATTTTTAAATCACATCTTTATAAGCTGGTAGAGGGACTAGTTTACCATTTTCGATAGTGAATTTTAAATCTATATACTCTCCGTCTTCATCTGAAGGACCAGTGCGATATGCTCTATCGCTAAATGCTGTATATACAATATTATTGCCTTCTTTATCCTTCCCTCTCACTATAAATACGGGTGGCATAGAATGGTTGGTAATAGTATCACCAATTTCTAATTCTTGTGGTAGACCATGTTGTATATCATACTTCTGATTTTCTTTTAAGATTTGCGTCAACTTCATTTTATAACCCTCGTAACTTTATTAACTTTCTCAGAGTATTTATCCCAATATGTTATTTGTTCTTTTTTCATGGTGGAGTAGTCTCTTTAACCGTTATTGTTATTCCGCTCCAGCATCCACACCCTATAAACTGATCTATATCGACTCCAGATATTTCATAATATGTGTCTTCATCATTTTCATTGTGGATATGAATTGTAGCTGGGGACTTGATGTGACATCATATATCCCTCTTCATTCCCTTCACGAGTACTACCAATTTCTTTATCTACGTGTTCTAAATATTGTATAAACTCTCTAAATGTTGGATGTTTTTGTATCATATAATATTATGTTTTTTAAATAATGGTGTCGGAAATGGGATTGTACCCATATTTCTCCCCTTCGGTGTTTTGCTGCTCTTGTAGAAAAGTATAACATAACATAACTCTACCTAGATTATTCAACTGGTAACGAAAGATTTAAAAGATGTACATAATTTTCGACCCTAGAAAAATCGGGATCATTGTCTTTACGCTCGAAATCGTCCAAGGTAACTATGTTGAAGTGAGCATTTCCATGATCATCCATAATTTTGTCAATACCTACAATAATACTTGAGTCCGTACTACTACCGACACCATTATAGAGCAGTATTGCATTGCAGTCTTTCGACTCTTGTTCTCTTATAATATTGAAACGGGCGGTTGAAAACACTCGCAGGTGATTGTTTATAGTAAACTCATATCTAAGAAATACATCAAGCGAATTTATTTCATCCAGATGATTTTCGCGCTCTATCTGTCCAAAATTCTGATCCCGTAATATATCTACTGTTCTCCAGTCTACAATCAAAACATTACCAGAACCGCGTCTCGACTGCATCCCTATACGAGAACTTGCAGCATTTATAGCGGCCTCAGTATTGACTTTTGATAGTTGGTAGATGCCGTCCTCCGGTGTATGGGCCATAGTAAATATTGTCCGCAATATTTCATCAACATATACTCTTTTAATTTTAGTTCTAGTAGAATTCGTTTCCAAATCAAATTGCTCTGCGGTTGATGATGGTAGCAAGTGACTTTTTGGTTTATTGGCTGTCGATACTATTTCTAAATTTAATCTGTTTTCATTCTCATTATCGTTTTGATAAGTTAGTGCAAAAGCTGTTTTATGGTTTGCCGACACTTGACACCCTACTAATACGCTAAACATATAAAACATTTTAGCATATTCATTTAGAGAAGTTTCTGAAATCTCGGGATGTGTTTTAAGAAACTCTTCTTTTACACTGTTAATATAACTGTCACGATTTTCTTTTGTACGATATGAACTATTCATTATTATATTCCTTATATATAGTAAATACTATAATAGATTGTTGGTGTGTTAATGTCAATGGTGGATTGAGTGGCTAGTCAGTGGGAGCTACTCCACCTTATCTGATTGCTTCCCTTCGGCTCGATCATCCTGAATATTATTCAGGCTATAGCTCTTCCAGACTGAGTTACGTACAATTTAATTTGGTACCCCCGGAGAGATTCGAACTCCCGCGTTTATGGTTCGTAGCCATATGCTCTTCCGCTGAGCTACGGGGGTAAAATTTTTTAATATATTTTTCTACTATTTCCATTACACAACTCTTTTACACGTTTAGTATCGTTGAGATATGCGTTACAATATTTAATTATCATACGTGCATGTTTTTCATTTACCATGCAACAATTCCAATGACCTCTTCGATAATCAAAACCAAATACATATCTAATGGCAACCCATATTCTTTTAAAAAACCCTAGATATGGGGACAATTGCAAATTAAATGTAAGTTCTGGTAATGGCGGATACTTGTTAGGATCATCCGCATCTTCTTTAGTAAAAAGTTCTATATCATCATCATAATATGCCACCAGCATTGCATGTTCTGGGTTGTGACATTCACAATGTACATAAAAACTTTTAAAAGAATCTTGTGGGGAAGTATACAACTTAAGATTGCCTACGTTTTCATTTTCTTCTTCATTCATAATCATCTTCATTCTTAATTTCCTCTAAGTTTATATTTTTATACGACACTATTTTGGCATTGCGTTCTTTATTTGTATTTAACCAGCTACCAAATATAAAATATTCTGTTCCCTTCTTAGATGATACTTCTATTATAATAACCCAACCATCTGGTATTATGTTCATTCATTTTTATTTTTCATCTCTATTGGCGGCAATAAGTCCTATAATATAACCAATAATAACTGGACCCCCAAATGATAACAACTGGACCCATTGGGGAATATCAACTCCTATTCCGACTAAGAATAATAATATTGATAATATTAGACCTATTATGGCCCCTCCAGCTATTCCTACTACAATAAAAAATCCTGAAAAAAGTGGTTTCATATTTTTACCCTTTTATGTTTTGTTATATATTAATATATTTAAGGATATTTGTCAATATATTTCTTGAAATATGGTGGAAGGGGTGGTCAGATTCGAACTGACTTCACGAGGGTCAAAGCCTCGTGGCTCAACCATTTGCTCTTCACCCCCTGTCGTTAAATTGGCGGGAACTTCAGGTTTCGCGCCTGACCCTCTGAGGCTTCAACTCAGCGCTTCCACTAGGTTAGCTTAGTTCCCATATTATTTTTTATTTTTCATAAATGGAAGTGTGTGTATCTGTCGAGCTTTATCTTAAACTTCTTTAACCGTTGCACCATTAATATTGAATGTATGAAATTTCCCTGCACTATCTTTATGGCTCAGAGTTGCATATACGCTATTCATGTCCGGATTAATATTGATTCTAGGGCGAATGTTCATATTAACCAGATGTAACTCTTTCATTTCTTCTATCAAATTTTTATTTTCCATTAGTAATCCTAATTTTATGTGTGATTATTATATTATGTTAAATAGTAACGTTTTTACTTTATTAGTGTTAACGTGAACTCTATATCGAATACTGTCCTGTTCGCACAAATATTTAACAATAACATCTTCCTTATTGAATGCCATCGCGCTGGGTCCAAGGTTGCCTATAACAGCCGTATAAATTTTCACGGGATCATATTTGCCGTCCTCGATAGCATACGATTGTATTAGGGGACACTCCCTAGAAAATTCTGTACTGTTGACTGGGACTATTGTAGGATACTTAGCGGTGTCAAATAGAGCTTTACACAAATAATTAACTATTTCTATGATTGTTGTCAATCATAGTATATTATGCTATATTAATTATTTTTTCGTATCAAGTTTAAAATTGGCGGAACCGAACGGCATCGAACCGATATCCCCCGGACTGACAACCCGGTACTTTACCAATTAAGCTACGGCTCCGTACTTATTCTTTCTCTTGTCACAACAACTTCATATATTATTAGTATAATATTCATTTAAATGTTCTTTCATTTAAATGTTCTTTGGCCCATACGACTTTTGCCATAGATTGTTTAGTTCCTTCACTGAAAAATCCCAGAACATCCATTTCGCGCTGTGCTTCTTTAATTAACCTTGGCTCTAACTCTCCAACTAATTTTTCGACCATTCGCGTTTCGTCATTCATTTAAATATTCCATATATTAAAATTTTTGTATTAAGTTTACAATGATTTTTCTATGTTATCATATTATTTCCAATAAGAGGCTGCTCCCCACTACGGCGCATTTAACCTGTATTGTGTCATCATTCTCATTTCTATAGAATGATCTAATCACTATTAGTGAAGATTACAACAGGCACCTCTTCTTCTTTTAATTGTGGAGCTACGGGGTAACGATCCCCGCCATCGTGATTGCAAATCACAAGTCTGTCCCATACAGCAACCCCATTACTATCTAACAATGATACCCCAACAGATCAATATTGTCAAGGTGTTTTAAAAAATGGTGTCACTGACGCGATTCAAACGCGCATCTCCGAGATTGAAAGTCTCGTGTTCTATTTCATTTAAACTACAGTGACAAAAAACTGCATAAGTAAAGCATGCATTTACATACTTTCTTATACAACCTTTCGGGATGGTGACGCATCCCGAATATCGTCACCATCCCATCTTACATCGTATTTTTCATTCTACAAAAAGAATTCCATCCACGATTCCGCCCATTTATTTTTTATAGTGCTGATGGGGTCTCGTTCCCTCTTGCACTGTTCTTAAGCATAAAAAAGGCAGCTTCTTAGCTGCCTTTTTGTCTATTTCTTGGGAGGTTATTTCATCTATCCCTTCCAACCTTCAGACAAAAAGGCACTATTAGACGCTTTCGCATCAAAAAAGCGCTCAGGTTGCTGTTCTTCATGCGTAATTTCTCTTACGCCTTCACTAATTTTAGTTTTTTCATTAAATGAAGTCATTTTTATTTCTTTTTTATCCTTGTTATATTTATTTATGTTCATTTTCATTAAATCTGTGTGGGTTTACTATTTATGACAACACCCGGTTTTATAATAGAACCAATTGGTCCATCACCTGTTGGATCTATACTAATCATCCTAACCAGCCCTCTCGGGAGATACCGCCCCATCCTTCATTAGTGGCTCCAAGACCTGATCCGTGTTCAATTCCAGCCACGCCGGTGTCATCATTAATGACCTTATGCCCGTCAATAATTATATCTATACTCATAATTTATCTCTTTTAGTTTCGTATATCCTATCACGTTTATTTATGGTTGTCAATACTTTTTTGACAACTTTTTTGAATTTGGAGCGGCTAATCGGGCACGATCCGATAACCTGATGCTTGGAAGGCATCTGCTCTACCAATTGAGCTATAGCCGCATTTAAATCTATTTATATATTTTACAATGTTTAAATTGTTTTGTCAAATATAATATTAATTTTAACCAACATAGTCAGCGAATCTTTCGGCAGACAATTTCGCATCATCTAAATTTTTAATGGTTTTGGTGCCATGTTTATTATATGGCGTGCTATCATCTCCATATTTAGGATCAAATATTTTATCACCTACTTTAAAACCCGCGACTGCACGATGGGACCAACCATACCATATTCCCTTATCTTCGTCAAGGCCAGTAGGCCCTTTTCCTCTTTTAGTAATATTATATTTTTTTAAAATGTCTTTAGTAGATTCAGATAGCTGTCGTAATTTCATTAAAATCAAGTTTTTATTTTTTTTTTTATTTAAGTATTTATAATTTGACATTATCCATTTAACACCAATAAAATTACTAAGCCTTAGATAATCATATATTGAAAATATTAATATAATTTCTTGGGGACAAATATGTATCATTATTTAACTTCTTCTTAAAGTGTATACTGCTTCGGGTTTATCTTCAGACAACTTTAATATAGCAGATGTTTCCGTATCGTTTACTGTTAATCTATACATTTTTTAAGCTCCCTATAATCATTAATATTACTTAGATTCAATACTGGGATATTGTAATCCCACGCTATTCTGATCGCTTGGCCAGTTCCACCAGAGTCTTTGCCATCGTGCGTATAGCATATCACAAAATTAGTAGGGTTGTCAAGAGCCTTTCCAAAAATTTGCATAACGTTTCGTGCCATCAATCGTTTAACATATCCAGATAGATTTTTATAATTCGGATGATATTTCTCGGCTATATTAAATGCATTGTCTGGTATATTTGATATGATCAAATTAGTTCGATCTTTCCATTTTCCACCATCCTTTTCAGATGCTACATATATCTCGGCAGAGTGTTGCGTTTTAGATTTCATAGCGCCCTGTATAAACGCCGAATCCGCGCCTCTTGCCCCACCGCTGCGCAGTATATGATTGTTTTTAGCAAACTCGTGCCCTAACTTATTCATAAAGGATAATATATTAGGAGGAGTTTCTCTAGAACCTATTCCGGTGTATACCATTTAATTGGTTTAGTTCAAGAAAAGAATATGGGATGTACTTTTTCATCACATATCATACATTCAATTTCATTAATCGGAATAGCTTTTATGTTATATACCGACGGGTTATTTCCTAAAAATAATTGATATCCTTCCAATGTCATATTTGTAACTTCAAACTTTTGTTTATTTCTTTTGATAGAAAAGTTACCATTTTCAAGTGGAAACGGTTTTAGTGAAAATGCTTGTGGATAAAATTTTGTTTTTTCAGTCATATGTTATTTCCTTTTTTGTTTATGTTTTTCTATTGATATGATATCAGATCCTACTGTCTCTTGCACGATTTTTTCTTTTTTTGGCTTTTTTGTTTTTTTTACTAATCTGGTGTTTTCTTGATGCTGTTGTATAAAATTTGAAACTTGATCGTCTGGTATTCCCATCATTATAGCGATTGCATACGGTTCTATTGCTTGAGACAATGATAATATTTCTTTTTTATCTAAGCATAATTGTATACCATTAAATTTTATTAAATGTTTAATCATAGAGTTTATCCTTTTCAAAGTTTTCCTTTGTTATTGAACTTGCACGTTCTATTATCTTAGACGTATTCATGCCATACCAACCAGATGTTGCGAACGAGTTTAATTCTATTATTTTTGGTCCGTTATTAGTCATCGCAATATCTATTGCATATAAATCATATGGTTGCCATTCAGTATTTTCTATTATGTCTTCTACAAACATAAAAGCGCATTCGTCTGTATTTTGATCAATAGTAATCTCATCATTTACAATATAGCGTGAATGGTCGATAATTTTACGATTTCCTATAATGAACCTAGATTCCTCGTAAATATGCTTATATGTCGATATCAAAATCATAGATTTTTTTGATATATTATATAATTGTTTTATAGCATTTAATTCTTGTACGATATCTTTTTTATGAATTATACATCCTGTGAATGATTTGTTTCCACTGGCCGGTCTAAAAAACAGCCTATTTTTATTGAAAAGTTCATAATAATATTTTGGTTTAGACATTAAATTTGAAAATGTAGAATATATATGATCTTCGTTTAAATATTGTTCAAAATCGGTTCCGAATAATGACATGTATACATTAGTATTAAAACTCTGGTTATCAAAATAGCACCCATAAAAATTTTGCATATTATGAACCGTATTCAATGAGCCGTATACTATTACTGGTTCTACAATAGATGATAGCTCTTTTTCCATTTTCCCTCGTAAAAATGAAACATAATCAAATTCAAAATATTTTATTTTAAGATTTTTAAATTCTTGCGCCGGGATTTTATTGTCTTCAAATATATTTCTATCTACAATCCATTTGGTGCTCATTTGTTATATGTTCCTTTATGTATACCGATAGGCTTATTCTATCGCCATTTAATTTAAATGTCAACCCTATTTTGAGGCCATGGCCAGATATTTCCAAAATTTATCAGGTTCAACTTCTAAATATATGTATTCTCGTTTAACTCTAACCCAAAAGGACCTGCTGCCGTTTTCTCTAAAATCAATATCTAAGTGCATCATAGGCCCGGGCTGGTTTACATTTCTTTTAGTATCTAAATATACACCTATCCCACCCCAATTCGTATTTTCAACTGCCTTGACCCAACAGTCTCGCACGTCACCCGTGGGAAATACGTCTACGGCTTTTCCTTGTTTCCCAGTTTCTAAATCTACAAAATGTCTGCTAGTTTTAGATCCATCTGTGCGTATTAATCCTCGTGGGTGCTGTGATGGTATGATTGCTTTCCCGTGTTCTTCTCTTAAATCATCCAAATTTGATATAACACGATAATTTACGAATTTAAGTTCTTCTGGGTTAAGCCATTCATCCACGCTAAAATGTTCAGCGTATCCTTTTTTGATGAAATCGTATGCATTAGTGTAATTCATTCAATGTTTCCCATAATTTTTTATATGTATTTTCAATTATTTGTATACCGTTTTTGTTATCAACTATATTTCTAAACTCTTCTAATTTTAAGTTGATATCTTTTTTAAGAAGTGTTAGGCCATCATCATCTATATTAAATTGACCGTCTTGGAAATTCTTTTTTCGATTGTTTATTTTAACCTCAAATTCTACAATACGCTCATTCTCATTATTCTCTATATTATAAGTTACACTAAGAGTTTCATCTTTTTTAAATAACCAATTTTGTATTTGCAATTCCCCACTAACCACTGTTTTTAAAGAAAGATGTTCTTCATACCCAAATATTATTATATACCCATATTCGCCTTTGGGGTATACTGTATGAGTGACTGGAGGGTCAAATATTTCTAATATTGAATTTAATTTCATTTTTCTAACACTGTTATTGTGTATATATTTATTATAAATCAAAACCTTTAAACGCAGTTGAATCTACACTCTTATCTATTTCTCCGACAACATATGAACTTATCTCAGTTTCTTGTGGGGCAACTTGTCGTTCCTTTCCCGCAATCCAACTTTGAGTCCACGGTAACGGATTAGCTTGTGAAACTTTATATGGACTCTCTAAGTTTACTGCCCGCATTCTTTTATTTGCTATCCATTCAATATATTGTTTTAACAGTTCTGCATTTAGCCCTATCATGGAGCCATCTTTGAATAAATATTCTGCCCAATGTTTTTCTTGATTTACCGCATCTTGAAATAACTTAATAGACTCTGTATCGGTTTCTTTTTTTATTTTTTCATAATCTGAGTCGTCTTTTGGGAGCGTATTCAATAAAAATTGTGTGAACCCTAAATGTAAGTTCTCGTCTCGGGCTATAAATTTTATTATTTTAGCGTTTCCTTCCATTTTATTATTCTCTGCAAATGCCCATGAACATGCGAAACTTATATAAAATCGTATACCCTCAAGAATATTAACGGACATTAATGCCATCCAAAGGGCCTTTTTATGTAAATACTTAGTATATTTTTTATCATATCCATTAACGGCGGTATAATTATTAAATTCTATGAGTTTATCATAATATAAGCTTATGTCTTTTGCGCAATCAACTATCTCTTCAATATTATTAATTTCATCGAAAACTTTCGATGGCTCAGATAATACATTACGTATCAAATGTGTATATGATTTATTATGTATTCCTTCTACAAATGACCATGCTTCTATAAACGTTTCAACTTCAGGTAACGTTGTTATAGGAAGAAATGCTAAATTAGGAGACCTTCCCTGAACAGAGTCTAATAAAATTTGTCTCTTCAAATTAGACAAGAAAATGTGTTTTTCATGTTCAGATAAGTCTTTAAAATCTTTCGCATCCCGTGTCACGTCTACTTCTTCGGGTCTCCAAAAAAAGCTCATCTGTTTTTCATACATTTTAAGAACCCTATCATATTTCACCTCATCATATCGGGCAATAGTAACCCCATCATTTTCATTGTCAAGGAAAATGTTACATTTTTTATGAGATTTTTTATTTTTTACGTTATATGATTTGTTCATTTATTTTTTCTCCTTATAATATACAAGAATCACATTCCTCTTCTTCTACTATTTTATTATCATTTTCGTTTATGTTTTCATTATTTTCATTGGTTTCGTTATCAAAACTATCTGTTGCACCATCATAGGTATTATGATAGTACAGCAATTTTCCACCGTGTTTATAATATATTAATACTTGTTTTATAAGTTCTTGCATGGGTATTTTGTTATCTGGATAATTTTCTGGATTAATGCTGACATTTGTAGATATAGCTTGGTCTACATATTTTCCTATAATACACATTATATTCAAATATCCGTCAGGTGATTTTTGGTCCCATAGAAGATCATATTTATTTTTTAATCTATGTATTTCAGGTACAACTTGTTTGAGTACACCATCCTTGGATGATTTTTCAGATACTAGTGCTCTTGGCGGTTCTACTCCATTAGTAGCGTTAGCCAATTGACTTGATGATTCACTCGGCATTAATGCCATTAGAGTAGCGTTGCGTATACCATTAGCTTTTATATCCTTTTTTAAACCTTCCCAATCCATTTTGGGGTTCATTTTAATGAGATTATCTACATCTTTTTTACGGCTCTCCCATGGAAATATTCCTTGTCCGTATTTTGTTTCTTTCCATAATTTACACGGGCCCTTTTCTTTGGCTAATTCTGCTGACGCCTTTATGAGATAAAAAGACATTGCTTCCATATACTCATCTATTTTAGAAAAGGCAGAGTCATCATATTTCATATTATTTTTAGCAATAAAATATGCTAAATTTATAATTCCAACACCTAACGTTCTAAATTCTTGTGTCGAAAGTTCTGCTTGTATCATGGGGTATTGTTGATATGAAAGAAGTTCATCTAATGCCCTGACTGCTAAGTTACATGGTTTCTCAAAATCTTCTGGTTTCTTTATATTTCCCCAATTAATTGCAGATAATGTACATAACGCAATTCTTCCAGTTTCATCTGATAAGCTATTAAATGGTTTTGTAGGTAATGTTATTTCACAACATAAATTACTTTGTTCTATCGGATGTTTTGTTTGGTCGAAAGATGATTGATTATTACAATGATCTATATTTTGAATATATATTCTTCCAGTAGATGTTCTTTCGTCTATGATATTACTAAACACTTCTATTGCAGGTAAACTATATTTCATTTTTATTTTTCGACTACGTTCATATTTCTCATAAAGCTTTTCAAAATTATCATTATCTCCAGAGTAAAATGCGTCCATTAAATCAGGAACTTCATGGGGGCTAAAGAATGTTATCTTTTCACCTTCTATTAATCTTTTATATGCTAGTCGGTTTAATTGTACTCCATAGTCCATATGGCGAACGCGATTTTCCTCGACGCCCTTATTATTCTTTAAAACTACAAGATTCTCAAATTCATAATGAAAAAATGGATAGTAGACTGTAGCAGCGCCACCCCTTACGCCACCCTGACTGCAGCTTTTTAATGCTGCATGGAAATATTTTAAAAAGGGTACTACTCCTGTATGTTTTATTTCTCCATTTCTTATTTTAGAACCTATGGCTCGAATTCGTCCAACATTAATTCCTATTCCCGCCTTTCTCGACACATAATTGACTATTGAAGATGCAGTAGCATTTATACTATCTAAACTGTCGTCGCTAGAAATAAGTACGCAACTACTAAATTGTTTTGTAGGTGTTCTCACTCCAGCCAATATTGGTGTGGGGACAGATATATCCCAATTACTCAATGCATCATAATAATCTTTTATGTAATTCATTCTGGTTTCTTTAGGATAATTATGAAAAAGTGTTGCGGCTATCAACAGATAAGTCATTTGCGGTGTTTCGTAATATTCACCTGTTACTCTATTTTGGACTAAATATTTTCCTAGCATTTGTTTCATACCAGCATATGAAAAATTATAATCTCTATCATGTTTAATTATTTTATTCATTCTAGACCATTCTTCATTACTGTACCAATCCATTAATTCATCTGTGTAATATCCAACAGCAATATTATGTTCCACCAGCTTTCTAACAGGCCACGGTTCTATTGTTCCATACACCTCTTTTCTTAAATTAAAATTTAATAATTTGGCCGCAACATATTGATAATTGGGATATTCTTCAGATATCAAATCTGCAGAGGTTTTTGTAAGAGTTTTATGTATTTCAGTTGTACTTATATCATCAAAAAGTTGTAATTCACTTTTAAGCTCTATTTCTGATATTGAAACACCAGAAATTTCTTCACAGGCCCACGTAAGAATTTTATGTATTTTATCTAAATCCAATCTCTCCCGAGTGCCATCTCTTTTTATCACATTTACATTGCTTTTTTCGTTCATTTTTTTCCTTTGTGTTATTATTGTTTATGGGTAATCGCTATTTATTTCAAAAACCGTAGTAAAACCAAAATGCCTTATTAAACATAATTTTAATCATATATTCCCCTTATCTAACTTGACATAATCATTTTTAATAATGTTGAATAGTCTGGATGCTTACTCTTCTTGACCGCATAATAATATGGAATATTATAAAATATTATTTCATTTTCCGAGAAAAGCGCATTTTCTAAATTCTGTTCAGTTTGTTTATATGAATACTCGATCATATCCTTAAACGTATCTTTTACATTAATAGTATCCATGGTTGTTTTTAACCGATCATATATTTTCATGTATTCTTTATGATAATCAATATCTGGATTATATAAAAACTTATATCCATTTATTGGAAATACGTAAAATTTAGGTTTATCTGATATATTCTCTGAAGAATGCGGACCATTACAAAATATTGATCTTCTATGAATATTTTTATATTCGTCTTCAAAAGCTTCATCGAACAGCGTAGAAAAATTATCTTTTATTTTTTTCTTTCTAACTTTAACCCTCTTTACAAAACGACCATCGAAATATAGACTTTTTTGAGCATAATTTCCCTTAGATTCCTCTATGAAGTTTGAACACTCTGTTTTTATTTTATGTAATATATTGCTCATATTTTTATAAATAATTTCACTTAAGTTCTGTAATTATTATACATGCATGACAGAAACAATTAAAGACTTTGAAAAAGATGTTTCTGGGAAAGATATTTATCTTATTGGTGGGGGCACATCTTTTAACCCTGTTAATCATATACCATTGCTCCCTAAATCTCAAGTTATTTGCATAAATTCTGCGTTAGAAGATTTTGATACCTGTTTGGCTGCCGTCTGGTTTGATGATTCTTGGATGAAAAAAAACATAAAACTATTAAAGGAAAAACGTCACCAATATGGTATAAAATTTAGTAGAAAGAATAAAAGATTATACACCAATGAAAGTCATGATTATATAGAACTTTTTAATTCTAGTACTAAAGATTTTAATGTTAAACGAGAAAAATATGACGTGTGTGGCAACAATACAGGTGCTTGTACTATCCACCTTCTTGATCAGTTAAAGACCAAAACAATATATCTGTTAGGCTTTGATTGCCGAGAAGAAAATGGAAACTCTCATTATCATAATAGATATGGAAAATATGTTAAACAAAATTCTTTTAATAGAAGTTTTCTTCCTAATTTCGAACAATTGGCAAAACATATAACACATTCTAGAGTGGTTAATTTATCTGAAAATACTAAAATAAAAAGTTTTAAACAGGGCAGAATAGAAAGTATTTTAAAAGTATAAATAGCTATATCAGGTTATTTTATTTTAATGGCAACAATACGATATAAATGCGACTCGTGCCTTCGAGAAATTGAATTATTGGAAAATAAGTCAGGTTTGACAACTCTATCCAATTGTATTATAACTGAAAATTGCCGGGGTACATTATTTAGACAGCGAAGAACAAACCGATTACGTGTTGATACTAAGCAGAACATTATTAATCTAGAAGAAAATTTGCTGGACCGAAGAGAACGAAAAATATTTTTTCCCTTTTCCAAAAGTATCCCCTCCAAGCGTTGGGTAATAAATCATAATTTAGGGTCGTTTCCGGCAGTGTCAGTATTTGTTGAAATTGACGGCGGGACAAATATACGAGAAGCAGATAAATCTGAGTATATTAGAAAAGATATCAATAAAAATACTTTAGATATTTTATTTGATAATAACCAAACAGGTAAAGTACATGCAGTATCTAGAAGTATTTCTGAACAAGATATCCCGCAAACTACATTTTTAGAAGATTCCATAAACATATCTCCTAATGGAACTCTTACTATTGCAGTTTTATCAAAAGCGTTCGGTAATGTTTCTACTGATATTGAAAACCCAATAAATGTAAAATTTGATGTATCATTAAAAGAGCCAAATGAAGAAGAGGTTTTTTGTATTGAAGAATTTAACGGCGGTTCACAATCACCATGGGCAGATTATCCAGCAATATCTTTCAGAAAACGTAGGAACTATATTGTTAAAGTTGCAAACTTGTTAGATCTTAAAGTGATACAAGAAAGATATGATTCTTTAAAAGACATTCCAGAGCTAACGGAATTTAAGTTTAATGGTATCAGTTATAATGGGTCTTCCTTTATGCCAATAAGATCTAAAAATGCTATATTGTTGCTTTCTTCGCCTCCGTATACCAAATCTGATAAAATAGTAGATCGAATCATAGATTTAGGGGAGCGTAATGTTCAGGAAAATGGGAAAAAATATATATTTTCAGGGGGTGAATTGTTGGGGTTAAATGATGATATCGAGACAGTTTATCCACCAATAGAAGAAGATGATATTCTTATACGCACGGATAATACTTTTGGGCCTACTCCTACTCCTCCCCCCACCGTAACGCCAACGCCATCAGTATCTGCGAGTGTAACACCCACCCCAACGCCATCGATATCTGAGAGTGTTACTCCTACACCTAGTCCGACGCAGAGCAGTGGTTTCACTCCTACACCAACATCTAGTCCGACGCCCAGTCCGACGCAGAGTAGTGGTTTCATTCCTACGCCCACGCCGACGCCGACACCAAGCGCCGAAGGGGTGTTAACCATAGATGCTGCTAGTTCCGACGAAAAATCGTTGTCGTTAACATTGACCTCTCAAAGTCCTTTTGGGATCGCGTTCAGCCCTGATACCACTAAATTATTCATGGTTGGAAGTGACGAGGATGTAATGCAGTACAGTGTGGGTGATATTAACGACATCTCAACATTTAACTTTGACGAGTTAAAATTAAATGTACTTGATACAATGGTTGATCCGACAGACCTAGTTTTTTCTCCAAACGGGGATAAAGTATTTTTGATGGATCGTGACAATATATACCAATATTCTCCAGTTGATCCTAACAACGTAACTACATGGACTTACGATGGGTTATCGTTGGGGGTTTCAGCCGGTGCTAGAGGATTGACATTTTCTCCTGATGGGACAAAACTTTTTGTTGTGGGAATCGCAACAGATAGTATAGAACAATTTAATATACCTAATGCAAGTGATATAACGACATGGTCAGATGATAATCTTAGCCTTTCGGTTGCGGCTCAAGAAGGCTCTCCCAATGCGGTGACATTTTCTCCTGACGGAACTAAAGCTTTTGTTTCTGGTTCTTTTTCTGGTTCTGCGTTACAGTATTCATCCTCTAATTTAAACAATGTTTCAGAGTGGACTTACGACGGTGTTGCTTTTTCGATGAAATCAGAAATATCTACCCTACAACATATTATGTTCTCTCCGAGTGGTACAAAAATATTTGGGTTAGGAAATCAAGTAGATACTAATATAGATGGACTATTCCAATATGACGCAACGTTTCCTACTGATGCGTCTACTTGGAGCTATGATAATCTATTTTTCACCATGGGAGACATAACGTCAACTGCTAAAGGAATAGAATTTTCACCTGATTCATCTAAAATGTTCTTGGTCTCATCAAATAAAAATACTATATTACAATTTTCTGTTCCAAATCCCAAGGATGTGGAAACTTGGAAATATGATGGTGTGTTTTTACCATCCGTTGAAGCACGTATGAGAACGATACGCTTTTCACCAGATAAATCAAAAGTATTTGTTTTAGGGGTAGATGGTGATGCAATTAATCAATATACTCCAATTGACCCAAATGACGTTACGTCATGGATATATGATAATGTTAGTTTTTCAGTTTCCGCCCAAACTACTGAGCCACAAGATTTGTTTTTCTCTGCCGATGGTAGTAAGCTTTATGTTCTTGAAAGCAACACCGATTTCGGCAATGCAAGAAGAATTTTCCAATATTCTTCACCAGATGCAAATGATGTAACAACATGGTCTTATGATGGGAAAACGTTTCCACTTTTCGAACAAGATTCGTTCCCAACCTCTATCTATATACCAAAAAATGGAAATAAATTATTTATGTTAGGGTTGTCTACCGATGCAATTCATCAATATACTACGTTAGATAATAATGATGTAGATACATGGTTTTATGATCAGGTAGTATTTTCTCTGCCATCGGGCAGTCAAAATGGGATGACATTTTCTCTTGATGAAACTAAATTTTTTATAGTAGATGATTTGAATACTAACGATAATATAACGCAATATTCAACATTCTAAACACTAAATGGATATTTTATAGCTGGATGGGGATCGTAATCCTCTAAGGAAAAATCATCTACAGTAATATTATTGTTTTCTAATTCTTCTAAAGATTTAACGTCAGGTATTTTTAATATCGGTGATTTTTTGGGTTCTCTAGTTAATTGTTCCTTGAATAATTCGAATTGATCTTCGTATATATGAATATTGTTCATAAAATGATTAAAGGTTCCAGCTTTTAATCTCGTAATGTTGGCGACCAATTTTAATAATAAACAATAACTTGCAATATTAAATGGTATGCCAATGGGAAAGTCACATGACCTTTGATAAAGCGTTAAATCAAGATGCTCGCCTACTATACTAAAATTATATAGTAAATGACACGGAGGGAGCGCCATTTTATCTAAATCCGATGGGTTCCAATGGGTGACAATCAATCTTCTATTGTCATTACCTTTTTTAAGCTCTTGTATACAATTAGACAGTTGATCAATAGTTTTACCATCACTGCCCTTCCATCTTCTTGCCTGTACGCCATAAATTCTTCCAAGGTCATCTAATCCTTTCCTATTTGGGTTGTTTAACCATTGTTCATTTTCATTTGCATTCGCATCCCATATACTACAGCCCTCTTTTCTAAAATCTTCCGCGTTATCATATCCCTTTAGGAATCCTAAAAGCTCTGCAATTATGGGTTTTATGTTCATTTTTTTAGTAGTTAATATTGGAAATGCGTTTGTTCCTCTAAGATTGAATTTCATCATGTCCCCAATGTACACTAAACAATTTTTTCCGGTTCTTTTATTTTCGATCCATTGACCACAATTTATGATTTTTTTCCCTACGTTGATATATGTGTTGTCAAATTTTTTTTGACATTTTTCTATTGGTGCTGGTGTTCCGTCCTTATTAATGCACTCTCTTCCGACTAAATAATAATCCATTTGAGTTGGGCATTTATTGTTTTTATCCATAATTTTTTCCTTTTTGAAAATATATATCATTATTATACATCCATTTGAAGAACAACACAAGTGGAATAATATAAATATCATGTATAAAAAACAACATGACTCATGAAAGAAAGTTTAAATATAAGTTTTAACACTAATGTTCTAGTAACAGAGCATGATCCAGATAATCTCAACGGCCCGGGAAATGTTCTTTTAAACAAATCAAATGCGGTACATTCTCAGAATATGGCACGGGCCATTGCGCGAGCTTTAGCAAGAGAACCCAATTCATTTGTGCATCGAATAGCTTTTGGTAATGGAGGAAGCTTTACTGACGCTGGAGAAACCACCATAATCAATCCCCCTAATGATGGGACTAGGGGGGATGGATGGGAGTCACGTTTATACAATGAAACATATTCCGAAATTGTAGATGAGAGTAACGTCTTAGTTGGAACGGACCCGGGTTCATCTGGACCTAACTCGAATAGAATAGGCGGTGGGGCATCTCCTACTGATGATCCGGAGGGAACTGGTGTAGTATCATTAGAAGTTGGAAGAAAATCTAACATTATCGCCACAATGTTTATTAATCAAAACGAACCAATAAGCCAACTGGAACAATCAACGATAGATCAAGAAATTACTGCTGAACAAAAAGCGTTTGAGTTTGATGAATTAGGGTTTTATACAACAGGCCAACCCGCGTTGCCCACTCCTGCTACATCGTTAATAAATGTTGGAAATAAAACATCTGAAGATATTATTCCGTCTTCAATGCTAGGCAGTCAACTTATATTAAACTATGAAATAAATGGAGAAGAGAAACAAACAGTTTTTATTGTTCCTAGTATAGGATCAGGCCCGGGGGGTGAAGTTACGTTCGGTGATCTAGCTGAGGGAATAAACACTGGAAGCTGGTTTTCAAGTAATCCCGGAGATGATAGTACCACATTAATTAAAGTAACCATAACAGATAGAACACCGGGGGCAGTATATCCCTCCATCGCGGGATCTGAAACTTTCGGATTTTTGGTGTTTGAAAATCTTGTTGCCGGGGAAGGTAACACGTTAAAGCTTAATTGTTCGGCAATTGGTTCTGATATGTTATTTGCCTTAACTGGAAATTGCACAAAAGTTGATACCTCTACTAATAATGGTATTGATAGTGGAGTTGCTAATGATGCTGCAAATCCAGTAAATGAACGAGAAAGACTATTAACTCATTTAACATTTTCGCCTATTTTAAAAAAAGAAAATAGAGTTATAAAAATTGTGTACACGTTAACAATTTCAGTATCCCAAACGGGGGACTGTGTTCCTAATATTGAAAATGTACCACCACCGCCATCCCCTAGCCCAACACCGTCCGTATCTGAAAGTGCTACGCCTACACCGACGCCGAGCCCCACCCAGAGTATGGGAATTACACCTACTCCTACACAGAGTATTGGAATTACGCCTACACCATCAATATCTGATAGTGCAACACCTACACCGACACCTACACCAAGTCCTAGTGTTGCAGAACCAATGGTATTAACTATGGATACCACCCTAAATCCCAGTGGTACTGATGTAACATTGCCGATGAAAGGACCGGGAGATGTTACTGTTGACTGGGGTGACGGAACCATGGATAGTTTTAATAATTCTACCGTAGACAGCTTTTTACAGTTCGCTCCGCATACTTATTCAACTGATGGTGTGTACACTATTATAATTAGTGGAACATTAAATAAATTTGGAGACCTCAATATATTTATGGGAGGAGTTGTAGCGGTTAGTTCTTTTGGTGAATTAGGTACTACAAGTTTAGGAGGGGCATTAAATAATGCGACAAATTTAAATACTTTACCTGATAATATTCCATCTACTGTTACTGATGTGTCAAACATGTTCTTCAATGCTTCCAGTTTCAATATTGATATAAACTCATGGGATGTCAGTAATGTTACTAATATGGAAAATATGTTCGAAAACGCAGAATCATTTAATCAACCTCTAAACAATTGGAATGTTTCAAATGTTACTAGTATGCACGACATGTTTGATGACGCATCCGCTTTTAATCAAGATATAAGTACATGGGATACTTCTTCAGTTACAACTATGGAAGGAATGTTCCAGTCTGCGCAATCGTTTAATCAGCCTTTAGACAGTTGGAATGTTGCGTCTGTTAATAATATGAGTACTATGTTTCAAAATGCAAATTCTTTTAATCAGGATCTTCCAAATTGGGATGTATCAAATGTTACTGACATGACATGGATGTTTAATGGCGCGAATATGTTTAATGGCGATATAACAACATGGGATACCTCATCAGTTACTGATATGGGTACTATGTTCCAAAATACTCAAGCATTCAACCAAGACATTTCAGGGTGGGATGTTTCTAATGTAACTGATATGTCATATATGTTCTTCAATGCTACTGCATTCAATCAAAACTTAAGTAATTGGAATACTATAAGTGTAACCCTTATGAATGACATGTTTTCTGGTGCTAGTATTTTTAATGGAGATATTTCAGGATGGGATGTTTCTAATGTAACTGATATGTCATATATGTTCTTCAATGCTACTGCATTCAATCAAAACTTAAGTAATTGGAATACTATAAGTGCAACCCTTATGAATGACATGTTTTCTGGTGCTAGTATTTTTAATGGAGATATTTCAACATGGGATGTTTCTAATGTAACTGATATGTCGTTTATGTTTTCGGGTGCGCTTGCATTTAATCAAAACTTAAATAATTGGAATACTATAAATGTTACTAACATGCGATGGATGTTTGAAAACACGCCTGTATTTAATGGCGATATAACAACATGGGATACCTCATCTGTTACTGATATGGGTACTATGTTTCAAAACGCTCAAGCATTCAACCAAGACATTTCAGGGTGGGATGTATCAAATGTTACGGACATGGCATTCATGTTCTTTGGTTCTTCTTTTAATCAAGATATAAGTACATGGGTACCTTCTTCCGTTACTACCATGCAATCTATGTTTGCAAGCTCTTCTTTTGATCAGAATATCAATTCATGGAATGTTTCAAGTGTTCAAAACATAAGATTCATGTTTGGCGACTCTTCATTTAACCAACCATTAAATAACTGGGATGTATCAAATGTTACTAACATGAATGGTGTTTTTCAAGATAATTCAACATTTAACCAACCATTGAATAATTGGGTCACTTCTAGTGTCACAGACATGTCATTTATGTTCCTAAACGCAACTACATTTGATCAAGATATTTCAGGGTGGAATGTACTTAATGTTACTACTATGGAAGAAATGTTTAAAAATGCAGCATCATTTAACCAAGAATTGAACAATTGGAATGTTTCTGGTGTATCGGTCATGCAGTCTATGTTCCAAGGTGCGGTATTATTTAATCGACCATTGGGTAATTGGGATGTCTCTAATGTAACTGATATGAGTTTTATGTTTGATGGCGCATCCGCTTTTAATCAAGATATAAATTCATGGGTAACTTCTTCAGTTACAACAATGAGAACGATGTTTCAGAATGCTGATGCATTTAATCAAGATCTTTCAAATTGGAATGTATCGAATGTCACAGACATGGCGTTCATGTTCTTTGGAGCAGATATCTTTGATGGTGACATAACAACATGGACTACTTCATTGGTTACTACAATGGAAAGCATGTTCCAAAATGCAACATCGTTTAATCAGAATTTATCAGGGTGGGATGTTTCAAATGTCACCAACATGCAAGAAATGTTTGAAGATTGTACTAATTTCAATGGAGATGTTAGCACTTGGGACGTATCATCTGTTACCACCATGGAAAGAATGTTCGAAAACACTGAATCGTTTAATCAAGATTTAAGTTCATGGACACCAATATCTGTTACTACTATGGAAAGAATGTTTGATAATGCAAGTGCATTTAATGGTAATGTTACGACATGGGATACATCATCTGTCACTAATATGAGAACTATGTTTCAAGATACTTTATTATTTAACCAAGATATTTCAGGGTGGGATGTATCGAATGTTACTGACATGTCATTCATGTTCTTTAATTCTTCTTTCAATCAAGATATAAGTACATGGATACCCTCTTCCGTTACTGCCATGCAATCTATGTTTGGAAACTCCTCTTTTGATCAAAATATTGATTCGTGGGATGTTTCAAGTGTGCAAAACATAAGATTTATGTTTGGAAATTCTTCATTTAATCAACCATTAAATTCATGGGACACATCTTCTGTTGTTGACATGGGTGCTGTTTTTGAGAATAATTCAACATTTAACCAACCATTGAATAATTGGGTCACTTCTAGTGTCACAGACATGTCATTTATGTTTAATGGGGCAAGTGCCTTTGATGGTGATGTTACTACATGGGATACGTCATCTGTCACTAATATGAGAGTCATGTTTCAAAATGCTGGAGCGTTTAATCAGGATATCTCGAATTGGAATGTAGAAAATGTTACTGACATGGAATTTATGTTTTGGAGTGCTTCAGTATTTAATCAAGATTTGAGTGGATGGTGTGTTACTAATATAACTTCAGAGCCTAATGGTTTTAGTGATAATACACCGTTAACAGCCGCTAATAAGCCAAATTGGGGTACATGCCCAACACCTACGCCTACGCCGACTCCATCAGTATCTGAAAGTGCTACACCTACACCTACGCCGTCAGTATCTGATAGTACTACACCCACGCCTACACCTACACCGACTCCGTCGGAGCCGACAGAGCCAGCATCTCTTACTGTGTTCAGTGGGGCGCGAGATAACACTGTACGCAAGATCGATCCGTCAACCATGACTCAAGTGGGGTCCAGTTTTACGGGGCATAGCAGTTGGGTGTTTGCATTAGCCTTTGGCACTGACGGGAATTTGTACAGTGGGTCGATAGACGACACTGTTCGCAAGATTGACCCGTCAACCATGACCCAACTGGGTTCCAGTTTTACGGCACCGGATATTGTGAATGCATTAGCCTTTGGTACCGACGGATACTTATATAGCGGGTTGAGTGATCAGACTGTTCGCAAGATTGACCCGTCAACCATGACTCAAGTGGGGTCCAGCTTTACAGGGCATACGGCTCTAGTGAACGCATTAGCCTTTGGTACAGATGGATACTTATATAGTGCATCTAATGACTTGACAGTTCGCAAAATTGATCCTTCGACCATGACGCAAGTCGGATCAAGCTTTGCGGATCACACTGTTTCAGTAAATGCATTAGCTTTTGGTACGGATGGATACTTATATAGTGGAGGCTGGGACGACACCGTTCGCAAGATTGATCCTTCGACCATGACTCAAGTAGGATCAAGCTTTACAGGACATACGGATAATTTGATCGTATTAGCTTTTGGTACCGATGGGAACTTATACAGTGGTTCGCATGATAGCACTGTGCGTAAGATTGACCCGTCAACCATGACTCAAGTAGGATCAAATTTTGTAGCCCCAGATCGTGTGCTTTCATTGGCATTTGGTACTGATGAGAATTTATATGTTGGCACGCAAGACGACACCGTCCACAAGGTTACCCCATCAGATATGACTCAGGTGGGATCCACTTTTGTAGCACATACTGCTCGCGTACAGGCGTTAGCTGTAGATAAGAACATCACTGAAATGATTTTAGAGGCTACGCCGCCATAAAGTATGCTTGTAAAACAAATTAGGCACATGTTCTTAAGTTGAATATGTGTTTTCTACTCTTTCACCTTTACTATAATGTGATATTCTATGATGTGTGATCGGTGATGCTAATAGACATCCAACTTTAAGTTTATCCTCTCGTATTGCAATTTGAGCTTCGGCCATCAAAGAGCTTTCTGCCATTCTTTTGTGTTTGTAGCAATATTTAATAAATTTAGCATTCCCATTTTTGCTAAAGAGTATAGGCCAATTACAATAAAAGTACTCTCCTATATTATATGCTAGACCTCGATAACAATTACTATAAAATATTTTAGTTCTTATTTCTGGAACCTCTTTATTTTTAAGAAATTTTTCTTTCCTATTGGGATCTAAATTATACCATGCCCAGTTAGTATGATTATTCCCAAAGAATTCTGAAAATGACAGTTTTAAATAATCTAATTCATTTTCTTCTAGTATAGAGATTGCTTTATCGAATAAATCCTCGTCATATTTTTTAAAACCAGCATCACATATTTTCCCCTTTTCTTGTTGTTTATTAATCAACATATCGTCTTCAAAAAAAACCATATAAGAATGTGTTGATTTGGCAAAATGCTCAGCAGCATATTGTCTTCCCCCGGTAATTCCTATATTGTTGAATTTATATTCTGTTAAATCGTATTCTTTTGTTATTTTGTCATATTCATTTTGAAGTTCTTTTTTAGTTGAATTATTTAATAAGTATTTCGGAGATTTCTTAAAATCTTCGGGGAAAGTTTCTTTAAATCTAGATAAACATTCTATCAACTGTTTGGGTGCATTAAAAGTCAAAAAATACAATGCCAACTTATCGTCGCTTTCTTGTTTTCGATTTTTCACTTTTTCAAAATATGAATTAATTAGTCCATTGGGCTCTATCATTTGAATATTAAATAAATGTTTATTAGTATAACTTATGATAGTGAATACAGACTCCTCAGTTCCCATATAACCCTGTTTTAATGTTTCGTTGAGTGTTCGGTAATATACATCATTAACCTTGTTTATAGCTTCTTTGGTGCCCCCGAAGAAGCCACCTCTACATACATATTTGGTGTCTGTTCCAGCAAACCGGTTCATTCCTTCTTTTTTAAATCCATGAACTTCATTTTGTCCATCATATGGGAATGCTAGATACAACATTTTGTTCTTTTTAACATCTTCTATAAGTTTTTTGTCAAATTGATTAACACTAAAATATGATTGTATATTGACGGTATTACTTATTCCAGCGTCTATCCAAAAGAAATATCTGGAATCGAAGAAATTATTTAATGAGCTATCATTAAGTTTAAATTGCTTGGACATTACTAGTGGATTATAATATTCCAATTTTGCTTGGGGACTTTGTTCTAGCCACCCTGCTTGTGAATACCATTCTTTATTATTTCTTATTTTATCTGTTAAACCTTTAAATGGAAAATCAATATTTCGTAACATTACTTTTGTATTTTCCGGGCTTCGGTGTTTCCATACAAAATCTGAAACTTCTTTATCGCAATAAACCACTAAATTAATATCCTGATCCAACAATTTTTTAAACGCTTCGAGGTACTGATTCATAGACCGTTTAAAATTATCTTTTAGATTATCTCGGTTCAAATTATATAATGCAGTAACAAAAGTTATATCATTCATATATCAAGTTCCTTGATGATTTTGTTGTACGGTAAATTGTAATAATTGTAATATATACCTATAACTTCACCTTTTACAATGTTTTTAGGATTATTATATCCGGCTTTAGCTAATGAAATTCCCAGTTCGTAACTTTCTCCCCACGATACACAATCACTTTTTTGTAATATATAATTCAATCTTCTTAGTTCACTTGCAAACAACTCTATTTTATTATTTTCGTTTTTTAATATAAAAAAATGTTCACTGGGTAACCCTACGTTATAGGGGTCTGGAGGATTTTCTTTTTTTCCATACACTCGTTTTTTATGATTATATATTGAGTGTTCTCTATCCCATTCTTGACCTAGTGTATCTCCCATTCTTGCACCAACCATATCGTATTCGCCTTTTATAAGTGTTTCATATATGAAATTTTCGTTTTCGTCTGTTAGTTCTAATGCACAATCGCAATCTATAAAAAAGACGATATCATACTGTTCTATGTTGGGGATATTTTCAAAACATAGAAATTTTAAAGTACAATTGAATTTTTTAGGGCCATTGATTGCTCTTAAACGTTCTTCATGTTCTGGGATATCAGTGAAAATCTTTAAATCTTTTGTGATATTATTACGCGATTTTACTCTATTAGATCGTATAATATCTTCTGGTTTGTTAGTCGATACTAGTATATCGTGATTTGTTGTTGATAATAGAGAGGTTATTAATTGATTGCAATATTTTATATACCGTTTGTCATTTGTTTGATCGATACATAATAAAGTGAATAATATTTTATACCTTTTAGTCATATTTTATCTAATGATTTATGTTTGTATTATAAAATACCGGTCGTCTTCCATGAATTTTGTATCATTTAATGGACAGGTATTTAGTATAGTTTCAATAACATTATTTATTAAGTTTTTATCAGGTTTCCAGTATGAATTTTGTTTTTCCGCTTGTTCTAATTTGCCGTAAAACATGGGAGACTCTGGTGAATCATGTTTCCAAACACTATAATAATCGGCAAATTTTATACCATCTCCTACTAAACTGTCATCATAATGCAATGGTATTGCAGGTATTTCATATGCATGGGCTACAATGAGGCCGTGAAGTGTAGTAGAAATAATTTTTTTACATGATACAACCTCATCAATATATTTTTCAAATTTTAACCCATGTGAGGTGCTTGGGTCAATAATTTTATATTCTAGATTTTTTTCTTTTATTTCGTTAGCAATTTTTGTGAAATGAATTTGGTGTGGTATTATGCCAATATCATATTGTTTGGCGGTAGAATTTGGAACATAAAAATGTGGTAGGGCAATTGCTGGGTCCCCCCATGGTAAGTCTGAATAATTTGTATTTTGTTCAGTATATTTTCCTCGTACTAAATCATATATTGCTCGGGGTTCGAGTTTTGTATTTTTTTCTATAATACCGCTTCCCCAAACCCTAGTATTTGGTTTAGCGCCAATTCCTGCAATTGACCCAGTAGAAATTATTTTAAACTCTTCATGATGATGGGCCCATACATAAGGTATTTTCCATTTATTTAACATGTACGGAAATACACAATCTCCAAAATTTGAAGCATTTACAAAATTAGCTTTAAGTATTCTTTTCACTTTTTATATATTAGCCTATAGACGTATTATTTATGTTTATATTCATATACTTTATTTCCACAATCCCATATTCGCAAAAATCTATTGGCTAACATATTCTCATACTCTGAAAGACTAGGATCAAATTCCTCCAAGAGACCCTCAAGCTTATGTTTTTGATACTTATTTCGAGATTCTAGAATGCGTTCTTTGGGTTTAAAGTATTTATAATTTGGTGCGGATTGGCCAATTAATCTAAATCCATTCTTTTCATATATACTACCATCAAAAAATGCAATATCACAGTAAGATATCACACTATTAAAAGAATTGTTTTCTTTAAAGTGCGTCATTAATTTAGGAAATGCTCCGTTAACTATGGTTCCTTTTCTGTTGGCAAATCGACATAACTCGAAATCGTGATTTTTAGAAAATCTCGGCTTAGAAAATGTCATTACTGATACTAATTCGTTATTGTGTAGCAACCCGTACCGTATTTTTCCTTGGAATGTATTACCTTGTAAATGATTTAAATCTAAAAAATTTTTACTTTCGGTAGGAGTAAGTTCTACTACTTTACATTTCCTTGCTGCCACAGTTTCTCTGGCTTTTCCAAGCCTAATGGATATCAAACTTTTAATTATATCATGTTTAAATTCCCAATCATATTCTGATATATGAATTAGAGAATAGCCTTTTTCATTAACTGCTTTAGTTTTTTTAAGATGATAGTTCTTATGTTTATACAAATCACAGTGCCAGAATAGTCCATTACACTCTATAGCAAGCTTTTTACTAGGAATCACTATATCTAATTCCATCGGAGCTATTAACCTTCTATCCGATTTAATTGTGTTAAGCCCAAGTTCATCGACAAAATCAGCAATTTCAATTTCAAAATCGCTCGATTTCGACAACAAAGTTTTTAATTTTTGAATATTAGATAATAGTCGGGTTTCAATGTAACCGTCTTTGGTTTTTATGGTTATGGGTTTGTGGACCCCTTCATACTCTTCTTCTTTGCTTAATAGTTCTCCTCCCTTGGACTCTACCAATTCTTTTACCACGGAATATGACAGACGCTGATTTTCACGTCTTTTTTGTAAACAATATTCTTTTGAATATAACTTTTGTTGCTTGCGTATATATGAAATCTTTTTTTTCTCTCTTACGCCGTCAATCGTCTCTACTAAAAGAGGAGCATCCCATCCATTATATTCTGTTGACAGTAATTTACCGCCACGCATTTCAACTTCTTTTTTTATTTCGTTTAAGGTGGGTTTACTACCTCTAAGAGAAAGGGATTCACTTTGTGGCGATAGTTTTCCTAGTTTTCTTATACTATTTCTTATACTAGTCCACGTTCTTTCATTAATTTCACCGTTTGGAAATTGTATTTTGATTGGAGTGATATCGTTTACGTATGTTTTACTAACAAGTTTAACGTTATAATCTTGTAATTTTTTCTTTATTTTTTTCAGAGATTTTTCTCTCTTTGAATCTGAAAGACTTTTTATCTGTTCTGGTTTGGGTTTTAATGTTTTTGTTTTTCGTATATTCACCAGTTTTCTGGTTTCAATATTATCTCCTATTTTTATCAACAAGTCTTGATGGACTCCATTATATTCAGTTGACAAAAGTTCCCCACCTTTCGATTTTATTATTTCATCTACTTCACCAATTGTCAACTTTTGGGGCATAATTAATCATCCGTCTACGTTTTTAGTAACCTTATCTAACCATCCATTAGATTTACTATGAGGCCACACAGTATACGTGCTTGGGGCTATGCTTGACAAGAAGATAAACCTATAATCAATAAATCCATTGTCACCAGTTACATATTTTTTAAATTCTGGTCCTGATAAATCTTTTCTATGTATTTCATTACCATCTGCATCATGTGCACCAACAAAGCAAAAGTCTATGTCATCCAATACTTTACTATTATTAAATATCGAAGGAAATTCGTTCTTGTGTGTGCATATTCTTACATCATTAGAACGGGCAAATGAGTCTTTCCATTCTTGTTCATTATTATATGGATAATTAACTGGGGGTTCTTCTTGATCTAATGTAGGTTGCTGTACGCCTCTATGTTCAAAACTAATACCAGCATACTCCTCATATTGTCGTAATGTTCTTTCATTACCAAAGCCATATTTCCCAAAATCAATTTGATTGGGGTCTTCGCCGTCCATTCCAAACAAAATTCTATTTCTTTTATGACACATATTATTTCTTTCTACCCAATCCTTTTCTACGTTGCCTTTCTTTTTATTTATAGTTGTGTGGTCATCCCATACTTTGGTTCTACCTTTTCTGGTATATTCGTGCCATATCAATAACTTATGTGGTGTAAACAAATCATATCCATGCGTATATGCCCTAGTAGCTATTGAGATTTCTTCTCCATGAAAAAAATAATATGGATCATGTTGCACATCTTCTGCAAACGATCCATCAGCGAAGCAAAAATGGCCAGAGTAAAATCTAGCACGTTGAGGTTTATCACGCTCTTTCCAATTTTTCATTTCAGATGGTATAAAGAACACTGCACCTTCTGGTATAAACCTATCAAAGTTTGTTTGCCATGGTATTTGTACTCTTCCATTAGGATCATTTTCAGGGTTATATGATGGAATGTACCCTGTTAAAATAGGTTTCGGTGTTTTTGTAGTTCTAACACTTTCTAACAGTTCTATTAATTCTTTATCCCAATTTTCTATAAATCTATGATGGGAATCTAGTTGTAGAGTATATTTTTCTTTGTTATATTGTTGTTGAATTAAATTTCTAGCCCAGCATGTCCCTTTAGTTTCTGTATAATGTAAATCTATAAGATTAACATATGCATTATCCTTCATCAATTCTATAATATTAAATTCTTTATCTTTTCCATCAATGTCGGTACATTCATATACTCGATATCCTTGTATATCATAGCCTTGATCTAAAAAATCGTCTATGGATTGCTCATCACCATGTTGCCAATTTACTACTACATGTAAATTTTCCGGGTGTGCGCTGTTAGATATCAAACTTTTTAGCGTGGGTATAAGTTCTGGATCTCTGTAACTTGCTATTTGAACAAATATAGTGTTTTTCATAATATTCGGGTTTCCATAATTTCGATTTATTTATATTAAAAAAGGGAGGTTGAATTCCTCCCTTTTAGCGTAACAATAAATATTTTTTATTAATTATTTATTATTTTTTGGTGGTCTACCCGGACCGCGTTTAGCGGTAGGTTTAGGTGCGCTTTCGGTCTTGGGTTTCGGGGGTTGTTGTGTGGATTGCTGCGGGGCACGAGCGCGTTTTTGCGGGGTCATTGGGTTCGCAGTCTGACGTAATCCTCTTCTAGTGGATGACGGAGATATGATCTGCCCAGATTTGGTCCGAACTTGAACCAATTGATGAAAATATTCTAAAGCATTCATACCATTTTTCAACGTTACCTGATCCATTATATCCCATAACGGAGCATTGTTGGCTCCTCTTTTTTTTAGGATATCACCCATTCTTTTAATATCTACATGATCTAAACTTTCTTCTTTTATGAAATATACATCTCCATTGGTATCTTCTTTAATAATAATAACATTATATCCAATCCCGTTTCCGTATATATCCATTGCTCTATAATGATTGTAAACTTGTTGTTCCATTTTAAAATATCTCCTTTATATTATTGTAATTTGGTTACTAATATTGTATAATTACATCATCTAGAACATATTTAGAAAGAAAAAAAATAAGTGATTTATAATACAATACTTTAAAAATAAGGAGAATGTATGAGAGAGAAAGTATACAGAGCAGGAATGATTCCATTCTTTATCGATGAAAATAATAATATAAAAATGAAATTTATGGTACCATCTGATCAAACATATGGAACTGGATATCCACAGTTTGCTAAAGGAAGGATAGAAAAAAACGAAATACATGAAGAAGCTGCAATTAGAGAAGCCAAAGAAGAATTGGGCCTTCGTGAAGAAAATGTTAAATGGTTCAACTACTTAGGTATATTCCTTGGTAGAACATATATGTATATTTGTGAAGTTGAGAGTAAAGAAAACTTTGATGAACCTCATTATGAAACCGAGAGTACACATTGGATGTCATTAGAGGAGTTTGAAAAGCATGGTAGAGAGCTTCATAGGCCGGTGATCAGAGAAGCTTATATGACTTTTAATATTATAAAAAGAGAGCAGGAAAATGGAGAACATGAAGAAGATCATGTCATTTATGAATGATTATCTAATTGTCTGATTTCATTTAATTTTAATGATATCTCATAAAATAAATCTCCGGGATTTTTTATGAGATATTCATTAGATCTATTATTGTCAAAAAAACGTTCGCCATGTCTTTCTACAACTTCGACCCAATCAAAATCGGGTTCAAAATTATATAATTTAATTATATTAAATTCAGAATCTTTTATAATATTAAACATTGAAGTATCTACCCCAAACACATATATATTTGGATATGTAGAATCTTTATATCGACCTATAAAAAAATATTTTTCTTTTGTCTGTGCATATTCTATTTTATGATGAATTCTAGTTCCTAAAAATTCTGACCATGTATACCATTCCCCCGTTCTTTGGTAATATACATCTGGACGTGCAGGTATATCAGCCGGTTTGTTTTCTGTTCTACAATATTCATGCCATTGATTTACTGACGTAAAGTTTAATTTTCGGGCAAATGCTTTAGCATCCTCATATGATCTAAAGAAATTAGGTTTTTTCTTTGGCATTTCATTATATGTACCTAAAAAATATCCCCACCCTTTCCAATAATTTTTGTATGCTCTATCTGGCCGCTTGGGTAATTTTGCTGGAGTATTTAATGCATACCATTGTGCATATTCTCTGACGGATCTTAAATTTTCTAAACGGACTTTCTGCACTGCTTCTTCAAATTCAAAATTTCGTCTGGGTCGTCCGGGGGGATTTTTCTTTTTTTCTTTCTTGTTCTTTTTCGATTTCCTTGCTTTTTTATTGGTCATATTTTTATAAATATTTTAATTAACGTAGGGTATATATTTATATGCAAAAAACCGTTGGTGTTTTATTAAATGGGGCACATGTTATTGATGCATGGAGATTAATTCCACGTGGGATAGTCGGCATGTATGGTTTCTTGATATATAAACTTTTCGTATGGTATACAGGAATTCCTACACATGAAGAAAAATCGTGTGATGATGCTTTGATTAAAACACTACTGGAAAATAACGTAGATATTACTATAGCCACCGAGATGGCCTGTACTATTGTAGATACAGTAGGGGGGCCAACACCTGCACAAACTTCTTTTGTAACGGTTATTGTTGGATTATCGTCCGCAATGTTTGCTTTTTATGTAAATAGCGGCGGCAGTTGGAGGACTGACACAAACTTTAATACAAGCATTTCAGGAAATAAAGGAAAAATTCCTTGGAGAAAACCAAATGATGGCGAACGCGAGAGAAGAGATGAACGAAACGAACGGGAAGAGCGAGAAGAGCGAAGGCCATAATTTAGTTTGGTGGCTTATTTTTTAGAAAGTCAGCCATTTCTGTTGCCCTAGACGTAATATTTCCCAAAGAGTTTTTCCCAGCAAATTTTATAAATCGTAAAAAATCTAACTCTTTTTCTTGTCCCATTTCTTTTATTATACTCTTTTTTATGCGTTTCTTTATATGTTTGGGTTGTTTATCTAAACATAATAAAAGTTCGTTTTCTTTAAAAACATCACCAACAATATATTTTTTTTCTATATATTTTTTCTCAGAATTACAATATATTGTTTCCATGAATTCATGGTTCATCATATTACTTTTTTTTACATCATCATAATATGCTTCTACTATTTTATTCTTTCTGACTCTAGGATAACTTGATCTGACATTATCTTTGTTATCCCCGCGTATACATTTTTCAAAAATCATAAGCCCTGCATCATTATTCCATTCTTCCAAGTTTCTATCCAACCCTGCTTTTAACGGATTTATGATTTTTACATTATCATACTTTAATAATTGAAGATAATCTTTGTCACTTGATACTAATATAACTTCAGTGTCAGGTACTTTGCTATACATATCACAAATTACCCCTGCAAAATCATCTGCTTCTATTAATGGTTCTTGTAATATATATAACTTAGTTTTTTTAAGAACATTAACTAACTCATCTATTTTTTTATTCAAATATTTCTTAGCTTCTAATTCTTTGGTAGTCTTTTTTTCTTTTCTGTTTGCTTTATAAATTTTATGTGTTATTGAATCAGATGATTCGGTATATTTTTCTCTCCATGTGATGCCAGAATCAAACGCTATAATAGTAACATCAGGTTTAATTTTATCATGCGTATACTTAAATTCTAATATAGTCTTGGATATTGAAAAATCAATAGCACTTGTATCCGGTGCTCCGGTTTTCTTTTCTGTATGATAATTTTTATGTGCTATATTATTTCCGTCAATGAATAGAATTTTTTCCATTATTAATCCAGTTATTCAGTGTATTTTTTCGCTTCTTCTTCTGACATCTCAGTCCCAGTTTCTCTGACTAATGACGCAAAATATATAGATACCATATCTTCTTCACTCGATGCATTTATTCCCTGTCTTTTTAATTCTTGAATAAAATGTTTGTTCCAATCCATCTTAACACCAACTCTTCCATCATCTTCCATAAATACTTCAAAATCCGCCCATGGTTCATCACTTTCTTTTAATATCTCTTTTTCGGTTTTATAGTTCTTGTATCCTTCCATTTCTTCTTCTATGGAAGATATTCGCTTGTCATATCGTTTTCTCTGTTTTTTAAAAATTTTTAACATTTTGAATATTTGTTCATCATAATATTCTTTTTGCTCATTTAATTCATGTTTCAATGATTGTATTTTTTTTGTATTAAATATGTCCATAATATTGTGTTACCTCTTAATATTTTATGTTTCTGGAAAAATATACATGCTAAGCCCATTAATTTTTAATAGCATTATACCTTTTTCTGATATTTGTATTTTTATTTTTTCTTTTTCTTTGCCTGATTCATTTAATAACGGAAAGATTATTTTAAAGTTATATTTAACAGAGAATGATTCAGGTGCATTTGTGTCTATGATTTTGTATGAATCTGTTAGTTCTTGTGTTAATACATCTTGTTCTATATCTGTTATTTCGCAATTAACTGTTCCGCTTTCAGTAGTATAAAATTTTAACTCTTTAGCACCCATTGCTGATATTCCACTATTGAGTAATCTTAAATCATCTGATTTTATATTAAAGGAATAAAAAATAGGTTTTTTGAATTTTTTAGGTAATCCCTTTTCCGTAAGTATTGAAGTATTAAAACTAACAGAAGTCCGCTCTCCTTTTAATCGTAATTTTGATACGATAGTAGTTTCATCATCTAAAGTTTTTATATCTGCATACAATTCATACGGTATCTTAGATTTCTCGAACATATTAAACCTAGGATATAATGATTGAACTCGGTTGATATAAAGAGTATCAAATTCTAAAAAATCAAAATTGCCGGGTTCTATTAAATAGACCGCCTTTTCATCTTGTTTAGCCCGGATACCATGCTTATCAATCATTAGAGATTTAATATCTACCAAATTGCAATATTTAATTGCAAACGCTATTATATCTTTACTTTTTTCTGATAGTTTAACCATTTTATTCAATGTTTCCGTTATCTTATTGATTGTGACATTATACAGGCTTACTCATCAAATTCCAATACTTCATCTGCCAACACATTTTTTTCATTTGGAACTGGTTCCCCAATTGCATCTAATATGTTCTTTATGGGTTTGTCAACCAAGCTTAAAAGTTGTCTATCAACGTCTATGTATGGTTCTAAATTTTTCCACCATTCAGGTATTAATTGTAAATCTACAGGAAGTGCAATTGCATTAAATTTCCCAAACGTTTTTTTCTTATGAAAATATAATTTTTTTACCTTTTCACCTGAACGTATTTTAATAGATTGTCCATCATTATATTTTGTCAAACATATATTATAAAATATACTAGCCTTTGCCATATGTGGTATATTTGCTTCTTTGTCATTATTAAAAACATTGGTATATTTTTCTATTGAATTGACTCCAGAGGGAACACCTAATTCTAATACATCTCGTTGTTTTAAATCTCTTTTAAACTCTACAATATCTTTTTTTACTGTTTTCCATGATTCTCCTTTCAAAAATCGTTCAAAAAAATTAGTTAATGTTTTTCGTATATATTTTGGAAGGTTCGTCTTCTTTATCTGTAAGCCCATAACTTTCATCTCATCAACTGGATTGCCATCAAGGTTTATGAGATGCAACAAATAATGTTTTTTTGCTACAAATATTCCTCTATCTGAAATTACCTCTTGTTCGGCTATTATATAATTTTTTCTTTTTTCATCACAATGAAACGCCTTTTGCATAAATTTCGGAAAGCTATTGTTTACCAATTTACATACTGCCCCTGCAACGGCACTTGAGTTTTCTTCATTGTCTGCCCCGGTGATGAAATAAATACTGTTATGTACTAAGACATCATTAGCCACAAAAAATGGATATTTTTCATCTTTCATTACAACATCATATACATAATCTTCTTCATCTAATAATATTTTTTCTATTGTTTTTACTTTTGACCTTTCAATGACTGTATCATCCATTTTATAGTTTCCTCTTATGGTTTTTTGTTTATCTTTTTTATAATCTAATTCCCAAACTGTTCGGTATCACTCTTTAAAAGTTATGAAAATATCTTTTTCTGACAGTTCTGCTGCTTTTATAGTAATAAATTTACCGTTTCTTTCTACTACAAGAGAATGATCTTCTGTTACAGTTACTTCTTTTCCATTATCTAATGTTATTTTATATAATGGTTTTTTAACTTTATGTCTATATACAGTAAGTACTTGTTTAGTTATCTTTTTCTTTTGTTCTGGGTTATAACATGGCGAAAAGTATTCATCATTATTGAATTTAATAATTTGTTTGTTGTTCTTATCAGTAAACACTCCATGCTTGTCGGAAAGATAATCAAACCAATTTTCTATTGTTTCATTTTTACCATTTATAGTTATTATAGAATCTTTTGTAACACTATCAGTATCACCATAAATTATTGATTCTGATGGAAATTTATATTCTCCATCTAATGATTTTGCAATTTGTTTAGCCATATGCAATAAAATTTCTCTACCCGTCTTGGTTGTAGATTCTGCTATTCTCACGTCAAAAAACCTAAAGTATTTGTTGCCAAAAACACCATACATGGAGTTTAACTGAATCTTTTTTAAATATTGAATATTATCATAGTATTCCTTCTGTTTTTCATATGCAGGATCTTTGGTTTCCCCATATTTTTTTGTCATTTCAGCTTTCAATTTTTGATATTTTATTCTATCCTCAAACCAACTAGTCAATATGGATGGAATGATACCTTCTTGTGATTGGTCAAATATTGTTCCATGTGCTGATATACTCCATTTATTATTATGGAGATATTCGTTCCATTCTGCAGCAGTCATAGTATCATCACGACCATTCTCGTACAGTACAGTAAGCTCTACATCGTTTTTTTCCATTATGTACTCATACGCCTTATCATTTTCGAAAAATTGGCCTATGAGCGTCTCAGGCGATATGTTAATCGCTCTCATTGATGAAGGATATAGAGATTTAATATCCACTGAAGAAATCCATTCATGTAATCCAATTTGTGGTTCCAATACGAATGCTCCCTCGAATTTTTTTCCATGTTCATCTACAGAATATGGAGCATCTGGAAGTACGACTCTTTCTGGCAATTCATGCTTGCAAAAATTTAAAATAGCGGTATCTGATGTACTAACCGTAGTTAATACAGATGGGATTCTATTTGTGACCATATGCGAAAAATTGATAGCCAGATTCATATATTTAAATTTTAAATCTAACCCTTTTAGAATTTCAGTATCTCTAATATTATATTTTATAAATTGATCAAAGTCTTCTCGATATAAACGATATAAACTTTTTTCATAGTCCAATTTTTCCATACCCTCAAGTTCTTCCTCTGCTACTGCTTCTAGAGAATATGAGGACCGTTGGTTTGCGTCAAACTTCTTGACCATTTGCATAAAATCTATCCAAACCCTTCCGATTGGTTTAACATTTATTTCTGTGGACCCATATTGTTCGACTTCTATAACACCTACATCCTGATCTATCTCAGGAAAATTCATAGCCCTTGTAGCATTTTTTCCAAATATTTTCATCAATCGGAAATAAATATATGGAGTATCAAAAAAATCGCTGTTCCAACCGCTGATAATATCAGTGTCTTCGATTTCTTCTATAAACTTAGTTAATAATTCCTTTTCATTTTTAAAAATGTATATCTCTGCTTCATGTTCTAAATGTTCTAACTGTTCTACACTACAATTTTTCCAAGCACCCTCTTTTGGTGGTACTGCAAAAACTATAGATTTGTTTGTATGCTTATGATATAAAGCTATGGAATTTACCGGTGCGTATGGATTTGAACTACCTGCATGACCCTTTTTTGGATCATAATCAACCTCGATATCATAAAACGTTATATTTAATTCGTCTATTGGGGCTTTATAGTAGTTGTCAGATAATATTTTTAATTCTGGAGATATATCCGATTCATATAAGTTAACCCCACGTTCTCTAAGTCTTTTTCGTTCTTTAAAAAATTCAAACGGATCGTCAAATTCAATGTTTGTTAATTTTGCACCTTTAACAGATTTGTACTTCTCTGTTGATTCATAATCTTCTATAAAAAAATTATACGGGGCATCGTATGTTACTAGTACCCTGCCCTGCGGGGTTCTTTCCCATACATATACATTTTTTTTATCATTCGATGTCGCCGTAGAAATATACATTTCTATCCATACCTCGTGTTCGTATTAGAAAGATAGAGTATATATCCTTAGTTTTTCGCAGTCAATTAAATATCCCAATTCTCAGGGTTTAATTCAAAATTTTCAGGGTGAAATTCATATGGTTTTGTTGATCTTATTTGTAACCTTACTTGAGTTAATGATCCAATATTTACAGGAGCGACACCATTTGCAAAATTGGGGGCAGTTGGAAATATGATTAGTGTTCCTCGTTGTGGTTTAAAATTTATATCAAACGTGGGAAATTCTAATTTTCCCCCATTTACTTCAAAAAGGGGATCAAAGTCTGGTCTGTCATTATGATCATTTAACCATAAAATTCCGGTAAAGTCTATTAGATTATATCGTACCCAACCGCGTTCCCGTGTTTGCATATATCCGTCAGTTTTAACTTTTGTAGGTTGATAACCGGGTGGGTACCATTCAAACATTAAATTATGTGTCCCCAAATAAGAAGTATTGAATTTATTTTCAAGTTTATATATAACATCGTCAAACGTTTGTAGAATGCGTGTGCTATTTAAACGACTCGATAATATAGTAACTTTAGGGTTTCCATCTTGACCTTTCATGGGAACAGCTTTGTCTATTCTTAAATCTTCTAATATTCTTTCACATAAAAGTGGTGATACAAATTCTTCAATAATTAAAAATGGTATTTCTTTCATATTATGTTTATATACTGTGTTATAATGTAAGTGTACTGTTATTTATATTAAAAAAATTACTCTGTAAGAGTGGGATTCTGTTCTAAAATTATACCCTCAGAAGAACTATTTCTGGCTTTTCTTACAATAAATTCTTTTAGTTCGTCTTTGCCAGAATTTTCAATTTCTACATTTAAAGATATTTTGCTTACACCATCTTCAGTACATATGCCCGCATACACTTCTCGACCCATAAATTTTAATTTTCCCATCATACATGAATCATCGATTTTTTCAAAATCTTCTACAACAATTTTATTTGCATCGCCCATATTATATTTTATAGTAGGTTTATCACTAAAGGTTTTTATAGTTATATTATTTTTTTGTTCGGTATCATGTTCGGCGAGGGATTCTTTTACTGTTTTAGATTCGTCATCTTCTTTTGATGATTTTGCTTTTTTTTCTCCTTCGTCTTTTTTTTCTATTCCCAGTATATGTTTAAATAGTGTTTTTAATTCATCTTTGTTCTCTGCTACCGGAATATCATTTCTATAACATACGATATCAACGTTCCCTTTTCTATAAAACTTTTTAGGACAATATACGATTACTGTTTTATCACTTTCTAATACTTTACCTAACTCTAACAACGTTATAGGTGATTTACTATCTTCTGCAAAATATATTAGTACCGCATCTGATTTTTCTATATGATCAAGCTCCCAAGATACTTGATCATAAAATTGTGTATTTTCTATAGATTGTGTCCATGAAGGGTCCCAATCTTCTCTTCTTGGGTTATATATTGTTATCTTAACTTGTTCTGAACTACATTCTTCTAAAAATTCAGTTATTTCTTTTTGCCAATCTTCGGAATCGCCCATGTCAATAGTTCCTGCTAAAAATATTTTAACAGAATTGGATAGTGGACGTTCTCTAGTGGGAGCTTTGAATACTTTTATATTACTCATTATGCGTTATTTTTTACCCCGCAATCTTTTGTTGAATTGCTGAAGTCTTTCTGTGGGTGCTCTTCGTTTCGCTAATTTTGTATGACGAACTCGCTGACCTTTTTTGTATCTAGAAGCTTTTTTACCGGCTCTTACTTGTTTAGGGTCTTTTTTGACTCCACATTTTTGGGGGTTTTTTACTAATCTCCCTTTGCGGGGTCCCGACATGCACCTAAATTGTCTATCAAGTTTATTTCCATAACGTTTAAACTGTCTAGTGACGCTTCGTTTTTCTTTTCCACGCTGAATATCTGGAGTCATAGATCCCTTTTTTTCTTCTAAATATATAATCTCATCCTCGATATCCTGAACACATTCAAAAATATCATCTATTTTCATGAGAGTATACCTCCACTTCTCCGATTCGGTGAACTTATATTATTTGGTTTATTTTGTCCTCGTCGATTAGAATCTGATGAGTCTTCTGCGTCATTTTGGTTATCTTGTCCTTCTTTTCTTTCGTTATCTTGTGCTAAACGTATTTGAGCATTTAATTTACGTTGTTTTAATGCTCTTTCTTGGGGGTCTTTAATGTTACTCACTTCTCTGCGTTGACGTCGTAGTGATGCAGCATCTACTCCGCTATCTTCGTTTTCCAACATATGCACCAAAAAATCCCCAAAGCCGTAAAATGATTCTGATACCGTTCCACCTCTCATTTTAAATTTAGCAAGATCAGAAAGTTTTTTAGCTTCTTTTTCTTTTTCTTTTTGCTGTTTCATTTCTTGCTCCATTCGAGCAAGTTCTTCTTGATTTTCCATTTCTTCCTGAGCCGCTTTCATTGAATATTTGGCTTGTAGAGCCCTTGATTTTTCTGCCTCTGCTTCATACTGAGCACGTCGGGCTTCTGCTTCTGAAGATAGCATATTTACGATATTCTTAAGCATGCTTTCTTCGTCATCCTCAGACCCAAAGTCAGTTCCTAGATCTTCTTCACCTTCTTCTTCTGACTCTTCGTCTCCAAAGTCCACATCATTCAACTCTTCATCTTCGCCCTCGGCGGACTGCCCATCATCAAACCCTTCTTCTCCATCAATGCTCTCATCATCTGAGGGGGCGTTTGGTTGTGATTCCAGCGTGTCCAATTCATCTGGTTCCGAAACCTTATCTGCATTATATATTTTATCTTTAGGAATCTCCGGGAATTCTACATTTACAATATCAAAATTCTGTTTTAAATTATAAAGAACTTCAGCCATAGATACGTTCCCGCCATGGCCGCTTCTTCCAGTCATTTTATACTCTTCAACTTCAGCCAATTCTTGTGCTAGTGCGCTTTCGAATTCGTCTTGTTGATCACCTCTTATGGTAATTTTCATAAGATTTCCATCATCATCCTCTACGCCATAGGTTTGAGTATTATCTTCATGCATTCTAGATTGGTTTTGAACACCACCGAGCTTAGAGTATATTTGATCTAATGATACATTTTCTTTTAATGATACTGGAAAGGGAGTTTTAATTTCTTTCATATTAAGACCATTAGCTATTTTTTTACGTCTATTTTGTAAATATTTAAGAAAACCTATGTCTCTTTTTTGCGTAGGATAATCGTCTCGTCCCTTAATATCAGTTCTCACCGCAACTGAACCTGCGCTAACTGCGCCAGCGGCGGCAGATTCTTTTAGACTTCTTTTATTTGTCATAATATGACCACTCTAACTTATGTTGTACAATTATTTATATGAATTGGTCTTTTTCGGTTAAAATGCGAAACTCTATTCCCTTGGATTTACACCATTTTTCTGCGGCATCCCATTTATGTTGATTAACAATATACGTATATTGTTCTTGCATCCTTTTAGAGGCTTTTTTAGCTTTACTGGGTTTTGATTGTTTAAATGGTTTAATTTCTATTAATTGTTTGTGATATTTTCCGTCTTTATCTTTAAAAACTAAAAAAATATCTGGATAGTATATAGAAGAAACTAGCCCTCCTGTTCGTGGGTCTGGTTTATAATATTGAATCGGAATTTCTTCTGATGCCCATTTTATAATATTTGGGTTGTTATCACAAAACTTAAAAAATTCTAGTTCCCATGAAGATAGGTATCGTATAGAAGATATATCTCCTAAATATTTCTCAGGTTTTCGTGGAATGTATTGCCCTTGAACCCAATTCTTCATCTATTACAATATAAGTCCCATTATATCACTATGTCGAATCATTAAAAGCTTTTCGTTTTCAAATTCTATACTTTTTCCTGTCCCATTAGAAAAAAATACAGTGTCTCCAACGGAAACCTCAAATTCTTTTTTGGAATTATTTGGATTGGTTCCGGTAGAAACAACTTCACCTTTTATACAGGTCCTAGCATTTTCGGGTATTATCAATCCATTCTTGGTTTCTTCTTTTATTATGGGTTTTATAAATATTTCGTCTCTTAAGGCTTTTAATTTCATTATGTTTCCTTATCTTATACACATACGTGTAATATATTTAGAACATTAACTTTAGAGTGTATTTTTTATTCTTAAGCTAACCTAGTACTCGCATCAGGTAACGGACCATTTATTGATGAACCGTCTGGGGTAACTTGAGATTTGTTTTCTTTATCTACTTTATATGCATCATAAGTAAACGTTATGGCTATTGTACTGGCTTCAGATACCGTCATATTTAAATCATCCGCCGCAATATCGATTATTTTAGGATTAGCATATGTATAGGTAGTTAATGTTCCTACCCCCTCATGTACTAATTCAATTTTATCAATTATCCCTAATTCACTTCCGTTTCTAAGAGCACCGATAGTTTGGCGTTCGCCTAGCACACTCGCATTTGAACTTGGTGCAGAGGCCAATGGACTAACGGCTTCCATATAAGCATCAATAATAGTATGTGATCTATTAGAAGAATCATCATAAAATGACAACGACAAATTTCCAAATTCTGTTTTTGTGGCTACTTTTGTACGATATCCATAAAAATTTACATCGGTATATTCTATGTTAGGGTTTAATCTTGAAGAATGTTTTACAGGTAATAAATTAGTTACAAGATTTAACCCCCCATCAGCGTTATTTTGAGTTACCTCTTCCCCATCACTTCTAAAAGTGAATTTTACAAAAAAATTAAACTTTAGCTTTGGAGATTCTGTCGTGGCAAATTTGTCTAGTATGTCTGAGGCCCCGGGGCCTGTACCATCAAAAAGACTAGGAAATGGAAACTTGCTCATTACCGTTTTCTCCTATATCTTTCACGTAAACAAAAATTAGCACAATTTTTAATATATGGCAGTAAAACCCTATAATTTTTCCTGTAAAATGAACCCTCATGTACCTTATTATAAATGCTAGTCATGTATTTAATGAATATCGTATATTTTGTGTCATCAAGTTCTTTCAATTCTTTACACAGACTCTCAAGTCCTAATGATTGTATTACCGCATATGTTTTTTCTTCTTGTTTGATGCTGGATGAATCCACAAATGGTATTACTGGTGCATCTTGTGGTAAATCAAATTCTTTTATGGTATCAGTATTATTTCGTCTTATTGTAGATGAAACCAATTCTAAAAAAATCATACCTTTAGATATTGGTCCGCCTCCGGTATCCTTTGTTAATATCTTTAAATCGTCTAACCTTGAAGTCTTATTTCTTTTTTCAAATAAGCCACAAAACACGTTTAGAAGACAATTATATGGATTTACATTTTTAGTTTTATTAGTCTTTATGGTTTGCATTGCCTCTGGGTCTTTTGTTAGCATTTTAGGAACTTTTAATTGTATTTGTTATTTATAAAAAAGGCCCAATAATATATCGGGCCTTTTTATTATACCTAAATTGCGCTTACACTTATGTGTTAGAGCCACCAGTAGCTTTATCACCAAAGTTAGCGCCCGGTAGTAGATATGCATGATCGTATCTTATTTGTAGCGTCGTTTTTACGGTCTCGGATGCTTGGTAATCTATGTCACCAAAGTCTGCATTATTTATAGCACACCCCTCTAGTTTCCATGTTTCAAGGGGAACACCTGTCGGATTATGATCTCCGTCCAACATGTTCATGTCCAGCGCGAATTTATAAGACTGTCCTGATCGAGCTTGCCCTAAAAATGCCCCCGACGTAGGACCAATCAATCTTTGTTGACGTTCCATCTGTTGTACGATAGCATCATGGACTAAACTCCCGATATCAGGTTCCAATGTTATACTAATTGGTTGAAATGTATATTTGCCCTGTAGATACGCGCGTGAGTTATAACGATCTAGAGTTATTTCTTCATATTCTACTTTTGGTCGCTCAGCCGTGATGGCCATAGATGTTAAGCCTCTTGAGCCCGCAGACAAACCACCGAACTTAAATTCTATTTGCCAGCGGTTTTTGTATAATGGTTGTAAAATTCCACTACTTTCGCCGCCCGGTACACCCATATCTGATATAGTTGCCATACTCTTAAACTCCTAAATAATTTATTAACAATCTCGTCTCATTATTATTTATTAAAATGCTTATCATAAAATTCATAAATATATTGTAAGTACGGGTTTAGGATTTATAGTTGCATATGAGTAAATATACCAAATACAATCAGGCATCATTGTTGTTTCACGCTGTAATAGATAATCTAGATAATAGTCATTTTATATATGAAAAAGATTCTGGAAAATTATCTTTTAATGTAGGAAAAGTTTCAAGAAACTCTTCATTCTCGCATATTAATTTTATATTAATGAAAATAGATGATAAAAAGCCCCATATTAAACCAGCAAAATTAAAAAATGAATCAAATTCATTTGCAGTAGTGGTAAAAGATCAAGAGTTCCCTAAATCTATGAAAGAAGTAGATTCATTTTTGGAATCGTCTAAAAGAAGTATCGATATTATTAAAGCTCTCGCAGAAATCATTAGAGTTGCTCCACCGAATGATTACACTACGGCAAAAACAAATTCCTCTAGTCGTAAAACAGGATATGAAAAAGAAAAATATTATAATGACAGAGATACTTTCGAAGATTTCTATCAATCTGCTGTTAAAAAAATGCGAAATAAGATAGATGACTTGAAATCTTCAATTAAGGAATTGGAAACAAAAATAGAAAATACCGGAATATCATCTAGAAAGGTTACATATCAGATGGCTATAAAAAACCTGAAAGACGATGTTGTAGGAGAAAGTTTAAATAAATTTAAAACTAATTTCATGAACATATTAAATGATATAGATTCTGAATTCAAAGAACATTTAAACTCAGAAAATAAAAAACGATTAAATGCTAGAATAGAACAATTTTATTCTGAAATTGAATGATTTAAACGAAAATCATATTCAAGGATATAAAGTCAAACGTTAAATTAGGATTTATATTTTAACGATATGTTAGTTTCTGTTATGACGTTTTCTAAAGGTAATATATCTAGAAAATCGAAGGGTTGGGAAATAGACAGGTTTGCCTCATTAATGAACACTTCAGTAATTGGAGGTGCTAGTAAACTATGGGAATACTTTCTAAATCATTATATGCCAGATATAGTTGTGTCATACGCAGACAACAGATGGTCTAATGGTAATTTATATAAAACTTTAAACTTTCAGTTTGAAAAAACACTACGCCCAACTATTGGTATTTTAACCCAAATGAACTTATACGAATACATCGTTTTACATTAAGAAAAAATAGTTCTGATTATGATCAGTTAACGGAATATCATAATCGATTATTAAATGGATATTTAAGAATATGAGATTGCGGAAGTTCTAAATGGGTATGGAAAAGGTCCTGCTAAAAAACAAGACCTTTTCGTTTTTCTTTAGTTACTTGTTGGCACACTTTCGATACTACCAACGTCACCCACATCAGCACTTTGCAACACAACACGTATCGGTACAAAAATAAATTCCACCGCCAGTGTAGGCTTAAGAGCAACATCAATCCAAAGCTCTTTTCGCTGTACTCTATCCGGAGTATTATTCGTAGAATCGCTTAAGGTTGCGAAATCTTGTAACGCTCTAGTGTTCAATAATCCATTTAAGAAACTATCTACTACTGCCTTTGCTTGGTTCCTAGTAATCTGGTCATTTGGCTCAAATAGGAACGGAAAGACTGATCGTCTAATTTCTCTTTTTACAAAGCGTAACATTCTTTCCACATTTATTGACTCTCTAGAAGATACAGCAGGGGCTGCAGTTTTCTGACCCATCACCAATATCCCTCTTCCAGTGATTCGTGAAATTGGATTTATGTTTTTGGGAAATTCATAAAGAGAATCTCTCTTTCCACGATCTAGATTTTCTACTACAAATGTCGTGGGTGCTCCTAGAATTCCAGAAACGTATCCCGTATCGGTTAGGTGGGGGCATATGCCTCGTGAGCTTCCTGCTGGGGCGAACCATAACTCTCTTGACCTATCATTAAATGCAAGAACTCTAAGAGCAGTTCCTGCTGAGGTTGTCAATATTTCTTTTCCATCGATATTTGATGAAAGTCCATGGCCATACCAATATGCTAACCCAACATCAGTATTACGCTCATCAACTGCCCAGTTTATTATACTATCTAGACCTGACGGTGGTTTATCAAACGGTGTCTCACCTACAACAAACACTTCATCTAACATGTCATCAGCTAATCTGACTAATTCATCAACTAGCTCAGGATATCCGGGGCAGGCTAATAAATTATAACTAAACGCGTCCGGGTTTCTAATTCCTAAGTCAGGATCATTTACTGCTGCTTGAAGTTTTTCAACAATTTCTTCTTTTCTTTCTTCGTTATTTGTTCCTAATTGTGTGAAGTTTCTAAATTCTAATGTTAACTCATATTCATCGGAAGCAGTTTCAACAATTGAACATACTTGTTCTGATGTATATTCTGTAGAATCTTCGATAGCTGCAAATAACCCATCAAACGCTCCAACAGCATCTTGATCAAAACCATTCGGGAACATTAATAGAGGCTGTGGACCTTTGCCAGATACTGGTTCAGCGAAAGAAGAAAATAGATTCAACGAACTAAATAAGCCCTCTGCACCTGAAACATCTTCAGTTATTTCTATTTCAGATGTTACCCCCGGAAAACCAGAAGTCAATCTTAATCTTCCAGCGTTAAAATCTATAGAACCATTAGACCCGAGTTCTGCATTAATATTATCAATTAATTCACCGAATGTTTGTATTTGTGATCCTTCTAGTGAAAGCGGCTGGGGTGTTCCGTCAATCGTAACGGTTGCTGAGAATGTTGAACTATCATCCACTACGCCAGTTACATCTGCACGAGTCAAAAATCCGCCAGACGTATCAAATATAACTTCTTGATATGCTGCGGCTGGTTCAGTGTGATCATCTAAAAAGCCATCTTTAAATAAGTTGTTGTTTCCTGTTCTTCCTTTAGCCGAAAATGAATAACAATCAAACACTTCTTGCAAAGATTCTTCTAACAGAATTTTAACATCTTCACCATCAATTGTTGTTTTCTGGTTTTGCCCTGTTAGGTTATTTTCTTGATTAAATTCTTCTAAGTAGTCTACAAAAAGTTCATTGAAGAAGTTACATGATTCTGCTATTTTTTTACTAAATAGACTTCTAACCGCACCGATACTATCATTAGTATTTACATTTGCACGTACAACCAATGCTCTATTACCAACTTCAAGGAACTTGTTAAGTGCATCTAATCCATATTCGTTTCTTGCATCACCATGAAATGGTTCTCCTTCGGCGCTTTCTAAATACCGTGGGATGCCATAAAGACGTAAGCTTTCACTTATTGATGTTACTTCTCTATAAACTCCATGTTCATATGTTCCTAGGGCGGGTGTGACACCATCTGGCTGTGTTTTTTGCTCTTCTGTTGCAATGAAAATAACTGGAATGGCTGCCGCTCTTCCCGGAACAAAAAAACTTTCGTCTATTATTGTTACACTTGTACCCGGACTAATTAAATCTGCCATGTTGTAAACTCCTATAAAATACTTTTTCTTATAATGTTATTTATTATGTGTGTAATAGATTTTAGGAAAAATTACTGTTCAGGTGGATCTAAATCTGCTACATCAAATATTGTTTTATAGCCCTCATCAGGATTATCACCTCTAGCGGCGGCAGATTCTTTAATTTCTGCAACCGATGATATGTCCAAATTTTCCAATGTTTGAACCCGCGCTTTTATTTTTTGTACTATATTCTCTCTTACCTGAACCGGGGCAGACATCCATGCTAAAAACTGAAATGATAGCGTCGATGACAATATTCTTTTATCTGTTCCCGCAGGATAATTTTCTTCTAACGTTATACCGTTTAATCTAACATAATTTAAAGCGGTCCAGTCATCTGCATCATCTGATGTGTTAAATTGAATTTCCGGGCGAAATAATAAAAATATCTGTTCCAAAAGTTCATATTTTTGATGAAGACTGGAAGTTAATATATTAAGCTCTACACCAAACCAATATGGAATTGGCATTAATTTTGTTACAGTTTTAAGATCATCCGGGAATGTTCCTCCGCGAGGGAATGTTACATGGGTATGTGTGGTCCCCTGTCCCTTCATTCTGTCTGTAGCTATTTCTATTGCTGTTATATGCGCCGCAATTGACGGTAATTGAATTGGAACGTTTGGAGTATTGTCTGCTAATATATACGCTACTACTTTGTCCTTTGACCCGTGCACTACTGGTACTCTTATCAAATTAGAGTTTGAGCCATTTTCATTTTTTCCTGTTGACACTTGAACTCCAGAAAATATAGCCATGAATTGAACAAGATATTTTTCTATCTGTGCTTGAAAATAATAATCGTTTAAACTTGAATTTTGTGTTGTCATGGTTAAATTATATGTACTATTATATGTACTATTATATGTATTATTTATTAATGTTATTTTTTTAGAAGTAGTTGAAATATATTGACATCAGATCAACCCTGTATTATAGTTTTCGGACACTTCTGTGCTGGTAAGCGCCCTATCGTAAAAGACGATCTTGTCAAGAATCCCATCAAGCTCAAAGCCTGAATCCCCGGAGAAAATCGAGCCGATGTGAAAAATTGTCCCGTGTACGTCGCCACTCTCAACAGGCCCTGAATTTACAGCGACTCCATCGACATAAATCGTGCCCGTAGAGCCACTCCGAGTCACTACAACATTATGCGGCTCTCCGTCGGTGATTCCGGTGTCACCTCCGGAGTCAAAGTTGGACGGATCGCCGCCCGTCCTTGTAAATACCCGGATATGGCCGGGGGTGAGGTTTCCTGTCGCATCGCCATTTATGCTGATGAAAATTCTTGCATTGAAGTTATCCGAGTCCCACATAAGCATTTCATTCGCTTCATTGGTCGTTTGAATCCAGAATTCACAAGTGAAATCACCATTGCCATCCCAGATCGGAACCTCTATATGTGCTTGGTTGCCCGGCACTCGCATCGCGGCTGTGCTGCCCGATGCAAGCGGCGTAGCCCCGAGCGTGGGTGTACCACGGAACGTGCCATCGTTTCCGTTACCGGATGAGTCAGCAGCGGCCACTCCGCTGGTCTCATCGACTTTCCAGTAGCCAAGCGGGTTGCGAGAAAGAATAACCTCGTCATGCGTGACCGTTTTTAATGGTGGACCGCTCTTGTATGGGTGGTCTGCGGGCAGGTTGGATTCAATCCCGAATTTGTGGGCGAGGTATCCTTCTAGTTTTTGTCTGTCATCAGTCGAAAGTGCGGAGGCTGTCATCACAAGCGCCCTGAATTTGCCGCTCATATTGACGCTCGAAGACCCGTCAGCGGCAACGGCGTTCATTGTATCGACGGTGTTGACCGTTGTAGTTCCGCTAGTGTTTTCGGATACACCATCCCGCCAAATAGTATGGTCACCCATTGTAGTACCGTCTAATATAGCGCCATAGATGCCACCCCCCGAATCGTTCAAGGATGTAGTTGTGCCGCCTCCTTGAATTTCCAACCTGATCCCCCCATTATCTTGCCGAAATGTCCAGCGAGTGCCTTCATCAGACAACTCACTGTAGTTCATGCTAAAAAGTCCACGATCTGAGCTTGAACCGGGGTCTACAACCATCATAAGCGTTCTGTTATCGCTACCTGAAATTCCGAGCGTGGGTAGGTCTCCGCGTTGCGTGCCCCCGGCAAATACCAAATGCTGGCTCTTGGAATCTGTGGCTATTGCTGGATTCGTGTTAAAGGTCATGTGACGGCCATTACCGCTTATATCATCAAGCTGCTGGGCATCTCCATTGACGTCTGTTGTGATCGTGTCGTTTTCGCTTGCATCAAGCCATAGCGACGTAGTGATGTCTGCAGGGGTCCATAGGTCCTCGTATACAAACGCTGCCGCGAGCGTGTCGGATTCACTTCCCTGAGTCACCGCCACGTCAACTGTTCCGGTTCCAGCCGGGGTCGTGCAAGTGATTTCTGTTTTACTGACAACCGTGATGTTGGTTGCAGATACACCGCCGAAGGTAACTGTCGCGCTGTTACCGGTGTCGAAATTCTCGCCGGTGATCGTGACGCTGGTTCCGCCTGCTTCATCGCCTGTAGTCGGGTTGATGCTACTTATAGACAACATTCTGGCTTCTGATTGGGCCTGTATTTGAGCTGCAGAAAGCACCTTCCGGTAAAACGCTACCAACTGCACGCTTGCGTCACTTTCTTTGGTTATAGATGAATCCCTTACCGCACCGATTGCAATTTCCCCTCGTGAGGATAATCGTCCAAGACCTCCGGATAACGTCCCGGTTGCAACAGAAACACCATCTACAAATACCTCGACAGCGTCTGTTGAGTCTGTGAAAGTTACGTGGACAAGGTGTGTGGTTGCATCTGCCGTTAGGCCGGTAGAAGAACTGTACTGCTCCCACGATCCGTTAAAAACTTTCACTAAGATCGAACCATCTGATTCAAGTGATACTTCAGTTCCCTGATTGTTGGAGACCGTTCTAATTCCCCAATGATTTGACAGATTCCCTCCAGTGTCTCTTCGCGCAAGAAATGCGAACGTTGCATCATCGCCTTTTTTGGGCTGGTCTGCATTTGTCGCAGATGTGGTTGAATATGTATCAGCCAACCCTGCATTGTTGTTCGTTAAGTCAACTGAATCTATTGCAAAGCCGTCTAGCGCCCCGGCAGTCCCTACGTTCGATCCTCGATCAAGTGTGCTGACACCAGATACAGACTCGGTTACTGTCGAGCCAGCTTGATCAAAGTTCCAAAGCTGGATCGGAGAATCTGCTAGCATTACGTCAACCAAGCTATCAGAAGACTGCATACTGGTTTGTGTTGGTGATGGTGTAGGTGTTGGAGTAACACTCTCAGATATCGATGGTGTGGGTGTTGGTGTAGCACTCTCAGATACTGATGGTGTAGGTGTTGGTGTAGGTGTAGTACTATCAGATACCGATGGTGTAGGTGTTGGAGTGGGGGTGGGGGTAACACTCTCAGATATCGATGGCGGGCTGTTCTTGTAGGGGTGGTCTGCTGGCAATTGGCTTTCTAGTCCATGCCGATGGTGCAGATATCCTTCAACTTTTTCACGCTCTGCGGGAGCATTTTTCAAGATCAAAACCTCGCCCATAGCGCCGTTCAGGTAATCACCAGTCGATAATCCAGTCAGCCTGCCAAGTCTTACCTGCCCTCCTGTTGTCATTTCAGCAACTGCGCCGGATGTGGTGACGTTGCTGATTTCCGTTGCGGCGTCGTAGATCCTGACAGACGTCCCGACGATTTTCCTAAGCTGCGATACGAAAAGAGGTTTTCCGGAATTGGGGAAGCTGTTAAATACCGAGCTGTCGGCACGGGTTGAATTGTTAAACGCTTGTAAAAGCTGTCTGGTGTCTCGAATATACCGAGCTAACCAAAAGCCAGACGAGTGCTCGCCGAAAGCTATAATCCCTTCATACTCTGCGGCAGCCCCGACCGCATCAGCACGCATAACAATAAATGCTTCGTACTCATCATTTGTGCCGTCTTCGGGGTTAATATCAGGCCCGAGGAATTCTTGGTTATTGTCGAATTGCCAAAACGCTCGCCCGTTAATATTGACCGTAGTCGGAGCGCCGTTCGAAACGAAGTCATGGTTGTTCCCAGATTTATCGAGCCAATTAAATTCGCCACCCCCGGCATCCGTTACTGTGGATGCGTCGTCGCGATCAAGCCAGATAGGAAGATTTGCGGCGGGGATGCTTGCCGGTGTCCAAACGCTTGATGCTGCTGTAAACTCAAACGCCCCCGCCAGTGTCTCGGACTCGCCACCTTGAGTCAGAACCACGTCAACTGTTCCGGTGCCAGCCGGAGTAGTACACGTGATTTCGGTATCGCTGACCACGACGATATTGGTCGCATCGATGCCGCCGAAGGTGACTGTAGCCGCTGTGCCTGTATCGAAATTCTCGCCCGTGATCGTAACATCGGTGCCACCTGCTTCATCACCTGTCGTCGGGTTGATGCTACTTATAGACAACATACCGGATTGTGGTGATGTTACGTTTATATCCGATCCGATTTGAAAATATTCTTTCCCATTTTGTATTATACTAAGTTGATCTGAACTAGGATCTTCTATAGGAAAACTTATTATATTTGAAGTAGGAACAGTATCATCATATGTAAAAGTATTATCCCATTGACGTATTTTAAGTGCTTGTGCTATACGATCTATCCTACATGCAAAGGCATTTATTGTATCTCCACTTCCCGCAAACGCCAATCCAACAATCTTCTTAACTCCACCAAATTCTGCTATTAATGCAGATCCAGAATCCCCACCATCAATTATTCCAGCGCTTCCATCAGAATGTTGATAATGTATAATATCACCAAATGGTATAGACAAATTTCCATTATCAAAACCTACGTTTATATTAACACCCAATCCCACTGCCTCTATTGTACAAGCAGGGTCAGTTCCCCACCCTTTAGGTCCTGTTGTTCGTCCCACAGAAAACATTTTCGGTTTGGGTGTATCTAATAAACTATCAATTTCTGTGGTAGTAGCAAATGGTAAGAATGCGGTAGATTCGGTCACTCCTGAAGGATGGTGTATTTTAAAAGAATCGTTTTCAGTTATATTTTGAGGATTCATTATAAGAAGTGCAGTATCTACGTAGTTCATTTGACCATCGTTATGCATTGGATGGTATCTTTTGATATCAGAAGATACATCAATGATACTATCAGCAAATCCGGTTCCACTTCTAGCTCTCGCAGATGAAGAATAGGATTGACCATCAACAGGCCAATTAAATTCTTTTTTTGTATTATACGGATTATCACTTTCTTCACGTATGTCTCTATTTGAGGTAAACAGCAATTTATCTACTACCACATGGGCATTGGTTATTCCTACGACTTTATCATCTATATCATCTACTGCAAAAAACCCTAATGTTCCAACACTAAATCCGGATGGATCTCCTGATGTATTAGTTTCCCAACCAAGTGGGAATTTTATTATTTCTTGACCACCTTTCAATGGTGTTATAAGTGAAGGATTGCCTTGCAATTTAAGTATATCTGGATCGTTGGAGTTAGAGAAACATGCCATGAATTTTATTTCATTTATTTCTTTAACATCAGTTTTAAATTTCGTTCCATCTATTTCTATTTCTTCAGGTACTATTTCTGAGGGGGATAATTGATCTAACGATTTCTTTTCTGGGACACTCACTCTTATACATATCTCTGACGTTTCCTTCCCATCCTTTTCTTTTCTAGCAATTGATATTGATCTACAGTTATAACTGTTTTCTTTAAATAATTTCTCAATTTCATGTTTTATGTTATTAATATCCATAAATTAATTCTCCCATGTTATAAAGATAGTAGAAACGTCATTCAGATTTGATGGCGTTGGCGTAGGTGTAGGCGTGGGAGTAGCACTCTCAGATATCGATGGTGTGGGTGTTGGAGTAACACTCTCAGATACTGACGGTGTAGGTGTTGGAGTAGCACTCTCAGATATCGATGGTGTTGGTGTAGGTGTGGCACTCTCAGATACCGACGGTGTAGGTGTTGGAGTAGCACTCTCAGATATTGATGGTGTTGGTGTGGGTGTTACACTTTCAGATACTGACGGTGTTGGCGTAGGTGTTACACTATCAGATATTGATGGTGTTGGTGTAGGTGTGGCACTCTCAGATACCGACGGTGTAGGTGTTGGAGTAACACTCTCAGATACTGACGGTGTAGGTGTAGGTGTAGGTGTAGGTGTAGTACTATCAGATACCGATGGTGTAGGTGTTGGAGTTGCACTATCAGATGTCGATGGCGTAGGTATAGGTGTTGCACTTTCAGATATTGATGGTGTGGGTGTTGGAGTGACGCTCTCAGAAACTGACGGTGTGGGTGTAGGTGTTACACTATCAGATATTGTTGGTGTAGGAGTAGGTGTAGCACTTTCAGAAACTGACGGTGTAGGTGTAACACTCTCAGATGTTGTAAATTCAAATGCCCCCACCAGCGTATCCGCTATACCGTTCTGTGTGACCACAACGTCAACTATTCCGGTACCAGCCGGGGTCGTGCAGGTGATTTCGGTATCACTGACTATCGTGATGTTAGTCGCAAGTACATTATCAAACCTGACTGTCGCGCTTCTGCCGGTGTCGAAATTCTCGCCCGTGATCGTAACGTCGGTTCCCCCAGCTTCATCCCCTGAAGTCGGGCTGATGCTACTTAGAGATATCACACTTGGTGTCGGTGTCGGAGTAAATCCGCTACCCTGACTAGGTGTCGGTGTCGGAGTAAATCCGCTGCTCTGAGTAGGGCTCGGCGTGGGAGTAACGCTTATAGATACTGACGGTGTAGGTGTGGGAGTAACACTTATAGATATTGACGGAGTAGGTGTGGGTGTGACACTTGTAGATACTGATGGCGTAGGCGTGGGTGTGACAGAAACCGATGGTGTTGGAGAGGGTAATATTTCACCACAGTCAATTTCTGAAGGAAACACCTGTATTATATCCTCCAGTGTTGGCGTATTTAATTCTACCCTGTTAGATACATCTACAGATACCCATGAAGTTTTAAATATATCAGGATGTTTTTGATTTAACGATACTGAACGCTCCAGTAATTCAAAGAAAATATCGTTAACTTCAACAGCAGAAAATATTTCATATATCGATTTATAAAAATCTCTTATACCTTCTATTCTATCTAAATCAAAACTATCAATGAATTCTTCTATGTCAACTCGCTCCCACTGTCTTGAAGGATCCAGTAGTACTTCCATAGTTAATTTCATTATCTCAGGCTTGTCCATAAGAACTCTGCCATTATATAACCCTATTCTTGATGTTGCTCCTTCTATTAAAGTATCAAATCGTATTCTGCTTTCGCTTGGAAGTGACGATTCTGTATCAAGATCAAAATCATTATTGATCACAGTTTTTTCAGTTGCAGCTTCTATAACCTTCTTCCACAATAATAAATCTATTTTTCCAGATTGTTTTCTTCTAGTTAATTTCCATGACCAATGCTTATTACTTAATTTTAAGTCCTTTTTGTTTAATCGATCACGTAAGGTATAATCTTTAGTAAGGCGTAATATGTAATTATTATCGTCTTTAACGGTTCGATTTAATCCCTTTATAGTACATGCAGAGAATCGTGTTGGCAGGGTATTATCTTCTGGATCATATGTGCTACCGAATAAAACACCGTAACCCGTTCCTTCATTTCTAAAGCCATGTATTATGGCAAAAGGTTCTGACATTGATTTATATGCTCGTTCAGCATCAAATAAAGTTAGAGAAGTATTTTGCAGCAATTTTTCTGAGCGCATATCGGACACCCAATAAAAATAAATATATTCTTCCTCTAATGAGTTAGTATTGAATGACTTAACTTTGGTATGTGGATAAATTATTACATACTCTTCATTTTCCAGTTCTTCTTGTGTTGGTTCGTGTGGTTCCCGCACAAGAGTTAACATATCTTTTTGTTGTATGTCCCCAGATGTTATATCATTGTCTATCATTACTTCTAAGGCAGATGCATTATCATATTCTATAGATCGTAGAAATTCTCCGTTAACATATACGTTTAAAGAATCACCGGAGGAAAACATAGAAGTATCGTTTGTATTGTCATATCCTGCCACAGGAAATTTTGATACTGTTATCGTCTCTTCCTGCCATATTGGTTCTTCTGTAGTTCCAATATTTTTATATACTATTCTACGAGGATTTCCGGTAACTTTCTCTGACAGTTCTATTCGTCTATTTTCATCCTCTTCCGCTTGTTCAATGTATTCAGTTGGGGAGAGCGTTGTCTGGATCCATTTATAAAGTTTAACATCACCAAATTCTTCTAATTGTCCCCACACTAAACTTCTTTCGTCTTCTGTTAAAAAGATATCTTCATCAAAATATGGTTTATAAAATTGTCTGGACGTATCTAACCAAATAGTTCCTGTTTCTTTACTGTGCCAGTAATTTTTTTTCACCCTACTTTCATTTAAATCATTAGTGTATTTCGCCGGGTCATCGGGTCTATCTATATCAATAGGAAACTCACCAAGTGGATTATGTTGATCCAATGCGGGGTTCCATATAGGAATTTCTTTTAGCACCTTTTCTGGTTTTTTAGTTTCGATTAATCTAAGTGGGTTTTCTTCTTCATATGCATAGGTTAATGTTACGACTTTAATATTTTCCCAATCATCAAAATCTTCATCTATAAATTCTAAAATTCTAGAGTTTATGAATCTAAAGGATATTCCTTCGGATGCATTTTTTTCTGTCCCATCTATTGTATATGTTACAATTGCACCATATGCTGGTTTGTTTAATTTTATTGATTTATTACCGGTTCCTCTTTGGAATTGTGTAAGCTCTGCAAGATTTTCGGCATTTAAAATAATCTCTTGTTCTTTGGCGTCAAAGAAATATCCATTATGCGGATTCATTAACCGTATTACATCAGGTAAATTATTCCAACGCTCAACATCATTTAACCTAATAGGAATGGCGTTTCTAATTATAACCCCGCCAGTAGGTGGGGCAAATTCTAATCTTAATTCTCGTTTGATAACGTCATCTGTTTTTAACTTTATCTCTGGATATGATTTTCTTTCTGAATCTCCAAATTCACAAAGTCTATATGCCCAATATTCATCTATGTTCACGTTTTCTAATAATCTATGACCAGTAAACGCTGTTAAGGATTTGTTTGTTCCTTTATTTTGTATAAAAGATTTCCAAAAAATAAATTGAGACTTTTCGTCTATGCCCAAATCAAACATAAATTGATTAGGTCCTTGATATCCAACGGATTTTTTTGCCTCAATAGAAGTTTTGTCGGTCTCTATAGACTTATATGGGTCGTAATAATACCGTATATCTTCTATAGATTTTTCTATACTATCTATCAATGAATTATTGTTCAATACTAACCCACCAACACTAGGTCGACCAGTTTTTTCTGTTGGCTTTATAAATTCTAGAAATATTCTGGGGGTTGCTATACCTAAGAATGAGTCGTATATCAATTTATCTCCGGTGCTATACGGGTCAAAGTTGCATATATGGCTAACATCAATCAATGAGGTACTTCCGCCAGCTATAACTTTATTAGTATTCTCAGTTAATGCTATTTTTGATTTGGTATCTTTTCTATATAATAATACATCTTCTAAATCTAAGTGTTTTAATTCACTGTCGTATAGCGAGTTATTTTGGAAAACATTAGAATTGTTTGTTTCTACGAATGACTCCAAAAGGCCGTTTTCATGTTCTACAGAAAATTGTATTTTATAAGGATTTAATATTCTATTGGGGAACTTTTTGTTTTTTCTGAAGACACTTATTTCTATAATACCATTTCCTGTATTGAATGGTATATTTTTTCCATTTAATGCATCTCTTTCGGTAAATGCTAATTGAATGTTTCCACTGTTAGTGATTATTATATAATATGGTATAAAACTATTAAACGGAAAGTTAAGTTCATCTGGGACAGTACCATTCTCGCCGGCAACGTCATTAATTGAAACCTTGTCCCCTGTTCCAAATATTATATTGGTTTGTGGTTTAAATGCATTGCTGTTTCGGTCTACTTCAACTTTTATCGAAGGAGTGGCGTTTATACTGGTTAACAAGAGCTTGTTAGCCCATGAAAGATATTTTTCTAATTCTACTTGCCAACTATTTCCTCTTCCAGTTTCTTCATCAACATTATCTTGTCGTTCGTTTTCCGATAATATTCCAGTATATTCTAGATAATCATTATATCCTAAAATAAAGTCTACTAAATTTTGTAATCTTGATATTGTGATGTTTCCAGTATATTCATGTATTTTTCTAGTATCTGGTTCATAATGTCTAAATGGAATATCTGGATCCCCGCCCAATGGTTTAAAGGTTCTCGCGAGGTTACCAACCCAGAAACACCCGGCACCGGTTGAGAGATTTATTAATTCTTTATTGTCAATTGCATTAGCTTGCGTATTTGCTAGTTTAAATGTAAAATCATCTATTTTAATAAGATAATATGGTTTCTCTTTGTCTAATGCTCCCGGTAAGGTTCCATCAGTATCTAGATATACTTCTTGACCGGTATCCCATGGAAGAGTGATTGCGTTTTGTGGTATTATTACCCCGTCCACGGTTTCAGATGATAAACCCCTATCTTCTTCTACTCTGATAATCGTTTTTGCGTCATCGCGGGAAAATGCTACTGACTCTATAGTGAATTCACCATTAAAATTCTCTGAATTAATAATTTCTATAGTGTCCCCGATTTTAAAATATCTTGTTTGGTTTCCTTTTAAAAAGAATATATTATCAAATTCTAATGATGTTGTACCTGTGTCAGAGAAAAATCCAGTTTGTATATTAGTAAATAACGTGTCGGAAGATACGTTTATACTCGATGTTGATGTATCAACATTTGTATTATCACTCTCTATAATGATAGAACCGGACTCGATTGAGGCTGACGCACCTGATAGTTGCTCATTTAATGATTGTAATATTTTGTTTATTGTTGGTGGTGTTTGTGCGTTTCCAACAATAGTGACTGTAGTTGATGTTTGTCCATCCACTTCTATAGTTGCTTGATAAGTAGATGTTAAGTTGCTTATAGTATCTAACGAAAGCGGATCACTATACGTTGCCCTCCAAAACCCTCTAGTATTAGATATACTCGCATCTTCTATTTTATAAGATGAAATTCCAAATTCTGAATCAGATAATTGTCTAAATTCATAATTTTGTGGATGAAATGTTTCTAATGTTTTTACTTTTTTCGGAGTTTGAGATTCTAATTCAAATACCCAATTCTTACTGTCATATATTGAATCTGAAAATCTTGAAGGAATTTTTCGTATGGATGCTTTTATTGACGCAAATAAATTACTTATTTTTGTAGTATCTTTTAATATATCAACAGAAAAATCCTTATCTGTTATATCTATTGTATCTCCCTGAACCCGCAGTGTAGTATCATTTATAAATGTGTTAAACAGATATGACAGTCTTGGTTCCCAATTTTTCCATATATTTCTATACAATGACGATGCGCCATCCTTTTCATTAAATCTATTATAGTGGACTAACCACTGTTGCAGTCCGTGTGATATGTATGGAGAACCTTCACGTATTTCTCCGTGAAATGTCGTATTTTTATGTGAGAGTACCTTTTCTGTTTTTTTATCAACTAATAAACAATCTACGTATTGGAATTGATTTCCATATGCCTTATTGAAAAATTTAAGAGGATCTAGTTTATATGCTATTTTAATGCGGGCGTATATATAATCTATCGAGTTTCTCCACTCCCACTCGTTATGGCCATTTTGGCCAAATAAAAAGCTTGCATTTGGAGTCTTTATAAATTCTTGTTCAGATTTATCAAATATTGGTTTGAATCTTGGATCGGATGATAATGAACCATCCCAATATGGTGGTATTATTTGATCCGGGAGCACTCCAGCAATATTATCATTTGTTATGTTTATCGGGACGTGTGAATATGCATATGCCGCTTCATTAGAGGCCCCTGTTGATGTAGTGCCGTTTGGGAGTGTTTCTCCAGAAGGTATTATACCAGAAAGTATATTATCCCACATTGAACGATCCCATTTTGCAACTGAAGAATCGTCTAGGTTTATATATTTTTCATCCCACCAATCAGGTTTATTTTTATAACCCTGCATTCTCCACGGCTCCATATGTGGATATGGTGTATTGAATAATTTTTCATATATGGCCTGCCAAGAGCCCCTAGATTCAGTTGGGCCCTGTCCTATTATTGGATTGTTTTCAATTAGCGTAAGTGTATAGTTCCACGTGAATGCATCCGCGCTATCAAATATATCGTTTTCCAATGCATTATTATTGCAAAAATAGTTTAAAAATTCTTTCCTTTCTAGTTCTGAGAAATTGTCCAATTCTATGACTGAGTCAATATCATATTGCCGATCTACTGTTTCTGCTATTTTTTTTGAAACTTCATATAATTTAGTTTCTATTTCTATTATGTAGTCGCCTATTATTTTTTCTAGGTCTACAAACTTCCATGATGAATCTTCTAAAGAATATAAATCAACTGTTTGTTTTACGGAATTTCCTCGTATTAAAAAGTCTCCGTCAGAGAAGTTAGATGAATCCGGGAAAGGATCATCTAATGAAGTTATTTTTTGTTGTGTATCTGTTAATGCTCTGAATGCAACTAACTTTTCTTCCAATTTTGGTTTTATAATGCTTCTATGGCCGTCATGGTGTAAAATAGCCCAATTGTCTCTTACTTTATATAATTGAGGTTCATAGAAGTTAGTTAATCGTATTACACTGGATGTTGCAATTACATTTTTTATACCAACACCAGCGAAAAACGAAGATGAATCTCCAAAAATTCTATCTAATCTAAAATCATTATTAATGTAACTGAGTATATTATCAGATGTAATATTCTCTTCTAATATTTGGGGCAGGGTATCCATGATTCGATTCATAACAGAAAATAATATGTTTCTGTATTGTTTGCCCGCAAATTCTATAACGTCATTTATGCTTACGTTTCCAGATGTTAGTGTTGATATCAATAAATCCCAATTTTCATTATGTTCTTTTATTGTCCCGCCTATCCCTTCGTTAGGGTACTCTAATGCATGATATATGTTTTGTGGTTCTCCTATTAACATGGGATCACTTTGGGCAAGTTCTATTGTTCTATAATGCCGGAAGATGTCTACTAGACTGGTCTCTTTTTTTAAATCGTGTTCTATGTTATAAAACCACGGATTTGGCATATCCCAATCTGGTCCAATTTTTTGTGGAACATATTGTTCATTATTTCGACCTCTCCTCCATATAGATTTGACGATTCCATCTGTTAAATCTTTATAACATAACAATCTTCCGTTATTTTCCATTAATCCGTGTTCAAATACAAAATCACTTGCATTTCTTTTTGTTTCCAATCTTCTAAACACATAATTGTTTATTATTGCATCGTTAGATTCCTTAAACCAAAATATTGGATTTGATTTTTGCAATGCATTTCCAAAAATATCATACAATTTAAATTGAGGATATTGGTTCGTTTTAGTTTTTTTCTGTTCTACTCGACGATCATCTGATATATTATATGCATCTATACCATAGTCCGTTAAAACATCTACATCCTTTTTACCGACATCTTCTTTAAAATATTCTCCCAGTTCAACTCTTATACGATCACTTGGGCCTACTACTATGTCATTGTCTAATATTATATGTGTAGTATATTTTCCATTTACACTTCCTTCGTTAAACCTGTCAAATATTCTTTCACCATTAATATATAATCTTAAATCGCCTTCTTGAAAATCTTCAAAGAGGCATATATTATGTAATGTGGGATCAAATTCAATTCTTAACCCGGCATATTCGTTGGTAGGGTTAAATTCTTGGAAATTTAACCCTACTATACTTTCAAATTCTTCGCCTACTGAATTAATTGCAGTATATGAATTTGTTTTTCCTAATAGCATTGGGTTTATTTCTTTGTCTACGCTACTAGGTGTTATATTTTTTACTCCGTTGAATATCCAGTGATCATGATTCGGATCATATATGTCACCTTTACTGGTAAGTCTAGGATGTATTAAGGCCCCTACAGGAGAATCTGATAGATTTAGAAATGAGCTAAGTACTCTAATTTCAGTTACGTATCTCTTATTTGGTGCTGGCTGTATAAATTTTACTTCATCAACGGCATACGTTCCAGTATTATTAGAAAAACCAGAAAATACAATTATATCACCCGGTTTAATATGTGGTTCCATATTACCATATTTTTCAGGTAATCTAAATGTATTAGGACCTACATATTCTAATACATTATCGCTATCTAATTCTATATTAGATATTTCAAATAAGTTAGGATCTTGTTCTACTTTTATATGTGAAGCATCTACCGCAGGTGAATATTCCCAATCATATGTAAAATTAGAAAACTCAGATAATTCCAAATATGACTCGTATTCTATAATAGGCATCGCTGCTTGGCGACTTAGTGATAAAGTGCTTAATTGGTTTTTATGTGCCCAACTATTGCTTTTTTGCCAATCATTTGTATGTATATTGGATACTTTCTCGGTTGAGTTTAATAAAGTTGAAAAAGATAATCCTTTATTAACCCATTCACCTTGAATATATTGCTTTAATATATCATTAACAAGATCAAACCAAACATCGTTTTCTTCTGGTGTTTCGTTTTTTTCTAGTGTGCTATCTTTGAAGATGGTAAACTCTTGATCAGTATCAGTGAAAAAATTAATGGAATTGTTTAATGTAACGCTGTTATTCGTATAAGAACTTATATCATAAGTACCTGAATTTGGGCCTGTTTTTATGTTTATTTTATAATCAATATTTGGTATTAACAAGGTATTTAAATTAATACCATTTATTGTTATGGTAGAAGAACCTAATGTTGTTTCACCTGTACCTGATATTATTTCATTCTTATTGGTCCATATAGTTTTTCCTATTGTAAAGACATCAATCTCTTCAGGTAACACTGTTTTTGAAGGGTTTTTCAACGCTAGATATTTTTGAAACTCTGTTGTAATAGTTGGATGTAACGAAAGCTTTGAATAATTAAAATTATTCAAGGGTTCTGTAAACGTTATTGTTAATAAATTAGTTTCAGGTTCCCAGAATACATTTTCTACAGTAAAAAATTCTTGAACGTCATTCTCTGTTGAGTATAAACTGACTATATATCCACTAGGAATGTTTTGTAAATTTGGGCCACTTATTGTTACTGAGTTTGGTGTAATTGAATTTAATGAATAATCGAGTTTTATATATTCAAACGTGTTCGAGAATTCTGGTTCTGTTCCATTTTCAAGTTCAACTAACGTTAGCCCGGATTTTCTTACCAATGTTCGAGTATTTTTATTGGTATCAATCACAACGAAGAGGCCATCGTCTTCGTTATTGATTATGGTATATATTGAGCTAGTAATAGTAGGGTTTTGAACCATACCAAAAACGGATTGGAGAAGTTTTTCAAGCCGTCCTTTGGAGTTTACTTTTTCGTTTTTTATCGTGATGTAGTCTGGTGTTGTCTTTTGATCCGTCCAATAATAGTCTTGGAAGTTTATTATTTTGTCTATATCTATAGGGGGATAAAAATTAAACTGTAGTGTTTTGCCCCATTCATTAAACTTATCTACATCTATCCCTTCGTTTTCGAGAATTCTCATGAATTGTTCAAAGGTTAAAAATTCTGATTCGTTACCAATATCTTTTTTTAATACAGGTTGAAGTTGATTTTTTTCTAAAAATTCTCGATCTTCGGGGAGTTTATTTACTACAGCATCTTCAGAGTCTTCTCCAACGAACCCATTTACATTTTCAAAATCTCTTTTAGTGAAAAATCTATTGAATATATTATCTGATATTCCTTCTAATATATCAGTTCTAATATGCTCTGGTAGTAGGGTTGTAGCGTCAACTACTCTTCCCTTTTTGTAATCATTATTCCTAGACATTGATTTCTTTTAAAGTTGTAAAGATATTTATAAAGAGTTCAATGGTTGGTTTTTTCTAAACAAAGATTATAATCGTTGTTTTATTGTTTTGGAATCTAATCTTTGAACCATTTCTATATCATCCACGCTGATGCTGGGTTGAATTATTTCATCTTCCCTCGCGATTATTTGAAATAGGTCTCCAAAATTATTATCTGGTGACTTTGGGACTAATACGACAGATTCAATTTCTGAAGACAATTCATTGTGTATGGCAGAGGCTAATTCGGTAAAATAAAATGGTTGGCCAAAGTTCCATGCTGTTATGTCAAAAAATCTGTTAACAACAGATACTATATCGTTTTTTATTCTGTTATTACTAGATACACTATTAGGTGATTTAACGACTTTGAGTGTGGCCTGTAATTCTCTTTGTGCTTTTGGTCCAATAATTGGTTTTATTTTTCCTGAATGTAAAAGTAACGTATCAGATATCATTTTACTCTCAATAAGTTCTCCGAAGGAAGATTTCAGTTCAAACGAAGATGGAGGTATGGGTTCATTCTCTATTCTTCCGTTTAACCAATCTCTTACATTATTATAATATCCTCTAGTTACAATAAACGAGTCTATTATATTACTAGCAGCCGGATCGATCAAATAATATCGTGGTGTTCTATGTAACCATAGAAAATTAAGACCCTCTACGCCTTGTTCTCTTTTCCATAAACGATCTTCTTTGGGTTTGCTTTGTTCGTTTTGCCAATCTTCAATAATCCCATCTCTAAATGGCACAAATTTCCATGGAGCATTGCTGTCTTCTCTAAAAAAGTATACATAGGACGTATCAGTTAACATATAATCTAATGAAATTGCGTCCGGTATCCCATTTTCGTTTTCATCTGTGGGTAGAATACTTAAACTATTAAAATCACATATTCCTTTATCTATACCTTTATCTAGTGTTTTTCCACTAATCACAAAAAAGTTTTTATTTTCGGAAAGAGGATTTCCGTCAGCGCCGATATTTGCTTTCAACACTACAATGTTATCTTTATTAGAATTTAATGTATCAAAGGTTATAACTCGTTCCTCTTCATTAGTAGAAGTAAATATTATTTCTTCGCTATGTGCGGTTAGGTCCTTGGTCTTAAAGGTAACAATCCAACTACTATCTGATTGAGATTCTATAGCTATATCCCATTCATCTGGTTCTGAAGCAATCTGAAAGCTCCATCTGTTATCTTCTTGGTTATTTTGTATGTTTAAATTAAGATATACTGTATTAGGAGTTGATGTTATTACATTGTTTAGTGCAGACGCAAATTCTAATAGTTCTACTTCCGTAAAGTTAAAGCGTATGAATTCTGGAGCTACACCATCAAGTATCATAGAATTATAAAAGTCTTGTCTTCTGAATATAGGTTCTATATGATTAAATATTATGGCGTTTGTTAATGGAACATTTAATCCTCCGTCTTCTGCAGGCAAATCATCTGCAAGTATGTTAAATGTTTTTTCTTCTGTTTCAAAAAATAAAACAAGATCGTTACCGAAAAGTTTCACATTTTCATAGTATTCTTTCGGATCATGCCAGCCTATGAATTTAGAATCTCCTGCAAATGTTCTATTTACTGCTCTTAGCTTCAATATACTATTATTTTGAAGCATAAACTCATTATAGTCTCTTCCATTAACCATTCTATCCTGTGTATAATAAACAGAAGGTGCGACTTCTCGTATACGTTCTACCGATTCTGTTGGGGCGGAATTTTGTATAGGTGAGAATAAACTAAAAGTAAAAGAAAATGATTCTATACGACCATCTTCACCATTGTACGAAAAATCCCCAGATTTATTTTGTATAGAACTCCTTGGAACAAAGAGAGATGAATCTTCACTATCAAATTCTGTTACTCTATACCATGTGTCAAATTTTCCTGATGGTATATTAGCAAAATTTCCATCGCCAAATAAAAGTCTAACACCATCATTTGCTAAGGTCTCTATTTCATACTTGTTTCTATTTGGGGATGTATTAAATAATATATTTTGAGAATTTGCTACATCAACCTCTTGCCATTCTCCTTCTCTGGGTTCATTATACCTTTCTCCACCAGATATTACTTCATTAGTTTCACTGTCTATGTTATTTAACCATACATCAGTTTCATTAATTGAGGTTGCATCTATAACTCTTTCTTGGTTTGGTAATATTCCGTCAAACTCGAATGTTTGTCGCTGTAAGTTTCCTTGTTTTGTTAGAAAAAAGAACCCGGTATTATTAGATGAGTCTCCCAATCCGTCACTTGCATATAGTATATTTAATTTTTGATTCCTTTCTGGTCTTTTTTCTTGAGGACCAAACTCAGTCAAATCAGAGCTTACTAATTCCATACTATGCGTGACATTAGAAACAGTTACGTTATATTGTATGGTTTCGCTCTGTAATGGATTATTTGTTAATGTATAAAGTTCAAATAATACATCTTGTACTTGTACTCTATCAGATGGTAAAACGGTTCCAAATTTCTGTTCCATAACCTTTTCCATGACCAATATGAACTGTTCTTTCCAATCATCATTGTTAGGATCATTCCAAAATATGGTTTTATTAGTTAGATTATTTCCTTTACTATCAAAAACAGTTTCTGTAGTGCTTATAGATGTTATTTTTACGAGACCTCTAGCAGGTATTAATCTAGATGGGTTATATGATATGTATTTTGCTAACCTTAACACTGATTCTTTTCTTTCTGCAGTAGATAAGAAGTTTTCATGCGTATTAAGGTCTATTCTATATGCTAATAGTTCTCCCAGATACGAAAACAGTTCTATTATGGCTATCATATCTGAAGTTTCAATATAATCATTGAAATCTTCTGGATAGTATAATTTAAGATAATCAACCATAGATTGTTTTATGGTTTCATAATCCCACGCCTTAAAATTTATTTCCTGAAAGGCATCATATGCTCTTTCCCAGTTTTCCGCTATGTTAGGTTGTCTTTTATCCATTTAATCATCCAAAAAAATCTAGTCGTATGTCTAATGTATCATTGAAATTTAGTTCTACATAAAGAAATTCTATTCGTATATTTACCGTTTTGGCATCTGGTTCTGGTTCTATTGAAAAATTTATTGGTTCTATTCTTGGATCGAAATTTACAATTTCTATGACATCTTCCTCTATTATTGATAATGTTTCTTCATCTAAGGGTTCAAATAATAAATCCGGTATTCTAGAACCAAAACGGGGCATCATTACTCTCTCACCGCGTCGTGTAAAAATAAAATTTAATAAATCCTGTTTTACTAAATCAGAATCTTTAAGCATTATGCTTTTGTTATTTTTATATTGGTTAAAGGATATTCCTTTGTAAAAAATCTGGTCCATTAAATTTATATATTTTGTAGGTCAATTATATTTATATAATTTTTACCTTCTCCAAAGCGGGCCTCTTTCTATAGTTTCGTCACCTTCAACTCTCCCTATGGGTTCTGCGGTTTGTCTACTCTCTTTGTTCGTATACTGATCTATCCAATCTACATTGTTTTTATAACCATCACTCTCTTGATCAACGGTATCCCCTCCGTCTATTTTAAGCACTCTAGGCCACGGTTCATGCATTGGAACTCTATTAGTCCAAGGAGATATTTCGGATAGAGAAACTTTGGATTTTTCTGCTAAAGGAGGTTGTACAGATTGAAAACGTGGGGCAAAGTTTTCAAATTCCTGTACTACGTCTTCGTTTATTGTCCATTCATTGGTATTCATGTTAATCCATCTAATCCTTGCGAGTATCCTTGATATATAGAAGCGGTGTCTGTTAATTGACTATAGTCAAATGCATTTACTGCACTTGGATCTTCTTGTACCAGTTTATTTAAACTATCTATTGTCCTAGAGTGGTCATTTAATTCATTTTCGAGTTCTGTGACCGGTTCAACTTCTTCAAATCCTACATTTGTATTGTGTGAATCCGCTAAGCTGTTGAATTCTGCTACATTATCCCGCAGATTGCCTATTTCTGCAGTATATCTGGCAATTTCTTGTCCATTGTCTGTTACTGTTATACTTGCCAAATTTGACAAAGAGAAGTTAATTTCGTCGACCACTCCCTTTATTTGTCCTATTGAAGAGTCAAACGCAGCCTCTCCGGTTGCCAACGCTGAGGAGAAGCTGTTTAACGAGAGATCTAACTTATCTTTATGTCTATCTGCCCAATCTTTAAAGTTGTCCAATGTCCATCCGCCCAAATCTATGTTTATCGCTCCGAACATGTTTGTGGGAAGAGGGTTAAAGTTACTTATTTCTAATGGGTCTGCAATATTTATACAGAAATCAAAATCAAACTCTGGAAGATCAATGGCCGGGAATCTAAATGATGGAGGACGAGGAAATGATGGAAGAGCGGGTATTGTAAAACCATCCGGAAGTGGTACTAACCAACTATCAACCATTCCTTGTAATCTATCCTGAACAGTGAAAACCAAATCGTTTACATTTGTTTCCAGTTGTTCCAATCCTTTGTTGATATCTGAAACTCTTGTATCAAGTTTTCCGGTTATGTCACTTATACCACCTTGTACTTTCATGAATACATCTTCTACTGCATCCATGTTTATACCAACAGGGTCAAATGAGACATTTACACCTCCGTCTATTCTAAGACATTGACTTGATATGGGTTGACCGTCAATTGCCGGTTCACCGTCGATAACTTCAAACCCGTTATATACTTGTTGTGCAATTTCTTTAGTACTTTGCATAACCGCTTGTCCCACAGTAAATATATTGATTGCTGGGTTTCTCATTGTTATTTGATTTTGTCCCTCGTTAGATTTAAGTTTCATGTTTTTCTCTATAGCCTCTAACGTCATATCACCTTCAAATGATTTCAGTGTCATTTCTAGTTGTGATCCAATATCTACCTTTCCAGTATAAGAGTATATTTCAGTGTCATTAACCGCTTGAATTATATTGTCATCACCAGAAAATATCGATGTATCGCCCGAAACATTGTGATAATAATCCCCATCTATAGATATATTATAATTGCCATCGTTTACAATGAAGTCCACACCTGATTCTACTTGTGTTTTTAAACTATCTCCTATGCTTATAAATGAATTTTTTCCGATTTCTGCAAAAGAATCTTCTTTGATTAAACTTCGAAAATTCTTTTCTACCATTAAATGTGTATCTCCTGTAGAGTGAAATCGGATTTCACCATCTTCGGGTTTTCCTTCATCTAACTCTACCTGTTTTTTGGTGTCTCCCGAGTACATGTATATACCCTTTTTAGCTTTAACGCGAAAGGATTCATCAGTAGAAAAATTTATATCCTTTTCAGCATGCACGGATATTCGTCGTTTGGAATATACATCTATATTTCCATTACTGTCAAATTCTACAACATTGTTTCCTTCGTTTGTAGAAAGATATATTCTTTCATTTGTGTCATCAAATATTAATTGGTGGCCAGTAGCAGAACGTATTCTTATCCTGTTATTATATGCTCGATCATCCATGGAGATTGCATGGAAGCCCGGGGTTGACCATCCATATACTTTAGAGGATAAAAAAGACCCAAGTGCTTTATTAGACGACCAATCATACCCATGAGCACCCAGAATATCCTTTACCCATTCATCACTTTCTTCTTCTGATATTCCTTCATATTGTTCATCTAAATATTCTTCTAGATTTTCTGCTGGTATGGGGCCATCTTCTGGTATCGCACATGCCTGATACTCTGCCTGTCTTGTTTTCCATTCTCTAGATTCTCTATTATTCTCAAATGCTTTACCTGCATTTGTATAATATGGCTCTATGGGGTTGCATTTTGATGATAGTGGACCATCTGGTTCTCCATTGCCGTCCCATTTGTATCTTCCATGTAATAGAGTATGAGTTTCTTGATGACTGGGTATACATCCAAGCCAAACTCGTCGTCTTTCATCACCATCTATTTTTGCGACAAGTACCACTGCACCTTGTTCTGGTACTCCCCAAAAACCATATGATACAGCCCCTCCAGTTTTTTCTGGTCCCTTTCCTGCACCTCTAGTAAATTCTGAGTTGGAAATTGTTCCGGCCAATGGGGATGCACATACAGCCCACGGGAGGTGATGCAATTTCTTGGGACTATCATTTAAATTGGGACAATATACCCTAAGACGTCCGTTTTGTAATGGATCGTCCGTATCTACCACAACACCTACAGTTATTGAATCATGTGCAATGGTTCCTCTGCCGACATCAAGTTGTTCGTTTACTATTTTTAATAAAGTTGTTGAATCTAACATGTTATTATACCAATACGTCCGTTCTTAATAAGAAAAGCTTTTGAAAAAAAGATCCAGCTTTTATTACATTCTCTATTTTATATATGTGCATCCATTCACTATGATAAAATGCACTTTCTACTGTTGAGTCAGTATCTTCTATTGGGTTGTGTTTAATAATTACTTTAGCATATATAGGAAGAACCTCTGGCTTTTCATAGTATATTGCATTACCGGGATCTCCAGCGGCTGCATCTCTAGGGGATCTAAATATATCCGATAACAAATTCGGGTTCCCTCGTATAGTTATTTCCAGTGAGGATTGTTGTGTATTTTGTACAGGATATTTTATTTTTATATTGTCTGCTAATTCTCTTGGATATTCTACTCCAAGAGTTTTAATATTTAACACATTTGCACGATTTCCACTATAACCCGCTTTGAAGAAGTTGATATTAGGTTCTCTTTCTGCACTTATTTCTTCTCGCTCTGCACCAAAAGAAAGTCTTCCGGCTTCCGTATCTATTACGTCTTCAATTACCAACAGAGAATCAGATCTACGTAATATTCCATTCACTGTCATAATGTCGTCACGATTTATCATGTTTCCATCTTCTGAAGATTCGCCTGTTTCTGAATTGGCCGACTGGGCCGATTGATCAGCGTTTCCGGCTCCTTTGAAGAAAAATGTCAAGGGATCTTTCGATGATTCAGCAGCATCTCCACTGTTAAATCCATCTACTTTATTTATCGGCAAAAAATAGCTTTTTACCCATATATCATATTTAACTTCATTGAGCAGTCGTCTCCATGTTAATCCAACTTTATAATCTCTCCGGGCACCGTTTCCACCTGCGCCGCCCCTAGCTTCTACACCAACCTGTTTAGAATACTCCATCATTCGATCTACTGTATCTTGTATATTTTCTCCATAGCGTGTCGGTATTGCCCGTACACCGGGAAGATTTTGTCTTTGTTCTGGTTGTTCAAACGGAAGGTTTCTATTATTGATTAAAAACGGTTCAAATACATCATCTAAATGCATTATATATTCTATGGGCAATTCTTCTGCTTTTATTTGTATGGGATCTTTGATTTTATCAGTAAAATCTTCACGTATTATACCTTGCCAGTGTTGATACTGTTTATCATGCAATTTATTATTTTCGTTTAGTTCCAGTTCTAATGCTTCAAACGCTTGTTTAAGATTTTCCATTGGTTTACTTTTTTCTATTCGTTCAAGTCGTTTGCTTTCTTTTTCAGAATCTTCATCCTTCCTAGGTTTTATAGAACCTTCGCTTGGATCGGCTTCCGGGATTTCATCATGTAACGCACCATCTTTATGTGTGATTGTCGTATTATATATTCTAGTAAAATTTGTATAATGTGCTTTTGCGTTATATAATGGAACTATATCTGCAATATAAAAATGCATATTCCCTGTTAGTTTGTGTTCTATTTGGGATATAGAAAAGAAGAGTCTATTCGGTGATATTATGTCATCTTCGTCATTATCGGGTATGAAAAATAATTTCATGGAAAATGTTATATTTTCTAGAGAGGTGTCTAGTTTCTCTAATATCTCTGTTTTTAAAAATGTTAAAAACTCACCAGCAGTAGTGTCCGTTATGATTAAATTGCCGCCAGAGCTTGTAGTGTTTATATGTTCTCCCACCCAATTAAAATCGAATCTAAAATCCTTCACTAAAAATCTGCTAGGTGCGATTCTTTCCCTTATAGAATCGTTAATCATAACAATACCGGGTCCCGCAGGCGCACCCTCGGGGCCATCTCCTAAAGATAAGTCTCGTTGTTCTGCCTCGTCGGTTCTTTTAAATGCCGCTATTACATAATATGTGGTATAACTATTGGGGGATTCTAATGGATTTACTGGTAACGACATTATTGTTCTATGGGTTCTTTTTGTATATTTCTATTTACAAGTGAAGATAGCGTGCGATCAACATCAGGTAATAATATTTCTTTACCTGTTATAAACTCTTCTTCAATGTCTACTATATTATTATATTGAAGTACTAACCAAAATAAATTCGATTTTCTGTATACTCTAAATGCCAACAAATCTGGTCTTTTAGAAAATACTTCTGGTATTGTTATGCGTATGTCAGTAGCAGTATTTTTTTGAAGTGGTCTACGTTCCCACCATCCTAGTTTGTTTCCTTTGATTTCAGTATCACCACCATTTAACATTCTAGAATTTCTTTTTGCTAATGATGTTTTGTCTCTAAAAAGTTTAAATCTGTTGTTTTTACCAGCCACCTAATTCACCTCTTCTAAATTTATCTATATCAAACTGTCTTAATTCGTTTATTGATCTAGCTTCTTTTAATGACACCGAAACAGGCCAAATTATTGGTACATCATGTCCGTTGTCAGTTCTTATATAATCGACATCCTCGGGTTCTTCAATAGTAAGACTAGTTATTCTAACTTTAATACTATTAAACCAATTACCAAATCCTCTTAGTGTTAGTCTTGATGGGGTTTTAAGAGCATTTAACCCTCCTCCCGATTGTTCTGGCATTCTCCATGATCGTAATAGTTGAACGCTTTTCCAACTTTTACGTGCTTCTGATTTGGATCTGGAAACAAAACGCCCATTTATGGAGAACTCTCTACTAGGTGTTCCCATGTATATAAGCATGTTTGCCGCTTGTCGTATATCCCCAATTTCAAAATAAGACACACTCCCGGATTCTGAAAGTGTAGGTTGAATATCAAACTCTACTTTACCGGTTTCTTCCCCTTGCACTGGTACTTGAGCTTGGACGCCCGCAATCCCGGTGGGAACTGATCTAGTAGTACCAGTACTTTCATCAATATCATTACCAGTTAATGTTATTTTTCTATTTGAAGGAATTCTTGATGCGTTAGCTGCCATATTTTTTTCTTACGTTTAAATGTTGTACATATTTATCCGTTTAAAGTGTTTCTAATTTCATCTTTATAAGTATAGGATAAATATTGTTTAGTATTAGAATTAATTAATTATGCAAGAAAACAATAAACAACCTAATCCTCTTATAGAAAAGAGTAGGGCAGCTATTCCGGGTGTTGTATTTCGTCTTCCCTCACGAGGGAAAATATATGATGAGGGTGTATTAGACGAAGGTGTAGAAGAAGGCGAGGTGCTAGTATATCCAATGCGCCTAAAAGAGGAACTCAAAATGAAATCAGTGGATTCTATCTTACAAGGAACTGCTGTTTCTGATTCTATTAAATATTGTGTTCCTGAAGTGTTAGATCCTTTGAAATTGTGCCCGGAAGATGTTGATTATTTAATAACAACAATTAAAAAAATGACTCATGGTAGTACGTTTAAATTTAAAGATACTTGCATGAAATTAGAAGACCATACAAATATTCCTACACCAGATAATGCATTATCTGAAATGAGTGAAGAAAATAGAACAAGTAATATTGAACTCCCCGAAGATGTCTCTCAAGATGACTCTGAGGGTTCTGAAAACAAAGCTGACACGCAAGATGCAATTAAAAAAGAAAATATAAACAATCTTGGAGAAAATAGTAGCGTATGTGAATTTAACGTGTCTTTGGATTTTTTTCTTAATAATGCAAAAGAACTTAATATTGATGAATATAAAGAAAAAAATGCATTAACATTGAATGGATTTAATATAGAATTTCATCCCATCACATTTGAAGCGTTTAAAGAATTAAATACGTTAAATCTTAAAGACCAAACTAAAATGGATGATGAAGAATATTTTAATTTTATAAATGAATTTAGTAATGTTAATATAGCTAGAAGAATTAAAAAAGTTGATGATATATCAGATCCAAATATTATATCTGAATGGGTAGAAACGTTATCTTTAAGTGATAGAGAAAAAATATTTAATAAGGTAGCTGAACTGCAAGACTGGGGTATAGACTTTTCGTATAATATTAAATGTAATACATGCGGGAAAACTAAAAAAACGGATCAATCATATATAAATCCGTTGTATTTTTTTTTAATATACTAAAGATCGGAAATACTGAGGAAATTACAAAATATATGAAAGCCCTGCAAAAGGGTAGCAGAAATCTTATACAATCTGCTATACATATATCATATTTCATGCGTGGAGGCATTCAGTATGAAGATGTACTTGAAAGAACTTTCTTTGAAAGAAGCGAAATGATAGATTACATAAATGATAGGATAAAACGTGAATCAGAAAAATGCAGGGAGAGTAAAGGAAAGCTCCCGCCAATATACTAATATAATTTCTATAGACCCATCCACCAGTTGTACTGGATTATGTATAAATGGAAAGTTATATACTATTGTTCAACACGAACTCGCATATACTAAAAAAGATAAAGCAAAACGATGGTTCGAACTTTCTTCTTCGTTCTGTGATATAATAACATATAATAAAAGATCTAAAACCGGTTCTTATTCAGAAGAAGAAATATCAAAACTTGAGTATTATTATAATATAACCGATCATATAATTAATGTAATAAAATCTAACGTTGTTGATTTTAAAAATTCAGTTGTTTTAATAGAAGGATTTAGCTATGGTTCGTCTTCTGGTCATTTAATAGATTTAGTTGGTCTTTCTACTCTAGTCAGATCAAGATTATGGAATATGGGTTTTAATATAAAAATTATAGCACCCGCAGACTTAAAAGCAATGACTGCAAGATTAAGTTACGACCCTATAGATGTTGGCAAAAAGAAACCTAAATTAGAGTGGAGAAACAATAGTGGTGTGTCTGGTGGATCCTTTGATAAACATGATATGTATTCAGCAATATTAGACAGTAGTAAAACAAACTCAAAATGGAAAACATTTTTACAAGAATATTCAGATGAAATATTGAACATGAAAAATGTTCCAAAACCTATAGATGATATTAATGATGCGTTTTTATTATATAAAATATTTAAAGAGAGTTTAACCCCCCGATAAATAGTTTAATACTGTTCAATTATATATAAGATGAAAATACAAAATGTAATACATATTGTCGAAAATGTTTTATTTGAAATATCTAGACATGGTAGTGAATCCGCAACTCATATGTCTGACGAAGATTATCAAGAAGTTCGTCAATTTTTAAATGTTTTAGTTAATATAATTAAAACAGAAAGTGACAATAAAGACATGTCATTGAAAGAGTTGAACTCTAGCCTTCAACTTATTAGGAACAATAGTGCCAAACAATATATATTCGGAAAATCTAAATCAATTAAAAGATCTTCCACCCAGTCATCATATCGAAAAGATGATGAAGAACGGATATCTTCATTTGCTGGCCCAGAAGAGAAAGAATTTTCAGTGTCTTCCCAGAGAGCGGAAGACACTGTACATGTAGCTAAAGCATTGGATAAAATGGGTTATGTTAAACTGGATTTTGCTTCTGAAACCTTTAATATCATAGACACACCAGCACTTGCTAGAATAAGAAACATGGTTCAAGTTGGGTTCGACCGTGCAAAACTTTCTACTGTATCTCAAGCATTGGAAAGATTTGATGATCTTAGACATCTATATGCGGGCTATGCAAAAAATAGATTACAACCAGATGAGGATACTATACATGGTCAATCACAGATTAAAGAGTTGACACCTAACATCATGGCATTTTTAGCTCAAGTTAGTAGAAAAAGAAAGGGTGGTGAAAAATGGCATGAACATCTAGATCCGAGTAATTATGAAAATAGATATTTCCGTGGCAATACAGAAGGATACTTTACTTATGATCCTCATGAAGCTGCTGATGAGTTACAGCGTTTAGGGTTAGCTAAACAAACAAAATCTGGAACATATACATTAGATAAGGATAGTATAGAAAAATCTGTAAGAGAATTCAAGAGAATCGCAGAAACATTATTATCTGGTGCATTATTAGTCAATCCAATTAGTAAAACCGGAGCCCCAAACGAAAAAGAGCAAAAAGTTAGACAAACCATTAATTTTGTAAAACAACATTTTTCAGACAAAATTTGGAATAATGCGAAAAAAAGTGTATATCGTAAAATGGAAGATGTCGGGGGATCTGTAAAACAGGCACTAGACTTTTATATTAGTTCTAAAGAACAAACAGGACTAAACGCTGATAGTAGAGTTTCAAAACAATTGAATGATGTAGATAAAACTATTGTGGGCACCGTTATAGATTTTGCGACGGCAAAATTGGTATTGCGTAAAATGTTGTTTGATGCACGTTATGTATTGGGTAATCCTAAGAAAAATGTTCCTAATTTCATTTCCACCAAGGATGTTTCTCTTGCCGGTAGAGTCATTGATAAGGGAATACATACTCGAAAAGCTAGAGTTTAAATGTTAAACAAATCTTGACACACATCTTTTAAGGGTGTATAAATAACACACTGTTCGTTGATATACATGATTTCAACGCTACAATTAAACATTTTAAAATCCTGAACAGGCTGCACAATAGCACTTATACAGTGTTCGTCGGACAAGGGTGATATTAAATGATGAAAAATAATATCAGTTTACTCCCCTTAAAGGTCTGGATGAGAGAATAGTATATTGAAAAGGTTTTAGCAGGGTTCAAACTAATAATATATTATATTCTTGACTCATCGAAACCCCTCTCAATATTCATCATGTTGAGAGAGGTCCTGAATCTTTTTTAAGATTGTGAGGATCGACAGTCATTATTCATGTAATGATGATATCTTTAAATGATGGTATAAAGATTTTGATGTCACACCATCTAGGTTGGAGAGGGCAATTTCCTAATTTAAATTTTAAATAAAAAATGGGGGAGGGAGAGTCTTTAAAACTCTTAGAAGTTGAATCTTAGAAGTTAAAGATAAAATTGTCAAAAAAGACAATAAAAATGCGAGCGTTAGCGAGTATTTTTATTGTCTCTTCCGATGAAAAGAAATATAAATTTTTCAAAAACTGGCGTTTTTGCAGGGAGTTCTTTTTTCAAGAACTCCCTGCCTCTTGATTATTTGTGGTACCTGTGGTAGAATGTGTTTTAAAAATGGAGACCATAATGCCCTTACTGACAGAAGCTCAACTTTTAGAAAAGAAAGAACAAGAGCTTATAGACCAATTAGATAAAAGAACAATGAATAAAAGTTGGGGAACAATATTACCAAAATTTACTCCTAGAAGCTCTCAGACACATGTGATGGAATGGATTAATGAATTGCCAGCACATGTTAAATATGTAATGTGTGAGATGCCTGTGGGATCAGGCAAATCTCCTCTAGCAATGGCGTTCAGTGGTTATATCAATAATGGAATGGGTAATGCCTTCATAATGACACCACAAAAGACATTACAACGCCAGTACGAAGAATCATTTGAAAAAGAAATATTAGCTTCAGTATACGGGCGTTCGAATTATAAATGCGAAGCGAAAAATACAACATGTGATGTAGGGTCAGATATTAAACCTAAATGTGAAGAATGCCCAGCAGATTGCGCTAGAGAGGTAGCATTGAGTTCTCCTAATATGGTATTGAATTATAGTATTGCATTGACGTATTTTAAATATCTTAAACATAAAATACCTGCACGAGATGTTATGGTATTTGATGAATGTCATGTATTAGAATCACATTTGGTAGAATTCAGTTCATTGAATATCAGCAAGAATATATGTAAAAAATATTCAGTAAAATTTAAAAAACCGAAAAACTCTGATGATGCCATTCAATTTCTAGAAAAGGTATATCATCCTGCAGTATGTGAAAAAATTAGTGAATATAGAAAGCATATAACGCAGTTAGACAATTCTTTTAGTAATAAGCTATCCAAGGCTGACATTAAAGTAATAAAAGCTTACAAAGCTGCTACAGAGCATAGAGACACCATTCAAGAGGTATTGTCTACAGATAGAAAATACTTTGATAAAAAGTATGTATTAATTGTTGATAATGATTATTTTAAATTTAAAGAATTATTCGGTAAAAACAATTTTAGAAACTTATGTTTACCTAAAGCAAATCGTTTTCTATTCATGTCATCTACAATATTGGATAAAGAAGGCTTCTGTAATGATTTGGGTATCAATTCAGATGAAGCTGCAATGATTTCAGTTGATTCAGAATTTAATGTACAAAATCGAGAAGTAATATATAAACCAATAACAAAAATGAACTATGGTTGGCATACCCCAGAACGCTCAAATGAACGTAAAAAAATGATTAAAACCATAAATCATATATGCAATTACCATAACAACGAATCTGGTATAATTCATAGTGGAAGTTTTAAAGTTGCAGAATGGATATTACATAATATAAACTGTCCACATGAAATCATTGACCACAACCCAAGTGGAGAAAGAACTAGAGATGATGCCATCGAATATTTTTTGGAAAATTCACAATTACGACCGATGATATTGGTATCACCTTCTGTGACTGAGGGCATGGATTTAAAGGACGACCGTGCTAGATTTGGGATTATCACAAAAGTGCCATATCCATTTTTGGGTGATGCATGGGTTAAAAGACGTATGCAATTATCTAAAGATTGGTATAATCGTCAGGCCATTACGGGAATCATCCAAGGCTGCGGACGTGTTGTACGTTCTAAAGAGGATTGGGGACAAATTTATATACTTGACGAATCTTTTTCTTATTTGTATAAGCAAACATTAAAAATGATTCCCCAATGGTGGAAAGACGGACTAATTGTACTCTAAGAGATCGTCTAATTGTACCTTACATGTATCATGGAGTTGATAGTATCATTTTTTCACGGTGAAAGTACCCCTTTATTGACAAACGACAATGTTATATGGTAGTATGGTAAATAAATTACAAAGATATATAGAATGAAAAAATTAAAAGATCTATACTATAGAGAACACAAGCGTTGTCCTAAATGTGGAAATGCTACACTTTATCAAAATTACGTTGGATTTATAGAACGTCATGGGGTAATTTATAAAGATATGAATGATGCATCGTGTAAATGTGGTTGGCGTGGCATGGTACATGATTTAATAAAATAATTGGAGAAATTAAATGACAGATGAATTTATAAAAATGATAAATGAAATCGAGAAGGGACGTGTACAATATCTTGATATACCAATTAAAGATTGGGAAAAACTACGTGATGCACATTATAGAGAAATTCATAAAAAAGAAGAAACACAAACCGATGATAATGTAATAACAGTTGATATTCCTGAAAAAGAGTTGTTAAGTTTATGCTTAATGGCACATGAAAAAAATATAACGTTAAATCAATTAGTAAATGACATATTGCGTGATACAATAAAACAGAAACAACCAATTGACCAAACTGAATTTTTAAATGAATGTTATAAAATTTTTAGTTTTGGTTTAATACAAATAGAGTCATCACTTAGACACAATAATATTAAAGGAGCTAAGGAAAAAATTGCCAAAATGTGGGAAGAAGTGGCCACTGCCGAGAGGTTATATACGGATTAAGGATTAAGTATGAGAAATTTTTTAAAAACTGTAAAACATGTATCGTTTAAAGAACTTAAAAAAATTGTTAAATCTCAAGATATGGATTATGCTGGCATATGTGACCCCGGACAACCGTCGAAAGAAGCTCAGGAGTTATATAAAAGATCGATGGAAGCAGAATTTAATCCTATGGAACGTAGACTTATTCGATATGAATTGAACATAGAAGGGTTGAGCGATCCAGAATAATATATTATTTAGGAGATAAAAAATGGTAGAGAAAGTAATAATCGAAAAATATCGATCATTTGATGAAAAACTATTTGACGATATCGAAAGTTGCAAAAATCATGAACATCTTATTATAGATATAAGATCAGTAGAAATGGCATTAGAACCCATCCCAAAGGATGTTAATTTTCTTAATGGTCATGGATACGTCCAACATAACCCATTAAACTTTAATATTGCTATGAGTTCTTTATTTGAATTGTTAAAATCGCATATTAATGACACACCAGAGAATAAAGGGGTAAGGTCCGCAGTAGAAGATGCATGTAGAGTATCGGAGCACACACCCGAAAAAATGTCCAATCTATCTAGATTGTTGGAATATAATGGTGTTAATTCTTATTTGATTGCTTTGATGCGAGACAGATTCAATAATATTGATAGTAGGCTTAGAGAATGGGGGCAATTATATTTTGCATTAAATCCCGACGCGGGTGACCAACATTGTTTAAATAAGAAAGAAATATGTTAAGGGAATGGAATTTGGCACCCTTCCCCTCCTAAAGTGCGAGAAGGAAAGGAGTCTTTGCTTTTTGATAAAAACTTAAAAAAAATTACTTTTCTACAACATTTGAGAATCCATTTTTGAGTTCGATTTCTACACGTTCGTTGAAAGAACTTTTAATTTCATCTCGATGTGATATTACAAACATTGATAGTTTATTATTTTTAGCGACATCCTTGATGACTTTTAGAGTCTTTTTAACTCCAACATTACTTAAGCCAACATCTAAACATTCATCTAGAATGAAAAGATTTATGAAATTATGTTTTGATTGAAGAACATCTCTAAACGCTAATGAAAGGGCAATATTGATTCTAGCCTTTTGACCGGATGACAGATTAGAATAGGAAATCTCGTTGCCAAATTGACTTATTTCTGTGGATAGATCAGAAGTAAATTTAGCTTTATGTGGAAGACCCATTAAATTTAGATAGTTTTTTAATCTTTTATTCAAGAAAGGAAGGTATTTGTCCATTAATGCTTTACGAATAAATGAATCCTTTTTCGTAAGTAGTTTAAGTAGAAACTCTTGATGTTTAATATCTTCAATTAAAGTATTTATTTCGTCATCTTTCCCTTTCTTAGGCTCATATTTAGATAGAGATTTAAGCACTTTATCATAGGGGTTATTTTGTTCTTCGAGATATTTAAGTTTATCTTCTAGACCAGATTTCTTATTTTTCATCTTGAATAATTCTTCTTCGGAGGTAAATAAACACTCTTCTTTTATATTATTAAACTTCTCCTTCTTTCCTTTCTCTTTATCCCGCAGATTATCTAGCAAATTTGTGAGATGATCTATTTCATCACTTTTATCTTCGTATGGGTTATTAGATTCTTCCAAAGATTTGATGTCTTTCTTCAACTGGTTCTTCTTTGTAACATAACGTTCAATTTCTACCAATGATGAAAACTCTAGGGAAGATTTTAAGTCTTCGATACTTTCCCCTACAGATTTGATATTTTCGTCAAATGAGGCCAATTTTTTTTCGAGATCATTTTTGGAATTACCCAAAGATTTTATATTTGATTCTACATCTTTTAGTTTCCTTTTAGCATCCTCATAATCCTGCAGACAATAAGGGCATTTAGATTTTTCTAATTCCTTTTTTTCATCAGATAGATCATTTATCGATTGATCTATCTCTTCGTATTCACTCTGTAATTTTTTTTGTTTTATTTTATGATCTTTTAATGTAGTTTCATTTTCTTCTACAGATTCTATTATTTTTTTCTGTTCGTTCAATTTTTTTGCGGAAATAGAATAATCGGATAATTCATTCTTTTTCAATGTAATATTTTTTTCTTTATCTGATTCAAACGAATTGGCTTTGTTGGTTTCTTCTTGTATTCTTTCAAGTTCATCTGCTGTAGATTTTACCTCTCTCCTGATATCATCTAATTCTTTTTGTGTGTTTTTAAGATTCCTTAAAGATTCTAGTTCTAAATCAAAATTTATTTCACCTAGAGCTTTAATATTATCGTTAATATCGTTAATTTTCTTTTGAGTGGATTCTATCCATTCTGCATGATCACGTTTAGCCTCTTCAAGCTGTTTAATATGTCTTGAATGTTCTTCTTTTATGTCCTGATTACTTTCTTTAGCATATTCTAAATCTTTTTTATTGTTTTTGATTTTATCTTTTAGAATATCAGCTTTGTTACTCAATTCTGTATAAGAAAATAGTTCTTCTATAATATTTCGTTGTGTGGCCAACGGCATTTTCAGGAAAGAATCTTCCCCAGCCGCATATGCTACAATTTTACCAAAAATTTCAAAAGGTATTTGCATAATATGATCAGCGATGAATTTATTTGCGTTTGAAACACTGTCAGGTGTTATATCTTTTCCGTTTTCTTCAATTTTGACACCATCCCCACCCATTGCTTTATTTTTTCTGAATCTATATATCTTGTATTCTTTTTTCCCGGCTTTGAGTTCTACAGCAACTAACATATCTTTGTTATTAATATTGTTGATCAGGGCATTCTTTTTAGGGTTATCAATTCCTATAGCTTTGTCATATAAGGCTACAGATATTGCCATGAGAATGCTACTTTTGCCAGAGCCATTAGAGTCAAGTTCACCATTAGAAGAGGCATCATAATTAATACCAGAAATAAGAGTAGGATCATCTCTTTGTAATTTAATTTCAGTTTCATTATTTCCATATGAGAGGAAATTTTGTATTTTTACTTTTTCAAAAACAATCATTATAATTCCTCGTATATTTTTTTCAATTTCTCGGGCTTGATATCTTTTGAAGATATTCTGTCCAATAAATTTTTTACAATTTCGGTAGTTGATTCAGATTTTAGATCTTCTGGATCGATATCCTCACCTATAGTATAATCTTCTGCGGGTTCTTCTAGGCGCAACTCCCTCAACGAATATTTTTCCATCAAATGATTTTTAATTTCCATAACATCTTCATATCCCAGTTCTTCGTCATCGACTATACAGCGAACGGTGGCATATTTTCTGAGAATTTTTTTAGGTTTTTTTACAAGGTCAGAGAAATCACACCTAATATATGTAGGAGCATCTTCCCAATCAATAAACCTTAAATTATCTGAAGAATATTCATATATTGCCATACCTCTATTTGTATCATTGGCATCACTATAATCCATTGGAAAAGTGTTGCCCAAATAATATACATTACCTTTATTTTGCCTTTTATGAAAATGTCCGGTAAAAATCCTATCAGGTTTTTTAAAATCTTCATGTTCTGGTCCGTGTTCTAGAACCTTTGTTTCACCAGTAACAACAAAACCCTTAAATTCAAAATGCCCATAGACAATATCATGTGAGTTTATATTTTTTATTTGCTCTGGATATTCATCGGAAAATAAGTAAGGGCAGAATAAACATTTTTTATTCCCAATAGTAGTGGAAAAATTGTCATCGATAATAAACATATTATCGAAAGGTTCAAATATTTTTGTATTAAAAGAATTTCTGGTGTTTCTATAAACTAGATCATGATTGCCAATAATAAAGAAAAAGGGCATATCTAAATTTTCTTTAATATACTTTATACAGCGATGAGACCAATCTAATGTTTTTCCGGAAATTGAATCTCTGTGTTCAAACCAATCCCCACAAAAAACAATATGATCCACGTTATTGTTTTTACATTGCTCCACAAACCATTTTATAAAATTAAAACAATCTCTGTTGTGTATTTCACTACTATTTTTTCTTCCTAAGTGTATATCGGTAAATATACCTGCTTTTTTTAGGGTTTTAAAGTTAAGTTTCTTCATTTTCATTCTTACTATTGTCGTTATTCATGTATATTTGTGTAAAACTTGGATCATGTTCTTCTGACTTCTCAGATATTTTCTTATTAAAAAATTCGAACATGTTTGTTTTTTTATCTATCTCATATTCCATAAATTCGTTTTGTATTTCACCTAAAATATTATTCTTGGCATCTTCATCTTCTATTAACATATCTATGTGTCTTTGTAAAAGGTTGTTAAATCGGTCAGACATATAGCCATTTTTTATACTTTCTTCATATGCATTAGTGATCATCTCTTGATAATATTTTTCATTAAATGAATGAGAAGGTAATTCACCCTCTTTTACAAGCACAGCATCTCTTATATCTCTATGTCGCTCTTCCTGATACAAATACTGCCAAAATGCCCGTTTAATTGTTTGAGTAAAATATGCAAAAGGATTATCATATTTTTCTGGGTTAAATGAGTTCCAGACTTTACATACAATATACAACGCATACCCTTCCATATCTTCTACATAGGTATATCCACTATACTTACCTTGAGATGAATATCTTTTTACTAATAACATTATCATTCTTGAAAATTTATCAGTCATTGCACCCTGTTCTTTGCTCTTAATAATTTCTTCTAACATGTCCTTGTTGTTGATATAGTTTTTGGTTTTAGTTTTTTTCGTCATATAGCTTACACTCTCCTATTTTTTATAAAAATATCATAGGTTTTATTATATATCAATAACCTCTTATATGCAAGCAGTGTTTATTTTATAATCAAAAGATAAATAGCTATAACACATGCATTTATTATTTACATATGGCAGATAACATGAATGAATTAGCCCGTGAGTTAGTTCGGGCAATGCGAGAAGAATTAAACAATAACTCAACATTTTCCTCAAATACAGGCAGTGGGTATAATTTTGTGCGCGATGATGATGCACGTAGAAGTAACAGACCCGAAAATACATTAGATAGGGTTACTGATCAATTAGATAAATTAAATAAAACTATAATAGAAGCTAGAGGAATTAATAAAAAAGTTTTTAAATCTATGTTGGACGGAATTCCAATATATGCCAAATATAGCAAAGCTGTACAAGATATTACCGAAACGGTAGAAAATCAGTCTCGGGGCCAATCAGAGGCATTTAGAAAATCTGCACATGCCATGAGCGAATTTACCGCTAACGTAGGAGTAAATTCTAAATCCTTTGAAAAAGTATCAACTACCATGGCAAAAGTTCATGATTCTACTAAAACATTGGAAGACTTGGCAAAGAAACGAGAAGCATTAGAAAATAATATAAATTCCTCATTAAAAAAATTAGGAATAACACGAAACGAATTAGATTCTGAATATAGAAATCTACCGAATATAATTGAAGAAGTAAATGAAAAAATAAAAAAAACTGGTGATTCAAATCAAAAAGAGCATTTGATAAAAACACGTCAACAACTAGAAAATTTAAATGAAATACCAAAAGCTATTGAGGCCCTTACTGATGTAATGAATGATACACAGCTTAGAGAATTAAGTGTTAAACATCCGGAACTTAAGCCGTTGTTAGATGAGATACTTGGAAGATTAGAGGAAGTATTAAAAACAGAAGAATCTGGATCTACTCGTAGAGCTTCCATAGATGAAATATCAGAGAGAATAGACGAAAATACAGAAACGAATGAAAGCCTTAAAGGAGCTTTACAGACTTCATCTACATGGATGGAAAAACTTGGAAACGTGTTTTCTAAAAATGTTAAAGATTTACAACACGCGTTAGAAAATTTCACAAAGTCTATAGGAGCAGCTATAGGTGAGGGAGTATCCAAAGAACTATCGCTTGTTATGGTTAGGCAGAGGTTCACGGGCAGTGATAGCGCGTTTCGCGGTTATTCTGCAAGAACAGCCGCACTACCTATGGGAATGAGTGAAGCTGATCTTCTTAGTTCAGTTGCAGAGAATAGAAACGTTATACGAAGAATGGCACAAGATAGCGGTGCCGCATCAGGAGCAGGGGCGTTAGTTCAGGACGGCGGGCTAAGAGAATTTCAGAAACTTTCTAGAGAAATGGGCCTTATGGGCAAGGAAGGTTTAGATAATATATTACAAGTCTCTGATAATATACGTGTATTAGGGTTACGACTTGATCGAGCAAACATTGCAGACTCTGTAGAGTTTTTTAGAGATACGTTTAAAGATCTTGCCATAACACAGGAGCAAATGAGAAGATTTTTTGCAGATATGTCCAGCGAGGGTATGTTACGAGCACTATCTGCAGGAGAAGATGCTAGGCTTGCCTCGTTAGAATCAATACAAAATGAAGTTGAGTTTAGAGGTAAGTTGGCCAGAGTATTAAACCAAGAATTAGAGCTTCAGAAAAAACGGGTTAGGGAACTGTCCGGTCTTGCGTATGGCGGGCCGGGCGAGGCCATAAAGCGTTCTGTAGGTGTTCAAATTTTAGCAGAGCAAGCTGGGATGGATCCTGAAACTGTGCGATTGTTGGGAGAACAAACTAGAACGGGTGGTGTAAGTCTTAACGAAGAAGAAAGACAAAGAGCCGCTACAAAATATGCAGAGTTGATTGGTGATACCGGAGGGGCTCTGCATCGGGCAGTGGGCCAAGATCAAACCGGGATTCGAGCCATGTTAACCCAAATCATGGATATGGCCGGGGTTGATGGTAGAGCGGCTGTAGAAGAATATATAAGACGCGGGGGTGATATTGGCGATCTGGAACCAGAAGATATAGTAGGCTCTCCAAGAACCCAAACCGAAAGAGTAGCTTCCGAAGTTAGCAAATGGGGCCACGCCACAGTTTCTACATTAGAAACAATGCAAGGGGTTTTAAATACATCTATAGGGAAATCCACGGGAGCCATAGTAGCAGCATTGGGACAGTATGCTATGGCCGGTTTAGCAGGAGGTATGGGTGGGAGACTTGCTAGGCGAGGGACCGCTGGAATGGGAAAAAGATTCTTGGGCCGAGCAGGGGGCATAGGTGTTGGTGCTCTTGCCACAGGAACAGGAATGTATTTGGGGGCAGATGCAGAAAGAGGATCAGGTATGGATACTGCTAGTGGTATGCTGACCGGGGCAGGGGCCGGACTAATGCTTGGGTCATATGCAGGAGTTCCGGGTGCTATTGCCGGAACACTAGGTGGTGCTGCGCTAGGGGGCATAACCTCGGTGTTTCAAAACATGAGAAGAGAGCGAGAAATTGATCGAGCCGTAGGGTTAATGGCGATGGGAAACTTTGGTGCAGAGTCATCACCAGAATTCGAACAAAAGAAAAACGAATTGATACAGGAGCACCGAAACGCATATATAGAAGGCGATGAAGAAAAAATGATTGAGATAGAAGAAAAGATCAAATCTGTCCAAGACTCCCCACAGGTAAATTCATTGATGCAAAATATCAATCGTTTAGACGATAAAAACGAGCGTATGGAACTTGCCATGGCCACAAATAGAGCAAAACTTAACAAAACAGTTGTAGGTGGGTTACCACGCTATAGTCTGGTAGAACCGGATGATTCAGAGTTAAAAAAAGAAATTGGAAAAGATATTTCTAATTTTGTAGAAAGTGAAGAATTTAAAAAAATAACAACTGAAACGCCACTTAATGATATGATCAGAGTATTAAAAGAAGATATTGATATTGAGAATGAAGAAAAGATAATGGATAAACTGTTAAAAAGAGTGGACTATATCGCGAACTTGTCAGATGAAAGAAAGAAACTCTTACAAGAAGGCAATCAAGATAGGCGTAAACAATTTGAAAATATGAGTGAAACCGAGATACGAGAAGCCCTAGAGAATGCGTTAACCGGCAAACGGGCATCTGCGGAAAATGCGATTATAGGTAATAGAAACGCGTTTTCTAGAGAATAAATGTTTATAATACATCGCCACCAATGTAAACACATAAATAATATCATATTAATTAATCTATAAAATGGCGATTACCAAATTTTATAAAGTAATAAGACCCCAAGGGCAAGATTCTGAAGTATACACCAATCAAAGTCTGTATGGCTCAGGTGGCGTATATGGAAGAAGTTCATGGTATAATAGGATGGTTAACGGGTCTGCATCCAGACGAAACCAATACCGTGAATATGATTCTATGGATAACGATTCAGATATTGCGTTAGCTCTGGACTATATTGCAGAAGAAATGACTGGAAATAACCCCAAAGAAAAGGACGCTCTAGAACTTGAATTACTACCACAACCAAATCAGGAAATAACAAGTTCTACGTCGATGACCCTTAGAGCAGCGTTAAGAACATTTATTAAGGTACAAAACCTAGAAAATAATAGACTATTTAATATATGTAGATCTACTATAAAATACGGTGATTTATTTTTCATACGTTCTAGAAAGAATAATGGAAGATGGATATATGCTCATCCAAAGGATGTTGAAAGTGCAATAGTTGCAAAAGAAGACGTCACAAATGTTAAAGCATGGAACATAAAAACGGAAGCAGAAAGCACCCCATATAGAAATTTCACTGGAGCTTCATATTCCAACCCCTACTCTAGTGAACAATCAGAAATGGCACAACCATTTCTTGCAAAGGATGTTGTAAGGTTTAGTTTATTTGATGAGACTTCTGAGGAGGCACCATTTGGGCTTTCTATATTACGTCCTATATATAAAGCATTCAAACAGAAAGAATTGTTAGAAGACTCAATTGTTATTTACCGAATTCAAAGAGCACCAGAACGACGGGTATTTTATATTGACGTGGGAAGGGCACACCCCCACAATGTATCGCAGATACTAGAAAAAGTTAAAAACGATTTTAGACAAAAAAGAATTCCCACAACACACGGTCATGGCCATGGCCATCATGGCGGCCATCATTCTAACCAAGGTAGGTCTCAGGTTGATGCGGTTTATAATCCACAATCTATGCAGGAAGATTTCTTTTTAGCAGTTCGACCCAATGCAACTGGGAGCAGAATAGAAACGCTTCCGGGTGGACAAAATCTGGGTAATTTGGATGATCTGCATATATTCTTCAGGAAAATTTGGAGAGGTTTAAAAATACCCGAAAGCTATATAAACACACTAGAAGGCGATGGTGGTTCAGGGACATTTAATGACAATAAGGTCGGTATTGCATTAATGCAAGAGGTTAAGTTTAGTCTTTATATAGAAAGACTTCAATCATTTATAGAAAAAACTCTCGACGAAGAGTTTAAAAGATTTATATATGAAAATGGAATTAATATAGATCCGACATTATACAAAATAACTCTGCCTGCTCCCAGTAACTTTAAGAAAAGTAGAGACCAAGAAATTGACGCATCGCTTATTAACACATATACTAGTATTAGCGAAGATAATAATATATCTAAGAGATTTGCTCTTAAGAAATATCTACAACTTACTGAAGAAGAAATGAACCTAAATGAACGTATGCTTAGAGAAGAAAAGGGTCTCCCCGTTAACGGAGGTAGAGAAGACATGCCTAAATTATACAACCCTGAAGAGGCAGAAGCCGGAGGATTTGAAGGTGGACTAGGCGGCGCTCCAGAGTTAGGTGGTGCTGGTGAAGGCGGCCTAGGAGAATTAGGTGACGAAGGAGAACCCGGTGGGTTGGAAGGCAGCGAAACCGAAGGTGCTGGCGGGGAAGAAGGTAATACCACAGATGCGCAAGCCACCCAAACCAGCGAAGGGCCAGCAGAAAATACTGACACAGACACCGAAACACCATAAGGTATAACAAGACGGAATAATACATTTTATCTTTTTTAGTTATACACTAAATAAATATATGTATAAATTTTAAATATTATAAGGAGTTATTTTAATGAATACAAAGGCTAGAAGATTTTTAGATCAGTTTATTAAAGAGCATAACGAAAACCAAGGATATAGTGAAAAGCTTAATGAATTGTTTAGTGATTACATTACAGAAAACTTTTCAGGAATATTGGTTGAGGATCATGAAAAAAGAATGACCGCCACAGAAATGGCGAAACATATTAAGAAATTATTCAAAATGTGTGAAGATGAAGAAACTGAAAAAAAATTCCTGAAACGCCTCGGCAAAGCAGCAGATGTAAAAAATTGTTCTGAAAAGGATATTAAGAAATGCGCCGACGAGCTATGTGAGGCATCCGAAGAAGATTGTGATGATACCATTCATGAATTAGAAGGAATGGTCGGATATGAATATGACGCTGATGATGATGATGATGATGATGATGATAATGATAATGACGACAGCGCTGATGGTGGTAAAAAAAAAGTAAATGAAACCGCAAAAGGTTCTATTATACGTTCAGGAAACTCTAGGATGGTGGTTTTAGATGATTTGGGTGAGGGAGACGTTAGGGCCGCTAGACTTCACCATGGAAAACCACTATTTAGAACATCAACATTAGTCAACAGTGGTGATTATGTCGATACTGGTGAGTATATGAATGTTATAGAACCAGAACCCTTTGCCAATAGAGACGTAGAAAAAATGGGAGGATACGAGGAACACACACTATAAACTCATGAAAATACATAATGTATTAGATACTAAACCTAAAAAATCTGCTATGGATTTATGGATGGATAACTTTTTTACTACTACAGGAAAAAAGAAAAAGAAAACCCTCCCAAAACAAGATAAAATATTTTTTGGAACAGATTACGGACCTGACGATGCGAGATATAAAAAATAATGAATAAAATATTTAAACGAAAAATATTAGAAAGAATAGATTATTTTAATTATATCGATCCAGATATATTTTATCAGTTTGATGATGAAAAAAATAATACTGAAAAATATAAAAAATCTGATGACACTAAAAAAAGGTCAAAAGAAAAAGAATATGAGAGGGGTGATAAACACCTTTCCAAAAAACAGGCATCAGATGTACGGAAATACATGCAATATTCTAATGTAAAAAGCGATTAGTTATAAATAAATCTAAATAATATTAAAAGGTGTATAAAATTATGCAAAAAGATAAACTAACTACAGTAATTGATAGATTGGCTGAAGGGAAAGCCGTAGATGATCTTCTATCTTCTATTATCACTGAGAAAACTAGAAAAGTTCTTGGAATCACTGAAAAAGATGAGTCAATAAGTATTAAAAATAATGACGTTTTTGTTGGTGACCAAAAGGTTGGTAGTTTTACGGTAGAAGGCGACGATATTGAATTTGTAGATGGTGAGGGTAACTCCAAAACCTTTAACAGTGACGATGAAATGATGGAATATGTCGCTAAGTTAAATGAGGGAGAAACTTCTAAAATTGCAGTTCAGCGAAGAGAAGATCGCCTTAAAAAAGTGCATAACCGCCCTCATGATGTAGATTCTCCAATGGGAGAATATAAAAGAACTAAACTTTCATCAGAACATAAAGATTCTAGAATGGAAAATCCAAAGAATCATGAACACGGTAAAGATGATCCATCTGGAAAAACTTTAAATAATGCTTCAGAGGGTGGCTCACAAAAATCTACCGATGGGCCAGTAGGGGATTATGATAAAACTGAATTATCTTCAAAACATAAAGACGGTCGAATGGAGAACCCTACGAAAAACGATCATGGATTGGATGATCCATCAGCATCAGATGATATAACTGGCGGCGGAAAAGAGGGTTCATCTCCGGACAAAGAATATGATGTAAGAAAAAAACATAAAAAAGACGACCATCAGGTATAAAGGATAAACATGGAAACTCTTATTGAACACATTTCACCGTCAGATGCACATATAGTATGCGAGAATGCACCGGATTCAAAAAGCATGTGGCTGAATGGAATTTTCATGCAAGCTGATGTCCAGAATAGAAATAAAAGAGTATATCCGATTTCTGAAATGACTAATGCAGTATCTAAGGCAAGTGAAACCATTAAAGAAAATGGCGGAATTTTTGGAGAACTCGACCATCCAGCAGAGTTAACTATAAACATGGATCGAATATCACATGCCATTAAAGAAATGTATGTTGATGGAAACAATGTGTATGGTAAAGCACAATTACTAAAAACCCCTATGGGGCTAATTGCAGAAGAACTTGCACGTTCTGGAGTTCGCTATGGGATATCAAGTCGTGGTGCGGGTCAAGTGAATGAAAGTGATGGTCAGGTAAGCGGGTATGTATTTGTTACCGCAGACCTTGTAGCAACCCCCTCTGCCCCGGGCGCGTTTCCAAAGCCGGTTTATGAGGGACTACAAAACAGCAAAGAGGGAAATAGAGTCCTGTCTCTATCAGAAAGCATGCAGCATGACAACGATGCACAGAAATATTTCCAAAGATCCATTTTACAATTTGTCGAAAACGTTTTTAATAAAATGTAAATGTTGAAAAAACACATTTTTCATGATATGATAGCATGAAAAATGTGTTTAATCTTTAAAATGCCCGTAGAAGATTTATATTTTTTAACCAAAGAATACCCGCCAAGACGTAGTACGTCTAACGTTCGTATAAAATATCCTAAAGAATATGAAAAATTATTAGAATTAACCAGCTTCTTGCCCGATACTGCAACAACATCCCAACGCCTATGGCATGTTCGCCATGATAAATTCGAACTCCCTACGTGCGAATACGAAAATTGTACTAAACCTACAAAATGGACACCTCCGTATTCAGATTATGCACGTTTTTGCTCTACAAGATGTTTCAATAAAAATAAAACAAAGAATGCAGAAATTGACAAACATCGTAAAAATATAGAAAAGTATGGCGAAAGCTATGAAGATTTGACAACATCAGATAAAATGAAATTGACCAATGTTAAACGATATGGTGTGGATAATCCATTTAAGAATGTCAATAGGATACGAAAAATCAATAATGGAAAATATGGGTGCGATTTTCATTTTCAGCAACATTTATCTGAAGATTCTTTGAATAAATTGAATGACAAAGAATGGTTAGTTGAAATGAATCATAACCAGAAACGTAGTTGTGTAGAAATTTCAGAAATTTTAGGGGTTAATAATTCTACAGTAAATAAAGCAATGTATAGACTAGGAATTATGCCCAATTATGTTTATTCATCAAGTCACTTCGAGAAACAGTTGGTATTATATTTAAGAAGTCAACATATTACAATAGCTGAAAATGATAGGTCTATTATAGCACCATTAGAACTAGATATTATGCTACCAGATCACAATCTTGCGATAGAATATTGTGGATTGTACTGGCATAACGAACTACACAAAAATAAAAATTATCATGAAAATAAGTACAAAAAATGTAAAGAGGTAGGAGTTGATTTATTAACCATATATGAAGATGAATGGCATGATAAATCTGAATTAATAAAAAAAATGATAATGCATCGAATAGGAATGAATACAGCTACTAAAATATACGCTAGAAGTTGTAAAATAACTGAGGTGTGTTCAATAGATAAAAAGGAGTTCTTTGATAATACACATGTTCAGGGAAATGGCCCAAGTTCTATTAATGTGGGATTATATCATAATGATAGTTTAGTGGCTTGTATGGGATTGATAAGAACGAAAAATAAAGGGATGGTATTGAATAGATTTTCTACAAAAAATATTGTTCCCGGAGCATTTTCGAAATTGTTAAAATATGTATTAAATACATATAAACCAAGTGAAGTAATAACTTTTGCAGATCTTAGATGGGGTGATGGAAAATTATATCAATCTAATGGTTTTATATTAGACAAAAAATTAAAGCCTGATTATTATTATGTTTACCAAAATAAAAGATTTCACAAATTTAATTTTAGACATAACAAACTCAAAAAACTATTATCTCATTATGATCCTAATAAATCTGAACACGAAAATTGTTTAAACAATAACATCTTCAGAATATACGATTGTGGAAAATATAGGTTCGTTTTTAGAAAATAACTATAAATACAACATAAGAACAACTATAAACAGCAGTAATATTTAGCCCCGTTAATCGGGGCTTTTTTTTCGCTTCCAAAAATAAGATCTAAATATAAATGCTTATATAAGAGGCATTATAACATGGAATATGAAGAAGAATTTTTTGGAAAACTTGTATTGAAAGTAGTTAGAGATAATAATAACTCAAATAGAGAATATGTTGATTGGGTAATAGTTGATCCACAATTAACAGTAAATAAAGAACGTGAGATAGAAGATGGTGACTTTCTGCAAGTGTTTGATAGTTCCGGTCGTTTAATGATAAACAAGAAAATTTATAGAGATTATGAAAGTTTATATGATGTTAGACACGGGATGCAATTATATAATGGAATGCGCGTTAGTTGGCTACCAAAAGGAATAGACACAGGATTTTGGCGAAATAGATTTGCAGAGCAATGCAGAGCAAGATTAGTCAAGTTAAAACGAGAGGAATAATATAATGCCATTATTTGAATTTAAATGTGATAAGTGTAATAAAAGCGTCGATAAGATAATGTCATTCGAAGAATCAGAAATATATGACTCTGTTTGTAAATGTGGTAAAGGGAATTTACGAAAAATACCAATTAACAATTTTAATGTAAAATATAAAGGAAACTGGTTTTCAAAAAATAAACGATATTAACTATTTCTTTAATATCAGATATGAAAAGGCCCCTTTGGGGCCTTTTTAATTTCTAATATCATAATAAAATTATAAGATTCTGATAACGTAGTATTTTTTTAAACAATTGAAATGGCAAATCAATAAAAAATACTATATTTTTAAAAATTATAAAAAATAAAAAAATGAGTGAAATCAATAAGTTATAAATTAATAAATAACAATGTAAATTATTTCTGTCTTATGTAATAAATAATTTACATAAATTTATACCTAATATTATTAAGGAGATAAGAGACATGGATGAGTTACTACAAAAACTAGTCGAAAGTGAACTTCTAACGGAAGACACTAAACACCAGCTTGAAGAAGCTCTATCAAAAAAGATGGAAGAAAAGACGCAGCAAATAAGAGAAGAGGTTGAGACAGAAGTTAAAACTGAACTTGCTGAAAAATATGCTGCAGATAAGGAAGAGTTAGTAGAAGCAATGGATACTGCTCTCGAAAAAGCATTAAATGAAGAAATATCTGAACTTAGAGAAGATATTGAAAGTTTCCGAAACTTAGAAACTGAATATGCAGAAAAACTTGTAGAATCTCGTCAGCAAATGGCCGATAACGTGAAAAAAGATATGACTGAGCTTCTAGAGGGATTAGATGCATATGTCGATCAAAGATTACATGCAGAGCTTGATGAACTTAGAGAATCAATTGAAGATGTTCGTAAAGAAAACCATGGGCGTAAGATTTTGGAAACCATTGGTGAAGAATATAGAAAAATGTTTACTGAAGAAGAAGATCTTGAGCAACAGGCTCTAGAAAAAGAAGAAGCACTTAAACAAGTTAACGAACAACTTAAAGAAGCTAAAGATGAATTGAGAAGAGTTGAACGTGACCAGAAGATGGAAGAGGTACTTGAAAGTCTTTCTGGTCAGAAGAAAGAAGTAATGTCTGCGATTCTTCAAGGGGTTCCAACAGAACAACTTGATGAAGCGTATCGACGCTATATTGGAAGAGTCCTAACGGAAACTTCTAATGACGATAGTTCGGAGAAGGATAATTCAGTACTTGCCGAAAAAGAAAACGAGGATGAGTCTAATGTTGACGACTTAAGAGTAGCATCTGGTGATTCTAGCGTTATTACCGAAGATCTTGATAACGCTGATGACCTTCCAGAAAACTCTCAGGTCCGTAAACTTGATGAAAAAACTCGTAACCGTTTGAAAATGCTGAGTGGTATCAGTTAACCAATAACATAGTGTAAAAAATAATAGTTAAAAAACAATAAAGGAGACTATAAAATGGATGATAAACAAACACTAGTAGAAAATTGGAATGAGACCAAGGATGTCCTTCTCGATGGCCTTAAACCCGGACAGAAAGAAATCGTTGGACCTCTTCTAGAAAATCAACGTAAGCATATGTTGAACGAATCTGCTGCACAGGGTGCCGTACAGGCCCATGACGTAGCAAACTTCCGTAAAACACTGCTTCCAATGATTCGCCGTATTATCCCCGGTACAATCGGGAGTGAAATTGTAGGTGTTCAACCTATGTCAGGACCAGTGTCATTGGTTTATACTTTGAGATACAAGTATGAAGAAGACATGACGCACGATCCGGGCCGTTCACCATTTGGTGGATTTGATATTGAACCCGGTGATGAGGCTTTCGGTAACGAAAAGCTAATTCGTCAGTTCTATGCCGGTCAGGTTGCTGAATCAAATACACCATTCGAAGGGCTTGATCAAACTGCAGGAGCATCTGGTATTGCTGCAGCCGGAGGCGATGGAACATCTGATCCTGATGAAATCGATGCTGCTACAGCAGACGGTCAGGGTTGGCACTCTGAAGAAGACGTAACCACATATGAAACTGGAACTACACTATTCGGTGAGCCAGTTGGTGGATCGTTGAAGGGTGGTTCTGGTAGCTTGCTAGAAGGCTCAGGCGGACGTAAGATGACCCTAGAGATCATCAACCAAGCTGTTGAAGCTCGTACCCGCAAATTACAAGCAGGTTGGACAATGGAAGCAATGCAGGACATGGATAGCCAGCACGGTATTGATGTGGAATCAGAGCTTACCAAGGCACTATCTGCCGAAATTGTGCAGGAAATTGATGCTGAAATCATAACTGATCTTCTTGCTCTAGCAGGAACAACTAGAACATATGATTTCAACGAAACCGGTGGTTCTAACGGTTATGCACCAGCTTTCGTTGGTGACCGTTTTGCTAACCTAGGTGTTCGTATCAATGAAGTTGCGAATGAGATTGGCCGTAAGACACGTCGCGGAACAGGTAACTACATCGTTGTATCACCAATGATTGTTTCTGTTCTACAGTCTGCAGCTAAAGCAGTATTCGCACCTGCCGTTGAGGGTAGCTTCAAAGGACCTAACAATACATATCTAGCCGGTACACTAAACGGTCAGATTAAGGTCTACAGCTACCTGTGGAACGCTGCACAGCCAACTGATGGTGAAGCGTTTAGTGCCGGACAAGGTCTTGGAAACGACCAAATCCTAGTTGGTTATAAAGGTGGTAATGGTGAAGTGGATGCCGGTTACTGGTATGCACCTTACATTCCATTGATGGGTTCCGGTGTGGTTGTTAACCCTGTTACCTTCCAGCCAGTAATGAGCTTAATGACTCGTTATGGTAAGGTTGCTCTAACAGATACTACAACATCTCTCGGGAATTCAGCCGACTATTACGGTAAAATTAATGTTACTAACCTAGCGTTTCTCTAAACCGTATAAAAGCTCCACAAAGCCCCGCCACGCGGGGCTTTTTTATTTCTATAAAAGAAACATCGCAAACTACTTCCGTTTTCAAGTTTAAGCTGTTATAATAAATATATCAAAAGGTAGTTTGTTATGAAAAAAGAATATTATGATTATATTGTTAACGAAATAAAACTAAGACCCAAGAATATAGATTTGACCACAAACGACGTACAGGATATAGAATGTCTTCTATGCGGTAACATATTTAAGGCAGGCGTGAAAGGTAAGGTAAATAATTATAGAAAACATGGGATGAAAGGGTGTAAAGAATGTACTTCAATCCAAAGATATGAAAATATAAGAAATGATAGAATAAAAGAATTAGAGGAAAGATTTGAGCTATATAATATTGACCCGAAGACTGTAAATAATATGTCTATGGTTAAAGTTCGTAATAAAAAATGCGACCACATTTTTAAAGTAAAATACGGAAATCTATTAAATCGTGACGTAAATTGCCCCATATGCAACACAGAACGAAAAAGAGAGCAATTTAGACAATTTAATGACGAGCGCCATGAAGAGTCATACTTATTGAAAGAAGGTTTCGACGCATATAAACAGAAAGTGTACAAGCTTACTAGAGAAACATATAGAAAACACAAAGGCAAGATCAATCCTGAGAACCATACAAGAGTATTAAGTGGTGAGAAAGGCTACCATTTAGATCATATCGTATCTGTAAGAAATTCCTTTGATTTAGGAGTCCCGCCAGAAGTATGTGCAGATTATAGAAATATGCGCATGGTGAAATGGAAGGATAATAATAAAAAGTGGAAGCGCTCTTCTCTTAGAATACCAGAACCCTATTATCCATATGTTAATAATACATCAGATGAATTTATAAAAATAATGAAAAATTCTGTAAAAACAGATTTTAATGCATATGTAGATTTCTCTAAATTCATGCTGACCCTATATAATGAAAAGGAAAAATTTGGTATATATTACGCTCCACTTTCTACTAATACACAGCAGATATTAGGCTCTAAGAATTATTTTAAGCAGATGAAGGAATACTTTGCTGAAAAAAGTATCACATTAATAATAATATTTGAAGATGAATGGATCAAGAATAGATTATTAGTTATCGACAAAATAAAACATTATATGAACCAGAGTGAAAAGACTACCATATATGGTAGAAAATGTGAAATACAGGAAATAGGAGTAACTGATAAGAATAGTTTTTTGAATGCAAATCACATACAGGGTACTTGTGTAAGTCAAATAAATTTGGGAGCCTTTCATGATGGAAAATTGGTAGCAGTTATGACATTTTCTAAGCCTAGAATATTGATGAATAAAAAAGAGCAAGCTGGAGGCGTGTATGAACTTGCGAGATTTGCGACAGATGTACAATATCGTATACCGGGAATTGCCTCTAAATTGTTGAAACATTTTCAAAGAAACTATAATTATAGTGAGATATATTCATATGCAGATATACGCTGGTCTGATGGTAATCTTTATGAGGTATTGGGATTTGAGAAAACAATTGTTAACCCACCAAATTATCATTATATCATAAATAATCAACGAAGGCACAGATGGGGTTATCGTAAAGATGCTTTAAAAGAAAAGTTTTTAGATAACTATGATAAAAATTTAACAGAATATCAAAATATGTTAAACATGGGACATGATAGGGTTTGGGATGCGGGATCAATTAAATATATACTACAAAAGGAAAAGGGTATATGAAATTATACTGTCCAACAATAAAAGATAAACTGCGAAAATATAAAAATATACATATGTGGTTTGCATGGAGACCTGTTAGGATTAATGACAGTAATAGATGTGCATGGTTGGAATATGTTGTCCGAAGTTATCCGGAAGCGGGTATTAATAGGTATGGTAATGATGAACAATTATTTTTGGGAGATCCTAAATATGAAACCATAAATAATCTTGAAATGTTTAAGAAATAATTATGGATATACATAAAATATTAGAAGCTCCCTTACCTGATGATTGGGATAGTAGTAAATTTTCTTCCAATAACACATTTAAAGATAGAATAGAATATGCTAAAAAAATGGCGCAACGAATCGGCGGGGGTTCTAGCAGAATAGCTTTTTTAATTAAATATAAAAATCGAGATACAATATTGAAAGTTGCCAAGAATAAAAAGGGGATGGTTCAAAATGAAAGAGAATCCATGGCCTTTAATGATGCTAGTATGCTTGGTGTTGAAGGCACTGTTACGGTTCCCATGATTGATTATGACGAAAAAAATTCACAACCCACATGGCTACACGTTGAATACGCACCTAAATTAAAAAGTGAGAAACAATTTAGACAATTATCCGGGGGATTTGAATTAGAAGATATATTAAATTATGCTGCTAAATTAACCAATAATCGATCAATACTAGGAGCAAATAATAAAACTTTTTCGAATGAATTTACTGATAAAATATGGGAAGCCGAGGGGTCATTTGCATATGAGTTAGTTAATTTTATAGGTAATACTGACACACATTTAGCTGATTTACGCAGACTTTCAAACTGGGGCGCATATAATAACAATCCCGTTATTATAGATTTGGGAGTAGATGAACAAATATTGAAAAAATTCTATTCTTGAGTAATACTTATTTTTAATCATCAATTTATACAGTATAAATATTATTAACTAAAAATGGGGATCTGTTTTGAAAGATATTAAAGATTTATCTTTTTCAGAGTATTATAAATCAAAGCAACAATTGTTAGAGAAAGCAGAGGACACGCCTAGAATATACTCTTTATATGAAATTAAAACATATAAAAAGGTTCCTTTAAAAGAATCTTATGACGATGAGGATAAAACATATATAAATTTTAAGCCTAAAGATCGTATAAAAATATTATGGGAATATGAAGATATATATTATCCTACTGCTAGAAATTTTGTAGTATTGTCGGAAGAAAACAATACCAAAACTTATTATCCATGTTGGGGCAGTAAAAAGCTGTTAAAGTGGGTATTAGTTAACACCAAAGAGATAGAAAATGTTAATTAACATTAATTCACGAATATATAAAAATCCATATGGGTTAAAGGATTTTTTAAAAATGGCTGAAACAATAAACAATATATGCCATGAAAATTTTGATGTTTACCAGTTATGTATTTTAAAAAGTGAATTAGAATCGATAGATAATGAATATAATGAGAAAGATAAATTATTTAACAGGCATACACGGGTAAAACTAACCAATCGAATGAAAAAATATTCTAAAATTTCTCCATGTGCAGAAATTTTCTATATGTCTATATTTCGTGAGTTGCTTAACAAGCATAAAAATGAACCCATACATGAACTTATTAGATACATTAATAAACTAACATTAATGTCTAAAAATGGTGCCATAACTACTAAATATTAGTATTATTTACCAAGGGGTTAGAGAATTTATGTGGCCTAAACTTTTAGAATGGTTAGAAAAGTATGGCGGGGAAAGTATTGTTGTTCTTGTAATATCAGGTGCACTATATGTTTTTTGGGAAACTTATATCAAATACATTTTCCAAAAAAAATATTCTGATTACAAAAGAAAAAACGACAACCCCGTTTTAGAAGATAAACCAGCAACGACCGAAGAACAAAAGGATATGTTGAAACATCAAGATTTTTTTTCTAATGTTGAATTTAAAATTAATGTGGATATTCCGTCGGAAGATTTTTCAAAAAATCCTGTTAAAAAGTGTCTTTATAAAAATATTTTATTGATATTGTTTGAAGCGTATCATGAAAACATGTTAATTTTTATAAAGAATTTAGATGTTAATTGGGACAAGCATGAATGGTTAAAAGAGTTAAATACCGTAAATTATAAAATTATAGAGGAATTGAAATCGAAATCTACGCAGCGTGGAATTCCTAAAAAGGCGATTCAGTTTTTTCTGACATGGTATAATCCGTTTATGCAACAAATTTATTTTTATATGAGAAAGATTTCAGATATGGATAATAGAAATGCTGTGGATAATACAAATACATATCTTTTATTATTAGAATTAATATTGATGAACACCTTGTCAGACATTAAAAATATCGGTAACTTTGATTTTGAATTAGATGGGTTAGAATATAAAGGTCAGATAATAACAGGCGAAGATGGGTAAGAACACTTTTTAGCTGGTTATTTTGAAGGGTCAAGGGGTATTTGCTTTTTGATAAATAATAGACATATAAAGATTTAACCTATAACATGTCTATATACGATTCATTTGCAGATAAGCCTAACAGAATTAGAGAAGAAGGGCAAGAGATAACATTAAGATTTTCTCGTATTGACGATAATACTGGAAAAATAACATGGAATATACCACCCGGGTTTAAAGGATGTGCCGGGGATGGTGTTTATGATGGGATTGTAATAACAGTAAGCAGAAGTCCAGCAGATTATATCGAATCGTCTCCCAAAGATGGGACTTTTTATATAGGCGACAATAGTGTTGACCCAGATTTACATGCTGGAAGTAAACTTCTTAATAACGAAGAAGAAAAGGTTTTAGTGGTTGGTGCTTTTTATAATGACAGAACCACTACAGAACTTGAAGTGATGGATCTTGAACCTAGGACCGCGTATTATTTTTCGGGATACGCAGTAGATAATGTGGCAAGGTATCACAGAGAGGGAGTGCATTCATATTCTCTTCCTACCGGAATAGCAGAAAGTAATGAGGAAATGTTGACCTCAGCAGAGCATGTCGTAGATTTAGATGAGGATGTAAACCTATCATCGGCTACTGGTGTTAAGGAAGGAAAAGAGTTTAATATAATAGCTGACATAAACGAAGAAGAAGATGTAGAAATAAAAATAAACGGAAATGAAGCAAAAACGTATCGTTCTATGATAGAGACTATCAACCAACGATACATGGAACTAGATGAACCATATTATTCCCCCACGGTTCCATTTAAGGGCACTATTTTTACAATTAACGGACAATTTTATAGATGGGACGGTGAAAGTAGAATAGAGATTAATCCGTTAGAAAGCGATAATATACCGAACATCGCACAAGAGGGAGATTTGTGGTATAATACTACTATAGGAACGTTAAATGAATACGATTCTGGTCAGTGGGTAGAACAAACAGTCATAAAATATGATTTTGATATTACAACGCCACCAGACGGGGCCATTTGGTTTGATGGTGTTATGGCAAGAGAATGGAGGGGAGATTTATGGTGTGATGTAAATACTATAATAAGTGAGAGAAACCCTCTTTTGCCTCCAAAACTAAAGGGAAATGTATATTGGTTCAATACTGATACGGGAGAGTTTTTTGAAAGAAATACTGAATTAAAAAAATGGGAAGATGCGTTAGTTATACATTTTTCGAAAGATCCAGAGGACATAGACATTGGAGATTTTTGGTTTGATGAAACAAATGAAAAGGTTTTTCAATTAATATCTGGATTTTTATGGGAAGAGGTTACGGATATAATTTTTGAGGAAACGAATTCCACACCGTCTAACAATGAAGAAGAAGTAGAATACAGATATGTAATAGATGAGCAGACTCTATATGAATGGAAGGCTACTGAATTAGAATGGGTACCCGTTCCAATCGCCATATTTCCAACAGACCCAAGAAATAGAGAATCATGTGGTCTATGGTGGGATTCATCACCAAACGTTGACAATGTGTTTTTGTGGGACAATATCAATAATACATGGATTCCTTCGGATAGTTTTTTCCAACAGTCTAGAGACCCGGCGTTACCTGAAAAGTTAGAAGAGGGTAGTGTTTGGTATAACTCCAAAACAGGAGAACTGCTAAAAATATTAAGTCAAACATGCGAGAAGGTTAATTTCATAGATGAAGTGTTTAATCCGGTGAATGACGTTCCTATTGGTTTATTCTGGAAACATGATGACATATTCAAAGAATGGAATGGAACCAATTGGGTAGAAATAGATCCACAACCATTAAATTGGATCAAAGACCCTACGATTGTTGAGGAAGGAACCTATTGGTTAAATTCAATGAATGTTTTAAAGGTTTGGAACGGAACCGAGTGGATGGAAGTAGAAGTATCAAATGAAGATCCAATTCCAGATGATGGTTTTCTTTGGTATAATACTGTAGACAAACAGTTATATGAATGGAACGAAAATACTAAATGGACAAAAACTACAGGTGTAGTTTTTGTTGAGTTTGTCCCTAAAAAAACAGTAGAAGGGCGAGCATTATTAGAGTTTAAAACGCGTAAAAAGGGTTGTGATGCGTTTCTGGAATTAAAGGCGAGAAAAGATAATATTTTATCTGCGCTTAAAACGAGTATACGATATAGACATCCAAAAGAAGGTAAAGATTTAGAAGAAGGCAACCCCATGTATAAAAGATTAGGCGTGGGGGATGATGGCAGCCCAGATGAACGAAGAGAGCTTCATGATACAGTACGCCAAATATTAGGGGAACCAAGCACTAAAGTAGAGTTATCTAAAGCAAATATTGATATATGCATAGACAATGCACTGACACAACTTAGGAAATATGGTGGCATATCATATAAAAGAGGGTTCTTTTTCTTAGATCTTAAACCTAACCAACAACATTATGTATTAAATGACCGATGCACTGGGTTTAATACAATAGTAGAAGTAAAGGGTGTGTTCAGATTACGCAGTGGTTTTTTTCAAGGGGCGTATTCTGGCCATGACATTTATGGATATGCAGCACTAAAACAATTATACACATTAGGCTCTTTTGATTTATTAACTTTCCACAACGTATCCCATTTTATTGAAGAATTAGAAACTCTATTTGCTACAAGAATAACATATCAATGGGTTGAAAGATTAAGAGAACTCCGGCTATTGAACGCAATTTATCATCCAGAGCGGGTATTAGTAGATGCCAGTATAGAAAGAACGGAACAAGATTTAATTGTAGATAGGGGAACCAAGTTATGGTTACAACGATGGGCAGTAGCTGAGGCGAAAATGATGCTATCGCAGAGCCGAGGAAAATTTCAAACGTTGCCCGGGCCTAACGGGAGCACTGTATTAAATGCACAAGAATTAATTACACAATCCGAGGCTGAGAAAGCAGTATTAATGGAAGAGCTAGAAGACATGGCAATGCAGGGAGTAGAAGAAGTAGGATTAAGTGCTTATTTTGTATTAGGATAATTTATACTATGGAAGATGATAAAAAAGTAGACTGTTTCCCCACAGAAGACGATGTTGTAAAGGATTGTCCTGACGATGGGGTTATAGGTCCAAACGATCCTACATTTGACGATCCCACTACAAATGATCCTTGTGCAGATAACGCTCAGAATCTACCGTGTCCTACGGAAGAGCCATGTTATCCATGGCAATTTACAAACTTCACACAAGAGGTTTGTTCAATTGAGGGATACGTGGAAGAGTCTATTAACATCGGGGCTGCAGTGGTAAATGTTCATAAACTTCTTGGTATTCATGAACAAAAAAAATTAGTTGATGTAACGGGAATGGGGAAAGCTATTTCAAATGGTGATCATCCTAATTTCCCGGCAGACAACGCCTTTGACAAATATGATACTGAATGGAGATCTGAACAATTAGGAAAAGATGTTACACGCAAGGCATATATCGGTTATGATTTTGGACCAATACGGTTAGATAATGGAAGAGTCAGGTATTCTATAGAAACCTTTGTAAAAAAGAATGTAGCCACAATAAGATTCCAACAGGGTTGTGATGCAAAAAATAGAGTTACAAAGGTAAGACTAGAACGATCATATGACGGAGAAAAATGGTATGGAGTTTCTGCAATCAAAATACCAGATTGCGAGGGTTTAGTAACAGTGCATTTTAAGTCTACTGCACCGGCAAGGTATTGGCGAGTTCGACCCTTGGCTTTTAACGGTGGTGACAAAGATTATTGGGCAGTCAAGGCACTTCAATTATCTGAACATGAGAAAACGGACATAAGAAACATACAAGATAAAATATTTTTAGAAAATAGAGATAGAAAATATTCAAAAGATGTTATTCGGACAAAAGGATCGTATGCTCCTGTAGAATATTCGGCATTCTTATCAAAAATCGGAATGAATAGTCCATTTAATGCAGAACAATTCATTTTTGAATTTTCATTCAGACAAATAATTCGAGAAATTGGGAGACCCTTAGTTATAGGTGATATAATACAAATACCTAGCGAGACATATTTTAATACTTCATTGGACCCGAAGCTAAAATACCTTGAAATAACAAACGTAGCGTGGGCTACGACGGGTTTTAGTCCCCAATGGGTGCCCACTATGCTTAGAGCTATTGCGGAGCCTGCAATGGCTTCTAGAGAGACACAGGATGTATTTGGTAAACTGACCGAAGATTTGGATGAGCTAGGAACATCAGACACTAACGACGGGAATAGAAGAAATAAAAATTATCAAGACATACATGATGTTTCTGACACAGTAGCGTCTGATGCAAATACACAAGTTCCCCATAGAGGGCAAGATTATGCCAACAAACAAAAATTAAGTAACGAATTAAAAGATTGGATAGAAACTAATTTAGATGGGAAAGACCCAAATAGACTAGATCGCAATCGTCACATATGGGGAATTGATGGCTTGCCCCCAAACGGTGAAGAATTTACCGAAGGAGAAAAATTCCCCGACAATCCAAAAGATAGAGATTACCATAGAATAACATATGATAGTATTGACCGGAATCTTTCACCTGCACTATATAGGTTCTCAAAAGCAAAAAATAAATGGATTTACATGGAAACGGATTTGCGCCATGAATGGAAAGAAACGAAAGCAACTCTTACTAGCTTTTTAAACCCTGCTGGAGAAGATAAAGATTTTCGAAGTGATGTGGATGATATCGAAGGTAAACTGGATGAATAACCCCGACACTCTTGCTAATTCCTAAATAATCCAGTATAATTCTCTGAGTCAATATTCAAAAGGATTTAATGAATAATAAAAAACAAAAACATATTATTAATAATATGCTTAATTCTGTGGACCTTATGGGGCGATGTATTGATATTATTGAACCCACATTTTTTGACCCTGAATATATACCGCATATAAAATTTCTTTTAGATTATCATATAAAATATAATACAAATCCGTCACCCGAATTGATGAATTCAGAAATCGATTCAGAAATTATATATGAAAAGTATACGATTCCCACAGATGAAATTGAATATACTGCAGAAGAAGTTGAATCGTTTTGTAGACAATCTGCAATGCGAGATGCGATAACAGAAAGTTTTTCATTGATACAGGAAAACAATTTTGGTGAAGTATATAAAAAAGTTTCAGATGCATTAAACGTAAGTTTAAAAAAAGATTTGGGATTAGACGTATATGAAGATCCAGAAAATAGATTAAATAAAATGTTGGAAGAGTTGGATTATATCCCTTCAGGTATTAAAAGTTTAGATAATTTAATGGGTGATGGTGCACTAAGGAAACAATTTCAAATAGTATCAGCAAATTCAGGGGGAGGGAAATCGGTATTTTTGTCAAATATTGCCAACAATTATTCGTTACAAGGATTAGATGTTGTATACATATCTTTAGAATTACCACCAGAAATGATATTTTTGCGGCAAGCTTATATTATGACTTCCTTTTCTCATCGTGTATGGAAAAGTAAAATACCAGAAATAGCTTCGAAAATGTCAGAGTTTAAAAAGTTCGGAGTTGGAAATTTTAGAATAGTGAGACTTCCAATAGGAAGCAATGCAAACGCAATACGCGCATATTTAAAGCAATATGAGATAGAATTCGAAAAAACACCTGACGCATTAATAGTTGATTATTTGGATCTAATGTCACCTATTTCAGGGGCAAAAAATAAAGGAATTTCAGAGCAAGACAAAGAAAAATCTGAAGAGATATATGAACTGCTTCATACATATGATATGATTGGTTGGTCTGCGTCTCAACAAAACAGAGACGCGTTAAAAATGAATTCGCCCGATCAGTCGGTAGTAGCAGGTGGGCTCTCAAAAGTTAATATATGTGATAATTGGATATCTGTTTATATGAGTGGGGAGATGCGGCTTGCGGGCGAGCTTATGATATTTATGTTAAAAACAAGATATGCAGATGGGCAACATCAGAGTTCTTTGTTATCGTTTGACGATGGTAGTTTAAAGATATCAGATCATGAAACTCCTGATAAATCTGAAGATTTGATCCGTCAAATTGAGAAACGAAAAAATAATAAAAGTTCTTCGAAAGAGAAAGAGGTATTAGAGTCGGTGATTGATGCAAGAGAGATTGATTTACCCGGCGCACAAAACGATGAAGAAACTAAGATAATAAATAACAGATTAGACCGTCTAAAAAAAGACCTAGTAGATTTTTCAGATGAAGATGATAATGAGCCAATACACGAAAATCAAGATTTATTAGATCTTATAGAAAGTACAAATCATTTACAAACAAAGGATAGTTAATATGGCACTCGAATTAGAAAAAACACATTATTTCACATTAGAAGATGGCACTAATATATTAGTATCACATCTTCCAGATTCAATAAAAGAGCAGGTTAAAATATATGATGAGATTAGAGAAAATTTCTTACAAAAATCCTTCGAAGCTCAAGTATATAATCTAGCTAGCGAACAAAAACGGCTCCAGCTTAAAAAAATGCTTGAAAATTATTTAACCTCTGAAGAAACCGAAAGCAAAAAAGATCATACTGATACTAGAAATGCCGTAGATCAAGAATAACGCAAATATTTTTTGAAATATAATATAAAATGGAACATGCTTATGAATACTGAAACTGACGAAAGTGAAGAAGACTATAAAAACGTAGAAACTACAAAAAAAGCTCATGCGCTAGAAAAATGGTTAAACTTAGAAGAAGAGTCTACTGAAGTTGAAAAGGTTACATATAATTTCCCACGAAAAGAATCTAAACATTATGATTCAAAGGATCGTGAGATAGAAGAACAGGCCCACAAAATATTTGAAGAAGCAATGTCTGGCTATCTTAGCTTGGAAAGTTTATTATCCAGTATAGAACCCAAATACAGAGCACGAATGGCCGAAGTTGCTCTGGCGTATTTAAATACTGCTCTTGATGCGACAGATACTAAAAATAAACAAAAAGAATCATTAGAAAAACTAAAACTCCAAAAAGAGAAATTACTAAGGGGCTCAGATAAATCTGATAGTACAGTATTTGTTACTGCGGATAGAAATAAATTATTAAAAGAACTCCGTAAAGAATATGATAAGCGTAATGGGGTAATTGACATTAATTCAGACGATTCAGACGATTCAGACGAAGGAAATACTGAAAATGATTGATGGTAATCATAGAAAGAATGAAATAATACGGTTAATTAAAGAATGTATAACATCGATGCGTGTAAGAAATGGACAAATTGTAATTAATGAAGACGAATTTGCAGATGTGCGTGAATTTGTTCCAATAGTTAAATCATTGTGTAATTTTTTGGTCGAGTCTAATTTTGAAGAAGTATACTGTGAAAAGATAAATGATACTAATAATATTGTAATTTATAATGGAGATTCTGATTGTCTTGGAACATTATATAATATTATATGTTCTGATAGCATGACATTTTCCGGAACAATAGGAGTTCGACAAATAGAAAAGGACGGTGGAATTTCCGCTCATCTTAATTATTTATCATTATTTTTAGAACCACGTGGGTTAGATTTTTTAGAAAACAACTTTAATGTAAAAAAAGATTTCCCCAGAACAGAAAATGATGTTATAGATGTTTATATGAATCTATACAAAGTATTACGAAGATATTTTGAAACCTTTCCCATGGCAATGTATTCGTTGATGACAGGAATTAAAAGGGTATATAGTCTACCAAACAGTGGAATAATAATAAACCCAACCAATTTTGAAATTGTAGATTTTAAAAATTTTAAAAATGTAAATTTAATAAACTTTTCACATGAATCTTTTACATATGAGTTATCAAAAAATACTCCCCACTTGAAAATATGTTTTGAAGGCATTAAACTAATGAATCTTAGAACAAAAATAGATTATAAAAGTAAAAAGTTTAGACTACGTTTTATGATGGAAACGGGAAAAAACTTTTTTAAAATATTTGAAAAATTATCGGAGATATAATATATGGCGCTTAAAAGATTTGAAAATATGGAAGACTTTCTAGCTAAGTATAAAGCGGCTAACAAGTCAAAGCTTAGAATTGAAGAATTGGCTTACATAATGAATGTAAAGCCGGATACTATAGCTAGAAGGAAAATATCAGTCAAACACCACATGGGAATTGAACTCCCACAATTAAAACGGTATGGGGGTGATTTGAAAAAAGTAAATTCTGTTATTCCTTCAGAAGAAAGCAATGAAAAATTTTGCGCCGCACTGGAAAAGCTTAGAGAAGCTAGTGAAACTTTTGTAGTTGAAGAGAAAAAAGAAAGGCGTAAGATTTATGTAATAACATCTGCACAAAATGCTACTCCTATATTTACAAACTTCTTACAATCCATAAAAGTTTATCTCAAGGAACGGGGTGCTGAACTTATGATCATCCCCAATAGATATCGAAACCCAACATCAATCTGGTCTGATATGAATAAAGATAATGAATGGTGGGATCATCGGATACAAAAATATCTAGTCGATAAACGAGTTAGACTCAATAATAATATTGATGTAATGGGAAATATAAAAATACAGCCTACTGCAGTTAATCCATTAGGCGGTTTTGAAACTTACACAGGAGAGTCTTCTGCTATATTTGGTCATCCGTCAATTCAATTAAAGAGTGTCCCGACCCCTGCTAAATCTATGGCTAAAATACTTTCCACCACAGGTTCAATAACACAACCTAATTATACAGATAGTAAAGCAGGTCATAAAGGCGAGTTTAACCACTGTTATGCTGCGGCTATTGTAGAAATAGATAATGGGGCCTTTTATACTAGACATATTCATGCAAACAAAAATGGAGAATTTTATGATTTGGACCGATATTATACTGCTAATGGCTCTACTAAAGTAGAGTCCATTCCTGCCCTTATAACAGGAGACATACATGCAGCATTTCATGATGAGGAAGTAGAAAAAGCAACATATACTAATAATGATTCTATAGTTAACACATTGAAACCGGAAAATTGGGTTATTCATGATTTAGAAGATTTTTATTCTAGAAATCACCATCATAAAGATAATGATATATTAGCGTTTGGGAAACATCACTTTAACAAACGAGACAATGTTGAAGAGAGTTTGCAAATTTCAGCAGATTTTGTTGATAGACATTCCAGACCTTTTATGAAAAATATAATTGTTAGGTCCAACCATGACGAAGCATTCGACCGATGGTTAAAAGAAGCTGATCCTAAAAAAGACCCTGAGAACGCTCTTTTTTATCATTATATGAAATATCATCAATATAAAAATGTGGTAGAAACGTCTACCAGTTATAAAACCATAGATGCGTTTGAATTTTGGTGTAAACATCCAGATTCATGTAGGGGACTAGAAAATATAGAAAACACTACATTTCTTAGTAGAGATGAAAGAGATCCTAAAAGAGTTATAAAAGGAATAGAAATAGGTTACCATGGCGATGAGGGGCCTAATGGAACACGGGGAACTTTAAATAATTTATCTAAAATAGGACCTAAAATCGTTATTGGTCATAGTCATTCCCCCGGAATACTGAATGGAACATATCAGGTAGGTGTTAGTGCTAGAACCGATCTAGAGTATGCTTCTGGTCCCTCAAGTTGGCTCCATACTCATTGTCTAATATATCCTGATGGGCATAGAACACTAATACATATAGTAAAGGAGAAATGGAGATTATAAAATGAATAAACGTAAACTAGGGAAAGATTTATATCATGTAAAAGTAGATTTCTCTGATAGATGGGAAAAAATACCAATTACTAAAAAGGAAAAATATTTAGATCGTTTACGACTAAGTTTAAAACACAATTTTCCAGAGTACTCGTGGATAGTGACGGATGAGAGGATAAATATAGAAAGTATTTCTCCAATCGACGCACCAGAACTTTATGAAGTGGATGAATTATACAACCATCAGAAGCTTATGTTAGATAACATGAAATCTGATGGTAATACTATTATTGAAACGTCCAGACAATCAGGGTCAACTCATGTATTATTAGAGTATATTAAACATATATTAGAAAATAACGAAGGGTATTTAATTCGTTATACGGGGTCACCGAGACGGGCTGATGTATTACATATGTTACACGAAAAGCTTAATCCAACATTAGTAAGCCAAACTAATAGCACGTTAACTTTTTTCACAACCGGAACCTATAAGCCTAATAAAGTACATGTGTTATCTCCTGATACACATCATATGGATCATAGTGATATTAGGGGATGTTCCTATAATGGTGTAATAGATGTTTATGATAATAATAGAATCATTGACTCGCAATTTTGGGAAAGATTAAAAAAATCGAATGATGTATTATGTCATTTTGCTTGTAATGGCAACTTTAAATTTATATTAACACGCACTGGACAACCAGATCCTACATATAGAAAAATATTATTGACCGGAAGACTTAATGATTTATATTTTGCAAATAGATTAAAATTAGATTATACCGAGATTGCTTTACTGAACAAAGATCAGGAAAATCCACCAGATGCTCTACCGAATATGTTTAGAAATCAAAAATATTCAGAACTAAAATATCAAATCGGGGAAAAATGCTTTAACCGGGAACATAGATTGCACTTAGATTTAGATGGGGGACACTACTAAGTCTCCATATATCGACTAGATAAATGTTTAATAAATATCTGTGACCCTTCATAGATATTTGCATGAGTAGACGTAGAGACCCTAGACTAAAAAAAGCACATGAAGAAGTAGAATTTGATCAGAGCATGGTCAGAGAACTCATGCGCTGTTCTACTGATCCAAAGTATTTCATAAAAAATTATATCAAGGTTAAGCACCCTAAAAGGGGTAAAATTCCTTTTTCATTGTATGACTATCAAGAAGATATGGTAGATCTTTATAATAGTGATGATGATGTAATTATAATGAGTGCTAGACAGACAGGTAAAACCGAATCAATTTGTGCCTATCTTCTTTGGTATGCAATATTTAATGAAGATGTAACAATTTTGGTAGTCTCTAACAACTCTACTAATGCAATGGAAATAATTTCAAAAGTTCAATATGCATATAAAGAATTGGATAATTGGATTAAACCCGGAATTGACGATGATTCATGGAACAAGCACGAATGTAAATTTGATAATGGTTCACGGATAGTTTCTACTACTACCACTGAAGATTCTGGTCGAGGTATGGCGATATCGTTATTGTATTGTGATGAATTGAGTTTCGTTAAATCCAGCATACAAGAAAAATTTTGGACTTCTATATCTCCCACTCTTGCCACTGGAGGAAAATGCATAATATCCTCTACCCCAAACGGAAATTCTAATTTATTTGCTGAATTGTGGAGAGGGGCAACCAATGGCATAAATTCTTTTAAATATAAACATGTTCCATGGGATGCCCCACCGGGCAGGGATGAAGAATTTAAACATCAGCAAATAGGAAAGATCGGTAAAAGAAAATGGTATCAAGAGTATGAATGTCGCTTTTTATCAGAAGATCATACTCTTATTGATACCATGATTATCAACAACATTGAAAATGAAATGGATGTGAAATATAAGGATAATGATGGAGAGCCGCCAGTAGCATTTGAAATAGGAGACTTACAATTCTTTAAGAAAGTAAATAAATCCATGGCTTATTTAGTATCAGTTGACGTGGCTTCTGGAGTAGGAAATGATTATTCCGTTATAGAGGTGACTGAATTTCCTAGTATGGAACAAGTTTTAGAATTCAGGTCTAATGATACGAACGAGAAATTTTTATATTCTAGACTTAAAAATATTTTACTCTTCTTACAACAAAATAGTAAAGAGGTTTATTTTTCCGTCGAAAATAACGGGCTAGGGGCTAGTATACTAGCCCTGTATGAATACGACGAGAAACCACCACAATCTGCATATTTGATCTCTGACAGTAATAGTAAACGTTTAGGACTCTCAATGTCAGAGTCTACTAAACGAACAGCTAGCATGAAGTTAAAAAACATGATTGAAACTAGATCATATAAGTTTTATTCTAAACAAATAATTAAAGAATTAAAAAGTTATACCCGTCAAGGAGCTAATTTTAAAGCAGAGACGGGCTCTACGGACGATACGATATCAGCATTATTGATTTTAATGAGAATGCTAGAAGAAATGGCCGATTATAATGCATATGCGTTTGATAAATTATATAATATAAAAGGACAAGATGTACAACAAGAGAACTTTGACGATGAGTTTGTTGACAATCCCGAAACATTAGATGATATGCCGATGCCTATTAGTATAGGTTAAAAAAATATAAATAGATTATACAATACACAAATTAAAATATATAAATGAAACTAGAGTCTTTATTTTTAATTGAGCGAACCATGGCGTCGTTAATATCCATTACGAAAAACTCTTTTGGAAGCAGTAGAGAAAATGACGCAAATAAGGTTCAAGTGAAAGATGTAGAATATATACCCTTTGTAGAAGAGGGGATAATACAAGTAAAAGCAAAAACGTTTAGTGGTCCAGATTCAAATGAATATCAAAGCATAATACTAATTGAGGATATAGAATATATTAATGAAGAAGAATTTAATGAAATGTCTGGTAACGCAGGATTTGAAATTACGTCGCCAGATGGTACCCCATTCTATATTAAAGACGCCCAAACCAATAATGACGTAAAAGTGCGGTGTAGTTGTGAGGATTTTCGATGGAGGTTTGCTACATATAATCATAAGGACAATAGTTTATATGGTAACTCACCAGAAGCATATGCAAAAAAAACAGATAGACCTTCGGTAAATCCTACTAATAGTCCCGGAGTTTGTAAGCATTTAATAAAACTTAAAAAAGAATTAGAAAGAGAAGATTTTTTTAGAACGTTATTGCATTGATATGTTCAAGACAGTATAATGTTCTCAAAATTTGATTACTATAACCATATAGTAATCGAAAAATAGTGGCACATGGGGTGCCACAAATAATACGATAGCATACTAGTACAAATAGAAAGCTAAGAAAACATTAAGAAAGGAGACCTAATATGGCTAAGAAATTAACAATGAAAGAAATCCAAGAACTAGCGAAGAAAAAAACATCAAACAATAACGAAAATAATTTTAAGAATACAGATATATATCCGTTTTGGTTGATGCAAAAGGATGAAATTGCTAAAGTTAGATTTTTACCCGACAAGAATAAAGAAAATATACTGCCGTTTATCGAAAAATTAGAACACAAATTAACAATAGAAGGCAACGTGCGAAAAGTACCATGTCCTAAAATGTATGGACATAAATGCCCAATATGTGATTTATCACAAGAATATTATAAGGCAGAGGGTGATGATTCTAATGATGGAAAATATTATTACCGTGACAGAATGCATTTGGCTAGGGCACTAATCATCGAAGATCCATTACAACCAGATCCTTCAACGGGAGAAAGCTATGTAGGTAAAGTCGTAACTCTTCAACTAGGATTCCAAATCTATGAAAAAATTATGGAACAACTCGGAACCTTTTTTGATGAGGATGATATGCCCCCATGGGATTTTGAAGAGGGATACAATTTTAATATTAAAAAGGTAAAACAAGGAAAATATTTTAAGTATGATATCGGTTCATCTTTTGAGCGTAAGCCTAAACCCATTCCTGATGAATATTTAGAAAATATAGAACTTAAGGATCTTAGATCCTTGCTTCCGGAAGAAATTGATTATGATAGGGCGAATGAATTCTTGGAAAAGCATAAGTCTGGTGGAGTAGGAGATTCTGATAGCTTGGAAAATAAAAAATCGGCCTCTTCTTCAGCGGATGCAGATAGAAAGGCTAGAATGCTAGCACGGTTAGAAGGAAACGACGAAGACGATGAAGAAATTGACGATGAAGAACAGAAAGAAGCAAAAAAAGCAATCGAGGAACTCGCCGCAGAAGCCGCAGAAGATGACGACGACGATGACGATGAAGATGCTGAATTACAAGCAATAATAAATCGTAAAAGAAAATCAAAGTCGTAATTTAATCGTTGACTAAAAATCAAAAAGCCTATATCATAGATATAGGCTTTTTAAACTTTAATATAGGAGATAAAAACTAATGGCGGATATATTTAACAAATTTAGGAAAGATGTCGAAAAAATGAAAGACGTCACTACTAACTCTGAACCACCTCAACATTGGCTCAGTACAGGATGTTATGTTATAAACAAAACAATATCTGGTTCATATACTAAGGGTTTTGCTTCCAGCAGAGTATCTATGATAACTGGTCCATCTAGCGCAGGTAAAAGCCTCATGGCGATGCAAGCCGCAGTAGAAGCCCAGAAAGAGGGATTTTTGGTATTTGTTGTTGATTCAGAACATGCGTTAGATGACAATTACATGAAGAAAGTAGGATTAGATGTAAATACCGAAACGTTTTTCTATAATGATGTTAAATCGTTAGAAGCTGCTAAAAAAGTTACTACATCGTTTATTAATACGTATAGAGATAATAAAGATGAGTTACCACCTGCTTTAATATTAATTGATAGTATGGACCAACTTAAAACAAAGACGCATGTTGAAAAATCTGAGCAGGGAGAGGTATATAATGACCAAGGTCAGCATCCAAAACAACTTAAACAGTTTGCTGCAGATATTGGACATGAAATTAAGGATTTAGATATTTTTTGTGTAATGACCAAGCAACCATATAAAAACCAAGATCCTATTATGTCTAAAGTACAACCATATATAATCACAGATGCTATGCGATTCCCATTTAGCCAAATTGTACTATTAACTAATAGACGAGTTAAAGATAAAACAACAAAAAATGTAGAGGGAATTGCTCTAAAAGTCTTTGCAGAAAAAACTAGGTTTTGCAAACCGTTCCAATCTTGTGTTGTAGATATCCCATATGATTCAGGTATTGACCCTTATAGTGGTATATTAGCGGTAGCAGAAGATCTGGGGGTGGTAAAAAAAACCGGTGCATGGTATAATTTTGATGGGAATAAATTCCAAGAAAAAAACTCTGGTCCCTATATGGAAGATATATTTTCTAGACTCCTACAAAAGGATGAAGATGAAAATGTGGTACTACGTTCCATAGAAGACAGAGAGTATAAAAACGAGGAAAATGATGAGTGATAAAAATTTAAAAGACCTATTAAAAGACAGAGAAAAAAATTATCTGGAAAGCACGCAAAAAATATTAGAAATTTTTTTACCTCAACTAAATGAATCCATACAAGAAGTAATATATGATGGAGAGCCTATAAACATATTAGTAAAAGGAATATATCCAATAGTAGATAATTTACAATATGTCTCCATAATAGTTAAAGTATCTCAATTGGATATAGGAGATACCGTTGATCTGGTAGATGATGACGGACAGAAAAAGGAACTGAAAATAACAAAAGATAATTACTGGAGCGTGGCGGATTTAATAACATTAAATGCACCAATATCGGTACTAGAGACACAGGACTCTTCTGTCATATCGAAGTTTATGCGTGAAGAATATGAAGAAAACCCTGAACTAAATGACATGGTTGAAAATGAAAACTTTTTAAGTGATACAGAATCTTCAGATGAAAATAATACACAAGAAAATATTATAGATGATTTTGATAAGTCGCAACTGGACAACACACAACAAAAACTTTTAGGGTTATATAATAACAAACAATCAGGAAATAAACATTAAACGTCATGAGTTCTCAAAATCTTAAAAAAATAAGAAAAGATTTCGCACATGCATTGCGCATTATTAATGATTATGAAAAAAAGTTGACTGGCTGGCAACAAAACTTGAGCCTAGATAATAAAAATATTGAAAGGGTTAACATAGAGCAATCATCGTGGTTAGCATATTATGACGAAATAAAAGTAAACCTAAAAACTATGATAGAGTATTTCGAGTATTTGTTAAAAAACCAAAAAGCACATGATATTCGAATTTTAATTAAAACATCTGAGAAATCTATGACGGATAGGATGTTGGATAGATTGGCAGAAGAGAGTCAAGATTATAAAGATATTTTCATGGTGTATCTAGAAATAAAAGAATTATATTTAACGGCAGATTCTATCGTTAATCAATTATACCAACGGGCATATAGTATTAATAATATTGTTCGGATACGTGAAAAAGAGTTACAAGGAATAACTTTACATTTAAATTAATAATGACGAATATTCCAGAAAAAATAGCTACTATTATAATAGAAGATTATGTCTATGCGACAATCGCCGGTCTTAGAGTAGAAGATACCGAGCATTTAGTCAATGAATATGCGGTCTATACTAAAAATTATTTTTTCTCACCAGATTATCAGATGAAGAGATGGGATGGGAAATTCAAGTTCTTTTCTAATGCGAATAGAACGTATCTTAGTATTATAATAGAGATTGTAGATGAATTAAAAAAACGCGGATATAAGATAAGGATCAACAATAGAAGACGTGATTTTAATTTACATATTCCACCTGTTGATGAAAACTATTTTTCTGAATATGAGTTTAAATTAGGAAAACATCAAGTTAAAGCAATAAACAATACATTAAAAGGTCATCATGGGATCATTAGAGTTGGAACTGGAGGAGGAAAAACTTTAATTACTGCAGTATTGGCAGATCTATATACTAAACACAATTATAAGACAATTGTAATTGTGCCAAACAAAGATTTGATAACTCAAACAAAGGATGAATTATCGTCATTTGGGATGGAAGTGGGTGCATATTATAGTAAAGAAAAAATAACAAACAAACCAGTTACAATTTCGACATGGCAATCCTTAAATAATAATCCTAATTTGCTATCTTCTTTTAACGCTGTGATGGTAGATGAATGTCATGGATCGCAAGCACAAAATCTTTTCAAATTGCTTTCCAACCAAGGGAAAAATATTCCTGTTAGAATTGGTTTAACTGGAACCATTCCAGAACATATGTGCGATAAATTAAAAGTTTTTTCGGTTTTGGGTCCAGTAAAAGCAACAGTCCCGGCTAACTATTTAATGAAAATAGGCTGGTTAGCTAAACTCAATCTTCTTATGGTTCAATATAAAGAAGAGTTTGTTGAAGAATGGGAACATTTTAAACAGGTTTCAGAATCTACAGAAGATAAAACAATATCATATAAAGAGTTTAAAAATCATAGATTATTTCCCGCATATGAAAATGAAAAAACTTATTTAAAAACAAATGCCTCTAGGCTAGAAAGCATTGCGAATTTAATAAAAGTAATGACTGAAAAATATGGAAATTCTTTTATTCTTGTTAATACTATAGATTTTGGTAAAAAATTACAAAAATTGTTGGGAGAAGATGCTATATTTATTAGCGCTAAGATAAATGACAGAAAGCCAATATATGATGCATTTAAAACAAACAACAATATCATAGGTATAGCAACATACAATCTCGCTAGCACGGGTCTTAATATACCTAGAATATTTAACATGTTTCTAATAGATGGAGGGAAATCGTCTATTAAAGTTGTGCAATCAATTGGACGGGGGCTTCGTAAAGCAGCAGATAAAGATAGTGTAAACTTGATTGACATATATTCTGATGTAAAGTTTTCTATGCGTCACGCTAGAAAAAGAAAAAAAATATATAAGGAAGAAAAATATAATTTTAATACTATAAAAGTGGATTATGAAGACCAAGAAAATACTGTACAAAATTGCTTGAAGAAGGTACAATTACTTAACAACGAATCAAAAAAAGAAGAAATTAAAAAGGAAGTTATAGAATAATATGATGTTTTTAGACGAAAACAATGATCCAATCGTATTGGAAAGCATAGATATTCCTACAGAATCAGAATATTTTTGGTCCTTTTCCTTAAAAGAAAAAGATTTTATGCTTAATGAGATAATAACATTTGAAGAGATGGAGGTGTCTTCACTTCTTGTATCTATAATGGGGTATGTAATAGAACTGCCAACAAATTGGAATATTTTAATTTATTCACAAGAAACATCTCAGCTTGATATATTAGAGGTATATGAATTGACCAAAGGAAATTATGATGCAGTAATTTACAATCATGTAAAAGATTATGTAGAATTTGGGGCCGGATTAGTCAGGGTATTAGATTACTACCCATCTAGTAAGATAAGAACACCATCGCTGCATAAAAGTACCATGTTGTGTCATCCTGTTGGACCGTCACATTGGATATGCGTGTCACCGACAGATAACTTCAATAAATATTTGAAAAATAGCGTAATAGGAGATTTATATTTATGACTAAAAAAAAGAAGAAGTTTACCGTTCCCGAATTTAAAACATGGTTAGAGGGGATAATGCAATTTCAAAATACAGATTGGTCTCCCAACAGAGAACAATGGGAAGAAATTTATTCTAAAATAATGGATTTAAAAGAGCCAATAAATAAAGAGAAAATGTCATTGAGCGAAAGCGCAATAGATGAAATTAATAATATAGTTTATTTTCATATAACTGATACTTTGAAAGATAATTTAAGTCAATTCTCTCGCGGAACCCAGCCACAGACGTTGCCGCAAAATTTACCACAACAACCACTGCAACAACCACTGCAACAACCACTGCAACAACCACTGCAACAACCACTGCAACAATCGGAAAACGGTTTAGAGAATGTATCATTAAGTGAACTGAAACGAAGGGCCGAGGAACGGGCAGCAAACCCCACCGGGGACAACGAAAATACACATAAACTCCCAGATCGTACAGATACTGCAGGAAACCCCAACGATTTTGTATAATAATATATAATGGAAAGTATATACCATGAAAAATTACGGGATAGAGATCTATGGGTTGATGGTGAGAGTGTTCTTAATATAGATGGAATTTGTGACAAAATACTGAAAGGACATACTGACTTCCATAATTCAAAGCTAGTAGTATCAGAAGATACTGAGAAAGACATTATCAAATTTATTTCATTGATTAACGGTGATATGCCAAAAATATCAGTAAAATCTAAACCGGATAATAATATACTAGATACCGCGTTTAATTTGCCCGAAACTTATATGAATGTAGACGTCCAAAAAAATATAATAAAAGGATTTAAAAAGCGTCATGAAATTTCAACAATGAAAAATAAAGAACAAGAAGAAAGACTATATAGAATTGCAGATGAAATTGAAAAATATATTGAAATGGGATTATATGATGTTCTCCGTTGCATGTCATACATAATAGATATGTTTAAGAAAAATAATGTTGTTTGGGGTACGGGAAGAGGAAGTGCTTGCTGTTCGTATGTTTTATATTTATTGGAAGTCCATGATATTGATAGTTTTAGTTTCAAACTGGACATTGACGAGTTTCTTAGATAGATATAAATAAACATGTTCACGAAAATGGAAAAAGGAGTTACATTATGACCAGAAAAACAAAAAGTATAAAGGGTGAGGAAGTAGATTTTGACTTGCTTGAAACGAAACAAAAAATAGAACAAAACAAGCCCCGTGTTATGGAAGTTAGAGAACGAGAAGACTTCGTACATAAAAGAAGAAAAAATAGAGGACGTAGCTCTGCTATGCAAAAAATTAGAGAGAATAAAACAAACAAGAATGATATTAATACTACTAAAGAAGAAAATAAAAAAACAGCAACTACTAAAAAATCTAAAAACAAAAAAAGAACGATAGTAAAAAAAGAGAATTCAACAACTGACAAGGGTATAGAATAATGATGGAATCATTGGCACTTATAGAAGATAAAATTGCTTTTACATTTTTAGAGGATGTTAGTAAAGAGGGTTTTTCAAATACTACAGAATCTGGAATAATTGTTAAGCAAAAACAAGAAAATCAAATTAATATACCACGATGGGGTAAAGCTATAAAATGTTCTCCTAATGTTACGGATGTAAATGTAGGAGATTATATATTAATTGAACCCATGGGTTGGACTCCGGGGGTAGAGTTGGGCGACGTGAATGAGGATATTTTTTGGTTAACAACAGAGGCCAAAGTAATGGTAACCAGTGATGATTATCCCATATAATTATCATAAATATTAACTAAATTAAGGCTTTAAAATGATATTTCTAATTTTAATGATATTTGGGACTCTGCTTATAGCAAGCGCTGCAGTATTTTTTAGCGTGTTGGGGCTGGTTCAAACATTCTCGGAAACTGCTATATATTGGGGGACTTCTATTGAAGTTGCTAAACTTATATTAGCATCTTTTTTGTATAGGTTTTGGTATACTACCAGTAAATTATCGAAAATAATAAACATTATTCTAATAGTATTTCTCATGTCCATAACCTCGTTAGGGATTTACGGGCATATAATAACATCATATCAAGAAGGTAATCTTCAAGTAGTTAATCAAAATATAATATTAGAAAGTGCACAAAATAAACTCAAAAGAATTAAAGAAAAAATTGAAATAACAAATGAAAGAATAGAGAACAACAGGTCTCGTATGGAAGCCATTGAAGATGAAATATCTAGAGTTCCAGATAACTATGTTACTGTTAGACGAGAACTAATAAAAGAACGCGAACCCGAAAAAAATGAAATCCAAAACAGAATAGATAGTCTATTTGATGATCGAGAACAATTATTTTCAGAATTAGAAAACCAACAACAACATATATCAGAATTGAGAATTGAAACGGGTGAGATAGAAAATAAAGTCGGGCCTATAATGTTTGTAGTAGAAACTTTGGGCGCTACAGGGGAAAGGGCAGTTTTTTGGTTTGTTTTAATTATTGTGTTATCATTTGACCCTGCCGCAGTAGCATTAACAATATATACAAATAAAGTTTCACTATCTTTAAAAGATGCATCAAACAACAACAACAACAACAACAACGAGAAAGCACCGTCGCTTCGGCCAGATGGAAATGATGCTCCTCCAGTTAATCATGTAGAAAATGACAGTAATTCAGAAAAAGAAGAAATAAAAAATTTATTTACCGATGTGAATAACCATATAAAAGAAAATAATGAACAATTAAAAAAAATACAAGAAACATTTGATAAAGATAAGAAACGTAAAGAATTGATCGATGATGTTACGAAGTAAACCTTGAAGTTTATTCCTCAAGGGTGTATCATTTAATCTCATACAATATGAGATAGACAAGATATGCCCAAAAAACTTTGGTGGACAAAATATAGACCTGATACGTTGAGTAACTTCATATTTCAAAATGAAGATCAGGAAAGACAAATCAAAAAATTTATACATGATAGTGATATTCCACATCTTTTATTATTTGGAGTAAAAGGGTCAGGAAAAACTACACTGGCACATATATTAATAAACTCTTTAGTAAAAGAAGAACATAGATCATCGGATGTATTAATTATTAATGGTTCGTTAGATGGAAAAATAGACGGAATACGATCTACATTAATAAATCATGTTAGTTCGGTTCCGATGGGAGATCGGAGAATTGTTTTAATAGATGAAGCTGACGGGTTGTCACCTAGTGCACAAAATTCTTTAAGAGGAATATTAGAAAAATATGAGAGCAATGTAAGGGTAATATTTACTGCTAATTATGTTAATAAGTTAACCCCGGAGCTTAGATCAAGATTTTCAGAGTTTAGATTTTCTAAACTTAAATCCTCTAAAATATTAGAATATTGTATAAACGTGTTAGACGAGGAAGGTGTTGATATAGAAGATAATACTAATATTGAAGCATTAAAAACACTTTCAAAGGTATACTCGCATGATTTCAGACAATTAATAACAGCATTGCAGAATGCAACAGATGGAAAAAAATTGCGTTCTAATGCATCGGATGATGATACTTTAATTGATAAATTAGAAATTGTCGAAATGATGAAAAAAGACAATTGGATACAGGCTAGAGAAAGGGCTGCAGAGAATTTTTCCGATGATGAATTAATTGATATCTATAGATTTTTGTATGATTATCTAGATGAAATCGATAAATTTTCTAATGATAAAACTAAATGGAAACGTGGGATTATTATAATATCAGATTATATGTATCGTCACGCAATTCACCCAGATCAAGAAGTTAATTTCGCTAGTTGCCTAATAAAATTATCGGAGATTTAATTATTATGAGATTGTCAGAAGATCAAGTCAAAAAAGAAATAGATGAGGTAACCAAATTTGCAGATAATGCTGAAAAATTGTCATGGAGAAGAAAATTAAAAAAATTGGAGGGACTGGTTGATGAACTCCGTCCATATGAGGAAAAAATACTTAAGTTATATGAAGATAAGTTGCCAATAATGGATAAATTAGAAAAATTACGACAAGTAATGGTTGAAGAATGTATTCACCCTAAAGATCAATTGGTACATAAAGGGACGCACCTAGAATGCAAATTCTGTGACAAGATTATTAAGCCTAGACGATAAATGGATATATTTGAACAACTATCAAAACTAGACTCACAAAATTTAGAAGCCATAGAAGATGAGAAGTTTTCAAAAGAATTTTCTCCAATATTGGTGTTAAGATGGTATTCTGGAACCAAGGACCCTGTTCAGATCCAATTATTAAATGAATTGGTAAATCCTATGATTTTTTCATTACATCGGGAAAAAAAATTACTTTATTATTTGTTTTGTTGTAGCTCGTCAGGACGAAAAAAGCGATATTCATGGATAAAGCGACCCAAGAAAAAAAACATTGATGTTCTAAGAATGATTTCTTCATATTATGGTATTAGTGCAAATGAGGCTAAGCACGCAATTAAAAATTTAGATAAAGAAGATTTACTTGAAATATTAAACCTTATGGGATATGATAATAAACTGTTTAACAAAATTAAGAAAAATCTATGATACCTTTATACCATCAATGCGATTTTTGCAATAAAACGTTTGTTAATGAAAATAATTTGAAAAAACATAATTGCGATTTTAAAGAACGGTATGAATTCATTACAAATACGGCAAGCGGACAATCTATGTACGAGTTATATCTATATTGGTTGCGCTCTAATGGTAAAAGTGTTAAGTACGTTGACGAACATACTTTTATACATTCGATTCATTTTAAACCGTTTAAAAGATTCATTAATTTTTGTAAAAAAAAATCAATACCAGACAAAAAAATTTACATAAAAGTTTGTAACGGTTATAATCTTTCCCCTAAAGATTGGTCAACTGAAAAAATGTATGAAACGTTTTTAGATATATATGATGAGTTGATTCCTATACATCAACAGGTGGATACATCTTTGGCGACATTATATCAATTATCTGAGGGATTAGAGGTTAAAATTAGTCAAATATTCCAAGAATTAGATCCTATGGATGTGGCAAAACTCATTAAACGTAGAAAAATATCACCGTGGTTATTTTTGAATAGTGGCAAGTTCAAAGAATTTCTTATAGACCACGCAAATTCAGAAACAAGAAATCATATACAAAAAACAACCAATCCAGCAAAATGGAAAGAAATATTCAATAAAAATCCCTCAAAACGAAAAGAAATACATAATATAATAAAAGAGATAGGTTTATAAATAAATATATAACATAATGAATGCTTTTTAAAGTATATTTAACATATGGTTGATTGTCAATCCTCTTCGTATCAAATAGATAAAACTGATTCTAATACAGATTCAATTTTATTATTAAAAGGACAAATAGATCAAGATAGTCTTGATATTACTCTTCTTGGCAAACGCCGAAGAGAATATGGAGAAGTTTTTAACGAAAATTTGTTACACTTATTAGAAAATTTCGCAGCCCCGCAAGATTTGAGTACGTCTAATATAACACCTGATTTTTCTGCAACAGTAAACAATTTATTAGAAAATCCCACAACTGGACAGCTATGGTTTAATACTACCGATGAACGGATTTACCATTATACAGGGTCAGAGTGGAGACAGTTATCACAAGTAGGTGATGTTGCGGGAAACTATGGGACAATAGTAACTGGAGAACAATTACCCAGACCAGTAAGTCCGGTAACTGGATATGTATTTCCATATTCTGAGTGTAGTTGGGTCGTTTCACCATCAGGATACAACTCCAACATAGATTGGATGCAATGCTTAACGGATGATAACGCCAATGTAACATTTGAATTTAGAAAAATAGGTTCATCTAATCTAACTGCAGGCGTGGCTAACTATCAAATAATTGGAATTAAAACTAACAGTAGTATAGGACAACAAACTCCACCAACTCTACCAACTTGATTTAGATATATTGTAACGGTTATATGTTATAAATAAATTAAAATCAGGAGATAAAAAATGGGAACACTTATAGCAATAGCAATTGTAATAATAGCAGTAGGGATATTTTTGGTTGTAAGAGGTAACCGTGATAATAATATAGAGCCCACACCTACACCCACAGCTACCCCTGCACCTACTGATCCGCTCGTAGTGGATGGATCATTTTCAGTATTCTCATCTACAACAAGCACCACACAAAAGGATAACGTGCTAGCTAGTATTCAATTTTTATCAGATGGTTCAGTTTTAAGTGAAGCAGAACTACAAGGAAACATAGAAAAATCCGAGATTGGGAATATTACTATTAATGATTTCACCTCTGATCCGTTATTTCAAGTAGTAGGCCCATCAGGTGGCTCACTTCAACTTAATGGACCTACATCAGGAAAACTGAACGATTCCCCAAAGTGGAGTGCCGAAATTACACCTCAAGCTGGCACACGCTCCGTAGTTTTTTTTGTGAAAGTATTTGACGAGTTAGTTGAAAAAGTTTTTCGTGTTTCATTAATAATAGATGTTGCGGATTTAACAGTATAAAAGCTATAATAAAAAGGTAACGAGTGATAACATATAATATAAACTTTACCGATTCTTCTAAGTCTACGATTCAAGTAGAAGAAAAGGGACTAAATGAGGATTTTAGTGTTAACTTTCCCGGAAGGATTAAGTTAGAGTGGGGGGAGGATGTAAATGAGAATCTATTACATTTATTAGAGCATTTTGCAGTAGAAGCAGAGAATTTAAACATAAATATTCCAGATGCTGCTTCTTCTGGAAATAAGCTAATAAACCCGGTAGAAGGGCAACTTTGGTTTAACAAATCCAATAATAGATTATATGTCTATGTTGGCGAAGAATGGATACCGCACGCAGAGTGCGGGCAACAATATGGGGCCAACTGGGGCCAAATAAACCATGGTGAACAATTGCCTCTTCCAATATCCCCCAAGGGATATAATTTTAGTTATGATGAATGCATATGGTCTGTGTCACCCTTTACATATTTTGAAGGATTTGAGTATGTACAGTGTTTTTCAGATATAATAGATTCTACAGTAACAATGTTGTATCAAAATTCACTCGGAACGGTAGTAGAAGGTGTAGCAAATTATTTAATAATAGGAATACGAGGAAACGGGAATTTAGGTTCATTCACACCTCCACTGACACCTCCATCTCCAACACCGTCTAATACACCTGATCCAACACCGTCTAATACACCGTCTAATACACCTGATCCAACACCGTCTAATACACCTGATCCAACACCCACACCAACACCGTCGCAAAGTATGGGAAGTACACCACCACCGTCACCACCACCGCCACCGTCACCAACACCGTCGCAAAGTATGGGAAGTACACCACCACCGTCACCACCACCGTCACCGTCACCAACACCGTCACAAAGTGTGGGAAGTACACCCCAACCAACACCATCTAATACACCTGATCCAACACCGTCTAATACACCTGATCCAACACCGTCTAATACACCTGATCCAACACCTGACCCAACGCCATCGAATAGCGCACTAGAGCCATTGACGGCGTCTAATGACAGTGATTTTGGCTTCTCTATTTGCCCAAATGATGCCCCTGCAGCGTCTGGATCTATTACAGTATCGGGTGGTTCAGGGGACTTTACTATAACGGCAGGATCATGCGTCCCGGACTCATCTAATTTGGGAAGCTCTCCGTGCAGTGCAGTTTCGGTATCGGCAAGCACCGGCTCAGCATCATTGCCATCAGTTTCAAGCTCCCTGTGCCCGGATACCGCCGCTCGAAGCCTGACCCAAAACTTCACAGTTACAGACAATGTTACTGGTGAAACCGCAAGCGCATCAGTTTTTCTAACTCAAGAAGTGAGTGCCAGCAGTTAATGAAAAAATACCCAACCTCAAAAATCATTAAATCTTATAAATAGAAATAAATAGTATTTAATAAAATGTATATATTAGTGAACCAACAAAATATTATAATAGGTAGCGCACATAACAAACCAGATGAAAGTATATCCTCAGCTAATGGGCACCGGATTTATGAAATTGAAAACACTGAATTTAGTCCAAATATGATTGGAGAAGTTTTAGAAGATTTCGATATTGTTGAGAGGGTTTAGCCTGCCATGTCTGAGTATAAATTAGATTTTACTGATATCAGTTTATCTCCCATAGTAGTAGATGAAAAAGATATAGATTCGAATAGTGTTGATATAACATTATTTGGATTCAAAAAATTAAACTATGGTGAAGAATTAAACGAGAATTTTGTTCATTTGTTAGAAAATTTTGCAGTTGCTGAAGATCCGGAAAATCAAGAAAATCCGGATATATCACAAACTAATTATATTACACCCGATAACAATAGTAAATTATTAGAAGAAGGAAAACAAGTAACGGGGCAGCTTTGGTATAATAAAACAAAATTAACTCCATACGTTTTTTATAATAATAAATGGAATAAACTAGAAACCCAAGGAGAAGAAATTGCTGCTAATTGGGGACAGATATTAAACGGAGAACAAATACCTCAACCTATTTCTAATAGTGGGGATGTATTTCCGTATTCAGAATGTAGCTGGATTGTAGCTCCTTTTAATCAATTAGAGGAGCTACAACAAATGGTTTGTAGAACAGATGAAACCGCCAATGTAACGATGGAGTATATATTTTCAGGGGAAACTACAGAAACTGCGGCAATCGCAAATTATTTGATAGTTGGAATACGTGGCAACAATAATTTGGGTTCACTCCAAGACCCGTCGCCTCCACCGACGCCAACCCCGTCGCAGAGTATGGGGGCCTCGCCCACGACTACGCCAACACCAACACCAAGCGAAGGGGTTACACCGACGCCTACACCATCACCATCATCGGAAGGACTTTCGATAACAATGAACGATCCATTTACTGAAACATGCCTCGCCCTATCTAATAGCCAATGTACTGCATCTAAACAAATAATTATTGGGACAGATTATAGCATAACTGGTGGTAGTGGTAATTTTCAATTTAATTGGTCGTACTCTAGTCAAGACGTGTTTGGTATATTTTCGCCTACTTCTTCAAATCCAGTACTCACTAGAAGATTATCTGGCGGATTGTCAGGTTCCGGAATTGGAACACTTCAGGTAACAGATGAAGATACTGGAGAAACTGCATTTGAGCAATTTACATTTAACACCATCCACGAAGATTCGGGGATTATCTCCCCTCCACCGGATCCTACTCCGACACCGTCTAGTACATCCGAGCCAGATCCGACACCATCTAATACATCTGATCCAGATCCGACACCATCTAATACATCTGATCCAGATCTGACACCTTCTAATACACCTGACCCATCATCAAC